ATGACAACTCAGACGTCGATCTAACCAACACGTCCGAATCAATGGGTATCACCCATACCGCTGACGCAATCTTCGCTCTTATCACATCAGAGGAACTGGACAATCTTGGCCAGGTGATGATTAAACAGTTGAAGAATCGATGGGGTGACATTAACTACTACAGACGGTTTGTTGTTGGGATTGACCGTTCGAAGATGAAGCTGTACAATCTAGAAGAGAGTGCACAGAAGAATGTGACATCGGAGGCGAGTACTGCTGCTCAGCAAGACACTTCTACGTTTGACAAGAGTGCGTTTGCTGAACAGTGGGGTGACGAGAACAAGCCTATACGACGTGGTAAGAAACAGCTATTTGACACAGGAGATCAGTTATCATGAGCTACAAGGTGACGAAGAACGACAAAGGCACTTTCGACATTATCGAGGTCGATACCGATACGACAATCGAACTCCGCACATCGGAGGAACGAGCTCGTGGACTGTGCCGTAAACTTAATCTCGGTTCTGGCTTTGCAGGATGGACACCTTCGTTCGTTGCTGTCGGTTATGAGTTGACTGGCCAGGCATATTGAGATATATTGAAATCAAAGGAGATACATCATGGATTACCAAACTCTCAAGTCTGCTGTCGATCACGTCAAAGGTGTGACGTTCATCAGCCTGGACACTCTTACCGACGTCAAGCTGACTGGTGGTAAGAAGAATCCACTGCAAGGTCGTGTGCAGAAAGCAACTCGTGGAGCTAACGTGATGGTGTTCAATAGCACCGAACAAAACGGCTATGAGAACATGATCAAGCGTCGTATGGCCGAAGAAGGTAAAGATCCTTCTACTTTTGTGCTTGGCAAACGTGCGTGGGGTCAACGAATCGAGCAAAGCCCGTTCATCGATCACAACGGCAAGAAGTACCTGGAATGCATCTTCGTCTCTCCTGGCAAAAGCGTTTATCTGGTCGATGGCGTCGAAACCGACAAAGATGACATCGAAGGGATTCCCGTCGTTAAGGAAAATGAGGAATCACAGGGAGGAATCGAGAACAAGGTGGTCATCCGCTCGTTTTCTCTGGACTCCATCACTGCTGTGAAAATTAACGGGTCCGAAATTCGGCCCTGATAAATAAACCATAACAACAACAGATGATGGATTGAATGACAACTCTAAACGATAAACGGCAGCAAATAATACAACATTATTTGACCATCGCTGCCGATACCAACACAAGACCGACATACGCAGACTTCTTGAAGTATGGCATTACACGTGATGCCATACGCTCACGCTTTGGTGGAATCGAGAAGCTTCATCAACACATGGATCAAGAGCACTCCTCTGATCTGTCCAATATGTTCATGTCATTAGATGATGTGTTCTCAGATCAACGTAGCGCAAGTGTAAACAGCACAAAAACGTTCATCGTAACAACTGCTGTTGCTGATTCACCCCCACATGAAGGATTCCTTAAAGCTCTTGACACATATAGCAAGGAGCACGATGCACAGATTGTTGTCATGCCTTGTGAAAGTGTCACCAATAGCTTCGAAAATAAGACAGCCGTTTTTGCTAGTGTATTCTCTGACCCCAAGTACATGTTTGTATCGAAGGATACGTTGTTGAACAACAACATCAGCTTGTGTAGCATTCAGGTATCAGCGAAGCAGATCCGTCCGATCACCGGACTGTCTCGCATTGGAAACAGAGACGGATCGTTCGTGTTTGCAGGAACGAAACAGTTCTTGGAGTTTGTGCCTTCTGGCAACAACCGTGGCACGAATTACTCGATCATGACGACAGGAGCTTGCACGCTTCCGCGATACTACACAGAGACGTTCGTATCAAAGCGCTTGTCTTATATCGCAGAAAAAGATCACGTAATTGGAGCGATTGTCATTGAGATCCAGGACGATCGTGTGTTCCATTTCCGTCAAATCCAAGCAGATAGTGATGGATCGTTCATTGATCTCGGAACGCAATATAATCCTGATGGATCTACCATTGCAGTTGAGACAAACCTCGTGTTTGGCGATTTGCATGCTGTCAACGTCGATGATGAAGCTCTCAAACCCGTTCTCGAGCTTGCATCGACGATGGAGATCAATCGCGTGTTCCTGCACGATATCTTTGACGGGTTTAGTATCAACCATCACGAAACAACAATTGCTGCTCGTGCAATTAGGGAGATGCAAGGATATCACGATCTATATCAAGAACTATTAGACACATATGGTTTGATTGATTACATTGACGGCTACCTCAATCCTCGGGAAGTGGTAATTGTCAAGTCAAACCACGACGAATTCCTAACACGATATCTTCAAGAAGGCCGCTACATCAGCGATCCCACAAACCACTACACAAGCCTCAAGATAGCTACAGCTCTTTTCGAGAAAAAAGACGTCCTCAAACGAGGATTTGAGGTTGTGCAGCAACGTGTTCCAGAACACTGGACTTTTCTTACTCGAGATTCCAGCTACAAGATCGGTGACGTTGAATGTGGTTCGCACGGCGATCTTGGGATGAATGGTGCAAAACCTTCGCTCGCAACTCTTGAGAAGACATATGGAAACTGTGTTATTGGTCATGCGCATTCTGCTGCTATTCATAGAGGTGTGTTCCGCGTGGGAACCATGACGAAGTTGGATCTTGGTTACAACAGAGGTCCCACATCTTGGACCCAAACATGCTGTCTAGTCTATGAAAACGGACAGCGTCAGCTTATCAACGTCATCAATGGTAAATGCACAATACGCGTATGAGATATGTTTGGAAAAATGAAGGCTCGCATGAAGATCCGTAAGAACCTATGGATGAACAAACTAGCTCTTATACTGCTCAGAAAAGCCTTACAATTTTATCGCACTCAATCCAAGCCACTCGTCAATAGCCTCGACGCTGAGGTGGCTTGGGTTAGTGGTATTGACAGCGAAGAAAAACACTTGGATAATACTCAACGGATCATTGAGCGGAGATTACGTTCAGCTATAAATAAGCCATCTAGCAGGTAAAGGTAGTGAATTTCAATGGCTCAGTATAGAAAAGATACGTATAGATATCTCGGTGACAACAAGACCCTTTTTGAAGTTGTCATGTTGGCCGATCAATACGGTAATATGATTGGCCCAGCCAACCCAAGTGGTATGGCCGTTGATGCATTTGGTAGAGCTCGAACGTCAGATCCGTTCACTTTATTTGATTCATTTCATCGGTTCCAAGACAACGGAAGAATAAGTCAGTTCACTGCTGGAGCGGCTAACACTGTTCACGACCCAAATTCTAGTATAGTCCTTTGCAATGTTGGTACAACCGCAGGTGACGTTGTCAAAAGAGAATCGTCTAGAGTGTTTGCGTACCAGCCTGGCAAATCACTACAAATTCTACAAACGTTTGTTCTCGCCCCTCCACAAAACGGTTTGCGCCAGCGTTATGGATATTTTGGAGAGCAGAACGGTATATTTCTTGAACTTGCAAACAACGAGTTGTTCTTCGTTGAGCGTTCATTCTCAAGCGGCTCACTAAGAGAAACCAAAGTTCCGCAGTCGCAGTGGAATGTCGATCCTCTTGATGGGGATGGTCCTAGCGGACTTGTTCTCGACATCACAAAAGCACAAATCATGTTTACCGACATCGAATGGTTGGGACTAGGCACAGTCCGTAACGGTTTTGTGATTGACGGTAAGCTGATTCACTGTCATTCATTCCACCACGCTAATAGGATTGAAACTACGTACATGGGAACAGCGTGCTTGCCTGTACGCATGGAGATTGAAAACACTGCAAACACGGCCGTGCCTAGCACTGCAAAAATTGTTTGTACGTCTGTGATATCCGAAGGTGGTTACGACCTTCGGGGCCGTTCCTTCACAATTGGCATACCATTGATGACACCCAAGGACATTCCTACAGCTGGAACATTCACACCAATCATATCAATACGTTTGAAAGACACGAGAGCTGATGCAATTGTGGTTCCGACAGATGTTGAATTCTTTGGTGTGGGGAATAACACACGTTACAATTGGAAGATTGTTGTTGGCGGAACGCTTACAGGAGCTCAATGGGCAAACGTGGCATCCGAGTCGTCTATTGAATACGATATCACCGCCACTGCAATCACAGGCGGAAGAACTCTTGCTCAGGGATTTGTCAACGTTGCGTCGGGCGCTGGTGGTCAAACGACAAATCTCAAGACTGCTGATGTATTCTCGTATCAGTTGGAACGTAATCCATTTGCCGCGTCTAACAAAGGCACAGTATTCAGCTTGATTGCTACAGGTGCAGCAGCGGGCGACGATGCTCTTGGATCGATTGCTTGGCAAGAGATTACTTGATCGTCCACTTTATGTGAAAGCAGCTATTCGCAAATACCCTGACCGGAACACGACTTTTCATGATATAGTGCAATAAATATCAGTTGTATTGTTACGGAAAGGAGAAAGAAAATGAAGAGTTTCTTCATTGGTTTGTGGGATGCGATGATCGAGTCCCGTCACGAAAAGGCACAGCGCGAGATAGCATACATGCTGTGGTCATCTGAGTATAAGCACGAATCGTACGATTACATTTTGACGATGGTCAAAATGGGTAAGGTACATGAGCTTGGAGCTTCGTTCGCAAAATGATGTTACTTTTTCAAGCTCTTAGAAATCTTGTACACGGCTCGAAGACGATGTCCGACGAAGAGAAATATCTTAGCGAAGCTGTCGATCACGTTGATCTTGAAAGAAGAATGCGCGAAATAGATAAAGGACGCGCACCTTTCCAACAACGTTGGTGATTCGCATATAAATACTTGTGATTGTGAAAGGTGGAGTTACTTCCACCTTTCTTTCTATGATGGGAGAGATAATGAAGAAGTGTATGATATACCAGGTCTATGTAGGACCAAAACTGAAACTGTACGACTACTGTGTTGCATCGGTAGCAAGATATTGTAAAAAGCATGGGTTTGATCATATTGTTCAGCGAGAACCCATCCTAAAAATAGTTCCAGACATCAAGGTAACAAATCGCAGCTCAGCTTCATATGGAAGACTGGGCTATCTACCTATATACGAGAAGGAAAATGCGTTTTCATATCTCGATCAGTATGATAGAATAGCTATCATCGATTCGGATATCTACATCCGAGAAAATGCACCAAATATATTTGCTGAGCTGGACGACGGTTCGGAATTTGGAGCTGTGGTCGAGAGAGAGATGCCGCTCACCAGAGCATATTTTGGCAAGATTTCAGCTTACTCGAGAGAACAGTACGAGACGCTAACCGACATCGATTGGAAGAAAAACGAACGTGGCTACGAGTTTATGAATATGGGTCTGATGATTTTCAGCAGCGAGATCAAGAAGTACCTCAACGGTCAGACACCTGCAGAGTTTCTTGCTCGTCCAGAATTCAAGCGTTTCATTGATGGTCTTGGATTCTGGAAATGGTCTACAGATCAAACTTTGTTAAACTACTGGATTCGTAAAGACGGTGTCAAATACAAGCGCCTCAACTGGAGATGGAATGCGCTATACAAAGGGATCGAAGATTTTTACCTAAAAGACTCGTATTTTATACACTTCTTCTTGAAGGATCATCTACCGTCAAAAGGTGAGAATGTCGAGCAAGTATTAAACATGGAAGGACTAAGATGATCGATACAGTAGTTTTCAAAGAAGGCCAATATCCTGCTTTTCAAACAAACGGTAATGCAGCTAGATTTATAATGCCTTTTGCAAAAGAGGTTCTACGCGGCGAGGGGCTAGATATCGGGGGTGGAAACGAGCAGTGGAAATTTCCAGGAGCAAGGTTGATTGACCTGTCTGTCGATGACGAATATCATGCAAACAATCTTCCAGACCACCAATACGACTACATCTTCTCTTCACATTGTTTAGAGCATCTTCCAGATTGGGTTGGAGTGCTTGATTACTGGTCCACGAGGATCAGGCCAGGCGGTGTAATGTTCCTATATCTGCCACACTACTCACAAGAATACTGGAGACCATGGAACAACAGAAAGCACGTCAATATTCTTCTTCCTCAGTTTATCCGCGATTATTTTGAAGCAAGAGGATGGGAGAAAATTTTCGTGTCGGAGGTCGACCTTTACAACTCGTTCGCAGCTATGGGAGTTAAACGATGAATTCATTTAGAAGCTCAACGCACGCACTGCAAGATCTTTTTGCTCTCGAAGTGTGTGGCAAAGGCAAAAGGTGGTTGGAAATAGGAGCATACCAACCTGAAAAAAACAGTAACACAGCTTTGCTCGAAAAGAACGGGTGGTCTGGGGTATCGATAGAGATTGAAGAGAAATACAGGGAAATGTGGAACTCTTCGTGGAGAACGAAGGATGAATTCCATATTGCTGATGCGCTGACGTTCGATTATGAAGGTTTAAACGAAAAATTCTTCGATTACATATCGCTTGATATCGAACCGCCAGAATTCACATTCAAAGCATTGCAGCGTATCGTTGATGCAGGAATCCGCACTAAATGTATCACGTTTGAGCATGACAAGTACTCAACTAATGACGTATACCAGATCAAGGCTTACGAACTTCTTACAGCACAAGGATACCTTCGTGTAATTAAAGACGTTCGACGTCTGGATATGCATGGAATCTATTTTGAAGACTGGTATGTGGACCCAGCTCTGTCAAACTTCCAACCCACCAATTTCTTGGATTGGGCAAGCAGAGCATATGCCCAATATGGTCAACACCAGCTAAGGCTAGTTCCGTGAACGACTTTATTCTACGCGGTTTCTCGGATGGGACGGATTTTTTCCGTCCCGCCTCCACCCAACAAAAAGTTCTTGTCACGACCCCTCGAGGTTTCGGAGATATGGTTGCAACTGTCAGCAACTTTGCCAACGGCTGTCCTGCAAACAGCAAGCTACTCGTACCGTTCATCAATGACGCGTACAAAGAGTTTGCAAAGCTGTGTAATGCTTCCGACGTCCTTGATCGGTTAGTCATCGACCAAGGAAGATATCTATCATATATATCCAAGTCGTATGACAACGACACGTTAGCACAAGTTAGCGGTCGGACTGTGTTGGACAATTACCCTACAGCTCCATATCTGACAGTAGATAAAACACAGTTGAGAAAATGCACTCTCCCTCCTAAGAAATACGTCACGTTCCAGTATACCGGCGTTTCGAAAAGGTGTGGTTACACGACACATATGATCGATTCAATTCTGCGTCGTTGGTATCCCAATTACGCCTATATCAATATCGGTGGACGTGATAGTATGGGGTTAGCAACAGTTGCATATATGCTTGAGCACGCCGAGTTTCACGTTGGTATTGACAGCGGTCTAACGCACTTTGCATATTGCGTCAAGGATCCAAAAGACGTCCACGTATACATTCCAGCTGATAAGCAAACGGGTGTTGCAAAGAGATGGATTGAAAAAGGTTACGATGTGAGGTTGTTGTGAACAGCTTTAGACTGGAAGCAAGAGGTAGACCCAGTTTTGGTGGATGGAAGTTAGGCGACAGCATTCTGGTATGCTCTGTCCTTGCGTATATAGGATCGGATATTACTTTGTATGTCGATGATCCTGACGCATATGGTGTGAAGTTAATTCAAGATCTTAGCAATCAGATATATCCTGATAAGTATAGAGTGAAATTCCTTAGAGGAACGCACTCGACAGTGCTATATCCAGATCAAGTGTATTTGGAAAACAACATACCCACAGTACAGTATACGACAACTAAGTCGGTCGGCGATTATGTTACTACGCAGCTACATTCGCGCAACAGCACACGTAGTGTGGGGGATGTGTCTAAATATGTTGGCAACCGTCGAACGATCGACCTTAGCAATGCACATCAACAGGGCATGACTCTAAAACAGCTGTTCGACACTGTAGCGAATGCGCAAGAACACGTTGGAGCAGCATCGGGAACAAGTTGGGTAGCAATGTCTGCAGGAACCCCGTGCACGATTCTGTTAAACAGCGAGCACCGTCGACGACATAACTTCTGGGACTATGCGTTAGAAGCAATGTACCGTAACCGCAACGTGAGGATCATCGATGTCTAAAGTGATATTTTGCAATGGAGCATTCGATCTTCTTCATGAAGGACACATTGAACTTCTTAAATACGCAAAAGGGCTTGGAGATCGATTAGTTGTAGGGCTGGACTCTGATCGTAGAATTGCTGAATCGAAGGGACCGAGTCGTCCGATCAACCCAATCAACATTCGCCGTGCAATTATGGAACAGTTGAAACCTGTAGACATTGTCGAAGAATTTGATTCGGATCAGCAGTTGATCGAATTGTTGAAGAAACACAAGCCCGCGGTGAGAGTGATTGGGTCTGACTGGAGAGGTCGTCCAGTCGTTGGAGCTGAATATAGTGAAAGCCTAGTTTATTTTGAGAGGAACAATGGACAGTCAACAACAAACACAATTCAAAGTATTATTGATAGGCGATAGTTGTATCGACGTTTACCATTATGGGAATGTCAACAGACTAAGTCCAGAAGCACCTGTTCCGATACTTGACATGCATCATAGCCGTGAGCTGGGTGGTATGGCGTCCAATGTAATGCTAAATCTTTCAAATCTAGGATGTGATGTCGTTATGATCAGTGCCGTGATCGAGAAGAAGACACGATATATTGATATAAAAAGAAACACACAACTGCTTAGGGTCGATGAGAGACTTGGAAACCATCGCATTGATTTGAACACTCTTCCTGACGATGTGTACGATTGTGTGGTGGTATCTGACTACAACAAAGGGTTTCTATCATATGAAGATATTGCTGTGATAGGATCGAAATACTCTTGTCCTAAATTTATCGACACAAAGAAGACAGACTTGAAACAGTTCGACGGCTTTTGTCTCAAGGTCAACCATATCGAGTGGGAAGCTCGAACGTCCGATCATCACGATGCTGTTGTTACATACGGCGGTGAAAAGGTTGTCTATGGAGCAGAAGTATATTACCCTAGAAAAGTCGAAGTGCATGATGTTTGTGGAGCTGGTGATACGTTCCTAGCAGCATTATCATACATGTTCTGCTCAACGCAAGACATGAGCCAATCAATACAATTTGCAATGAGAGCTTCGGAAGTGACAGTACGTCATGTTGGCGTATATGCCCCAAGATTAGAGGAGGTGGGTCTATGAGATTGTCCGGATATGTTGAAAAAGGCTGGGGTTCTGAAAACATATGGGTCAGCAATGATCTATATTGTTCGAAGTTTTTGAACTTCAATCGAGGAGCAATGTTCTCCATGCATTTCCATGCTGTCAAGGACGAAACGTGGTATGTTGTTCAGGGGAAATTTGAAGTTCGTTATATTGACACCACGAATGCAGAGCAACACGTTAAAACGCTTAACGTGGGTGACGTATGGCACAATCCTCCTTTAATGCCTCACCAATTGATATGCCTTGAAGCTGGTACAATTTTGGAAGTTTCGACGCCTGACTCTGTCGAGGATAACTACCGTGTATTCAAAGGAGATAGTCAGCGATGATTTACATTGTAGATATTGATGGGACTATATGTTTTTCACCGCCTTCTGGCGATTACACACAGTCACAGCCTATCCAAGAAAGAATCGATCGTATAAACCAGCTTTACGATGAAGGAAACACTATCATATATTGGACAGCACGAGGAATGAGTAGAGGTCTTGACTTTTCGGAGTTGACCGAGAAGCAGTTGAAACAGTGGGGATGTAAATACCACGAATTGCGTATGAAAAAGCCCGTGTACGATGTTTGGGTTGACGATAAAGCAAAGTGGTTATTCGATAACAAGGATTGATTTATGAAGGCTTATGCAATAGTAATGAACGGTAATGAGATATCTGAGAAAGGGTTCCATGCTCTTTTATCATCGTCAAAAGGTGTTGGTAACGCGTTTACTGTTGAAAGGTTTCAAGCTGTAACGCCACCTGACGTAGACGGATTGATGAAGGCTAAAAAGCTGATATGGAATTATCCAGATGTCGGTTCTGTGTTAGATCCATGGACCGAGATGAGAAAGACCGCTTACGGTGGTAGAGATCCTAAAAGAAGAGTCGCTTGTTCTCTGAGTCATTTTCTATTGTGGGAAAAATGCATGCAAACACAAGAGCCAATCCTCGTATTAGAACATGACGCAATGTTTGTGCATAAGCTAGATCCAGAACCGCTGCTTGAAACAAGATATGGTGTAATAGGTATCAATAGTCCAATGCATGCAACATTTGCTTTTAGGACGTACCACGACATGGTACAGAACAGTAAAGATGAGCTGATGAGTCCTCCAATGCTTGCTAGTAAGGAGGTTCCCCAAGGTCTGCCTGGCAATTCCGCATACATCATCAAACCGTTTGCTGCAAAGCATCTGATTGAACTCTGCTATAAATACGGTCTGTGGCCAAACGATGCAATTATGTGTCAACAATTATGTAATTTTTTGGCCGTGAGTAAAACCTACTATACTCAAGTTCAAAACTTGAAATCAACAACAACTCTGTGAGCGTTCATATTATGTACCCCGAAAAAGCATACATTATTCGAATATCTGATCCACTGTCACAGCAATATGCATCAGAGGCTGTAAAATCATGCGAAAAGATTGGTCTTCCATACGAATTCTTTGACGGAATCGAGAATCAAACAGCATATGATGCATGGATGATGTGCCATTTTCCTGTCAAGATGCTTGGCGTCTACAAATCGGGGAAAGTCGATAAGGCTGCATGTGCAACAGTCAGCCATGCAATGGTGTGGCACAAAATAGCCACACGAAAGGAAGTTGCCATCGTGTTAGAGCATGATGCAATCATGCTTCACCCAGTTACGGTTCATATTCCTGATAACATGATTGTCGCACTCGGTTATAAACTACAGGATCCGAACCGTTATGACCACGTCAAGGCTGGTCCGCCTCGCAAACTAATAGGTATCGATGGACATGAAGGAGCGCACGCTTATGCACTCACGTGGAATACCGCGTCAATAATGTTGAACGAGCTAAATACTATTGGAGTTAATACTCCTGTTGACAATTGCTTTTTCTTGAAAATGAGACGGACAAAGGTTCCTCTCTCAATTGCCGACCCAACTCCAGCAATTGGTTGGATCAGAAAATCGACAATATGGAAAGAATCGTCAACGTTAAACTACCCGTTCATCGAATCTTTCAACAACAACTATAGGTAATTCGATGAGGCCAGAAAAGGCGTACATCCTTCGCATTACGTCGCCACTGTCACGGGAATATGCTGACACGTGCGCAAGATCATGTGAAAGCGTAGGCATTCAGTACGAGTTCTTTGATGGCGTAGAAAACATGACAAGTTACAATGCGTGGACATCGACGGGTTTAGAAATCCTACAGGGAAGTATGGATCACCGAATAAACGACGACAAGATTGACAAAGCAGCCTGTTGTTCCGTGTCACATGCATTAATATGGAAGCGCATTGCTGAAACACAGCAATGCGCTATTGTTTTGGAACATGATGCTTTGATGTTACATCCTATCAATATGAACATTCCCGATGGTAAAATTGTTGTGTTGGGGTATAAACTTAACGACCCATCTAAGTATGATCACATAGCTGCCGGACCTCCCAGAAAGATAATAGATATCGATCATCACAACGGCGCTCACGCGTACGCACTGACTCCTAAAACAGCACAATCTCTGTTAGACGAGTTGAGGACTGGTGGAGGTGGTGGTCCAATAGACAACCGTTTTTTCATGAAGAAAAGAAGAAGTCGCGTTCCTCTTGCTGTTGTTGATCCGACCCCAGCTATCGGATGGATAAGGCAATCGACAATATGGAATAAAGCAGATACCTTTTACGGTTCTACAATATCATCCTTTCACAAACACCTAAAGTCTTGACAGTATAAATACTGTAAACAGATCTCAAATCCAGTGAAAGGTGTTCTCATGACCGAGAAGAAAATCCAAAAGGTTGTCCTAAAAAAGTTCAGCCCATCAAAATATGTCGAGGTAAATCCTACGCTCGAAAGAGACAAGAAAAGCAAGGCGATGTTGACGATGGGTGACTATTCCCCTCCCTCTATCGCTGATCAACGTCTGGTTGAAACCCTGAAAAAGTATGCAAAGCTGTACGAGGCAGATACATATGTGTTTGTTTCAAACCGTGACGTCTCTGAGGGGTATCTTGATGAGCAACAGCGGATTGGTATGTCCCAAAGCGTTTTTGGAAACATTGTGTATCCAAGTGCTGTTCCTACCATACTTGAAGCACTAAAGGTTTGCGAAGACGAATACAACAGCGTCGTGATTGTATGCATGCAAGAAGAAGCGTATGACGTTTCCAACGTAGTAGCTATGCACCGTGATGAGCTGCGTTTCGAATCAATAGACATCGTTCCATATAGCGATCCTGGGTCATACGATGTAATCGCAGAACACGCAATTCGCGGTGATTTCACTTCGTTCAAGCAATCGTTGGCAATGCCGCTACGTCCATCAGCGAGAGATATATTTGAAGCTGTCGTGGTGCAATTAGACGGTTTGTCTGAGGGATACCTCACAGAAAAGATACGTCCTATTCCGTATTCAGAGCGGATTAAGAAGGCGCAGACGATGCGTCGCTACGCGAAGCGAATTGAAATCGCACGTGAAAGAGCTGCAGAGCGCAGAGCATCCCCTGAAAAACTTAGAGAAAGAGCCCGTAAAAGAGCGCTTGAAATCATCCGCTCGCGTATTCTGCGTAACAAGGATTACGCAGAACTTTCCGTGGTTGAAAAGAACGCTCTTGACGCTCGTCTGATGAATATCCCACCTGCAGTGATCGAGCGAATTGCTAAGAGACTGCTCCCCGTCGTTCGTAAAGTCGAAACTGAACGTCTAAGCAGATCACACTCCCACCATGTTAGTCTATCAGCATCGGCTACAGGACACAGAGGTCATGTTAACGAGGCCTTCAAAAATTACACAGATGCTGTTTTCGAGAGTGTTGAGGTTCTTACTGATCTAAATCAGCTGATCGAAGCTCTCGAGACGTCTAATACAGATAGAGTGCGTTCCGTCATCGCAAGTGAAAAGAAGGTGGACGCAGTCAGACATCACAGAATGATGACGAATGCAAGACATGCCGATGTCAACAAGAGAGCTTCAAAACGGTTTGCTGATATTCGTGACAGAATGAATGAAGCGGACGATCTCGATCCCATCCAGACAATTATCAAGCGTGAACTTGAAAGAAAGAACATGCTTGCAGCACTCAAAGATTATGAAGCAACGCCGGATATAGATGGTGATGCGGGATCCGTCACGAGTAAATACAATCTTGACCCTGAAAAAGCTAAAGAGCTTGAAAAGCTGTACAATAGATACAGACTGACAAAAGGCCATAAGGCATATCTCAACACATTTGACGTCACCGAGTCTCTAGATCCAGAAGAAAGCATTCCTGACCAAAGAGAGTGGGGCACAGACAGTTTGACAGATATATACAAGAGAGAGACGCCTGGACAAGTAGTCGAGGAAAAGCATAAACCCAAAGGACTCTGGTACAACATCAGGAAGCGTCGTGAAAAAGGTCTTCGCAGGCTTCGCCCTGGCGAGAAGGGATATCCTAAGACGCTCGACATCGAAGATAAATCGTGATCTTAAGGAGAATTCCAAATGAAGACATTTAAGCAGGTTCTGAATGAAGTTGCTTGCGACTCGAAAGTAGAGCAAGACGACATGTCTAAAAGAGAGTTGCAAGTGGCAGTCAATGCAGCTCAAGAGATTATATCAATGTTGGACTCCGGTGCAACAATGGAAAGATGGGGTGAAAGCAAAGTGACGCTCGCGTCCGATTACCTTGTCTCAGTATGCACATACATGAAGGCTAACGGCGGTGATCAATCCGAAGAGTTGCCAGCAGAAGAAATGAACCCTGTAGCGGACGACATAGAATATGTCGGACACGAATATGCTCATTTACAGCCAATGTTTCCATTTGTAGCAAGGGTAGTCGCGGAAGAGAAAAAGGCATCAAAAGCTGAGGCTAAGTATCAAGACAAGCCAAAGAACGGTCAACGCTGTGTCAATTGCACAATGTGGAGAGAACCAAATAAGTGTACCGCTGTATCTGGAACTATCAGCCCTAATGGTTGGTGTGCATGGTACGAAGGCGGAGCCTACGGTAACAAAGGGAAGAAGTCGTAATGTTGAGAAGCCTCAAAGAACATACGCTAGAGCGTGCAATTGAATATCATTTGACGAAAAAGATTCCATTCACGGAAAACGTGTTTAGGCCTCATTCAGAAATGAGCAATGCGTTGTTTACCGAGGCTCGCTATCTTTACGATGTTGGTTTGTATGAAACAAAAGACTGGTTTGAGAAAGAATTACTTGAATCAGATATTGGCGAGTATGCACTTTACGAAGACAGGGCGGTTCCTCTCGATATACCTTTGATGGAGGGTGAAGAAGAAAAGGTTCCGTTAAACAAGCCCCGTAGAGGTGGACCAAAGAAATTCTACGTGTACGTCAAAGATCCTTCAACAGGCAATATTAAGAAGGTAACGTTTGGGGATACAACAGGGTTGACAGCAAAGATCAACGATCCAGAGGCACGTAAAAACTTTGCGTCGCGGCATAAATGTTCAGATCAGACAGATAAGACGTCCGCCGCATATTGGTCTTGTAGACTTCCTTACTTCGCTAAATCGGTTGGACTAACAGGTGGTGGTAAATTTTTCTGGTGAGAGGTCATATGATCAACGCGGTATTCAACGAAACGCCAAAGCCGTTTATTGATGAACAAATTCGTGATGGGGTGTTGGTTAGATCTTTCCAACCCGATCAACAGGATGAGGACTTTGTGTGGCACCGTGACAAGGAAAGCAGACGAATTGAAGTTATTGAGGGATGTGGTTGGTTGTTCCAGTATGACAATGAGTTACCATTCTTGATAAATAAAGGCGATGAATTCTTTGTGCCGAAGATGGTGTATCACCGCATCATTCCTGGCACAACCACTCTGAGGATTAAAATAGATGAACTGGTGGAAGAAACTACTAAGCTCGCAGTTGCTTGAGGACATTATCAATAATTTTGATCCATATCAGATTGAAGCAGAACGAATTTTGGTAAGTGAAAGACTGAGACACAAAGAAAAACAACAAGGAGAACAAAAATGAGTCTTTGGGGAAATACAGATAGCGCAAATTCAGCGCCAAAGTTTCTACTCGATTCCACCGACTTCCCTGCAGCTAACGCAGAGATTGATTACGGTGGTCTTCCAATGCAGGTTGACGTCAACAACGCATTCTTCGTCGATACGACAGAAGCTGGGGTTGCAGCTAACCGCGCCAACGGTGTGAAGACGCCAGGTTGGATCCTCTATAAAGAATACGGTAATGGCCGTAAGTTTGTAGAGACCCTGGTACCTATGAAGGTATCTGCTGTAGACGCAGGCGACCTGGGTGTATCGGGTAACACGGATATTGAAGACGCAACAATAGCAGATAGTTGAGATCTGCCGTGAGACTAAGTGAATCAACCTTTCTGGTGTACGCCGCCAATCATTATGATAACATCCAATGCCACGACGTGTCGGAATTCGAAGAAGACCTCAAGCGATTCCAATACCTCAGGAAGTTATTTGGACGATATCATACACTCGGCGACCTGAAAGAAAGGTTGATTCTGAATCATTTGATTGTTATCTACAACTGTTTTGGCAAAGCCGCAACAAATATGTTATTCATGAAGTTAGAAGGTTTTCACCAATACCTTAAACCATTCGTTGAATATCTGAACTATTTGCCTCCAACAGTAGAATATAACGGCACTGTACTACATACAAACAGAATAATATCAGACGCTATTATCGCAAAGAAGCTCGAGGAAGTGTAAAATGTGGACATCAAACAAGTGGTTTGGTTTCAGTAGAGAACAATTTAACAGTATTGACGAAGCTGAATTCAAACTCGGTGGCGGTGACGTTAACTGGGGCGAGCATGAGATCAATCATGAACGCATGGGTCAATTACACCGTGATATGGCTGCACGTCATAGAGCTATGGGTGGTCGGTTCAATGAAATCGCCGCAAGAGAACACGACGATGCCGCAAAAGCTCAAGACGAAGCTGCACACCACATGTATGCATTTCAGCAAATGGGCGACCGTAGCAAGCATATGCACCCAGCAGCTAGTGAAGCCATAAAGCAAGCAGAAGAAAGCTCTAAGAAGGCTTTCAATACAAGTCGCGCAATTGAAGCATCAGATTAAAGAGGAAGTAAATAGATGTGGACATCAAACGGATGGTTCGGCTTAGATAGAATGCATTTGTCTTCTCTACGAGAGGGCGCGCTTCTCGAAGCCACGGACGAAAAATCAGCAAGACAAGCAGCTATGTCATTCTCATCAAAGCCTGAGAATATGAGCAACAGCTACCATGTCAATAAAGTAGGCGATAAGCACTATGTATCTCTCTATCCCAGCAAAAACGACGTTGCTGTATACAAAGGTGGTAAGTGCGTTAGTGAAGCGGTACATACTGTTGACTGGGACGGCTCCTCAGATGTTGCCGTGACAAGACGTACACCCGATGAAATCGAAGTGCGTAGAATTGATGCGTCGGGTAAGCCAATGAGTGGTGATGAGCACTCGATGATATACACAAGAAACGATCCTGAATTCGAGCAGATAGCATCTAAAGAAGATGCTGTTGACGATCATGAAGCGTGGCGCGAAAAGAGAGCTGCAAGACTTCAAGGTAGAATGTATCACGAGAGTGTCGATATGAACGAGAGTCGTCTTTGGCAGCCACAACAGTACGGTAGCTACACCCTGAAAACAGGGCAGAAAACTTCAATGAGAGAAGGACCGCCATCTCACGTTGTCGCTCACACTCGTAAAATGGGTAGAATCGGTGTACCTGTACACGATAAGGACGATTACGGCGATACTGTTGCCATTCGTGTTGAGAATACTAAGACAGGTAAAAGCACCCTTCATCACGTATATCAGAGAGGTATGTCCTCTCGTGCCGACGAACAAAGCAAGAGACTTGTGTCAGTGAGATCTGTTGGTCGACCTACTGAGGATTCTGAAAAGCACAACGAAGTGATCAAGAACTATCTTGCCGGTAAGAGGGCTAAGGAATAAAATGATAAAGAAGGCCGTCGACCTATTTCTCGTATATCAATTTCTGAAAAGATTGGCCCTCCCGTTCACTCAATGGGAGGCTTTCAAAACTGGTGTAATTGACGAAAAGGGAAATATAGTCACGAGCAAGCCTGAGAGAACTCCCGAACAGATCCAATCATTTGGCAAGTTCGATCTCATGATCCTGAAACTCAAAAAGCTACTTGCAAAAGTTCCGGGTGGGTCATCAAAAATAGCATCTTACATGGCTGCATTATGGTTAATCAAAGAATGGAACCATTTTTCCGATAAATCCGCATTGAATGAATCCACATCAGATGCTGATATTGAACGATCAGCTAATTTATTTCTAGAGTGGTATCACTATTATCTACCTATTTTCACCGAAGACAACAGAAAAATTACAGAAGAGGGTGAAGGTGGAGCGCCGACGGTGAATGTTGGCGGAGGTGATATTGCAGGGTTGGGTGTAGGTCCACAAGGTGAACCTGGTCTCACGAGAGCGCAGCAAAAGAAGCATCGCAAACAGGCTGCCGCAACAGCAATGGATATGGCTGGCAGGAAGACGTTTGCAGCGTTTGTGAAAGAAGCAGCTTCCACACAAGCTGCATCTCCAACGCAGCCAATTGGATACGCCCCTGAACCAACAAACATTCAACGTGGCCGTCGTGATAAGAGACATCCACAACCAACAGATAGAATTGCATGAGGTAACAATAAATGCTAACATTAGAACAATTCGAGAAAATGATACCCACCAACAAATCTGCTAAGGAGTGGTACGACATAGCAGAGGAGTTGTTTCCAAAATACGATCTGACGACGGCTAACCGAATAGCTGGTTTTATGGCTCAAGCAGGACACGAATCAGGTGATTTTAAGGTACTTCAAGAAAATCTCAATTATAGCGAAACCGCTCTTTTGAAAACTTTCGGAAGGTACTTTACAAAGGAAACTGCAAAGCAGTTCGCTCGCAAGCCTGAGATGATCGCAAATAGGGTTTACGACGACGCAAATAGAACCAACAAGCTCGGTAACACACAGCCTGGTGATGGCTGGAGATTTAGAGGCCGTGGTTTGATTCAATTGACTGGTAGATGGAATTACGAAAAGTTTGGCAAGTCAGTCGACATGACTGCAGAGGAAGCTGCCGCATATATGGAAACGAAAAAAGGCGCGATGGAATCGGCTTTATGGTTCTGGAGAACGAACAACCTCAATCGTTTTGCGGATGCTGACGATATCCGAGGAATGTCCCGAGCTGTTAATGGCGGCGATAATGGTATGAACGATCGTGTTTCTCGCTATTCGAGAAACAAGAACGCTTTCGTCGGTCTAACTTCCGCGACTCCTGTCAATCCACAAATAACAGATGCAGTCACGACTCCAGCTGCTGCTCCTCAAGCGAGATCATTGCAGAGAGGAGCAAAAGGTGATCTAGTACGTAGAGTACAGCAGTCTCTAAGAATCTCTGTCGATGGCATATATGGCGTTACAACAGAAGCTGCTGTTCGTTCTTGGCAAAGGGCAAATAAATATCCTATAACAGGCAAGCTAGACGAAACACAAATCAGCCAAATTGTAAAATAACCCAAGAAAGGAACAATCATGTCAGTTAAGACACTAATTCAAGAAGCAATGGAAAAGGATGCTTTGGGGTTTGAAAAGACTCTTAAAGAAGAACTCCGTCGTCGCATGTCTCTCGCTCTCGAAGCCAAGATGAATGGCCTACCTGAGGATGAAGAGGACGACGAGGAAGAAACACCAGAAGACGACGTCGAACTTGAGCCAGAAGACAAGGATGACGACGAAGACGAGCAAAAGGACGCTGAAAACGCTAAGATGAGATCTGAGTCTGCTCAGCTCGATGAAATTTCTGCAAAGCTAGCAGCAAATTATTCTATTAAAGCATCTGACGCATCAAAGCATCGCAAACTACCAACCAAGAAAGTGGATAATAGATACGCTGGCGTCAAAATGGCCGATGAAAAGGTCAGAAAGATGGAAGGTAAAAGCTCGTCAGCTAAGGTAGCTGCAACAAAGGAATGATCGTATCATGTTGAAGTCGTTTAAAGCGTTTATAATAGAAGCAAAGCACAAAAACCTGTATAATATGTCGGGAGACGACTTCAACGATAACTACGGGCGTTACAAAAGAGTGAAGAACGGCATTGTCACGCATGTGTACGATGACAGCAATAGAGAAATTGCAACGTATAACCACTCGATGGAAAACCTTTCAACTAACCTAACTCACAGAGGATATAAAAATGTCGGTTAAAACACTTGTACAAGAAGCGATGGATAAAAACGCTCTTGGTTTCGAAGCAACCTTGAAAGAAGAACTACGTTCTCGCATAGGTCTTGCATTGGAAGCAAAAATGAAAGCCAAAGAGGACGACGAATACCATCCCGAAGAAGAATCTGACGACGTCGCAAAGTAACAAATGAAATCCTGGATCTTTATAGGTATATTGGTTGCAATGATCAGTGGTGCTGCTTACTACTACTACAGCACCACTCAAACTCGTATTGCTCAATTGATTGAAAATAATGCCGTGCTTGAGGAAAACAACAAACAGCTTGTTGTAGCGAATGAGCAAAATTTGCAAACAATCGACGACTTACAGGCTTCGTATCAAAGAGTCCAAGAACAATTCACACAAGTTCAGTCTGAGTTTCAAGTAATAAGGATGCAGAACAAGGAACTGAGGGAACGTCTTGGAAGACATGAGTTGGATGCACTCGCAGCAGCACGGCCTGAATTGGTCCAGAGGACCATTAACAACGCAAGTGACAAAGCACTTAGATGCTTTGAGTTGCTGTCAGGATCTCCACTCACAGAACAAGAAAGGAATGCAAGGAATGAAAGGGAGTTTAACTCTGAATGCCCTTGGCTTTATCATGAGCTTGTCACTCCTTAGTGCATGTTCATCAACGCCACCCGTAGAGCCCGTCACATCCGTTGAAGTTAGAACAATCGAAGTCCCAAGACCCGCTCCAATTGTTCCTAGTGTTGATCAGTTGGATCTCAGAACGATACAATGGGTAATAATCACCCCAGAAAACATAGATGAGAAGTTTGCAAGCATAAAGGAGGGAGAACTTGTGTTCTTTGCTTTGACTCGTGAGGGATACGAAAACCTTGCGCTTAACCTCTCAGACATACGTGCCAATATAGAACAATACAAGAGAGTCGTTGCAATTTACCAGCAACAATTCTAATCTCATAAATAGTGTCATGAGTAGCAAAAAAGATACCTGGCTTCAAAAATACTGGCGTCCGATGATGGCTGTGGCCTACATGGTCATCATACTCTTCGACTTCATCGTCGCTCCAATTTTGTGGAGCATCTTGCAAGCATATGCAGCAGGAGCCGTGACTTTGCAATGGGCACCGCTAACCCTTTTATCTGGTGGTATATTCCACGCTGCTATGGGTGCCGTACTTGGTATTTCCGCTTTCACAAGAGGCAAGGAGAAGATCGAAAGGCTGAGGACGACGTATCAGGAGGGTCAGGACACATCAGAGGAAGCACCAGATGACCGACAATGAGATAAATACCATCAAGACAGACGTTGCTGTTATCAAACGTGACATCACTCAGATAAGCCAGGTTTACAAAAAAGTGGACGACACTCTCGAACAAATATCGGAGATTTCCAAGTCCCTAGCCGTGCAAGAGAAGACTCTAGAAAATGACGCCCGAAGAATAACACTACTAGAGGAAAATCTCGTGAAGCACAACAACGACGAGGCAGAATTTAGAAAAGAGCTAAGCAAACGTCTTGACGACATGGCTACAAAAATCGAAGCGGATCGAGACGCAAGACACAAGCAGATGATGGACGCAATCGAGAAGATGTCCGACACTCTGAACGCTAAGCTAGAAGAACAGGACAAGAGAATTGCTTCCTTGGAAGGGTGGAGATGGTATGCTGCGGGCATCACCGCTGTTATCGTTCTGATTATAAGTAAGATTCCTTGGACCTCGCTCTTTGGTGGTTGACAACACGCCCTTGCGGAGATATACTGATTAATGTATATTTTCAATAAAGGGCTTCATTATGGTAGATATAGTTGATCTACAACACGCTACGCAACTATCAAATAGGCTTGACCGTTTCAAGATCAAGGCGACAAATCCTTACCAGATCAACTTTAGATGCCCCATATGCGGGGACTCACAAAAATCTAAGATCAAAGCTAGAGGCTGGCTTTTAGAGGATCCGAAAGACGGGTCCTTTCATTATTATTGCCACAACTGCAGTGCAAGCCTCAACTTCCACAACTTTATCAAAACTGTCGATCCGCTAGTATACAACCAATACCTGTCAGCTAAGTACATTGGCAAGGTGAAGGGTGGAATAGTAAGCTCAAACACGTCACCCGAAGAGTTCAAAACGAACACTCCGAAGATCATGACGGATCCGTTGAAGAAGATCAAAAAGATTAGTCAGCTTCAACCAGACCACCCTGTGAAAAAATACATACAGAAGAGAAAGATACCTTCTCATCAGCACTACAGATTGTTTTACGCCCCAAAGTTCATGCAGTGGATCAACAGCAATCTGCCAGGCAAGTTTCAAAACACAGACAAAGATCATCCTCGTTTAATCTTGCCGTTTATCGACAAGAAAGGAGTTTGCTTTGGTCTGACAGGCAGAGGATTCGATCCTGACGGGTTACGGTATCTAACAATTATGTTCCAAGACAAACCGAAAATCTTCGGTCTCGATAAGGTCGATTTCAACAAGCCATATTTCGTTGTTGAGGGACCTATAGACTCGCTGTTCTTGAATAATGCAGTAGCAATGGCAGGAGCTGATGGAAGCTTCGAGGGTATCGACAACCCATCCAATGCAACTTTCGTGTTCGATAATGAACCTAGAAACAAAGAGATCCATAAGAGGATTGAGAGATTGATTCGTCAGGGCATGTCCGTGTGTATATGGCCAACTAACATACAACAAAAGGACATTAATGATATGGTTCTCGCTGGTATCCAAGACATCGAGTCGATTATCAGAGCAAATACATACAAGGGGCTTGAAGCCAACCTGAAACTAGCAATGTGGAGAAAAACGTGACAGTAAATGCAATTCTAGCATGTGACGATAACTGGGGAATAGGTAACAACAACGACTTGCCCTGGCCTCGTAACGAATACGATATGAAATGGTTTCGAGAGAATACAATGGACGGTGTCGTTGTGATGGGAAGGAAAACTTGGCAATCGTTAGGCAACAAGTGTTTACCGAAACGTGTCAACTGCGTTGTTTCATCAGACATAAGTAGTATCGAAGGTTCGCCTGATATTAGAGTGGCGGGGTTTGATTCTGCTGTACTAAAAGAACTAAACGATCGTTTCTTTCCAAAGAAGATATGGATCATTGGTGGAGGGCAGATCTACAAGCAAGCAATTCCACACTGTGATTTCGTCTATTTGACACGATTTCACGGAACCTATCAATGCGACACATTTTTCGATCCTGTTCTCTTGGATCGTTTCGTTCAAATGACAGCTGTGCAGAAGACATCAGAATGCACGTTTAGTATATGGAGAAGACTATGAAAGAACCCCAATTCTTCGTCCTCACTGTTGTGATCCCGATTGAAGATAACTTTGACACCGTTATTCGTTTGTTGAGATTCTCATCTTATGAAAAGGAATACCAACCATCGATGACATCAATCCACAAAATGGTTTATCGTTTTGGTCCTTTGACAGAAGACGGGGTTGAAAACTATAAAACAGCATTCAGAGAAATTTTCAGCAACTCGCCGTTCAAAAATCATTGTTCCTTTACTGTTGCGGAGATAACCCAATGAAACAATACCAACAACTTGTCAAAGATGTTTTGGAAAACGGAGTGGACGTTTCAGATAGAACAGGTGTTGGAACTAAATCGCTGTTTGGATATCAGATGCGTTTCAACCTGCAAGAAGGGTTCCCTGCTGTTACTACAAAAAAGCTAGCATGGAAGTCTGTCGTCGCGGAGCTGTTGTGGTTCTTAGAGGGGTCGACAGATGAACGTCGCTTAGCTGAGCTGACATACGGTAAGCCGAGGGATGAGCTGGTTGGTAAAACAACAATCTGGACAGCAAATGCTGACAAGCAAGGAGTAGATCTCGGACACTACAACGATGAATATATTAAAGAACTAGGTCCCGTCTACGGTTTTAACTGGCGCCACTTTGACTACTACCCAGTCTCCGTGTCTGGCGTAGATCAGATACAACAAATTCTCAAACAAATTAAGAGCACGCCCGATTCTCGAAGAATTATTCTAACTGCTTGGAACCCGCTACTACTAGATGACATGGCTTTACCACCCTGTCACCTGCTTACACAATTCCGTGTAGTCAACGGTCTTTTGTCCTGTCAAATGTATCAAAGGTCTGCTGACGTTGGTCTAGGTGTTCCATTCAACATTGCATCATACGCGTTGTTAACTCATATGATTGCAAGAGAATGTGGTCTTGGAGTCGGTGACTATGTACATACGATAGGGGATGCTCATATATACAACAATCATATCGATGCAATGAAACAATTGATCGAACGTGAACCCCACCCACTGCCAACACTTAAGATTGATCCTGAGTTTGACCTGCAAGATGGTCTGCAGCACAAGTTTCCTTTCGATGCTACGAAAATGTTTGTACTAGAAGGATACACACACCATGCTGAAATAAAGATGCCTATGGCTGTCTAACGCCATAGGCGTGTGTATAAATACAAAACGCAGCTCTAATAACCGACTTTTACACAACACGAGATTTTTTTCAAAAACTCGTGTCGACAACTCATCAACTATAACAAAAAGAGGAAAGCATGACCGATAATGTCATATATCTTAATGGCGATCGCGACACACGAGATATGATGTCCGACGCAAAGTTTTTCGAAGGATATTCGAGATGGAACGATTCCAAAAACAGATACGAAACGTGGGATGAAGCTGTCGAGCGCGTGATGTCTATGCACCGTCAGTTCTACAAAGATAAGATGACGGATGAGCTGTCTGCTCTGATGGATGAGGCGGAGCAACTATACAAACAAAAGTACTTCCTTGGTGCACAACGCGCTCTTCAATTCGGTGGTGAGCAGTTACTCAAGCATCAAATGAGACTGTACAACTGCACCAGTACGTATGCGGATCGTGCTGAGTTCTTTGGCGAGTTCTTCTATGTGCTATTGTGTGGAGCAGGTGCTGGCGTATCCGTCCAGAAGCATCATATCGCTAAGCTGCCGAAGATCCAAAACCGTTCCAAGCAAGCAAAGATCTTCACCCCAGAAGATAGCATTGAAGGATGGGCTGACTGTGCTGATGTTCTGCTTTCCTCGTATTTCGTAGGCGGTGGTAAGCATCCAGAATACGAAGGACGTCGTGTGTACTTCGACCTTTCGAAGATTCGTGAAAAGGGTGCGTTGATTAGCGGCGGCTTCAAAGCTCCTGGTCCTGAACCCCTGCGTCGCGCGCTTGACAAGATTGAGCATCTGTTACAAGGTCTGGTTCTTAAAGGCGCTACTCAGCTATCACCAATCCACGTGTATGATATCTCCATGCACTTGGCTGATGCTGTTCTAGCTGGTGGTGTGCGTCGTTCCGCCACGATCTTCCTATTCTCGCCCGACGACGAAGAAATGATGAAGGCAAAGACGGGCAACTGGTTCATTGAGAATCCTCAGCGTGGCCGTTCGAACAACTCTGCTCTGATCGTCCGTTCAACAGCTGATCGTGAGCAGTTCCACAAGCTGATGCAATCTGTCCGTGAGTTTGGTGAGCCTGGTTTTGTGTTTACTGAGTCGACAGAGCATACTTACAACCCTTGTGTTGAAATCGGTAAGTATCCGGTATTCATCGACGAGAATGGTGAAAAGCATTCTGGTTGGCAAGGCTGCAACCTAACAGAAATCAACGGTGCGAAGGCTAACTCTGTTGAAGAGTTCATGAGAGCATGCCGTGGTGCAGCTATTCTTGGAACATTGCAAGCTGGATACACAAACTTCAAGTTTATTGGCGATATTTCGAAGAAAATCTTTGATCGTGAGGCTCTGCTCGGTGTTTCGATCACTGGTTGGATGAACAACCCACAGATTCTTCTGCAGCCTGAAATTCTGCAGAAGGGTGCAACGCTTGTTCGTGAAGTCAATCGTCACGTTGCTAAGATTATTGGAATTAATCCTGCTGCTCGTACTACATGTGTTAAGCCTGCCGGTAACGCTTCGGTTCTGTTGAAGACCGCTTCTGGTGTTCACGGTGAACAAGCTCCTCTGTATATCCGCAACATGCAAATGAACAAGGACTCGGAAGTGGCACAGCTGATCAAAGCTGTCAATCCTTACATGGTGGAAGAATCCGTCTGGTCGCAAAACAAGACGGACTATGTGATTTCATTCCCTGTCATTGCACCAAAGACCTCAATCTGGAAGACTGATCTGTATGGCGTTAACCTGCTTGAAAAGGTCAAACTTATTCAACAGAACTGGGTCGAGTATGGCACTGACGAGTCGCTTTGCGTAGATCCTACAGTACGTCACAACGTATCCAATACAATCGACGTTCTACCTACTCAGTGGGATGAGGTTGAAGAGTATCTGTTTGAGAACCGTCACTCGTTTGCTGGTGTTAGCCTTCTTGCCTCCAGCGGTGACAAGGACTTCGCGCAAGCTCCTTTTACAGCTATTGAAACGGAAGAGGAGATCACCCGTAAGTATGGACGTGGTGCAATGTTCGCTTCGGGTCTGATTGTTGATGGTGTCAAGATCTTCGATAATCTGTGGTCTGCTATTATGATCGCAAACTTCGGCGACAATGAAGGCAACCAGGAGAAGGCTGACATTCGCGCTGATTGGATTCGTCGTTTCGACAAGTATGCTAAGACCTACTTCAATGGCGACCGCAAGCGTGCTGAATATTGCTTGAAAGCCGTCTACTTGCTACACAAGTGGGCAAAGATCCAGGAAAACTACAAGTCCGTTGATTTCGCGACACAACTTGAGTCGAAGAAGTTTACAGATATTGACACGACAGCGGCTGCTGCGTGTGCTGGTCCGATTGGATGTGCCATTTAAGAAAAGAGGGCTTCGGCCCTCTTTTTAATTGACTTTCGAGCAACGATGAGGGTATGATGAAACCAAATCTAACACTACGCGAGAAAATCGCAATGGAGATCGAAAGGCAGACAAACACATCTGCAGTAGACTGGGACGACGAACAACTTTATCGCTGGTGCTTTGATGAGCAATTTGGCGGTAAGTTCTTCGGCTCAAACCTTACATTGGCTGAGCATCTAATGGCGTCTTTTGACATAAAGGAAAAGTAAATGTCTGTTACAATCGAGCAGCTTCGTGCTAACTTGAAGCCGTACAATCCTGGGTTTGATTGCATCAAACTAACGTATCAATATAACTATGGTTACGTGCCAGAGAAAGACGTCTACGAAGCTCTCGATGCTTTAGAGCAGAAGCTACGGTTAGTTGCTGCGGGCATTGACGAGATGAACGCTTTGGAAAAGTTGGGTCTATGGCTGCTCATCGACTCGGCTGGCCTGAATAAGGGTTGAGCATAAATACTAGCATTATCAACAAAAGGTGCTATATGAAAACGTTCAAGCAGATTCTCAGCGAAAGTGTGATATACATGCCCGAACAAGATTCGGGTATTCTCAACCTTGATGAAGAGTTGAAAGATTTTCACAAGGTTATGACTGAGGATGGTGGTGTCGGCTATATCAATGATCGTATGTCCATCAAGATGAAGCATGAACATCTGCATGAGTGGGTGATGGCTTCCGGTTATCGATATCAGACAAAAACATATCGTCCTGGTGTTGTCACCGAACACGTCTACTCCAAATATAACGGTTCTGAACAACACCAACTTACAATCGTCACTAAGGGTGATCAGAGAGATGTGTGGCAAGTAATACACCACTCTTCTGATCTATAATCAAAAGAGTTTGTTATGATACATGTGAAAGCACCAAATAGAGTTAAGACCGTTTTCTTGGCCGGTTCCATCGAGATGGGAAAAGCCGAGATGTGGCAAGATCGTCTTGCTGCAACTGTTGCGGATATAGAGGACGTTGTCCTGTTTAACCCGCGACGTGATGACTGGGATTCATCTTGGAAGCAGGATCCGACTCCCGGCACACAGTTCCACGAGCAGGTCTCGTGGGAGCTTGAACACATTCACAAGGCCGACCTTGTGGTGTTCTACTTCGATCCAAACACACAATCACCCATCACGTTGATGGAACTCGGTTACGTGATTGGATCAGGTAAGCAGGCTTTAGTCTGTTGCCCCGACGGCTACTTCCGCAAAGGAAACGTCGTCATCACTAGCGAACTAACCAGGACACCAGTTCTTAATACTTTCGACGAACTTACTACCTTACTCAGGAAAAGGCTGAGCGCACCATAACAAGCATAACGCTTGATCTATTGTCCTGGTTGGTTTATGTTAACTCAAACCAACTAGAAGGAACTACAAATGAAGAAGTATATTCTTCCCTTTGTGGCGGCCCTTTGCATTGCTGTTTTCGGTTCTGCTGCGGTCGCCAAGCATTGCGATCCTAAAGATCCGATCGACGAAGTCACGACTCTCGCTCTAAACATGTACTTTGAGGCGAGAGGGGATGGTAAAACCTATGCCGAACAAGTGATGGCAATGCAGATGGTCGGAGAGGTAACTCTCAACCGTGTTCGGTCAGACAATTATCCTGACTCAATCTGTGAAGTTGTCTATCAGGATGGTCAATTTTCATGGACGTCGCGCCGTGATAAGACACCTCGTGAAATCGAATCATGGATTGTCGCTGTAGAGATCGCTGAATCCCTCATGAATGGGTCGGCCAACTACTTTAACAATGGTGCTACGCACTTTATCAACCCCGAAGCTCTGGGTTACACACCGAGATGGGCCCGACGTTTGGAGATGGTAGGTCGAGTAGGAAGCCACGTTTTCTACACTGACAATAGCGTGGAAATTGTAAGAAGGTTTTCACAAACAACAGCAATCTGAGGAGATGCTATGCGCTGGTACGATTATGTAGTATGTGTTGTTATTGCAGACTTTGCTGCTGGGGCCATTATGGCGGGCAGTTGGGCAGTTGTATTTCCTGTTCTATGGTATCTTTTTTACGAGGATTTCAGGAAATGGCAAGTCAGCAACAAACTGTAACAGTACTGCTTGTTGACGTTCCTGATGGATGGAGATACGGTTTTCCAAAAATCGTACCAGAATGGCTCAAACCAGAGCAAATGGATGCGTGGATAGTCGAGCAAGGCTATCCACGCTCTGTTAGAGACAGCAGTTGTCCAGAGCTCATATATCGCTTTTGGTATAAAAACATGCCCTGTTCAGATCTTCCATATGACTATTACGAGGAGAATCCCCCACATGCCAACATTTGAAACAACTGCGAGTATTGATATAGATCTCAGCGCCTTTACAGACGATGAGCTGCGTGAAGAGCTAGAGAGTCGAGGTGAGCCTGTTTCTTACGATATCAGTGATTTTGATGACCACGAATTGTTTGCAGAGGTGGAAGCAAGAGGCGGTCACGTTACAAAAGAAACGGTTGATTTGTCTCTATCGGAAATTGACATGCTTCTCTCCAAACTAGGCGACAGTTACAAAATTGGAAGTGCTGAGTATTTCTTATATGAAAAGCTAGTGTATGGGAAGCAGTATGCCAAGAATTGATAGATCAGGTCCCGTTGTATTAGACCAATGGTATGCCCACGAATCTCTTGACCGAATGTTTCTCGTTATGGAAATGTTTAACCAATACGTACTCGACCACCCGTTCGTCGATAAAACTCCTCATCTGAAAGCACGAGCAGAAAAGCTCAGTGAAGATATGATGGAGATGTATCAGCGTATTGGAAGCGAGTACGGTGACTGTTATGAAGATTGAGCACGACGGCAAGTCATACGAAACAATATACTATCCGTTTTTTCGAGTTGAACGACATAGCGAAGGGTTTGACATATACACTTTACGACTTCCGTCTGGACATATCGAAGAAATACCAATATTTGAAACAAACCAACCAACAGACGAGTTGAAGGACCATCTTGTGTTTCTTCTCAGAGAATTTGCACTCGAAGAAGATGATGTCTTGACTCCCAAAGCGATGGAAATAAAACGTGATGTCAGAGCGCTATTTGGAATTGACTGACGAATTGATCGAAGAGTTCGTGCAACAAAACAAACATCAAATGGTCAACCCCGATCACTATCCCAAGGTGTTTATGCATACGATGAGGATGTTTCTTTATCAAAAGGGTTTACTGAATGAATGAGCGTTCGATTATCGAATGGAAACAATGGTTCGAAGATCTTGAACGGAGAAAGCTCACAGAAGGATCAATTCCATTATCGAACATCAGACCGAAGGGTCCGAAGATCGAGCTGCTCAGCGACACTAGCGATGGAGTCCATCCTCCACACTCACAAACGTATGAAAGGATCCCAAATGGTAAAGACCGACGCGACGATTGATTGTTTTTGCTGTGGACGGCAGATGGGAAACTGGATATATGAAACCCAGCGCTCTGACGGCACCTCGTCTCGTGTAACAGTGCATCCTATGGGTGGTTTGCACTTTATCACCTATGGCCACTACGGGTCACGCGTGTTCGATCCGATGGACGGGAAGGGAACAACTCTCGATATCGCTATTTGCGATGAATGTATCATCGAAAACGTGAAGCGTGTGCATGGAACAGGGTTTAGCCACGTTCACGAAGAAGCATTGAGAGAAAATCAGCAGTATAGAGCAGAACAAGATGAAAAGGATAGCGAGCTGCTAGAGATTCTTCAAAAAGCCGTTTCTGAAATGGAAAGGACAAGCAATGATTGAGTTTAACAACCTGTCTTTTGGGGATAAGGTATATCAGGTGACCGAAGATCTTCACGTGTTCAATCGCAAGAAGATTATCATGGTTGATGAAAATGGTGTTGAGTGGTATCGCTATGACAAGCCAGTCCGCGTGTATTCTGTTGCTGAATACACGTATGTGGGTAGAGCGGATGTTCACACCACTGGCAATGTCATTCCTGAGGACATTGACGAGACAAAATATTTTATTGAACACCCAACAGAAGGGATGATGTATCTACATGACCGTGATGCTGATGATTGTGATTGGTTTTCTTCGAAAAAAGAAGCAGAAGCTGAAATGAAAATCCGTCAAGAGGAGCAAACAGAGCTTGATCGTCGTTGAATATTATCCCGCGGGGGAACCTTCTCCGTTTCCTGATTCTACAGCGACTGAATGGTCGTTCAATTCTCATCAGGAATTCAAAGACTGGGTACAAGGGTACGTCTGCGTTCACTGCCTAGTAGATTTTCTTGAGTTCAATGGGAAAGAACCTGTAACTCTGCACGACTGGCTCGATATGGGGTGTGGATGTGAAATTGGGGTGACCGATGAACAGAACATGATTAATTGGGATGATCCGATGATCGTGTCTGAAAAAGCTCGCACCGAGCTCGACAATTACAAACAGATGATGGCAGATGCATTTGAGAGGCATGGATGACACCTCAGGAGATATTCGAGTATAAGCAGAAGTGGATGCACCAAGAGCATTATACTGTGGAAATCGACGAAGATTTTGAGTATGAAGGAAAAAGATGGTGCAGAGCTCATCTTAAACAACACCAGTGGGGTTTTGTGAGGTACACTGACATGTACTCACACACTCTCTGTTTTGAATCGCAGGATGATCAGCACAAATTTGTTGAGTTTTTGAAAGGGCGTTAAGCAATGCGTAGCAGCTACTGGAGTTGTTCCAAATTCGCCGATTGGCTGAGAGGAACGAAGAAACCACACGCTGAGAGCGGTTCTGGATGGAAGAAGTGGGAAGCCGAAGCAAAGGCTAACCATCCCATTCGTTACTGGCTTGCAGAGGAGGGTTTGGATCATCTTCAAAAGATCGTCTATTGGCCTACTGACAAGATGTACAATATTAAGTACTACATCGTCAATCGGTGGATCGATCAAGCTCACGCGTTGGTCGCTCATCCCAAACATGTGAAACCTGGCAGCTTCATGGATTTGAGTGAGCGTATGCTGTACTGCATGTTTGACGAACTAGTCGACTTCGTCGAGATTGAGACAGCGTATTCCAACATCCGCTGGGACGAAGAAAAGCTGAAAGATAAGAAGTGGTGGCAAGCTGGTAAATGGCGCCTTCGTACGTATCGCAACCGTGAGGCTGGACTCGATCACTTGAAATGGGCGTCCGAGCTTACGGACGAAGAGTGGCTCGAAGAAGACAAGAAGCACGAAGCCAAGCCCACAGCTCAAGCAATTGCTGCTACCGAGATCACAGAGCTTTACAAATGGTGGACGGAGATTCGTCCTAACCGTCCCGATCCGTACGTTGTTAGTGGCTGGGAAGCTCACAGCGAACAACAGCGCAAACGCGGCATTGATATGTTTGATGATGATCCTGAGGAAGATCGCGACGCTTTTCGTGCGATTATGGACAAAAACCGTGAAATTGAACGTCAGTATGATGAAGAGGACACGGAAATGTTGATTCGTCTGATTAAAGTTAGAAAGAGTCTGTGGACATGAGATTCCCCATTCTGTTCAAGCACAAAAGAGTATTCGTCTGGTATTCTGGACGCTGGATCAATATTGCCCTTGAAGCTCAAACCCATGGTGATGGCTTCAAGGGCTATCGCCGTTTCTTTTATCACTGGTTCCGGTGCATGATTGGTATTCATCGGACCGGACATTTCTGTGGATTTACAGAGAATGAGCGTGGTAAGGTGAACGGATTCGAGTCGTACACGGCTTGCATGTATTGTCATGGAAACAAACAGGTGAAAAATTGGAGCCCATAATAAGTTTCAAAGATCGCTACTTCTTTTTGTCAAATATGTTTATGGCTGACGTTGCTTATGAAGGGTTGACGTATCCTTCGTCTGAACATGCGTATGTCGCTGCCAAGACAAAAGACGAAGAGCTGCGAGAAAAGATCTCAAAAATCGCATCGCCGTATCAGGTGAAGAAGTTCGGTCGCACGATAAAACTTAGAGATGATTGGGAGCAGATTAAAGTGATGGAGATGCGTCGAATCCTCGAGCGCAAGTTTTCTCCATTCCGGTCTGACGTACCTTTGTATAGCTGGCTTCAATCGACAGCACCGCGTGAGCTGATCGAAGGGAATACATGGAACGATAGGTTCTGGGGCCAATGTCCTATCGGCACGGGCAAGAATATGCTTGGCAAACTGCTGATGGAGATTCGAGACGACATTACTTTGAAATTTGGAGTTTGATATGACAGATACGCCAACAGAACATTTAGTGAAGTATCCATTACCTGCTATGAAAAACGAAGATGAACCTCGTTTTGCGCACATTAACACTATTCAACTGCTAGGAGTGTATTGGTCTAAAGGCCGGCGTAGCCATCCCGATGTGGTTGTTAATCGTCGCTTGGTTAAGCTGTGGAAGAAGAAACATCCTACTCTTAGCAGGTTTTACACACCGTTCAAGCTATGGGGTAGCGGTTGGGATTATACATACTGGCAATCCCCCATGGTGACAATCTCTTATGGGGAGACAAAGCACACCTACCGTATGCCCAACAATGATGTCGCGGAGCAGGTGTGGCAAGATATCAAGAACACCTTCTGGAAGGAGACTATCTGATGTTTACGACAGAAATGGAATTGGATGAGGTTAAAATCACTATCCTCGATGATAGTGGATTCCATGAAGACGTGACGTTTAACCTATACGATGACTGTATTATCATTCGTCAATGGAATGAGGATATCGACAATCATGTTGAAATCGTTATGTCTCCTGACATGTTCGACGATTTTCTTGCATCCCTTGATAAGCCAGAAGGCGCCTACCGATTGGAGAAAAAGAAGAATGGTTAAAGCAAAGAGACCGTTGGTTCAGATATATAAAGATATAGAGGATCACGAGCAAGCGATCAAAGGTCTTCGTCAGGAGATTAAAGATTTTCAGGCTGCGTGTCCTCACCCCGACAACTTTGTCAATGTCCAGCATAAGTCAACAGATGATGAATATGGAAGACTTGACGGTTATTACGACGTTAGAACATGCGCGTTGTGTGGATTTGTAGAACATACGAATCATAGAGAGGTGTATTGATGGGCTCGCAGGTTGAGTATCAGGCTTGGATTGTCGGCGATGAAGATGACGACGATGAGCACTGGACAATGATGGAATACCCTGGGTGGGAGTCGTTGGTCGCTGAAAAGTTCCTTCAATATGCTCACAGCAACATGGATGGTTGGGAGTGGATGCGTAACGATAACGGCAAGTCTACTGTTCGAGTCAAACAGCAGGGCGTTAACAAACCCACCGACTTCTCGTTCGAGCTTGATTACGAGCCAACGTTTTATGTGTATGAAAAGGACTGATGATGAATCATTACTGGGACTACTGTAGTTTATGTGAGCACGACGTTGTCATATGCGGTAAGTGTGGAAACAACACCTGTAATGGTGGTTATGGAGAAGTAGATGGTAAACAATGTGATGCGTGCGAGTCTGCATACGAGCTTTACCTCAATACGATGAGTTCAAAGAAGGATCAGGAAAGTTGAAACAGTATCCCTGGAATTTTAAGATCGTCCGTGAAGGGATTGAATTCTACCAGACCGAGAAGACACTCGGCACTGATCACTACTTCTACTACTTCAAAGTCGGTCGAATCGATAAAGAGATGCGCGATGCATTGAGAAAAAGCTCGGATGATGGTTGGTTCAAAACAGTGCTAGGATGGCCTGTGTTTGGCCTACACAAGTTTTGGTACGATTGCCCTCACGCTCAATTGAATCTGTACTGGATCGTGTTCTACTGGTCTACTCCTTGGACCAATATGCCAAAGGACTATTGGGATGCCAAGTAACAAGCTGAAAGTGACTATTCCGTTTACAGGCGATGAAGCTCTGTCAAACATTGAGAGAATCCTAATCACCCAGAATTACGAAAAGGTGTTCTGGAGATCCATCGTTCCTCCGCATAAAGTAGACTATACGTTTAGTCGTCTGTCAGATGAAGGTGTTGAGAGATGGAAAGAACGATTCCATGAAGTAGCCAAACAGTATATAGAGCCGCAGTGGCTATCGCATTGCCGTTTTGAGGTGACACCATATGACGAAACCAAATGAAACCAAAACATACTATCTCGATGGGTGGGTGATTGTACCTCCACTTTCTCCGTGGGACGTCAAACATAAAGACAAAATCTGGCCCGAAATGAGTCACGGCACGTTTGCTCAGACAGCTAGACAAGCCTGGAGAAAGCACTGCCAAACTAATCTTGTACCTTTAGATGAGGGCGAACTGTCGATTCGCATCCAACGTTGGCACGACGGAGGATACCGTGCAAAGCAAGCGAGACTGGAGATATACGACGAATGAAAATTAACTGGCAACCAAACCCATTCAACACTACTATAGAGGTCGACGAACGTGACAAGGAACGTGTCGTTCTCTACTTACAAAATGAAGAATATACTGAAATTCTATGTTCCGTCCATATGTGGCTCGATGGCAAAATCGATAAAGACAACATCCCGACTCTCGAAGCTGTCAGTAATAAACTCGCCAAATGGGGCCCCATCTGCAACATGACAACCGAGTCCGAAGAAGTCACCTCGTTCCTCAGTTATCTGAACGCCGAACATATGGGTGATTGTATATGTGTTCCCTGCTCCTGTATCCGTTGTCACGTCGAAGAAGCATTGGGGATCAGTACCCTTGAAGGGCTTGGTAAGCACCCCGCTTACAAGGTTCGTGGTGCATTTGGTAAGGATGGTAACCTCACCATTGACGAAGCTATTGCCAATCTTGAGAAAATCCCGGAATATAAAAAATCGGATACATGGCCTGACTCTGTTGGTTGGGACATACACATTCCCCGTTGGGAAAGAGAGAGAGAAGCCGCGTTGAAGTGGCTCAAGCAATATAAAGAAAATCACAACTTCTGAGAAGGACATCAACGTGAAGAATAACAAAACAGGCGGCAAGCTAGACCTACTGGACATATTTGGGAAATCGCAAAAACAGGATGAAAGGTTCTTCACAAAGCCTATCATCAACGTCCACGAGTTCTACCTCAGCGGTGATATTGAATCAGCAGATGAATATATCCAATGGTTCGATACGATCCGTCATGCTGGTGAGAATGATGCTGTCAAGATCTACATCAACTCATATGGCGGTGATGTGTTCACTGCAATTCAGTTTATGAGAGTGCTACAAGAGACTGCAGCAACAGTGATCATGTCTGTCGAAGGTGCATGCATGTCAGCGGCAACCATGATTTTCCTTTGTGCTGAAACATTCGAAGTATCTGAGCATTCGATGTTCATGTTCCATAACTACAGCTCAGGCGTGTTTGGTAAAGGTGGTGAGATGTTCGACCAGCTACAGCATGAACGCAAGTGGTCTGAGCGTCTTCTCAAAGAGATCTACAACGACTTCCTGTCTCCAGAAGAAATCGTATCCATCCTCAATAACAAGGACATCTGGATGGATGGTCATGAGGTGATCAAGCGACTCAAGGCTCGCCAAAAGAAGTCTGAGCAACAAGGTGCTAAGAAAAAAGCTCAGAAAAAAGTCATTGAGACTGTTGACACTCCAGAAGAGTGATCCTATATCTCCTACAACGACAGCAAAGGACTGAGCAGTGATGACAGGACCTTTGCTGTCGATGGGAGACAACACAATGATCGAAGCCTACCAACAAAAGAAGCAACTGCTGGCCGAAGCAATCGAAAAGATCAAGGCCGGTGAAGTTATCGAAGTGATTGATGCATCTGGCTATGCGTATGGTCTGTGCATCGGCGACTTCCGTGATATTGGATGGTCGTCTCGTGAAACCGTTCGCGATGGTATGTGGTACGAGTGGAATGGTCCCGTTGCCATCATCGTTGAAGGCAAACGCATTGAACCCGGTGGTCGCACCGAATTTGTGGAAATGGATTGGAGCTGAATCATGGCAAAGAAATCGCTGAGCATCGAAGGTCTTCTCAAGAATGGTGGTGTCCACTGGGTGCTGCTTGAAACAGCTCCCATCGATGATGAAGCTGACGCTGAACAGATTCAAGAGGGGATCGATCAGATTAAGAACCTGATCAAACAAGTGTTCAACAGCAGCGATGGTAATGGGTACATCAATATCCACAATTGCGTGATCGACATCTCATCGTTTGCATCGTTCCGTGTCAACGTGGTTGAGTGGTGATCATTTACAATATACTTGTTGAATCTGTATACGAACCCTCCTATATCTGTTTAGACAAAAGGAGAATGTGAAAATGAACAACGCTGCGATCATCACCCACCTTCAAACAATTCACGGAGGTGGTCAAATTGACGGTCGGACGCTTCGGTCTCTGAAACGTAACGGTTATGTGGATAGCAGCGGTTTGTTGACTGCCTGGGGGTTCCGTACCCTTGGAGTTTACAAACATATTCCTCAACTACCCATCGTCGATCCCACGACTTTCCGCGATCAACGAGCCGCAATCACGGAGACAGTCTACACGGAATGTCGTTGCTGCGATCATAGCTATGTGGGTGCCAGCGATACATTTGTGATTTCGGTTGAGAAACTGGCTGATCAGTACAACGACTATGCAATCCTCGTCAATGATTATGTCAAGGAGCACTGTTGGGACCATAATCTCGATGAGATGTTTGCTCGAGGGTGGGCTCCGAAAGGGGTCGACAAGCAGATGCTGCGGCTGGCCGAAGAGAAGATCTGGTTCTCAGACTTCTCCTACACCTGGCACATTCTCAAGCGGCTGATGCTGGATATCATCGAAGGTAAAAAGAAATCGTACACTTCGACCAGCTACAAGTACTCGATCACTGATACCGCTGATGAGATTCGTGATCTTATCGACGAAGGCTCTGCAAATTATTTCATGGAAGTTGAAGTCAATCGGTGAAAGCTGGTTGACTTCACTACGTTTTAATCCTATATCCATTGCATAGGCAAAGGAGATCAGCCATGGAAAACGAAACCTACATCGAGCGTATCAACCAGTTCGTGGTCGAGTATCTTGAAGATCTTCCGGCCGAGCACAAAGCTCAAATGCGTCTGAACGGAATTGATCCTGACAACTACTGGCAGTTGAAGTGGTCGTTCACCACCGAAGAAGCTGCAAACAACCAGTGCCGTAGTGATGAGCAGTGGTACGCCGACTTCTGCAACAAGCACGGCTGTTCGATTCGCAAAAAGTTTCGTGTTCGCGATCTTGGCGCTCCCGTCGAAATCGTTCGTTCTGTTATGTTCTGAGAGGAAACCTAATGAGACTGTTCTTTACCCAAACCCACATCATCAATTTGGATAACGTCTCCTCGGTTAATATTGACCGAGGAGTTGTCAATATGGTCAACGGCAATGAAATCCGCTTGTCTGATCGTGAGAACCGAGATATCAAGGCTGTTATGGAGCAGCTCCACAGTGTGTGGTGTGAGCAAAATATTGGAGGGATTCGCTGAATGCGTAACATGACTGTTCTCGTGGGGGTTGCCTGGTTCTGGCAAGTCGTCTTTTCTGAAGTTCGTTGATGATCCTGAGTTCGGAGGAGACGTATTCGTATACAGCACCGATGCCCTGATTGAACAGTGGTCCAATGTTAATGGATGGAGCTATGACTTCGGATTCTCCAAGTATATTGATCCTGCAACCAAACGCATGAATGAGTTGCTGACTATGGCGTTTGAATGTAAAATTGACGTATACTGGGATCAGACCAATATGTCCCCCAAGAAGCGAGCCAGCATCTTGGCCAAGACTCCCAAAATCTACACCAGGCATTGCATTTGCATGGTGCCGCCCCGAGATCAATCGGAGTGGGATGAGCTGCGCCGTCGTCTCGCCAATCGTCCCGGGAAAACCATTCCCGATAACGTGATCGAGAGTATGGTTCGCAGCTATGTTGAACCTTCTGTTGATGAGGGGTTCCACTCGGTTACCCTCTATGATATCTACGGACAGCCAATCTAACATAAGGATATATTATGACCGTTTTTCACTTGACTTCTAACCAACTCCGTGTCACCGATCCCTGTTACACCAAGGGAACGTGGTGTGCCGGTGTTCTTGAAAATGTTCTTCCTGGTGCATGGATTGCTGAGAAGGTTGTCGCGTCTCATGAACAAACTGGTTGGGGTGATCGGATTGCTGAACTGTGCATTTGGCATGGTGACTTTATCGGTAATGTCGATGCGCACGAACTGACAGAAATTCATGTTGGTGTTGATAGTGGCCAGGCCGGATTCTTTGATGAAACCCAGTATCCCGAAGGCGAGACTGGCGAATACATGAATTTGGATACGTTCTACGGAAAGGTCTGCTCCGGGACCGCCGGTGATGAAAGGATTTGGGAAGAACCCCTTTATACCGAAGATATGATTGAGAGATTGGAAAAGATTTACACAGAATCAAAAGAACTTTCCAACGAGCGAGTCCGTGATATCATCGACTCCATGAGGACTGCTACACGTGTTCGCTCTGAGCCAAACTATCTTGGTATCGCCAACGTAGGGTTTGGCGTTGCTACTCATTCGGGCTATGGTGATGGTGGGTACAATTGCTACGTGGGTCGCAATGACAAAGGAGAGATCGTCGCTGCTCGTATTGTGTTCATCGGCGACGAAGAGGATGAAGATGATGAATAATTGGTCTCGTATCACAGACCTCGATCTTGCAAAAGATGCTGTTGGAGCTATCCAACACTACACCAAGGATTTGGGGTTGACGTATCACAACTACGATCATGTTCAATCAATGTATGCCTATCTGGAGAAAACCAATGAGCCCTATGATGAGGCTCTTGACTGGGCTGTGTTATTTCATGATATTGTGTATGACAAACTCCCAGAGAAGGAAAAGCGTTCTGCCATCATGCTGACGTTCAATGGGAACATCCCCAAATACAAGATCAATGATTATGTTCTTGCACGTGGGTCCGAGATGATCTATGGTACTGTTGATCATCTTGTTACGTCGCCTGATCTTTCTGCCATCATCAGGGCAGATCTACATGGTCTGACAGATACTTCATCAACCATTCGTAATTTTGCCAACATCATGGAAGAATCATGCAATCTTTACTCTATCGATCCAAAAGCATTCGCAAGCCAAAGTGCAGTGTTTATGCAAGGGTTGCGAGAGCGCGTGCTTACGAACGTCAGTCGAGATCCGAAGCACAAAGAGTTCTACGAGAGCGTGCTGAATGGGATCGACTTATCAATCGCGCTCGCAAATCTAGTGAAGGGAGAAGGCCAATGAGTGAGAAGGGTTGGGAAGCTGTATTTGGGATCGGCGTTGCTATTGCCATTGTCGTGGTAATCTTGGGGATTGCCACGTTGTTCTACCTTTCGGGATCTCAGACTCACGATGAGAATATGGCCATGATTCAATCTTGTGGTGCTGAATATGCATTCAATCGTGATGAAATGGTCCACTACGTCACTCGCGAGTTCTGCGCAGGCACAATCACAGATCGGGTGATTTACATTGAAAACCTCAAGCAACAGGACCAGGCTCAATGATAACAATAGAGGAAAATCTCAAACAACTGAAAGACAAATACACAGAACTTGGATTTGCTGTTGCGGATATTTCCAGGTTCAATCTCGCCTCAGATACACTATCCTTCCACAAACGAGGTAGTCCAGCGATCGTCTCGTTTGTGTCCGAATTTTTAGAAGAAGCTCTAACACAACCTGATTCGATGGAATCGATCAAACAGGAAATTTCAAGATGAAAAATGATGAATTTGGTGATCGAATGAAGAAGTATGAGCAGGCCTACACGTCTGCCAAGATCGATCCCAACAAGTGGATGGCTGTGCGAATTGATGGCAAGGGCTTTAGCAAATTCACGAAGGGCTTCAAGAAACCCTTCGATCACGGAATTACCAACGCTATGGTGACCACAACCAAGCGTCTGGTTGAAGAGACTCATGCCTCTGTAGGTTATACACAGTCGGACGAAATCACCCTACTATACCCTCCCGTTGAAGGCGAGCGGATCTTTAATGGTAAAGTATCCAAGATCAACTCAGTGTTTGCTTCCATGGCAACTGCACACTTCAACGTGCTGATCCAGACTATGGGCCACATTCCTGTCGATAGACTGGCCTATTTTGATTGTAGAACCTGGGAAATTCCTTCTGACATCGAAGCCTCAAATGTGTTGCTATGGCGAGCCCAGGACGCACGTAAAAACAGCATTTCTTCTTTGTTTCGTTGGACAGCAGGAGCCAAGCTAATGCATGGCCTGAATGGAGAAAGTATGACCACCATTCTTGAGAATGAATATGACGTATGGTGGGACAAGATCCCCAATCAATGGAAGTATGGGGCCTATGTCAAGCCAGTCAAGGTGGAATCCTATTTGACTAGTGAAGAACTGCAGAACATTCCCGAAAACAAATGGCCCACTGATCTGCTTGTTACTCGACGTCAAATTATGACTGTCGATGTGGGATTCTTTGGTGATCTGCCCATCGAGCAAAGAGTCAATTTCATTCTATAATTTTGAAAACAGCTCTTGCCCCGGATCGAGGTTTGGCCTATATTGTATTCATAAGCAAGGAGATAAAAGATGACCAACAACGTGATCCGCATCGATACCGGCTCGGTCAAGAAGACTCGGGGTAAGAGTGAGTACACCATGAAGCCGGCAGCTACGGCTCTGGGAGTGACGGCTGTGTCGTACCGTTCGCCCATCCTGGCTCTGCTGACCAAGCTCCTGAGCGAGGGCAAGATCACCATGGAGGATAGTGTTGAGGTGTATGCCAACACGGGTACCCTTTCGTTTACGGCTCGTACCGTGGGAGAGTGGGTGGATGGTCGCGCCATGGGACGTAAGCCAGGCAGCCACGAATGGCTGTGGAAGAATCGCTGGAAGGATGAAGATGATGAAGACGAGGAGTGATCAAATGGAAAAAGAACTGGCTCGTCTGAATGCCCTGACAAATGCTCAGTTGCGGAAGGCTCTGACTCTTGTCCCCTCCGATCCCGCACCCGAGTGGGCAAAAAAATTGATCACCGATAGGATCAATCAAATCATCAACAAGCGCTTGAAGGAAACCATGTGATGACCGAACCCACACAACTCGTTCAGCGGAAGATTCGCCAATTGGTGTTTCTCCATGTTCAACACGTCAATGCACAATATGGGAAGATCCCCGTTGATCAGAACAAAGTGTATCAACGGATCTATGCCGATTGGCAGGCGGGGCTCGTGACTCTGAATGAAATCCAGGACGACATCAACGAATACCTTCGGATGCGGGAGAACGCGTGATGCTGACGAAAAGAGATGTCCAAATTCTGCTCGACCTTCAAAGTATTCTTATTCGATATGAGAATAACCCCAGTCTGGCGGAGAGACTCGCTATCATGAAAGAGATGGCTGCTAAAAACTATGCTTTCGCGATCGGTAGGATTGCTGATAGTGAATCGTATGAACATGAAGTGCACGCTTCTCCAACTCAAATTGAAAAAGACCAAGCAGAGAAGTATCGACAGATTCTTGCCATCACTCGTGGTGATAACCAACCTTTTGGATGACAGGAGAAAGCTAAATGAATACGATTGAAAAACTGAAAAGAGCTCGTCGTCGTGTGCTGAATGCTGCATCGTCGGTCAATGAATATCACAACTCATGGAGTGTGGAGTTTGCGTTCCAAGAACTCGCTCGAGGTCTCTCCCGCGCCAAGGATTTTGGATATGAAGAGATCCCAACGATTACACAGAATGAGCTGAAACAACTGGATCGTGAAACCCTATACGAGTTTGGTTTTGGAAATTGGGACGGCAATCTAATTCTGATCCCACTTTGGTTGGTCGGGTTTATGGACGGTAGTGAAACCGTTACATCGATCATGGACAATCACGATACTTTAGCAGCGTGCGATAAAGATGTTCGAGGTGGCTGCATTGCTTGGGGATTTATCAAGCAATGACAGACGATGAACGCTTCTTTGGTTCAGGAGTGTGGGTGTACTGTAAGAGTCACGTCAATCCACACACAACGGGATGGTGTACTGTTCGTTTGAACGAAAAAACCAAATTAAATGCTATCACATATGAAGAAGCCGTTGACGAGTGCCGTCAAAAGGGTTATCCATTATTTGTATTCAACAAATAGGTGAACAAATGCGAATGATCACTTGGTATGAACCCGAATGGGGTAAGACTTGTACTGTCGTTGCCGACGAGACTCATACAGTATTCTGCATGGCATCTATGCTGGAGTACAAGAAGATCAAATACAAGGTTACTGATCGATTGGGTCTGGTTACCCCCAAACAGATGGGCTGGGGTGACTTCGAATATTGGATGACGACTCTTGAGGAGAAGTTTTTCTGATGCGTTACACTGTCAAATGTCCCACGCTAGGTCCGGTAGCCGCATTTGCTTTGCTGGGTGACGCGGAACAATGGAAAGACTTTTACGAGAATATGTATCCTGAGATGAAGGGTATGTATATCGAAGAAGAGAAATGGGAATATGTGCAATGAGCGGTGATAAAGTATTTGTCCTTCGTGGAGACATGGGATATGATGGTTCCTACGTGTTGGGTGTATACTCGTCTCACGACAAAGCCGTTGAAGCAGAGGCTATGTTCGAACAAACGAAACTGCGGCTGTTCCGAGCATACTTCATCACAGAAGTGATAATTGATGGTGCACCAGATCCTATCTGGTGATACAAAACAAGCACGTGGACCAGAGAGGTCTACGTTTCATAGCAAAAGGAGTTTTTGCAGATGACTACCAAGTATATTCTTGAATCTATCGCCCTTGCAGTGGTGCTTACTGCTCTCAGCTACGGTGTCGGTCTCTGGATGGGATGGATCGTGGCTCTCAACTGGCTGGAAGTGTTTGCGGTTTTCACTTCATATAGTTGCACCTGGTTGTGCACTCGCCAGTCCCGATGGAACTATCCAATCGGTATTGTAACAACCGCTGCTTATTCCGTTCTCTTTTACCAATGGGGTATGTTGGCACTTGCGGTGTTCAACCTCTACCTAGTGTTCTCGCTGATCTACGGTTGGTTCCGTTGGGGGAGCGACGACAACACTCGGCCCGTCACTCGCATTCCTCTGAAATGGTATGCAGGATACGGTGCTGTCGGTCTTGCAATTCTCGGTCTATTCCTTGTTGCAAATATGTTGTTCAACCCTGCTGGCCTTGCCGGTCTGAACCCAATCGACGTAGGTCTTGCTGTCGCTAGCGGCGTTGCTCAGTTGATGCTGGATAACAAGAAGCTTGAAAACTGGACTCTTTGGGCAGGTATTGACATTGTTTCAATTCCATTCTTCATCTATAGTGGGTTGACTCTGGTTGCCTTCCAGTATATCTTCTTCCTTGCAAACACCGTTATCGGTCATGTTCAGTGGAAGCGTTCTATGACAAAAGACACTTCCACTGAGGAAGAACGGCTAAATGATTATTATGCAAATCGGAGATGGTTGTGATGGAAAACGATTCAAACTGGTATACGTGCAAACCAAGATCCTGGTGGATCGGATATGATGATGTTTTGAAAGGAAATGAAATGGAAAACAGCTCGAAAAAGTTCTGGATGATTACCGGTGACGGTAATTCTCCAAAAGTACGGCACGCTAATCGTCAAGATGCAGTTCGGGAAGCTGAAAGGCTTGCCAAGGCAAATCCAGGGATTCAATTCTTTGTTCTCGAAGCTGTCGAAATGCTGACCCAACCGACTGGATTTGTTCGTCAGAAACTCTGAGGAGGCAAAAATGCCTAACGCAATCATTCTTATGACAGCACTTGTGCCCACTCTCGGGCACAAGTATCTAATCGATTTTGCACGGTCGTTGGTGACGTGGCGTGGTACGGTTCATGTGATTGTTGGCTCGATGGAAAGAGAGCCCGTCAACGGTAAAGATAGAGTTGACGCTTTCAGAGCGGCATATAATGCCGATTCTCGTGTGAAGATCCACCACCTTCATCGTGACGTCCCTCAACAACCCAGCGAGCATCCAAACTTCTGGAAAGTGTGGCGTGATATCGTGGAAGAGTTTGTAGACGTCAAACCAGACGACTATTTTGTCGCAAGCGAGCTGTACGGAATCGATATGGCCAACGTGCTCGGGTGCAAGTTTATGCCGTGCAATCGCTACCGCGAGACCGTTCCGATCAGAGGAACGGAAGTACGTCAAGATCTTATCGGAAACTTTGACTTCATCCTTCCGGAGTTCCAAAAGCACATTCGCAAGACGGTAACAGTGTTTGGAGCTGAAAGCTGCGGTAAGACTACTATGACCAAGTGGTTGGCAGAGGAGCTTTATGGGCACTTCGTTCCCGAATGGGCTCGTGAATATCTCAAAACGGTTGGTCCCGAAATCACTGATGAAAAGATGCGTGCAATCATTCACGGGCAGTATGCTGTACAACAGGCAGCTCAGAACGACTTGTATGACAAGGCATTCATCTTCCAAGACACGGACTTGTTTAGCACGCTGGGCTACTACCGTCTTTGGGGTGGTGGGACGGATGAAGATATCGACCTGGTCACCCACTATGCTAAGAAAACTAAGTCCGATCTATACATCGTGATGAATGATCAGATTCCGTTTGAGCAGGATCCTCTTCGTTACGGTGGCGATAAGCGTGAAAGCCAAACTCAATTCTGGATCGATCTACTTGAAGAGTTCGATTGTGAATACACCGTCGTAGCTAACACAGACTTGCGCAAGCAGCGTCGTGAAGTCGCTAACGATGTGATCAAGATGTTTGACTACTACACCACACCTATCAGAGAATATGAAAGGAACTGATAATGGATGAACAAGAACGAATCGCCAAGATCAGCGCCCGCGCTGCAGTTCATATGGAAGACTGGCTTGGCAGACTGGAAAACAGTGAAAACACTGAGGATGATCTACTCGCATCGGTCTACGCCGGACTGATTGTTGCTAAACTGCTGGGGTATTCTCCTCAAGCACTGGTCGACGACGCTACGAAAGCCGCCACCAAACTTCTCAGCCAAATCCCCGCAGAAGACTTGACTTCCGAGTGATTTGACTATGGCTTACGTCGTGTAAGGTGTCTGCCCAGACACCAACCATCAGCCAGGAAGGTGGGTAAGTATTCAGACTGTATATGTCGAGACTTTTCACCTTCCTTTTTAACCCACACTTTGTTTGATCTTGTTCTGCTCATCTTTTGTCGGGTCTCATCTGACAGTTTCTTGCCTATGTTAGCCTGCCTCAATTTCTCTTTGGTAGCATCCGACCACCCAGTGTAGTGATTATGAGGCATAAATCCTGGTCTAGGGCCTCGAAGTTTTACCTTGACGTCTTCTCTTTTTGCGGGGTTATCTATACTCATCTTGGCTTTCAGTTCGTCAGAGTGAGTTTTACCATAGAAGTGATTTCTCTCACCTTTCATGCGTTCAGATCGTACAGTTCTTTGTTCTTCTTTGATTTGCTGGTATATCTTACCGCTAGGTGAGTATCGTTTAGACCTGCCATTACCGTTGACAAGTGACCACAAGGCGTATATCATTTTCTCATAATGGGTCTTAGACGTTACCATCTTTGGGAGAAGTCGATGACACACGTAGTGTTCTTTGGGGGTAAGGAGTACGAGATTGGCATCTTCGTTTGGGCCTCCACACGATTTAGGGACAATGTGATGTTCCTCATAAATGCGTGAATCCGTCCTTTTCCTGTTTTCTGAAAGGGACTTATTGATGATAGTGAAATATGTGCGAGTGTACTTGTTGGAAATATAAATATCCATAGCTGCGATGCTCCTAAACTGTTTATCGTAGAGTTCTTGGGTATTGGTACTACCGCGAAGAACGTTTTGCAAAGAGATTGCGAAACTATTTATACATTAGAGGAGTTCTAATATGTCAAATACCACTAAAATGCGGGATGCTCTTGTGTTTGTAGGGAGATTCCAGCCGTTTCATAATGGACACAAGGCGGTCATTGATGCCGCGCTCAAGCAAGCCAAACAGGTTGTCGTTGTAGTCGGATCCAGTTTCGCTGCTCGGAGCATTCGAAATCCCTTCACATTCCAAGAACGCAAGGCCATGATCGATGCTGTCTATAAGGACGAAGTCGTCTCATGGGATGCTGGCAGTCTCAAAGGCTTCGCAACCAGCCCTCGTGTTCTCGTTGTCCCTGTCTCTGACTACCCCTATGACGACAACAAGTGGGTCAATGCAGTGCAGAAGGTCGTTGATGAAACACTCGGCCCGCATTTCAACGATGTTGGCCTGATTGGTCACTCGAAAGATCACACTAGCTACTACTTGAATATCTTCCCGAAGTGGAAGAACCATGTTGAAGTGCCTAACGTCGATGGTATCAATGCCACCGACATTCGAAAGTCGCTTTTTGATTCCACTGATTACGAGGAATACGATTCCATCAGGGAAGTTATGCCTTCACAATCTCATTGGGAAATGAAACGGATTATCTCAAATAACAGTAATACTGGTGGAGCATGGGGTAAACTTCTTGTTGAATACCAGATGATCAAGAAGTACAAAGAGGCGTGGAAGGCTGCACCGTTCCCGCCGACCTTCATGACTGTCGATGCTGTTGTGGTTCAGTCGGGTCACATCCTGCTTGTCAAGCGCGGTGACATGCCGGGAAAAAATTTATGGGCATTACCCGGAGGGTTCCTCAACCAAGAAGAGACGATGGTTGATGGTTGCATTCGTGAGTTGAAAGAAGAAACCAAGATCAAGGTTCCTGTTGCTGTTCTAAAGGGGTCTATCAAGGCATCCAAGACTTTTGATGCTCCGAATCGTTCGGCTCGTGGGCGTACCATCACCCAAGCGTTCTACATCGATCTTGGTGTTGGCGAGCTTCCCAAAGTGAAAGGATCTGATGATGCTGAAAAAGCGTTTTGGGTTCCACTGAATGAGATTGGAAAGCAGCGCGATCGGTTCTTCGAAGATCATGCTTTCATGATCGACTATTTTGTTCCTGTACTGTGAGGAGAACATAATATGAAAATCATCGAACCTGGCCGAGTTGGCGAAAAATGGGCTATGCGCCATCGTTGTACTGCATGGGGTAATGGTGGCGAAGGTTGTAACGCTCTGTTGGAGATTGAGTTCAACGATCTCAAGTATTTTCCGGGGACGGGTGGAGAAGTTACTTGGGGTTATCGCGACCCTGCAGTATGTTTCAAATGCCCCTGCTGCGGTAAGCTGACCGACCTCGGTTTGAATGATTGGCCCACTGGTTACAAAGAACTGGATCGGTGGACTAAAGAATGGCAGGAGGCTAAACCAGCCGCTGCTTAAACAAAGCCCAGGACAGAGAGTCTTGGCATAACACAAACAATAGAAGGAGTTTCTATTATGAAGACTGTACTTAGCTTTATCAGTACCATCGTTCGCACCGACAGCTACAAGTTCAGCCAATGGATGCAATATCCCAAGGGAACCACTCACATCAGCTCGTACATCGAGTCACGTGGTGGTGAAGATATGTCGGTATTCTTTGGACTGCAAGCATTCATCAAAGACTACCTACTGACTCCGATCACGATGAAGGATATCGATCGTGCAGAGCGTATTGTTACTGCACATGGCCTGCCTTTCAACCGTGAAGGTTGGGAGATCATCGTCAAAGAGTATGGTGGGCTTCTCCCTCTCGAGATCCAGGCTGTTCCGGAAGGAACGTTCATGGAAACTCACAACGTTCAAGTGCAGGTTGTCAACACCGATCCTCGTCTGTGGTGGCTGACCTCGTACATTGAAACCGCTCTGCTGCGTGGTGTATGGTATCCTTCCACTGTTGCGACCAAGAGCCGCAAGATGAAGGTGCTTATTGCTAAAGCCCTACACGAAACGTCGGATGTTCCTGTGATGGATCAACTGACGTTCAAACTGCACGACTTTGGTGCTCGTGGTGCCAGCTCGGGTGAAACAGCAATCCTTGGTGGTATGGGACACCTTGTCAACTTCATGGGCACCGACACGTTCGAAGCTCTTGAAGGGGTGATGGCGTACTACAACACTGATCAGGTTGTTGGATTCTCAATTCCCGCTTCTGAACACAGCACGATTACTTCTTGGGGCCGTGAAAACGAAGTTAAGGCATTCGAAAACATGCTGGACAAGTTTGGTGGGCCTGGCAAGATCCTTGCATGTGTCTCGGACAGCTTTGACATCTATGCGGCATGCCGTGATCTTTGGGGCGACAAGCTGAAAGATAAGATCGTCAACATGGGCGGCACCTTGGTGGTACGTCCTGACAGTGGTGATCCCGAAACAGTTCCTGTCGAGGTCGTTAAGATCCTTGCTGAGAAGTTTGGATACACGATCAACAGTAAGGGATATAAAGTCCTTCCTCCTTACATCCGAGTGATTCAGGGAGATGGTATCAACGAACACACGTTGCCCATTATCCTTGAGAACCTCAAAGCTGCTGGGTTCAGTGCCGATAACATCGCCTTCGGTATGGGCGGTGGTCTTCTGCAGGCTTGGAACCGCGATTCGCTGAAATATGCGATGAAGGCTTCGGCCATTCGTATCAACAACGGTGAGTGGGAAGGTTTCAGTAAAGACCCGATCACTGACAAGGGCAAGCAGTCCAAAAAAGGCCGTCTTGCTCTCGAATACCAGTGTGGTATTGGTTCTTGCGGTTTCAGAACGCTGCCCGAGGAGGTATCCAAGCAAAACATTCTGCGGACCGTGTTCAAGAACGGTGAGCTGTTGATCGAAGACACGTTCGAAGCAATTCGCAAGCGAGCTGCTTTGATGGAAAGCGAATACATTCCTCGTGAAACTGGGAGGTACTAATCATGTATACTGAAAAGACACCATTTGACGATGCTGTGATGATGGGGCTCATTTGGAAAATGAACGATGAGCGCAACAAAGGTCTACGGTATCCTGACGGAACGCCAAAGACGTTCTTTAAGGATCGTAAAGATCTGAATGGGTACGGATATCCTCATCGGAAAGATCGTTGTCCTGAATGTGGACAGTGGGAATGTGACTACGAGGGAGTAGGTCATTACAGAGGGTGAGGAGCTTCGGCTCCTCACCCATTTACATTTATGAGGTGAATATGAGAGACACAATTCGTTATGCAAAAGTCAATCGAATCAGCAAAAAGCTACTTGTCGAGGATGCATACAAGAAATCGAACATGTTCAAGGGTTGGCATGTGACACGAGATCTATTTGATTGGGTTTTCAATCAAATGGTCAAACGTGGGTATCTACAACCTTACTACGATGATGTAGTTACTGAAATGTACGATTACACTCCCGCTAAGTGTAAGCTGCTTTCCGATAAAATCATGAAAGCAATTCACAACTATGAATACGATTTCAATACAACAATCACACCAGATGATTACGTTGTCGTAATGGGTGAAGACACGTATTTTCAAACGGTTCATGAATCCGACATCAACACACCTTACTTTTACAGTCCGATGATGTTTAAGACAGACCTTGCTTACAACGATCCGTATAGGGGACGTGTGTTTAATGCGTGGTCTGTTCATGTTGTCCCTGGATTTGATGGCTTTGTTATTCTACCTAAAGCTATTGTAGAGAAGAGGGTCGGTTAATATGACAAAGCACATTATCCACGTCAACCGTCAGCACATAGCGATGAATGCAAAGGACGGTTTAGATAGACCTGTATATACGATCAAGACGGGCAAAACTGTCAGGTATGGCCGAGAGGTACTGATTGACGGACCATCGAAATTGGTATACAATGGTTCACAACTCTCATGCGGTGCTCGTGCCTGGATTGAAACGGATTCGGAGATACAGATCGTTGATGAGATGACATTCAATGAAGCGAGGAATGCATTATGAAAGACGTTCTGTGGAAAGCAGATCTGGACAACAAGTATCAGTGTTCTGTTAAGCAAACAGATGAGTTTTACGGAGTGCTGACAATTAAAGAAGGTGCTAAGGTTCTTCTTGAACGTCAGGTATCGATGACCTACAGTCCTGTTTTTGGACCGGATGTTTCCGATATTGCAGAGTGGGAATCTCAAGCAATCGAATTCATTGATAACGGGAAATAACAATGAAATGGTCACCCCAACAAGAAGCAGCCTTGAAGGCTGTCGATAAGTGGTTCTATCAAGAATCCAAGAAGAAGCAAATCTTCCGTGTGTTTGGGTATGCAGGGACGGGCAAGTCGACTCTCGCGAGGCATTTCGCTGAGACAATCGATGGTGATGTTCTGTATGCAGCTTTCACAGGCAAAGCTGCGCTTGTCATGCAAAAGAATGGATGTGTCGGAGCACGTACAATCCATAGCTTGATCTATATTGCAGATGTCGATGACAAAACCGGCGAAGTGACATTCCGTCTCAATCGGAATGGTAGCATTTTGAAAGATGCTGCCTTGCTGATTATTGACGAATGTTCAATGGTCGACGAAAAAATGGCGAAGGATCTACTTTCATTCCGAAAACCAATTCTCGTGCTCGGCGATCCTGCACAACTTCCTCCCGTCTCAGGTGCTGGTTTCTTCACGGATGCAAAGCCTGATGTGATGCTGACAGAGATTCACCGTCAAGCAGAAGATAACCCGATCGTGTATCTTGCAACGCAAGTCCGAAACGGAACATATCCCGATTTCGGTGATTATGGTGAAAGTCGTGTCGTTAGCAAGATCTCATCTCAAGACGCTTTGAATGCGAGTCAAATTCTTGTCGGGCGAAACGTAACAAGAGATGACCTCAATCGCAAAGTCCGTAAGCTGTTGAAACTGGATCCAGACGCTCCTGTTGTAGGGGATCGGTTAATCTGTTTGAAGAATGACCATGACTTGGGCATCTTCAACGGTGGAATGTTTACGATCTGGAGCATTAACCAACAGAAGTACAAGACCAACTTTTTCCATTACACATTGGATCGTGATGATGGTACTAATGAGTTGCCTGTTAAAGTCAAGGTCCACAAGAGCTTCTTTGTTAGTGACGCTGCTAAACCTGACTGGAAAACGCTGAAAGGGTCGCAAGAGTTTGACTATGGATACGCTATCACGTGCCACAAAAGTCAAGGTAGTCAGTGGGATAATGTGTTGATCTACGATGAGTCGTGGTGTTTTAGAGATGTATGGCAACGTTGGTTGTATACTGCGATCACCCGTGCATCAGATAAAATCACGTTGCTAAAGAACTGACGGTTGACTCCGTCAGTTCACTCTCCTATATTAGAGGTAGACAAGGAGACCGACAATGAAATCGTATCAAACGCTGTCCTCGCTGATTCGTAAGATCAACCAGACGCAGTTGAAGTATGTGGAATATACCACTGTCAAACTTGCTGATGGTAAGTTCACTGCAAAGTTCGTTTGTCTGTCTGACCTGGAAAAGAAAGCTGTTCAGAAAGAAGGGTTCCTCATGTGATGGCAGAGGTTAAAGAAGTTCCAATCTCAAAGAAGCTGCTAACTCAGCTCCCTCCTCCGGTTGATGAAAAACCGGAGGTTAAACCCGATCCGAGAGACGAAGTGATTGAAAAGCTGACCCAACGTCTGGAAGCGGTCGAAGCACAGATTGCGTTCATTGCGTCGTTTGAAGCGAAGCTGTTGAAAGCATTCAATGACGAGATTGCTATTCTTGAAGAGGGATCGAAGCTGACCAAAAACGAGATGCAACGCAGCGCGTTCGTATCAATCGCTAACGCACTCGAGAGAGTACGCGATCGGTGGGCTAACGATTTCAGTTTCCACATCGACCGTAAGAAATTGTCGTTTGTACGAAAGAAGGTGTCTGATGAGTAGAGACATGTGGGTGATATCTGACACCCATTACAATGCTGCCTCTTTCGGAAAAAACAGACTATCAAATTTATTTCGTTGAATCGGACTGGAAATACCGTATGTTTGATTTGATGGTCGAGTCGTTCCCCGTTATAAACGAAATCGGGGTATTCAACGCGAAATCTAACCCAACCGGTGTAGTACGTGACCACACGTTTTCTCGTAACAGTGGGTTTCGTCTTGGGGTGTTTCCTAACATATTATACCATGTCGAGAACTGTAACATAATTACCCATTCAAAAAACTGTTCCATATCAGCTAAAAAACAAGATGATGTTATAACACTAGATGAGTTGTTTCACAAAATAAGGCACACTACGTATTATTGGCCTGAACAAAAAGACACGTTGAAAAATATAGAAGGGTACGAAAATGGAGAGAGATGGTCTAGGAGAAAGGAGGTCTAATAGTGTGTATACGAGAAAAGCCCGTGATATTTGGGTTATTTCTGATACACACTATTAGCCGGGGTTCAACCAACCGGATATACTGACGTTCTACGATTTCAAGGGCCGTCGTGTTCGTGACTTCAATTCTGTTGAAGAAATGAACGAACGCATCCTCGAAGGCTGGAATAGTGTTGTCAAACCCAATGACATCGTCTACCACCTCGGGGACGTTTTCTATGACCGCACACCTGAACATCGGGCGAAGTTCGAGGTTGATTGGCGTAAGTTCAATGGCCACAAGCGACTGATTGTTGGCAACCACGATGACATTCGTTATCTTTCTGGCAAAGACTCAGAAGGTCGCTGGCTATTTGAGAAAGTGATGTTCTGGCGTAAGTATCCTGAGTTTGGCTTGATCCTAACTCACGATCCACGTCACGAAAGCGGTCTCTACAGTAGCGTGGACTTCTCCAAGCAACTGCTCAATGTTCACGGACATATTCATAGCATGGAATCGCCTCCTGGACCTTATCGCAATGTTTGCGTTGAGGTAGTCGATTACACTCCAGTCAATATCGAGGAGCTGCGGATATGGTGAACGAATCAGACGTCCTGGGCATCCTTTGGTATGACGGTGAAGATGGTATCAGGCACTATAGAAGTAGAGGTTTTGGACCGAAATACAAACGTTTCTACACTTGGATCAAATCATCCTCATACCGATGCACTGGAGACGACATGCCTTGGGATTATTTTGTGTTCGATGATCCCAACGATCATGAACGTTTGGTAGCTGACTTTCCTGGAGATGTATGGCATGACTCTTGATGATTTCACGGTAACTGTTGATGGCGTCGACTACTTCATTAAATGCATTCGGCAGGGAAAATCCTGGAACGATATCAGCTATAATTTCTCAACAGTAGTCAACGGTGCGGAGCTGATGTTGGAAAGCAATGCATCGAACGAATTGATTCACGATCTCTCGGTTATTATGGGTCTGAATCCCGAACACGAGCTTGTAAATATCATGGCCGTAGAAATCGAAAATGAAATCAAGAGGAAATACCACAATGTACAGAATTAAGGCACAAGGCTACGGTGGTGGTGGACCGTCCGTACCAACGAGAGATTCAGACGATATCAATGTTGTCCGCGAAGAGATTGCGGAATTGATCGAGAGCGACCACGTTGTCCAACTCTACCGAGTCAATGCAGATGGATCTGAAACGCGAATCGATTTTGAATGCTACACAACAACTACAGTCGTGATTGGAGATTAGTCGAATGAATACATTTACGGGAACGGACATCATTGTGGTTCACAGCGGTCATCGACTGTATAAGGAAGATGGATCGGATCAATTCCTTGAGGTGCTCGAAGGACAGGCCGTGAGGTCGGGTAATTGCATCTACATGGTGGAAAGCGACTACATTAAGTTGAAAGATTGGTTAGACAAAACAGGAGATGCATGATGAGTAGAATGCCCAAAGGATATGAAGTTAACCTGCCAGGATGTTTCATTGCTGGCGGTGCTGTTCTGTCTCGAGCCACGAAGACTGAAACGAACGATTATGATGTGTATCCCAAGACCGATAAGGCCATGATCGACGCATTCTACACTCTGATTGAAGAAGATGGGTGTTTTGTTGTCAACATCTCCGATCGTGCTGTCACGTTCAAATCAAACGACATCACCAATGACAAAGGTGAACGTGGCATTATCCAAGTCATGACGTACGATACCTTTGAGACTGCTGAGAAGATCTTCGAGCATTTCGACTTCACTGTTTGCATGGGCGCGTTCGATTGCGATACTAAGGAACATACCTTTCATCCAGACTTTTATCCTGACATCGCATCCAAGACAATTCGTTTCAATCCCAATACTCGATATCCGTTAAACAGTCTTCTTAGGTTGACCAAATACACCGCAAAGGGATACCATATTGGTAAACCCGAACACATCCGCATGATTCTGACCGCCATTGATAAGGGTCTGCCCACATCTTGGCAGGAGCTGGAATCACAAATTGGTGGAACATACGGTCGTGAGATCAGTCTCCGAGTCGAAGATGAACAATTCACACTGGAACGTGCGCTGGAGGTATTAGCGGACATCGAATCGTTCACCTACTACGAACGTGATAAAGAAATCACAGAGGAGATGTCGACTGGGGAATACTTGGAGGATCTTTTCTCACGTGATCTCAAAACGGTTGTTGTCAACGCTGACGGCGAATACTTCCTCGTTGATACTGAAACTATGGTGGCAACACGCTTTTTAGGTGAAGCCAAACCCAAAAACTACACTCTGTTGAACGAAAACGATCCTGAGTTCCGCCTCTACGGGTACAAGGTTCTGAAAGACAACGGGAACGGAACATACGGGCCAGGGTTGTATAACACGTACGGAAAGAAGGTCGTGTATGTTCCTGGTCAGGAGACAGAGGAACTAAATAGCCCGTACTTGTTTGTCTTCAAAGATCTAAAACAGGCTCGTTCACGAGTTGGAGCAAGCCGTGACGTGTTTAAGGTTTCATATCGCGCTGGTGATCTGAAAATGATCAACAAGTCGGGAGAGATCCAAGTTACGAGGATGAGAATCGACGAAAGGGTTTCTGATGAATGATAAAGTCGTGATATATAGAGAAGAGTACGAAAGGCTTCTAAAGGAGCACGAACTCTTAGCGATCCTTCGCTCATACGGTGTTGAGCAGTGGGAGTATTGGGATAAGGCAATCAATGTTTTGAAGGAAGAGGAACAGAAAAATGGCAACAGCTGAACAATACGCAAAGTGGTGCTTGATGTTGATCGAAGGCCAGGATCACATGGTCGATGAGATTTTCGAGGCACTGTATGATGACGGGTTCGTTGACTCGGATCAAGAGTGGGTGTATGACGAAGAGGAAGATGAATAATCAGGAGACCCTTCGTCATGAGCATCCACAATATTGTTGAGGAACTGAACGCCAGCAACAGCTCGAACCACAAGGTCGCTGTTTTGAAGAAGCACAAAGACAACGCTCTGCTACAGCGTGTGCTGAAAATGACCTACGATAAGGTGATCTATCGTTATTATCTGACGATGAATCATTGGTACAAGAAACTGGGAGGCAATCCTTTCCCAGTTTCGGAAAATGCAACGACTACGCTCGAGCAAGCTCTCGACTTCCTCGAGCACAAGCTGTCTGAACGTCTCGTGACTGGCAATGATGCGATCGAGGCGATGGAGCGCGTGTTCCTTTCGATGGATGCTACCGACCGCGATCTTCTGATCAAAGTGATTAATCGCGATCTGCGTATTAACTGTGGCCGTACGCAGATCAACAAAGTGTTCGGCGATCTGATCACAAAACCTGTCTACATGCGTTGCGGTGTGTTTACTGCCAAGACTGCAAAGGACATCAAGTTCCCTGCTTTCATTCAGTTGAAGGCAGATGGGACGTATCGTGAGATGCAAGTCTCCGGTGGTAAGATCGAGTTCCTGTCTCGTAGCGGTGAGCAGTACGACTACACGTTTGCAAACGATCTGATCGACGTGCTGCCTGATGGTCACTACATGGGTGAGATGATTGTTGAAGGGACTGAGAACCGTGCGGAAAGCAACGGTCTTCTGAATTCTGACAATCCTCCGATGGATAAGATCGTGTTCCATCTGTGGGATTATGTTACTCCCGAAGAATATACGGATGCTTCGCGTAAGGTGAAAAACACCACCAAGTATGCCAAGCGTCTTCGGACTCTCAGCGAAATCCTTGCAAATGTTGAACACCGTCAATTGAAACTGATCGAATCTCATCTGGTGTCCAGCATTCCGGAAGCATTCGACAAAGTCACAGCTTGGATGGAACAGGGTCTTGAAGGTGGCATTCTTAAGGATGCAGATGGTGTGTTCAAGGACGGCACCAGCAAGCATCAGTTGAAGATGAAGCTTGAGATGACGATTGACGTTCGTGTCACCGGCTTCAAGGAAGGTCGGATCGGAACCAAGCGTGAGAAGACGTTTGGTGCGATTGAATACAAGACCGACGATGACAAGATCAAGGGATCGTGCTCGGGGTTCAGCGATGAACAGCTCGAGAAGATCAACAGCAATCGTGATTGGTACATCGGCAAGATTATCGCCGTCACCTGCAATGACATCACCCGTGGTCGTGACAGTGAGCACTATGCTCTGTCTCACCCTCGCTTTGATGAGGTTCGCACTGACAAAACCGAAACCGATACTCTCGAGCGTGCTCTGGAGATCAAGCAAATGGCAATGAGCTTCGCATGACTAACAAAATCTGTATCGCAGAAGATACACAGGGTGGGACTTACCATCCCATCCTGTTCTATCCTTCACCAAAACCATCTGAGTATGACGAAGACTATTGGCGTCATTACTCGTATGCTCACCTGACAGAGGGGTTTGCTTCTTTCGAGGAAGCATATAAATGGGCTTCCGAACACGCGTCAGAGGACGGCAATCTCGAATTTGTAGACGTTACTATCTCGTGCAATGGTCTGACTGGAACGTCTGTTGTGTATTATTTCAAAAGGTGATAAAGTGCACTTCGTTGTATCAGACTACGCAGCAACCGGTGAAGGTAGAACTATTTCCATCCTGATCACGTATCTTCACCCAAAAGATGAAGATTATGAGGTTAAGCCTCACTTCGAGGAACAACGAGATGAAAATGGTAGGGTTGTGTTTAATCGAGGCGTTCTAAAGACAAAAGTCGAGGACATCTTAATTCGCGACTTTGCCGAGACGTTTGATGGTTGGATGGCAATGGGCGCCGAAATTCTTGATAAAGATCAATTCATCGAACGGTTCGGTCGTTTTGTTCCAGAGTTTGTTGTTCGGTCAATCAAAGAACCGATGGGTAACTTCCACTACTTCGCTCAAATCCACGTTAACTACAGCTAACACTTGAAAGGAAAATACATGTCATTTTTGAAAGCTGTCTTCTTCACTCTTCCGCTTATGGCGATTGCCGCAATCGGTCTTGCGTATCTTCTTTCAACGCAAACTGTCCAACCGCGGATCGATGAAGTGCTTCTCAAACTCGAAACTGCTACAACGCAGATGGAAGCTTCTCGTACTGAATCAGAGGCAACAGCAGAAGCGTTGCGACAAATCAATGCAAAGCTGGACACGCTAATCGCTCGTCCCTAAGGAAAAGCCCCGAAAGGGGCTTTTTTCTTATCCTCTTCTACCGTTTGCCAGGAACCGCTCGGCAACAGCAACGTTACCTGGGCTTTTACTGTGCTTGGCAACGTATTCCCAGTGTTCTGGTGTAGCCTGATTATGCCACAAGACGTCGCTCTCGATGCGAGGATTGTCGAGTTTCAACGCGTGGTGTAGGTTGTCTGAGGTTACGTGGTCGTGACTAAGAGCGTCGAGCGCCATCTTCCCATTATCGTTTTGATGAGCAAAATCCAACGCCTTGTTGATCGTATCAGAAGATATGTTCGGATGCTCTGCTACCTTTTCTTTAACTCTCATCGGATAATCACCGTTCAGAACCTTGCGTAGATGTGCATCTGTAACCTTGGTATTGGTTCTGTGGATCAATGTACTTAAAACATGCCGATCTTTCTCGTGGTCAAGAACTTTATCAATCTGCTCAGGAGAGATTCCAGGACTTTCAGCAGCCGCAATGCGGAGTTCTCTGTTACTGTGATTCAGAAACGGTTCGATGTGATGTGGTTTTATGTTACGGTTGCCTAGAGCAGCCCAAACAGTGCCTGATCGCGTTTCAGGATCCTGTGACAGAGCTTTTGTGAGGTTAGCATCAGTAGCCGCTTTATGCAGAGCAGCTCCTTGACGTAGACGACCATCGTCACTATCCAACCATTTATCGATGTTGGATGGCTTGACGTTTCTGTGTTGGAGAGCAATGTATGGGTAATGCTGAGCGACAACGTTCAACTGCGCAGATGTTGTCTTAGGATGTTGTGCTGCAGCATGAAACAAATCATCGCTAGGATCGGTCTTGAGAGCTTTCTCAATGTGGCTCGAATTGACAGCAGGGGATTCGAACACAGCTCGTTTTTGAGCCCAGTTACGATTGGTATCTGGAGCGTCCAACACTTTATGCAGATGTTCGGCTGTAACATTAGGATTCTTTAGAGCCGAAGTCGCTGTGTGACTATGTGTGCTGTTCAACGCTTTTTCTAGGTGTTCACCTTTCAGATTTGGGTGTTTAGCTGCAAGACCCCATACGTCTGCAGGCGTCTCCTGAGTAGTGTGTAGAACGTGTGACAACGTTTCGCCTGAAATATTTGGATGTGTTAGCAGCACTCTCAGCTTCTCAGCACTCTGCTTTTCGTACGGTTTTGCGAGTTCTTCGTGGGTTTCTTTATCAACCTCAGCTCCAGGTGCTGCTGGGTGAAGAGCATACCTCATTCCATTGTCGTTATACACATTGCGGTTTTTGACAAATGTTCCCCTTTTATACTCGCCAGAAAGCTGGCTCGCGACACGATGAGCATCCTGTGTGAAGTTGGGGTGTTTTATACCATATTCCGCATCGACGGAGTAGATGGTATGACCCTCATCGTTGTGATGTGGGTGTAATGTTGCTCGGTAGATTTCCTGCCCGTTGTGGTCGTGAACAAAATGGACAACGGTGCCGTGTTGGATCTCTTTATCAAGATAATGCTTGTTTATGCCATTCTCAACGTTTTTACAGCTTATGTCGTGCCACGAGTGGCCGTTTGGATGCTCTGCGTTTGGCTCAGGATTTGTCTGGCCAGCTACTTCCGTACCACGTACCGTTGTGGTTTTGAGCGTTGACGTTTTGGCTATCTTACGTGATGGATCTTGGTCAAACTGATTGCGAAGGTCGTTATCCTTAATCAGACGGCCAATCTTCACTTCTCGACCGTGACGATCGAGAGTCGTTCCTTTTTTGTAATCCTCGTGAGAAATAGGCTGGCCTAGATGGGCTTCGAGCTGGTGATGAATTTCTGACTTGTCGTCATGCTCGATCTCGCCGTGTATCTTGTCATTCCCAGCTCCAAAGAAATGGTCCGTGTCAGCGCGAGCCTTATCGGTCATGCGAACGTCTTTATACCGTTCCCTTTGCTTGTCTGTTAGATATTCCAACAAAAACGATTTGAACTTTATCATTCGGCTTGTATTCCTCTTTGACGCAGAGAGCTAATGGCTTGTTTTCTCAGATCGCCTGTCTTATATGTATCCAAAACGTGCTTGATTGCATGTACCGGCGTATTGAAGTTGCGCAGTGCAGCTTCCTTATTGAATACGCTTTCATCATGTTTGACAGCATGCTCCAGATCGTCCGGATGAGTGTTGTCGTTCATGATAGCATCATATCTGTTTGCTTCTTCTGGATCGTGTCTGACGATATGTGAGAGAACATGAGCAGGAGCATCGTGACGATTGGCAATGATATTTCGAACATTCCAGTTGTCGTGCTTGGCCAGTCTCTCCATATGTTCCGGAGCGAGATTCCGGTGGTTGGCTAGCTGTTTGTATATACGACTTGCGAATATGTTCTTTGATATGCCCGGTCTATCGAGAAGATGCGTAATGTGCTCGGCACGCAACGATGGGTGACGAGATATTGCGGATATCATATCGTCATCATCAGGCGTATGCTTCACTATGTGATCCATATGCTCTTTGCTGAGATTATCGTGATTATCGATCACATCATAGGTGATGCGTGGGTTGTTTAGTTTCAACGCATCCATGATATTTTCCGAAGATGCGTTGGGATGTGATGCAGCGAACTCTTTTATAGTTGTCGTGAATCTTGGATCGGTGCTACGAAGAGCTTTGCCAATGTGTTCAGACGTTGCGTTGCTTTCACGGTGGAACATAGCTTCGAGTGCGTTGTTATGTCCATGATCCATAATGTAGTCGAGATGTTCTGGTTTAGCTTTGTGATGAAAAGCTGCATGTGTTGTGATACGAGGACTGGAGTCACGGACAGCGGTGTGCAGATGGCTGTCATTGACGAGGTCAGAACGCGTCAATGCCGCTTGTCTCACGTAAACGTCAGGATGTTGTAAAGCCTGAGTTATATGTTCTGGGGTAGCATTCTTGTTCATTACAGCCGTTTGCACAACTTCCGAGTTCGGATCGTGCTTGATAACTTGTGAAAGCAATTCAGGTGTTGCATGGCGGTTTTTAGCCATATGACGGCGAATGTCCGCTGGCATGTCAGGCTCAAGAGCTCGTTTAACATGATCCGCTGTAATTTTGGACCCGTTGTGTAGAGCCATACGCTTAACGTGGTCGTCGGGATCGTTCAAAGCTGTCGTGATGTGTTCTGGTGTCACAAGATCGCTTCTCAATAAAGCGTGTCCTCTCAGTGCTCCATTTGGTTCGTATTTCAGAACCTTGGACACGTGATCGCTTGTGAAAGCAGGGTGCATCATGATATCATGTTTGTCACTGGTTGAACCGTGTGTTAAGATATCTGAAATATGCCCTTCGGATATGCCAGGGTGGAACATATTACTCTTGCCGTTGTCGTTGTATACTTCCGGGTGCTTCCAGAACGTTCCTGGCTTATATTCACCAGAGAGCTCCTTCGCGACGCGCTGGGCATCAGCTGTGAACTTCGGGTGTTTGATACCATACTCAGCATCCAAGCCATATGCAACATCACCATGTTCGTTATGGTGCGGGTGAAGCGTTGCTCGATATATTTCTTGGCCGTTGTGATCATGTACATAGTGAACAACAGTCCCGTGCTTGATTTCTGGCTCGAGATAACGCCTATTGATTCCTGACTCAATGTTCTTACAGCTATAACCCTTCCACGAATGTCCCTCAGGATGTTCAGCATTGGGTACAGGGTTTGTCTGCCCTGCAACCTCAACACCGCGAACGGTCGTTGTTTTCAGAGTGGGTGCTTTTGCAATCTGACGAGATGGGTCCTTGTCAAACTGAATACGTAGGTCATTGTCCTTGATCAAACGTCCGATCTTCACATCACGGTTGTGTTTGTCTTTCACGGTTCCCTTGTTGTATTCTTCATGAGATACCTCTCGCCCGAGATGGTTCTCGAGTTGCTTATGTATCTCGGACTTTTCACCGTGTTCGATTTCGCCGTGAACCTTGTCGTTACCGACACCGAAAAATTCATCGGTATCGGCACGAGCTTTGTCGGTCATGTGGACGTTTTTGTAACGTTCACGTTGGCTGTCGGTTATATACTCTATCAGATACGATTTGAAGCTGCGCATTTATCTAGCCTTTTTAAGGAGGAAACGTTGTGCCTTGAGATGCTCTTCGAGCGTCAACGGGTAAGGTCTCTTATTAGGATTCAGCATATACGACTCAACAACTTCCTTGTTCTTGTTGGTCGTTGTATCGTAGTCTGGGTGATGGAGCGAAGACTCGATATGATGAAGCTGACCAGGCATAGCTATAACGTGGTGTTGGTAAGTTCTATCGTACCTTCCTTGCGCTGGCTTCTCTGCTGTAAACAGCGTGGGTCCGTGACGTGTAAACGTGTAGCCGTTTCCTAGCCTCTTTGCTAGATGCTCTTCATACGCCTTCGACGCTTCTTCTGGTGGTAGATTCGTTTTGAACATCTTAGTCTTAGACGCAGGGTCGACATGCGTACCGACAAAGCGAGGCTCTTTACCCTTGTTGTCCATCATGTAACGAATACGGTTCATCGTCGCATAAAGAGTCTGACCTCCGTGCTTTGAATTTGCCGCTTCTTTGACACTATCGGGAACGCTATCGTTGAACGATTTGACCCAACCGACACTTACAGGAGACTCGCGGTGAATTTGGTTTGGTCCGTGGAATGACGTTATAGAAGCGACGTGTTTCCCGTCATCGTCCAACACATGCCACTTATGCCCTTTCGTATCTTGGCCATAAGGTGTCTTGGTATCAAAATCGCCGGCATACCGTGTTTTGATAGGATCGATTCGCGAGTTTTTACCAAATGCGTGATCTTGCGATATGTATGTGATGTTGCTAACAGCATCAGAAACGCTGTCATGTGGCTTGTGGAAGTTTCTCGTCAGAAGGTTTTCGTGAACCTCAGGGTGCAACAGCTTGTAGTCGGGGTGCCATTCCGACTTGACTTCATTTCGCTTGTAGCCGCCAGTTCTTTTCAGTATGGCGACTGGCTCGTTCGTGTGCTTGTTCTTCACTAGATGGGTGTTGTTGTCGAGCTTCTGAGATGTGAGTTCGTATTCCATGTTTGGCTCTCTTATTTCAACTTCAAACGCTTCTTAGCAATGGACGACACCTCTTCGGCTGAATCGTTTGCTAGGTTAGCAAGGGTTTCTTGAGGTGTGTTCTTGTGACTCGCAATGTTTTGACGCACGAACGAGAACGGCGAGTCAGCCAGCTTACTCAGAGTCGAAGGCGGAGCACTCGGTGAAGACGATATCGCGCCATGCAAGGATTGACCCACATCCATAGCTTTTTGGAAGTGAGACATTTGAACTTTTGGGTGGTGTAGAACACGTGTTCTATCCCAGCTATGTCCACTATCGAACACGTGATGGAGAACATCCCCGTTGATGGATGGATGCTCCATCACCTTTTCCTTTTCATACTCCGTTTTGCTAGAAGCTGCAGCGTTGAACAACGTTTTCAAGTGTTCGGGTTTCAGGTTCTTATTGTCAAGCAGATAACCTACTGGAGCGGTGCCTTGCTTGCTAGCGTTGACCTGACGATCAAGCTGAGCAGGTGATGCCTTGAGATATCTCGAAGCGTATATTCTCATTGTGTTCGTTGCACCTGGTTGTTTATCTGTTTTGTCAGCAACATCCAGCACTCGATCGAGGTGGTCTTTTGTGAAATGCTTGGAACGGATCATCGTATCAAGAGCAGGGCTAGAACCTCCACCGCTTCTTTCAAGATGATCCATATGAGTATTGAACACATGCTCTCTCGTCTCTGGAGACGTCTTTGGAGAATCGAAGATGGCTCCAGAAATTGCAGACTCGCCTCTATTGTGCTGCGCATGCAAACTACGAAGCTGGCGATCATCCATCTCAACATGTGGGTTGTTGACCAGGTGCGTATGGATGTGTGCTCCATACCCACTTCCCAGCAAATGCTCGACGGTATCAGGGTGCAGGTCACTGCGATGTGCAAACCCTTCCTTCCACTTGCCACTATCTATTATCTGATCCTGATGATCCTTGGTCAAAGTGATCGCGTGGTTGCTACCCAGCTTATCATGCGTCTCTGGATCTTTGATAAGAGCGTCGATGTGATGTTGTTTCAAGTTAGGATTGTTGGCCAGCGAGTGGAATGCTTCTTTGCTGAGTCTCGGTGATTTGAGCAATGCGTCAATATGTTCGTCCTTCACAACAGGGTTCTGTGCAAGCTGCTCTTCGTGATGATCAAGCACCTTCTCGTCATGGGCGCCTAGCAACTTACCCACCTGCTCATGTGTCAGCTTTTTGTTTTTGCTCAGGCTGAGTGGAACGCCCTCTGGTCGGTTAAGGTAATCTTTACCAATAGGAAGAGAATGGATCGCATCGAATTGCTTGTCACTTAGCTTAGCCTTTTCGCTAATGTCTGTCAGATTTTTTGTTGTGTGGTGGTAGCTGACCCCACTGGCAGTAGGATCATTGTTGCTATCACTCAACCTCTTCTTGTATCCAGCAATCGCATCATCTATCTCGTATGGTTCATAGTGGTGGAACCTATCGATCTTTGAATCGCTCTCGAGGGGCTTGGTTTGGTGGATGAATTTGGTGATGTGGTGCTCATACGGTGCAAAACGTGGATCGCCTTCTTCAACGCGACGATCGTATTTGTCCATGATTTGATTGGATTGGTGGTGGAATTGCAGCACTTCTCCATTAGGGAAGTGCATGGTATACTTGCCACCTTTATAGTGGTTGAACATGTTGTTGCCTGAGTTGGCAGCGGTGCACCAGTGTGTCTGTTTCACCTCGCCAGCAGGACCGTAGTTCCTGATGCTCGACTCTTTATTGGGGATTTTATATCCAGTCACACCGTCTTCATCGTACATCTTTTCAAGATCAGCAGACTTGTTTGCAGCGGTTGTTTTCTTTGCCTTCACGACCTTCTCTGCTTGGCTCTTCTGAGTAGCGACAGCGTCTCTCAACTCACCAATATCCTTGTATTGGTTGAGGTCCTTCTTTTCTAGGCGAGGCTTCACTGTTTCAAAATCATTCAGCGTTGACTTGATTTGAGGGGCATCTTCCTGACGGATTGTCTGCTTCTTATATTGATTGACGATCCACTGAGTATGAGCCTTGGTTGGCGTTGGGTCCGCCTTCTTAGCAAAGTGGTCAATGATTGCCCCAGCGTCCTTGTGCTTAGCCAAGGTGTCGTGAGTCGTGTCGATTGTTGGGTTTTGTTGCTTGAGGAACTCGATACGGTTCTCGAGTAAAACGTCTTCGTTAATGAATGTTTTGAATCTAATCATTGTTCTCTTGCTTTCTTTGCATATCTAGCTGATATTCTGACCATCGGGTGAGGATCGTCCAACCCCCGGCTGATTTGCTCGTCCGTTGCATTTCTGTTATTTATCGCTAACTCTCTCACGGTATGCTCGCGGTGTTGTAACGCTTGATCAATATTTTCTTTCGATGCATTTGGATGTGCGGCTGCCTGCTCTTGTATAGCAAGAGTGTTTCTATCTAGTACTCTTGGGTTATGGCTGAGAACCTTTGCTATATGTGAAGGCGTGACTTTTCGGTGTTGTAACGCCATCTGACGAATATGATGTGGTTGGTCCACGTCCAACGCTTTTGATATGTGATCTGCATTAACGTTTGGATTTCTCATGGCATAAAGACGGACATCATGATCATCAGAGTCTAATGCTTTTGATATATGTTCAGCAGTTGCATTAGGATTCTGGACAGCCTCCATCTTCACTCTACTATTCTCATTTGGGTTATCCATAATCTTTGTGATATGTTCAGGCTTCAACAAAAGTGATTTTGCTACTTCACGTCTCACGTGTCTATTTGAATCGTTAACCGCCATCTCAATGTGCTCAGGCGTAACGTTTTTGTGTCTCAATACAGCATAACGTTCAGTAAACTTTGACGACTTTAGATGATTTGTCAACCCTTCACTGCTAACAGACGGGTGGATCATATGGCTTACGCCACTATCATCATAAACCTCGCGGTCTTTCTCAAAAACAGGGCTTCCCTTTAACTCACCTGATAGTTTCTCTGCAGTGTCGCGAGCACTTTTCATAAAAGCTGGGTGCTTGATACCATATTCCGAATCGACAGCATAAGCCACATGGCCCTCTTGGTTGTGGTGAGGGTGCAATGTAGCCCTGTAAATTTCTTGTCCGTTACGATCGTGGACAAAGTGGACAACAGTCCCACGTTCGATTTCGTTGGCTAATATATGACGTTGAATTCCAGAGGTGACGTTCTTACAGCTAAGATCTCTCCACGAGTGTCCTTTCGGATGCTCAGCGTTTGGTTCAGGATTAGTCTGTCCGGCAACTTCAATCCCTCTCACGGTAGAGGTTGTGAATTGCGAGCCAACCTTTGCTCCTTCCCTTGTTGGGTCTTTTGCGTATTCTGCTTTCAGCTTATCGTCTTTTATCACCCTGCCAATACGAACATCACGACCGTATTTGTCTTTCGTAATGCCTGCACGGTAGTCATCGTGAGATATTTCAGCACCAAGGTGTTTTTCAATTTTTCGATGGATCTCGGATTTATCGGTAGTATGACCCAAGGCACCAGTAACTTTATCGTTGCCAACACCAAAAAAGTGATCTGTGTCTGCACGAGCTTTATCAGTCATTTTATACTGACTATACTGCTGACGTTGTGCATCTGTCAAGTATTCAAGAAGGAAAGATTTGAATGGTTTCATGTTCTAGCTCCAAGTATTTTACGGGCAGCGTCTCTGAGGAACGGACTCGCTGAATTACGCGAAGCCCATTTAAGGTTTTCAACTGTTGCATTTGGATGCTTTAGAGCATGATATTTAATATCGTCCGTTTCTGCGTCGTTGCTCACTACTTTGTGAATAAGGTTGGAATCGACATTGGGGTGAGCGAGCACATCAAATTTTGTATCCGTGTTACCAACGTCATACAGTTTATTAAGATGGCTGATATTTGCATTAGGGTTCTTTGCTACACTAACATGGGTTTCTCTGAAACCGTGATCAATGAAATCGTGTAGCTGGTCGCTCGTGGCATTTTTATGAGAGGCTGCTCTCATTTGTACTTGCCAATGAGGGTCTTTCTTTGCAAGCTCTATATGAGCTGGAGTTGCATTTGGATTGTCAAATACAGCAGCTCTTACATGCTCGCTAGGATTTCTTAACGCATCTGTCAAATGTTGACCTGATATCGAACGATTTCCCACAACAGTAGCTTTTACCTGATCACTTTCGTCGTCCAAACCTTTGATAAGGTGTTCTTTCGGAAGCTTCGAATTTGCATATGCAGTAGCTCTAACCAACGAGCTGCGGTCTTTTGTTCCATTAATTATATGATGGGTAGGTGTCGATGGATTTGACATGATGTTCGCACGAACGGTGTTATCCGTATCTGCCAGCGCCTTGCGTATGTGATGATCTTTAATGTTAGGATTAGAAGCAACAGTTCTTCGAACACCGTTGCGCGGATTGTCCAATAGACGGCTGATTTGTTCATCTGTTATTTTAGGGTGGCTTGCAATTCGGTTCAAAAGTACAGGATGGGTATCCTTTTGATCCAGCACTCGTTGGATATGAGTGCTGTCAGAGTTGGGGTGCATTATTGCCAATCTTTTCACGAGTAGCTTGCGATCGTCATATTCGTCTGACGGAGCCGCTATATACTTGTGAAGCTGTTCTGATGATACATTAGGATGCAGCATATAACTATCTTCACTATCATGGTAAACTTTACCGTGCTTTCTAAACAGACCATTCGTATGATCAGCATTAGACAGTTTGGCTGCTACTCTTTTTGCGTCTTCGGTGAATGATGGGTGCTTGATACCATATTCCGAATCAATTGCATACGCAACATGACCCTCATCGTTATGATGAGGTTGTAGTGTTGCACGATAGATCTCCTGGCCGTTGTGATCCTTAACAAAGTGAGTAACGGTACCGTGCTTGATTTCATCTTCGAGATAGTGTTTGTTTATTCCCGTCTCGTTGTTCTTACAGCTTATGTTACCCCACGAATGGCCTTTTGGATGTTGTGCATCAGGTACAGAGTTTGTCTGTCCTGCAACTTCCACTCCACGAACTGTTCTTGTTGTATATTGCGATTGACCGCTACGCGATCCTTCTCTTGTAGGATCCTTCGCAAACTCGTTCCTCAACGAATCGTCTTTTATCAATCGTCCGATACGCGTCTGTCTACCTAGATGGTCTCTAGCAAGACCTGCTCTATAGTCTTCGTGTGATATTTCTTGTCCGAGGTGATTTTCAATCTTCCTGTGGATCTCGGATTTGTCGGTCATCGAATGTAAACTACCATGCACCTCATCATTTCCTTGTCCAAAGAAATGATCGGAGTCGGCACGTGCTTTAGGTGTCATTTCAATATGCTGATAGCGCTCACGCTGTTTATCGGTCAGATATTCCAATAGAAACGACTTGAATCTTTTCATTTACGGTTCTCACTGTTTTTCAGGTTTTGTCCAGCAGCAAGGACAACATCAGGGTCTTCGTCTTTTGTTAGTTTTTTGAGTGTTTTAATAGGCGTTAGCTCGTGCTTGGCGACAGTATGTCTAACACGCCAGCTATTGTGGTCAGCGAGATGCTCAAGATGTTCTGGTGTCAACATATCTCTGTGATTGGTAGCTGCCAACATACTGATCTCAGGATCCTTATCGTGTATTGCAATACCGAGATGGGATGGATTGAAGTTATTGTGATACAACACGTTTTTCTTTGCGTCAGCAAATGGGCTTTTCATGATTTTTGTGATATGATCCGCGGAAAGGTTACGGTTGTTTGACGCTGCGTGGACCACATCGCTGTCTTCGTCGTTCACAAGTTGATCAAGATGATGAGGCTGTGCTTTGCTGTTACGGGCGACGGCAGCTCGCACCATCCAGTCGTGGTCATTGATAGCGCGGTTCAAATGAGATACGTCTGCATTAGGATGCTTTATAACCGCAGAACGTACTCGGCGATCCTTATCATCTTGTAGCTTCGACAACATATCCGGCGTCACGTTAGGACTTTTCATTGCCTCATATCTAACACTAGCACTACGGTACGAAAGCCCTTTTTGCAGTTGCTCTAACGTCGCTTTAGGGTTGCTGGCGGCAATGCCTATCAACTCGTCGCTTGCATCAGGTCTGTTCATAGCCTTTTCAATGTGTTCGTGCGTTATATTTGGATGTGACAACGCGGTCATCACGTTATCTTCGTCCTCATCTTTAACAGCCTGCATCAAATGCTTGTGATTTAGATTTGGGTGCTTGAGCACGGCATACTTTGTAGACCAATTACCTGTCTTAAGATGCTTCATCAACTGCGCGTCGCTGGCTTTTGGATGAATCATAGTTTCCTCACCATTGTCATTGTAAACATCATCATGCTTCTCATGCACAATGTTACCACGAGACTGTCCACTAAGAGCAGTTGCAACACGGTGAGCGTCAGCTGTAAAATGTGGGTGTTTGATACCATATTCTGCATCGACACTATAAGCCACTCGTCCACTTTCGTTATGGTGGGGTTGAAGTGTAGCCCTGTAGATCTCTTGTCCGTTACTATCGTGGACAAAATGCACTACCGTTCCATGCTGGATTTCTTTGGGTAGATAATGACGGTTGATACCACTCTCTAGGTTCTTACAGCTACTATCATGCCACGAGTGACCTGTCGGGTGGTTAGCGTCAGGGACAGGATTTGTTTGCCCAGCTACTTCTGTTCCTCGAACAGTTCGTGTCTTGTGAATTACCCGTTCCAGCTTCCTCGACGGATCCTGGTCAAACTGATTTCTCAGCGAGCTGTCTTTGATCAAACGTCCGATCTTAACATCACGCCCATACTTGTCTTTAATTGCCCCGCGCTTGTAGTCTTCATGTGACACAGGCTGTCCAAGGTGATTCTCCAGACGTGTGTGGATCTCTGACTTGTCGTCGTTGGCAATCTCACCGTGAACCTCATCGACACCCTTACCAAAAAAATGGTCGGTGTCACGACGAGCTTTCGGTGTCATCTTGTACTGCTTATAGCGAGCTCTTTGCTCGTCCGTCAGATATTCTACGATATACTGCTTAAATTTCAACATGTTAAGGCCCTAACAAAATTCCACATGACCTATTTATAAAACAGTTGAAACCTTGCAAACCGCGATGTATGATCGCGATACCAATCCGAAAAATTAAAGGATCCGTTAATGGCCACTGTGAACGACTTGCTAGCTAAGGCAATGAGTACGTCATCCGAAGATGAAGCGATCGCTTGCTTGCGCATGGCACGCAAGCGTGGAGGTACGCCTTCCAAAACGGCTGATACAAGCTCTACTATCCACGAAAACATGAAGGAATACCACGATACAATCAAACAAGCCCATCAAGAAATTTCACTTCTTCGGGCTCAGGCAAACTTGACCCATGAACGGTACCGGGCTCTTCATAAACAGTACTTGAATTTGAGTACAAAGTACCATCAGTCGAGGTCTACCTCTATGGCTCTTCTGTTGGTTGGCATCATTGGTATCATGCTGTCCACACTTTTGTAAAAATAGCAGTTGCATTCCTGAACGAAATACAATAATATCACTACCTACATGACAACATTCATCTCAAGAGGAGATCTATAATATGAGCGCATCTGCACAACTTTCCCGTCAGCAGCAGCTGGAAGAAATCCTGGCCGTTCGGGGTCGTGCAACTCCGACTGCGAAGCAGAAGGAGGAAACCAAGGCGAAGGATTCTCGCTTTGCGAATATTGAAACCAATCCCTTCTTCAAGACGATTTTTGATGAAGCTCTGTCGCCGGAAGCCAAGCAAGCAGCCGTTACGAAGCTGCTGACGTTTGCTGGTACTCGTGAAGAGAATCGTGAGCGTGTCAAAGCGTTCGATCTGTTTAAAGAGTATCTGCAAGCTGAGCGTGAAGCGATGGCGACGCAGATCATCAAGATGTCCGACACCAAAAATTTCGCAACGCTTAAGCAAGTGTTCGAGGACATCAATACAGCTCTGATCGATTTTGAAAACGACATGAAGCCTCTGACGGATATCATCGATGCTTTGCATGTTCTGCGTGCCGAGAATCAGACTCTGGATGCTTTCCGTGAAATCAAAGATGAAGAGAAGCGTCAGGAAGCGATTGCTCAGCGTCAGCGTGAACTGGATGAGCAGATCACCAAGGTGCAATCTCGCATCGATGAACTGAAAGCTCAGAACCGTGTCGAAGAGCAGAACAAGGGCTTCTTTGGCTTCGGTGGCATCAAAGCCGAATCGGTCGAGAAGATTGCTCGCAACAAAGTCGCAATGGAAAATGCTGCTGCTGAGCTGCAAAAGATTGCGGCAGAGGCGGAAGCTGCTCGTGCTAACCAGACCACGGTTGAATCGAAGATCACCAACCAAGAAGCAAAGGCGAAGCTGAAAGACATGCTGAACCTGGCGACCGAAGATCACCAGAAGCGGTCTGAGAATCTGATCAAGTCGGCGGTCAACTTCGTTCAGACCTCCAAGGAAAAGATCGAGACGATTCGTGGTCACCTTGCTCACATGGGCGATCAGACGAAGAATCTGGAAGATGCGAACGGCCAGATGAGCTTTATCTATGCAATTCTTGGTGAAGGTGTCAAAGGCGCTGAAAACGAGAACAAAAAGATGCGTGAGCAGATTCTCGTTCCTGGTGAAAACGAGAATATGGTGCAGAAGCTCACTCGTGAAACCAAGCAGCGTGATCTTGACGAACACATCCAGATGCTGGAAGTTTCGGCAGTCGATACGACTGCAACTGTCGCTGATCTGACCTCGGCTTCGATCCGCATCAAGAACATGCGGGACGCGAACCAGCAACAGATCCAGATGGCTCGTGACATGCACGCGCGTGGTGTTGCTGGTGTTGCTGATCGTCTGTCGACTGTCATCCAAGCGGTCGGCGCTGCTGCTATCGCCGAGTCGAATGCCATGACAGCTGAAACTCTGAACGCGATGGCCAACAACACTGACGTTATCGCTCAGAAGGAGTCGATGCGGATTGCTATGGGCTACCAAGAGCGCAACAACGATCTGGTTCGGGCTATCGAGAGCCTGGCTCAGTATGGCGAAGTCAACAAGGTTGCTACCGAGTTCACTCGTAATGGTATTCAAACCATGCGTGAGAATCTGGAAGTGATGCAGAAAACTGCTGAGGAAGTCGCACAGACTGTCCTTGAATCCAAGGCTGTGGTGGCGGATATTGTCATGGGGGCTGATCAAAAGGCAGCTAATGACGAACCCGTTGCCAAAGTCAAGCGTCCGTTCAATTTCTGATCAAAGGAAACATAAATGCAGTATCTGATTACTGGTAATGAGCTTCTGAAACAGTACCCCGACTTCAAACTGGTCGGGCGTGCTGACGATATGAAGCGTCTGACTTCTGTACTGATGCGGAATAAAGCCGCATCAGTCATTCTGGTCGGTCCTGGTGGTGTAGGCGCTTCGGCACTTGTGATGGGTCTCCAGGCTCTTAAGAACGATCCTAACGTTCCGTTCGATATCATCTCTAAACGACTGTTCTGGCTGAAAGTTGATGAGCTGTTTGCTTCGGGCAATCACGAAGAGATCAACAAGGGGTTCAATGGGGTACTGACGATCCTCAAGCGCACTCCTGATTCTATTCTGATCATCGAAGACACTCGGGACTTCATCGAGGCTGCACGCAACAACGGCTGCAGTCACTTCATCAACTCGCTCAATGCTTCCGTCAAGGCTGGTCACACGCAAGTGATCCTCGAAGCTCGTGATCCTGATTTGGACATGATTCTTGCTGCTCACTCGGACATGAAGCAATGCTATACGATCATTGATCTGAACGAGCCATTTGGTCAGGATCTGATTGACATTGTTCGTTCGAATGCTCTTGGTCTGACAAAACACCACGACATCCGTATTGAAGATGATGCAGTTCTGACCGCAATCGAGTTGACAAACAAGTATCGTTCACGTGACGCCAGCTTGTCACGCGCTCAGCCTGAACGTTCTGGCAACCTGCTTGACCGTGCTCTTGCAACGTACCGTCTTGATGCACACAAGCGACATCCACAAGTGACGTATCTTCTCGCATCTGGCGTCAAGGAAGATGATCCTCGTATCATTGCTCTTGATCAGGAGTATGCAAAGACGCAAGCTCGCATCAAAGAGCTATTCCAACTGCAGCGTGATGGTGAGGTGGCTATCATCGATCTTGAGGAGCAAATTGCTGCTATCAAGAAAGAGGAAGCTGAGAATCCTCCTGCAAAGGATGTCGTTGAAGCCGATGCAAACTCTCGTCGCATCCAGATGTTTGCGAGCGTTGCAGCTTCGGGTGGCTTTGAATCTCCTGCAGTCCGCGAGCTCCGCAATCAGATTCGTCAGTACGAACTTGTGATCAACGAGAACCGTGCCGAGTTTGATATGTTGACTGAGCAGATCAACTCTCAACTGGCTCTGACGAAAGAAAAAGTGCTTGCTGAGTTTAGCCGTCTGTCGGGCATTCCTGTTTCCAAGCTGAATGAGGATGAGAAAGTGAAACTTCGCAACCTAGAAGCTCTGCTGAACGCTCGTGTGTTTGGTCAGGAGGAAGTGATTCACAAGATTGCCAACGCGATCAAAGTCGCACGTATTGGCCGTCGTAATGGTGGCAAGCCTCAAGCAGCGTTCCTGATCATGGGCCCTTCTGGTACTGGTAAGACGGAAGTCTGTAAAGCATTGGCTCATGCTCTCAAGGACGATGAATCTGCTCTGACTCGCTTCGACATGTCGGAATACATGGAAAAGCACTCTGTCGCAAAGCTGATTGGTGCTCCTGCTGGTTATGAAGGTAGCGAACGTGGTGGTATCCTGACCAATGCTATGCGTCAGAACCCTCACCGCATCATTCTGTTTGATGAAATTGAGAAAGCCGACCCTGCTGTGTTCGACCTGTTCCTGCAGATTCTGTCGGATGGTCGCCTGACCGATAACCACGGTCGCACGGTCAACTTCTCGGAGTCGATGGTGATCATGACGACCAATATCGGTCAAACGTTCTTCCTCGACGAGACTCTTTCTCCAGAAGAGGCTGAGCGTCTTGCTAACGTGGAGCTGGATAGCGTCTATCGTCCAGAATTCCTCAACCGCTTCGCTGGTCGGCAGAACATCGTATGTTTTGATCGACTTGGGCTGGATTCGATCGAAAAGATTGTCAAGCGTGAGCTGAACGGCTTGAAGTCGGCATACAAACAAAGTGGTGTGGAGATTGTCTACTCAGACGAATGCATCAAAGCATTCTGTGCTGATCACTATCAGCCTCGTCACGGTGCTCGTGGTCTGCAGGGGTATGTTGTTGCAAACATCGAACCGCTGATTGTCAATATGATCCTCGAAAACGATATCCAAGGGACTGTTCTCGAACTTGTTTACAACAAAGAAACCAAGGCGTTTGACACACAGTTTACCAATCGTAAGAGTGAGGCCGCTTGATGAGCGGCCTCACGAAAGAACAGCTCGAAAGAGCTGTTGATATTTCACTAAAAGCTGTGATAGATGAGGTCACAACCATCGACGATTATCTCAAATTTGATGTTAACGATTCGGTGTCGTTAGGAATCCCTATCCTGGAAAAGGATAAGAACGGGAATCCTCGATACCACTGGTATTCAGATATTCGAGGTGATGAAATGGATGAGACCGCTGCTGAAATCATGCGGAGGGTGATCAGGCCAGTGCTAGAAGACTTTATCAATCAACAGGGTAAATCATGAATGATCGTGTCAACCAAATTCTTAAAGAACTCGCTCAAGAAGAGATTGAAAAGGCCAAGAACGATGCAAATTCGTTCTTGGGTAAGACCAAGACTAAATTTGGGTTTTTGCACACGTTTTGGATGCAGATTGCTTCATCTGCACTAATCGTGTGGAACACGTTTTTAGCTCCTGTTTGGAAAATCATCTACTGGCTGGGGATTGGGTTCCTTTGGCGTAATTATCGCAAGATCTGGGATCGATTTGCATACGCGACGGTTGATGGGCAACGCGTGTTCTCGCGTAAGCGGGGCGCATACACTCTCGCTGGTACAGTGCTGACAGTATGGTTTGCAGTTAGCATTGCGTCTTTTGTGTGGCATTCTACTTTGTATTTGGCAACAGGACGTGTGGACGAGATTGTGTATCTGTCTAATGCACAAGAGATCAATCCCGACGAAAATCTATTTTCAGTTCAAGGTTGTGAAGCAACCGTTGTAGAAGGTGAAAACTTCTCATGCTCGGAAGACGAAAGTCTCTACTTCCGTATCGAGCCTACAGAGTTTGCACAAGTGTGGAGTCTGTTGAACAAAGGCAACTTCTTTTATCCCGACTACATCGCTGCTCCTATCGCTCCTGGCTGGCAGAAGTGCGTGATTACAAGTTATGGGTTCCGAATGAAAACTATGATCCGTCGATGGGAGATCTATCCCGAATTGCTATCTGCAAGGTGTGAGGAAATGTAATGGTGTTTCAAAAACTAGGGTGCTCTATTGGTCTGCATAAGTACCGGACAATCGAAATGACAGATTGCTTTACCACAACATATGAAGACAAGAACTGGGGTCCAATTAAACACATGGTGTGGTATCAGGTTTGCTCGTGCTGTGGTAAACGACGTGTCAAAGATACCGTCAAGAAAGACACACTTACGGGTTCGAGACATAACGGAGTCGAGTATGGTAAGGTGTATCTTGGCAAAGGTGAGACGAAGACACCACAACAACCCAAACCAAAGAAAACCGCCGATCTGATTGTCTTTCAAGGAGGCAAGAAATAATGTTTGCTACACTATGGTATGCTGGGGCAGTTGTGCTTGTGATGGGATCCAAAACAATGACTTTGGATCAATGCAACGACCTTAAAGCCGTAATGATGGAAGACATTAAGACCGCATATCAAGACCCTAATAAATCCATCGTTCTTGAGGGCGATGGATTTTTCTTTGAAAAATGGAAAGTTACTTGTGAACAAGATAAAATAGACATACAATCGAAAGGAGTAAAACGCAATGAATAAGCCACGCGGGCGTCGACCTGTATTTGACGATCCGAGATCTATTGCTACAATATTGAAGAATGTGGAAATGGGTCAACCAAGCAGCAGATATCTAATGAACAAGTTAGTCAATATGGGACTTGTTGAAACTACTACCGTCAAGCGACAAGGGCGGGGTCGACCACAAATCGTCTATAACTTGTCAGAACAAGGCCGACGTCAACTTGGAACGGCCCAACACTAAGACTTTAAGGAGAAATCATGTTGAAATTTTTTGAAGGGGTAGACACCTCAATGGTGATAAAACTTGCACTACTGCATGTTGTAATCATCACAGTGTCTAACGCACTGGTCGGCATTCCACTGACGGTGTTTGGAATTATGATGAACTGGTCGGCCTTCACCTTCCCATTCGTTGTCCTCGCAACTGACTTGACTGTTAGATTGCTTGGAAAAAACATCGCGCGTTCGACAATTGCAGCGGCTTATCCGTTAGCTATCATCAGCTCTATCGCTGTTGTCCTTTTGACAGGCGCTCCTCTATCAGTCGCTCTGCGAATTGGTCTTGCTAGTGCTACCGCATATGCCGTTGGTACGCTACTCGATGTTTACGTATTCCAACTCGTTCGTGAAAAGTTTACCACGAACTGGTGGGCAGCTCCTGCTCTTTCGACAGTTGCAAGTAACGTAATTGACACCTACACGTTTTTTGCTGTAGCATTCAAAGGCTCGGCAGATGCTTACATGGCTGCCAACTGGGTTGCTATTGCAACATCGCAAGTTGTGATTAAGATTGCTGTCGGCGCAATCGTGTTCCTACCACTTTATGGTCTACTTCTATTGTATCTTAAGCGAAGGATGCAAGTTACGTCGGAAGGCTAAAAAAGAGCGGCTTCGGCCGCTCTTTCCTTATTATTCGAGTTGACAACCAACGCCACATGTCTTATATGTTCGTTAACAAAGGAGATACACATGTCTGATTACATTGCGTACATCACTCGTGACGGTGTTGAGTTTGAAGTGTCAGCCGAACTGTATGATGAAGGCTATGGGTATCACGATGCATGGGCAGATACCGGTCCTTATTTCGAAATCGAGAAGGATCCAGAGTTTTACAAGTTCTATGCTGAGGATGATAACGGAGACGAAGTTGTGTTGACCTCCGAAGAAATCGACCTCGCTCGCGGTCAAATGATTGAACAATACTGGGAGAAATACGATGTTTAGCACTATCCTCGCTTGGGCTATCTTTGTGATCAGCTCGATCGTTCTACTACTGATCACGTATGACGGGCTGCGTCCTCGTTCTGAGGATGAGCTTCGGATGGAACGCCTGCAGGCGTATGTTCGTGGGTATCGCACCTCTTACAGCTTCTGGAGGATCCTTGTGATCTTCGTTGTGTGGGCTGCTTCCGGCGTGTTCTTGTTCGGGTGATACGATGTTGAATCCTGCAACACACTACAATCGCAATCGGCCAAACGAGTTCACCAATACAATCATCATCAACCAACGACATGGTGTCAAGACGTTGATCCGTTTGCGCGACAATACAATGGTTTTCCCGTTCTTCAAGGAAGCCGAAGACGAAACCTGTAGCGATCTTTTTACTACAGAAGACTGGAAATATGTGTGGAACTTGGACGGGACTTCCATTACAAGCCGCGACTATGACATGATGGAGATTGTCAATGAACTTCGAAACTAAACTGAACGAAATGATCGAACGGGCTGGTGGTGTGCTTGGTGATATTCCATGGGGCAGTATGCGTGGGCAAATGCATACGCTGGGTACGATGACTGACGAACACCTTGCAAACAGCCGTCACTATCACAAGCATATGGCCGAGGTTGCTCGTGTTGCTCCTGAGCTGTTTATCGACGTGGAAGGTTGCAAGTTCTGTCAGTTCTTGATGGAGAAGGCAATCGATGCGCGTAAGGCTATGGGTTCGTGGACGATTCCTGCTGACGATTTCAGGATGGCGTCGTAATGTGGACAGACGAGCAGTTGGCAGAGATGGGGCTTGTCGAACCTTTTGACAAGGCTCTGTTTCTTTCAGGGTGTGAAGAGCATTGGGCAAATCTTGGCTATTGTCAAGGGTTTGTCGTGACCGAGGAAAACCTGCAAGAGTTTGCCAGGCTGATCATCGAAGAGTATAAAACCGATCCTTCTAAATTTGAAAAAGTGAGATAAACCATGATGCACTACACGTTTCCCGAGATTCGTACGATTGATGATGTCCTCCCTCACATTGATGGACGGTCCGAATTCATCGTTGCCGAACGTGAGTTTGGTACGGTGATCAATTATGTAGTTGCCATGGCCGACACTTTTGATATGACGGGCGTGGATGACCTGACTGGTCGCATTCGTCGGGAATGTCGTGGCATCATCTTTGATACCAAGGGCAAGATCATGTCCCGCCCTTTCCACAAGTTCTTCAACGTCAATGAGCGTGAAGAGACGCAGATGCGTTTGCTCGACATGTCGATGCCTCATGTTATCATGGAGAAGATGGATGGTTCGATGATCCGTCCTGTTCTTGTGAACGGTATCGTTCGCCTGGCCACGAAGATGGGTGTGACCGACATTGCTGTGGAAGCTGAAAAGTTGCTTTCACCTGATCAATATGATTGGCTTGAAGAAGTGATGGAATCCGAAATTACGCCGATCTTCGAGTATATTTCGCCTACCAACAAGATCGTGATCGATTATGCCGAAGCTCGTCTGGTTCTTCTCGGCGCTCGTAACAACGTTTCGGGCAACTACTTCATGCCGTTTACCAATCGTTTTGAGATTGTTCCTCAGTACGGTTCAGTAAAGGGAGACCTGTCTGAATACATCGCTCGTGCTCGTGAACAGCAGGGCCGTGAAGGCGACATTATTCGTTTTGTGAACGGTCACATGATCAAAATCAAAAACGACTGGTATGTTCGTATTCACAAGACCAAGGACCTGATCCGCACCGATCGCAACATTGCAGATATCATCGTCAACGAACAGTTGGATGATGTTTTGCCTCTGTTGGATGCGACCGATCTGCAGATTGTCCGTACGTATGAGAAGCGTTTCGATGCTGCTCTGGAAAATGTGCTGGGCCGTCTGGAGGGTCTGGTGACTCTGGCTAAGGTTCTGCACGGTGGTGTAAAGAAGGATGTTGCTATCAACTTCATCCCCAACCTCAATAACAAAGAAGACGCGTCGTTCATTTTCTCAGCTCTTGATGGTAAGGAGCTTCGTCCTCTTGTTCTTAAGAAGGTCAAGGAGTCGGTGAACAACGGGCCTAAGTATGACGCAATGATGGCTTGGATGGAGGGTTAAGATGGCATATCAGCGGTTTGGGGAAGACAGTGATCTTTACATCTGGGACTCAGGCGATGCGCTCAATGTGTGGATCGCCCACTTTAAACCTAACACAAAAACAGTCAAACCGTCGAGAGATGGTTTGATTGAGCTGAAATTCGACGATAAAAATCTTTCGGAAGCTGTCGTGTTGTTTACAGCTCTCTACAACCATCTATTGTCAAACGGTGCAATTATCGATATTGACAAGAAGAAGAAAACTCTCAAGATTAGAAAGGTTCCGACAAATGGTTGAGTTTGCAGACACGTCAGTGATCGATTTGGTCAACGTTACTCAATTTCTGCATGAGGTCAAACCTTCGACGAAGGATATGTTTGTATTTGGAATTGAGAAAGCTCAGTCGCTTGATCAAAGTGTTGTATTTCACCTTGTTCATCGAGATCCCGAACGTCGAAAGAATGAAGAAAAAGAACTGGTAATCCTTTCAGCTCAATACATCATCGATCATCCATTTTGGCAGAAAGAGGAGCAAAGCAATGTTAGTAGCTAGTGGTTTTGAAGCAGGGCTTATTATCCTAGCAGCAATTGTTGTTGGGATTTTTATCGCCGGCGACTGGTATGGTACGAATTCCATGAGACTCGAAGCAATCCAACGCGGGTACGGCATTTACTGTCCTGACAGCGGAGACTTCGCGTGGGCTGGCGAATGTGGTGTTAATGCAAAAGAAGGAGAATGAAGATGGATGTGGTTGGTTGGGGAGTTGTTGGTGGCATCGTCCTCGTTGCAGGGATTATCGGAGCAGCTATCTACTATGATAGCAAAGCAGCCATTCCCTCACCTGAACAGATTCAAAACCTGGAGAGCGTGCTACCTGAGGGATGCACTGCTACCGATATTGGTAGCTACGGTAAGATCGACAACATGGTGATTATCACTTGTGAGGATCATCGCGTTGACGCTTCATACACTTACATGTATCAAAAACATGGTAAGTCCTCAGAAACGGATCGAGCTGCCGTCTTTATGATTTACCCAAAGAACGGTTGATGTGATGGAACAGCATACTACTCTCGCCGACGAAATTGCTCACATGACCGTTCGGTTGGAGTCTGACGATGACCGTCCCAACACTCAAGAAATGTATACCATGATGCTCCGAGCGATGCTAGAGATTCGTAGGCTCGCTCACCGCGTGCGTGTTCTCGAAGATCAAAGAAAAGAATAATATGGAAAAATTGTCACTAATTACTGTCATCATTGCATGTTTGCTGGTGATGGTTGCAAACTATCCTGATGCTGTTGAAGGGGCACATGTGCTCTATGCTGATATCTTTGGGGAGGAATAATATGTTTGGTTGGTTCAAGAGAAAGAAGCCTGAGCAAAAAGCAGAAAGCAAAAAGCGAGACCCTGTATATGTGGATCAGCGCGGTGCTCGAGCATCGGGTGACATTGTTGGTGGGAACAAGTATTCTACCCGCCGTGAAAGTTCACCTGCTTACGATCCGTTGACAGACCCTCTGAGCGTTATGAATCCACTGTCCCCTGTCAATACGTTGATGCTGTCGGACGACGAACCTACGAAGCATTCGCACGACTCTGGATCGAGTTGGTCTTCAAGTTCGCACGATTCCGGCTCCAGCTATTCATCCTCATCTTCCTCATCGGATTGAGGGTATTAACACGTGCCTAGGGCCATGAAAGTATGTCAGATAGAAGGTTGCAGCAATCTTACAAATGGTAAGTTATGCAAGCCATGTGACATTGCACGAAGAGCTTCCTCGTCAAATCCCAACTACAAAAGATTTTGGCATACAAGTAAAAAGTATGGCGTTGATGAGTCAGGGTTTGATGTGTTGTGGTTTGCTTTCAATGGTAAATGTGGTATATGTGAAAAGGAACTCAAACAGCCCACGAAGACGAGAGGACAGTCGCTCGATGTAGTTGCTATCGACCATGACCACGATACAGGAAACGTTCGTGGATTGCTTTGTAACGCGTGTAACAAAGCAATTGGGTTGTTAAGTGACGATATCAATATATTAAAAAGAGCCATTCAGTATTTGGAGATGTGTAATGAGAAAGTTGGCAACGATTCGCAGAATTAGTGGTGTAGAACCAATTGAAAATGCAGATAAAATCTGCGCTTATGTTATTGACGGTTGGAAAATTGTCGATGCTAAAGGCAAATACGATGTAGGCGAGCTCGTCGTTATGTGTGAGATCGACTCTTGGGTGCCTCATGAGCTCGCTCCTTTCCTGTCCAAGGGGCAAGAACCCCGAGAATACAATGGTGTGAAAGGCGAGCGACTGCGAACTATCAAACTTCGTGGGCAAGTTAGTCAAGGATTGCTGCTTCCTATTGAACAGACAATTCGCGAGCTTCCTCAGCAATTTATCCAATACCTTCCTGGCGGGTATGTGCAATTTGGTGACTTGGAACCAGTTCGTCTCTTTGAAGAAGGAACTGATCTCACTGAAATCCTCGGTATTCAAAAGTGGGAAGCACCTATCCCTGCTCAACTTGCTGGTCAAGCTGCAGGTATGTTCCCGACTTCGCTGATTCCGAAGACTGATCAAGAGCGGATCCAGAACTGCTTTGGCGAAATCCAAAAGCGGGCTAAACGGTTCGCTACTGAGAAGGTCTGGAATGCCGAAACACAAACTCTTGAAGAGCATCCGGTTGAAGTGCCTGCCGACTTCCAAGAGCCGACCTATGAAGTGACGATGAAGCTGGATGGTTCGAGCTGTACGATCTTCCGTTGGGAAGGCGAGCTTCGCGTTTGCAGTCGGAACCTCGAACTTAAGATCAACGAAGAGAACAAAGACAACACCTTCGTTGCTATGGCTCTCAAGATCGGTGATCGTATTCCAAATGGGTTTGCTTTTCAAGGTGAAGTGATGGGCCCGGGTATTCAGGGCAACCGTGAAGGATTTGTTGAACATAAGTTCTTCGTGTTCGACGTTTTCGACATTAAACACCACGTCTACTTGAAACCGCTTGAGCGTAGAAATGCGTGTTCAAATCTCAATTTGGACCACGTTCCACTTCTTGAGCGCAGTCACAAAGCACCAGCTTCTGTTGAAGAAGGTCTTGCTCTTGCAGATGGTCCGAGCATCAATCATAAAATCCGTGAAGGTCTCGTGTGGAAGTGCAACGAAGATCCGAGCTTTAGCTTCAAATGCATCTCAAATCTGTTCCTTCTGAAAGGGGGAGATTGATGTGGCAAGATTTACCAAAGGGTGATATAAGACGACTGGTTGCATGGATTTGCAACCAGTCTCAATCTACTTTGTTTCCCGATTTTGATGATTTTAAAGAACTTGTAAAATCAGACAACAAATCGTTATTTTACGAATGTCAGCATGTTCACGCAATGTACATTGGCAAATGGGCAGGCTGGTGGGAGCTGTCTTGGGATGTGTTTCAACACGAGTGTGACCTATACCCGATCAATCTTAAGGTTGTTTCTTTGAGTAGTTGTGGTTATACTACGTTCGCACCTCTACTTGCTGAGCTGGAGTTGTTTAAGTCTTCCAGCGAAGCGAAGAAGAATGGCTGGGGAAAGCCGCTTGAAAAGGGTGACTTCTTCTTCAAAAAGAAAACCTACATTTTGAGAATCGTTGACTGAGAGGAGTCAGACATGTTTAAATACGATGCAAACACAGGAGACGTTCCTGCACTTGGCGACTACGTCGAGGTGATCCACTCAGGTACGGGTTACGATGGTCTGCGTGGTAAGATCGGGGGCTGGGGCGATCACGCGCAAACGATCGCTTTGATTGCTCTTGATAATCCCATGAGTGATGGACGTACCATCGTAGGGTGGCCTGTTGTTTGTCTTAACCCCGTGCTCTCAGCGATTGAGCACCTCAAATCAATCCAGAAAAGATCTTTTCTGGATGCTTTCGAGACGACGATTGACGAAGAATATAATGTCATCGATCTGTTCCCAGAGGTTCAAAAACAACCCGAAGTAGACTCAAACGGCTATACAATCTGGCACGGGGGTGATTATCGTCCCGTGCCAGACGATACTATCATTGCAGTCAAGCTGCGTGGTGGAATGAAACAAGATCCCCGTGACGCCAAGTATTGGTATCAAATTCAATGGATGCACCGTCACAAAGATGATGACATGAATAAGTGGGATGTTGTAGCGTATAAGGTAGTCAAATAAATACCCCAGCATTATACTGGGAGCAAGCACATGAAAAGAGCAATAGCATATATCGAAAGAGTTGGCATTGCTCTTTCCGTGCTTCTTAATGTTATGCTAGGTGGGTATAGCAACCAGACATTCTCAGCGCGCAATTACGAATGGAAAAGGCAGGGAAAGCCAAACGCTGTTTGGCTTATTGACAAAATGTTCTTCCTCAATAGTGAACACTGCCTACGGAGTTGGACTTACTGGATAGTTAGAAAGGATGTAAACAAATGATTACGATATACGGCCACACAAGATGCGGATGGTGTGTTAAAGCGAAGGCTCTTGCTGATCGGTATAATCTCGAATACCAATGGAAAGACACCGACAACCAAGAAAACTTGAATGAATTGAAAACTATGTTTCCTAACGTCAGAACTGTTCCACAGATCTGGTGGGATCAGCGGCATATTGGAGGATATGAGCAGTTCACGTCCGAAATAGAAAACACGCTGGGAAATTATGGACAAGACAAAGTCTGAGATCCACATATATGAAAGTATTATCATCCGTCGAATGATGTTGGAGGATCTCACTCTCAGCGAAGCCTTGTTTGATGATATGGTTGACAGTGAGGTCGATCCAAGAGACATATATCAAGCGACAGACTACCTTGAGGCAATGTTCCAAGGTAACATGGACAAGGTGATGTATTATATGTCTGTACTTACAGGTCAAGAACCAGATTGTATACTGGTGCCTAAGACGAAGAACTCCTAGTTTTCACTATAAATACCTCTACAAAGTAATAGAGGTATTGAGTGATGACCGTTTGCGGTATTGACTATAGTTTGACCAGTCCTGCAATAACAGTACATAAAGGGGACACGTGGTCTGTAGAGAACTGCAGATTTTACTATATGACCACAAAACAGAAGAACCTTGTTGATAACGATAGGTTCTTTGGAACCCTGTATCCCAAGTTTGAAAGCGACACACAACGTTACGATAACCTCTCACGCTGGTCGATTGACATAGTGTCAGAGGCTCAAATCGTTTTTATTGAAGGGTATGCTTTCGGTGCTGTTGGAAGAGTGTTTCAAATTGCGGAAAACACAGGGCTTTTAAAGTACACGATGTGGAAAAAGGGGATACCATTTTATGTGTTCGCTCCCTCAGAGATCAAAAAGTTTGCGACTGGTAAAGGAAACGCAGCAAAAGACAACTTGTATGAAGCGTTCTTACAAGAGACAAATGTTGACATTCGTCAAGAACTGGGTATTGTGAACACTAATGACTGGAATCCTGTGTCGGACATAGTCGATTCATACTACATAGCTAAACTGGGGTTTATGAAGGAGAAACACAATGAGAATCACGCGTAAGAGTGCCATCAGTGGGGTTGAACGGACCCGTGATATCCCAGTCAACCCTGATGATTACATCAGCTGGGAAAAGGGATATGGTAACATGCAAGATTTGATGCCATATTTGACCGACGAAGACCGTGAGTTCATTCTTTCAGGTATCGTACCAGGTGAATGGAGCAAGATCGGTTTGTTCCACTCGTAAAAACAGCTAAGCAGGGATTCATAAATACCCACAGCACAAGTCCTGTGCTGCGTCAAGGGGTGCAATGACCCCATATGGATCCCTGCATAACATTTGCGATCCACACATATCTATAAGCACCCCTACGCTTAGAAATCAATCTACAAAGATCTACGCAAAGGGAAACAATGGACAATAAAACTAAACCGCCTCAAAGGCGAAGTCTTTTCAGAGAAAATCCTTACGATATTGAAACGATATTCGAATCGTTGAGTTCGTCTACAGACCAAGATAAAGAGTTGCTTTTTGTCGATCGTCTGGTATCATCTCTGAGACACGACCCAAAAGCAGATATCACGTTACTCTGCTTTGACATTTTACGCGAATTAGACGTGATCAAATCTAAAAAGCTATGACAAAGGAGTTATATAATGGCTAAAAAGGCTTCGGGTAAAACCTACGTTTCGAAGGGCATTCACAGCAACGTCAAGGGTAGCACTCTTGCTGGTATGCGTCGTGATCGCGATTCCTCGGACAAGGTAATCAATATCCAACGAGCTTGGTTGGCAAACAAGAACCCCTGGGTTACGATTGAAAACCCCAATAAAGAGCAAACGAATCGTCGATTCATTCGCGTTCGTGCAAACGAACTGTGGGGCAACCCCAAGGAACGTGAAAAGAAAATGTTCGTGATGCAAGGGGCGTAATATGAGCGCCCTTGTACAAGGGAGAATTTCTGACACAAACCTTTCGCGAAATGCAAGAGGTGGCACGGAGCAGATGAGAGATCGTCTGCTCCGTGTTGTCGATCCAGATCTTCTCAAGAAAGTCGTAATCCACTTCTCGCGTGTACGCCCTGAAAACAATATCCAAGGTGTACCGAATGTATTCTACGCACACGATTTGGCAGCTGATCCTGAAAGCAAAATCCTTGCAAACGGTGGATACAAGCAATTTGCCAAGATTGTATTTGTCTCCTACTGGCAACGCGATCAATACATGATGATGTACGGGATTCCATACTCACACTGCACTGTGATCGAGAATGCAATCGAAAAACAGTTCCAACCTCACAACCGTGACTTGGAAACAGTCAATTTCATCTATCACACAACTCCTCATAGAGGGTTACATCTTTTGTATCCTGTGTTTGATGCTTTAACGAAACAGTTTAACAACCTACATCTCGATGTTTATTCGTCCTTCGAGGTCTATGGATGGAAAGAGCGTGACAAACCGTATGAGAAGCTATTCGAACAGCTTAAACAACATCCAAACATCACCTACCACGGCGCAAAGTCGAATGCAGAAGTGTTAGATGCGTTAGACAAGTCGCACATTTTCTTATATCCCTGCATCTGGCCAGAAACGTCGTGTATTGCGATGATCGAGGCCATTAAGTCTGATGTACTAGTGATCCATCCAAATCTCGCTGCTCTACCAGAGACTGCCTCCGAGTGCACGTTGATGTATGACTACACAGAGGATGCGACAGCTCACATGAACAGAGCTTACCACATGACTGCCAAAGTGCTTAGCGAGCCCACTTTCATTAACGGTGGTGTAAATAAGTCTCTTCGGTATCTCAATCGAAACTCGATCGCCAGCTTCGAACACAAGTGGAACAAGCTGCTTGGCCAAATCACCTCTTGACTCTTACAGTACATCGGCTATAATAAGTACTGCATATAACTATAAATGAGGTAAATAATGGCTGTTCTTGTTGATTTCAACCAGGTGATGATAGCATCTCTGTTTGCAAACATCGGTAATCATACAAACGTCGAAGTTGAGGAGAACATGGTTCGTCATATGTTCCTCAACTCAATCCGTGGCTATCGCCGCAAATTCTTCAAAGAGTATGGGGAAATAGTGATCTGCGCCGACGGAAAAAATTCGTGGCGTAAGTCGGTGTTTCCGTATTACAAGGCAAGTCGGAGAAAGTCTCGTGAGGAGTCAGAACTCGATTGGGCTGAGCTGTATAGGATTATGGATGTGATCCGTGAAGAGATGAATACCTTCTTTCCATATAAGGTTCTCAGGTTCGATAACCTTGAAGCTGACGACATCATCGGTATCATATGTCATCAATACGGCCGTCAGTTGAACGACGGCAGTGAAAAGTTCCTCATCATGTCAGGTGATAAGGACTACATCCAATTGCATAAGTATGCCAACGTCAAGCAATATAGCCCGACGTTGAAGAAATGGATCGAGAACTCCGATCCGGATAAATATCTGACAGAACACATTCTCAAAGGAGATACGGGTGATGGTATTCCTAACATCTTGTCTCCAGATAATGCCATTGCCATTGGAGAAAGACAGAAGCCTATGACGGCAAGACGTATCAGTGAGTTTAGCAACCATCCCGAAGGTATGGATGAGACTACCCGTATGCGTTTTGAACGTAACAAGACTCTCATCGACCTTTCTTCGATTCCCGAGAAGTTTCACGGGATGGTTCTCGAGGCATACAACCATGAGAAGGGTGTATCAAGGTCTGGTCTGCTGGACTTCTTCATGGCGAGAGGGTTGAAAAACCTGATGCCGGATCTACAAGACTTCTGATTGAGGATGTTTTCATGAAGATCACCAGAAAAGAGATTCAGGCTCTTGAAATTGCACTATCCAACTACAAGAGTATGTGGGCTGAAAGCAAAGTGCATTCTGGTGTTCCGTCAAACTCTGTATACGTTGACATGAACATTGCAGAGTTTGACGCTATCCTTAACAAAATGAAAAGAGAGAGCATGTAATGAGACTTTCAATTTCTGAAATCGTCGACAAAGCGTCGAAGATGGTAACAGACCAGGAAAAGATCGATTGGCTGAAAAGCAAGGCGTCGCCAGCTTTGAGAACAGTTTTGAAGTACACCTATGACAAAGAGAACGTTGAGTTTCTGATTCCGGATACCCCTCCACCGTGGAAAAAGAACAGCTACGTGGGCGTTGAGGGGATGCTTTACAACGAAGCTCGCCGTCTTCGTATCTTTGTCAAGGGAGGTGGATACGACAACCTAAATCAAGTCAAGCGAGAGCATCTGTTCATCAGTTTGCTTGAAGACATCGACAATAACGATGCAGAGCTATTGTGTAAAATGCTGAAACAGCAGCCCTTTGAAGGTATTCCTAAAGAGGTGGTGGTAGCTGCATTCCCCGAAGATTTTGCTGTTGCCACGGCAAAATAATTTAGTATAACAAGAGCATCAACAAAGGAGTTCATTACTACGATGCCTAAGACGTTCAAGGAGTTCCGCCAAGACTGGGATGAGTGGGGCGATGATGATGACGATGACCGTCGTCGTAAGGATCAGAAACTGAAACATCGGAGAGATGAGCGCCGCAAGAAGGCTGGAGAGAAATACTCTAGATTTGACAAAGACGATGAATAATTTTCGTCTTTAATATAGGAAAGATTATGAGACGGATATATCTTGACCTCGATGGGGTCATGGCTGACTTTGATAGGTATTTCCTCGAACAGTTTGGAGTCGCTAGCGAATCGCTGGATGACCCCACACTGTGGAAGTGGATCAACGGCCACGGAAACTTCTTCAGGAACTTACCACTTTGTGAAGGTGCTCTTGATTTCTTCAATAGCATTCAACATCTCAACCCAACCATCCTTACTGCATGTCCCAAGACAAATTACACAGTTGCAGCGGTGCAGAAGAGAGCTTGGGTGTATGAACACCTGTCGCCGGATGTCACAGTGATTCCCATGATGGGAGGCAAGAACAAGTGTTTGTTTATGCATTCTCCTGGCGATGTGCTGATCGACGACTTTGAAAAGAATTGCATTCCGTGGCGTGAGCATGGCGGGATTGCGATTCAGCATAAAGATTTCAAAAGCACGAGGAAACAACTTGAACAGATTTTGGATGCTGTTCAAATCTACAGTCTTCACCAACCACAAAGGGATTAACAGTGACCGACGTTCTTTATGATAATGTGATCCTCGTGGATTACGATGGCGTGTGTGCATACTGGGAGCATGCATTCGCTATGTGGATGTTCTCCAATGGTTATGGACGCCCCAATCCCGGCGAATACGATCTGGATATGAAGTATGACATCACTCCAGATCTAGGCAATCTTCTTTCTAAGATGTTCAATGAAAGTGCTGCTCTGGCAACTCTTCCGCCTATGAAAGATGCTATCAAGTATATTCGCAAGTTGCACGAAGAACATGGATACGTGTTTCACTGCATTACAGCAATCCCAGATATTCCTGCCTCTCGGGATGCTCGCTGGAAAAATATCCACGACATGTTTGGAAAAACTACGTTTGAACGTCTGATTCTGTGTGGAGACTCAAAAGCAAAGGATGGAATTCTACATAGCTATGCTAACTCTGGATGCTTTTGGGTAGAAGATGTGCCAGAGAATGCAGAGTATGGTCTCAAATATGGGTTGAAACCTTTGTTGTTCAACCAACACTACAATCTGGACTACAAGCACCCTTTGATTCCAAGGGTACACAACTGGAAAGAAATCTACTCATATATCACTGGAGAGAGCTTGCATCCTGTATAAATACATGGGTAGATCACAAGTAGATATGATTTATTTGATGGGGATGGTCTACGTGACCATCCCCTTTTTGTTTAGGAGAATTTATGCCCGTCTACTCAATTCGAAATAACCAGACTCACGAAGAGTTTGAAGTTACCATGAAGTATTCCGAGCTGCAGGAATACCTACAACTCAATCCAGATCACCAACAAATTTTCATCAAATTTCCGGGAGTCGTTGACCCGGTACGTGTCGGTATTCGCAAGACCGACAACTCGTTTCGCGATGTTCTTTCAAAAGCTAAATCAGCACATAAACACTCAACAATCGATCCTTAACGGGATTGCAAGGAGGCCTCATGTCCAACAAGCGTCTAAGTCGTAGACAGAAAAGACAACAAGAAGTGGAGGTTGAGAACATATTGAATAAGAAGTTTGCTATGAAGCGCATTACGCCAATGACTAAAAACCAAGAGAAGGTTGTCAAAGCGTATCAAAATGGCTCTCATATAGCAAACATCGGAAGCGCCGGTACAGGAAAGACATATCTTTCAATGGCGCTTGCAATTGAAGATGTTCTCGAAAATGAAAATTACGACCAGCTCATCATCATCCGCTCTGCAGTACAATCAAGAGAGCAAGGATTCATGCCTGGATCCCTTACGGAGAAGATGGGATATTATGAAACCCCATACCAAGACATTGTTAACGATCTGTTTGGAAGAGGTGACGCATACCAAATTCTTAAAGGTAAGGGCATGGTAAAATTCATGTCAACCTCTTTTGTTAGAGGTCTGACATTCGACAATGCAATCATTATTGTCGATGAATGTCAGAACATGACCTACCAAGAACTCGACACTGTAATTACTCGTGTTGGCGAAAGCTCAAAGATCATCTTCTGTGGTGATATGAAGCAAGATGACCTCAAGATATCAAAGCACCGCGCTGATGTATCGGGTCTGAAAGACTTCATCCGAGTGATCAGTAAGATGGACGGTTTTGCTGTTATCGAGTTCACAACAGACGATATCGTGAGATCGGGCCTCGTCCGCGAATACTTGATCGCTAAAGAAAGAGAACTAGAGATCGCATAAATAGAAAGGGTCTGCTTCACCTAGTTGCAGACCCTTTTTATACAAAGAGGCGTTATGATTTTTGACACACCAACGACTGCTAACAACGCAGCAGAACGAATAGCTCTTGTTGTTGACAGCATACATTCTAACCTTGAACAGGCTGTGATCCTCGCTGGAACAGCAGAGACGATTTTTGGTAGCGTTACACCATATTCGAATAACGCAATCAACACGTTAATCGCTCAAAGCAAATCTGCTTTTTCACAACAGCTTGGTCCATTTATCAATGCTGTTGGTTCAATAGACTCAAACACTGCCGTTGCCTCTTCGTTGGCTGGCGATGTCCTGGATAACTATGGTTCGTACCTACCAGGAGAAATTGCTTCGATAAATGCTGATTTTAGCACAATCGTAACAACCATCAATTCATACGATACGCAAGTCGCGGAAGTGATGGTCTCAACCATTGACAACTCAATCAGCGGAATACTACCTGCTTTGTCAAAAACAGTTAGAGTAATTCCTGCTGTCAGCTCGTCAATTGTAGCTAGCGTCGTCGCAAACAATCAGGTATCTAGTGGCGCAAGCGTCATCATAGACGGTGTCCGTAATAACCTTAGCGTCTCAGAAATATCTTCAAATTTAGGACAGTCGTCGCTTTACAACGCAGTGCTTTCGACCCGTAACACCCTTTCAGGGTCAATTGTAAATCCAAGTACACCGACAACCTTGCTGTCGACGTTAAATAGCACTATACAATCGTTGAAAGGTAAGGTATAATGAGTAGAGGCGTTGCGAGACAGAACGATCGAACGATCGGTACATGCTTTGCACACGATCCGCCAATAACCGTAGGCGGTACAATAGTAACAGCATCGGGCACAGTTAGCGCTAACGGCTTGCAACTTGCTCGGAAAGATGATATGGTGATCGCGGATTGTGGTCATGTCAGTAGAATTATTACATCGGCTGATCAAGTTTCATCTACACTCGAAGCTGCTTTACTTGCAGCAAGACAAAGCGATTCAGTCGGTGGCGGTCCATACAGAGCAACAATCGTATCCTCGTCAGGAACGGTGTCAACATCTTAGGTGAATATAACATGACAAGAAAATATGTGGCTGTCATATATGATGACACAACTCAGAATAGACTACGAGAATGGGCTACAGAAAACAGCTTCGATCTCGGATATGGTTATAGTGGCGAACCAAAAGATCCTAACGATTATGAATTCCACACAACAGTGTTCTACACATCAAATGACGTCGACCATCGCGAACAAGAACCTGGCTACAAGCTAATCGAGAAGCATACTGTCCACCCTATTGGTTTCAGCTTGCTTGGTGAGAACAAAGACGTCCCCGTGATGAAAGTTGAAGTGTCTGGTGCACTTGCTATGCTGCGTAAGAAGTATGAGGATCTTGGATATCAAGACCAATGGGACGACTACATCCCTCACATATCCCTTTCATACGCACGTAAACCCGTTGACATATCCACAAAAGTATTGCCAACATTTCCTTTGACGTTCGACTACGTCAAGGTAGAGGATTTGATGGAATAATGTTCAGACACGTTCCAGAGCTTAAGCTGCCATCTCTACAAGATGAGATGACAGACAAAGGTAGAATTTACATTACTCCAGAGGGTAACCGTTATCCTTCGGTAACGACTGTTCTATCCGCTGGGACAGACAGCACGTGGTTGGAAAAGTGGAAAGCTCGTGTTGGCGCTGAGGAGGTCAAACGTGTTCAAACAAGAGCCTCAATCAGAGGTTCAGCTGTACATGAGCTTGCTGAGCACTACCTAAAGAACGACCCCAACTATAAAAAGGGTCATATGCCTTCTAACATCGAGAGCTTCAATAGAATCAGACCGTTCCTTGACAAACACATAGGTCTGATTGCAGGGCTTGAAATACCTCTGTACTCTGATACGTTGAGAGTGGCAGGACGTTCAGACTGCGTAGCTAAGTGGGATGGTGTGTGGTCAATCGTTGACTTTAAGACCAGTAAGAAGATCAAGACGAAAGAGAATATCACCAACTACTTCCTGCAAGAAAGTTGCTACGCTCAGATGTTCTATGAGCGGACAGGAATGGCAATACCCCAGATTGTCACGGTGATGACAGTCGACCACGAAGATCCAATCATCTTTGTGGAGAAAGCCGAAAACTACATCGATGAGTTCAAAAAAATCAGAGAGCGCGTGGCTTTTTGATATTGACTTTGGTTTACGAAACTATGATGTTCTTCTTACCAAAGGAGAACAGTCACATGACCATCTGGACCAAAGAAAAGATCATCGACCTGCTCGCAACCAACGACGTTGCTGTGGCTCGGGCTCTGGTTCGTCTGAACGAACGTCAGACCTTTGACGAGCAGCAAGCTCTTGACGCCAAGCATCGTAACAACAGAGGCTTCCGTCCCTGCCATGCTTCCGTCGGCACAAAGATGGCGCAGTATTTTCAAAAGACGGGGAAATTCAGCCCCAAGCAAGCTGCATACTGGCGCGTTCGTGACAAGAATGGTAACATGCGGATCGGCATCTATGCCAACCAACTACTTTCCTGCATCGGAGAAAAATAATGAAAAAAGGTGAACTGCTCTCTAAGGCGATTCTGATTGCTACCAATGCTCATCACGGGCAGTTCGATAAAGGTGGCAATCCTTACATCCTTCATCCGTTCAAAGTTATGTCCTTACTTGAGGAGACGGACGAGGAGCTGCAATGCGTCGCTCTTCTGCACGATGTGATCGAAGACACAAAGACGTCGTTCCAAGATCTGCGAGATGCAGGGATGACGGACCGTGTGATCGAGGCAGTCCGTCTGCTGACGAAAATGCCCGGCCAAACGTATGAAGAATACAAGGCTGGCGTGTTCTCAAACGTTGATGCTATGAAGGTCAAGAAAGCTGACCTGACGCACAATACGGACGCACGTCGTCTGAAAGGTGTGTCTGAGAAAGACATCGAGCGCGTGGCTCGTTACCACCGGTTTATGTGGGAGATCCTTGCAAAGCTGGGAGAAAAGCAATGAGCAAGCACCGTCACACTCGCCATTCTCACACAAACGGAAACCGTCGTCACACAACTACTCAATCGTCTAACGGTCGCGTCACTCAATCATCGTCTCTCAAGACAGGCAATGTGAGAGTGACGCAAACGAGCGACAACCAGGGTCACTCATACACCACTATCACAACTCGGTATGGGGACGGTTCATACTCGACACAACGGTTGGAAAAACATTCGAAGCCTAAACGAAATCCTGCAGAACCACTGCCAATGTATTCGTGGGAGTGGGACCGAGATCCGAGTGAGAGACGGTCAAGCGGGTCGCTGTTTTGGGACTACCTTATTGTGTGGATTCTGTTTGCAATCTTTGGCGGTATTTTGGGTCTTCACCTTTTATCTGCATTATTGAGTGTACTGTTCGGTTGACTTGAAATCAAAGCCACTCTATATGACGGGCATGTGATGAAACACGGAGATGATCACAATGAGCAACCTTGACAAAGTCCGCACCAAGATCGAAGCTCTTCTGAAAAAGACCGTCGACAACGGTGCTTCGGAAATGGAAGCATTCAGCGCAATGGCTCGTGCCGAGCAGTTGATGGCTGAACACGGGATCACCCTGGAAGAACTCAACAAAGGTGTCAAACAGTCGGACTTCATCAAGCGTCGTTTCAACGATGGCAAGAAGCTGTCGGTTCTGGACCACTACGTCGCGGCGGCGATCGGTCGCTACACTGACACCAAAGTGTGGAATGACCTCGAGTTTGCAGGGTTCAAGCAGGGTCGCACCGTTAACGGCAAGCGTCGCATGAACACCTCTTCGAATCTGACGTTCTACGGCTTTGCAGTTGACGTCGAGCTGGCAGAGTACATCTACAAGGTCTGCGACGCTGCAATGGAATATGAATGGAAGATGTTCTCGTCGCGTCTCCCCACGGGTCAGCGCAAAGCCGCTCGGAAGTCGTTCCTGATCGGGATGGCAGTTCGTCTGCGGAATCGTCTGACCGAACTCAAGCAAGAAAACGTGAAGAAGAATGCTACTGGCAACCAACTGATCGTTCTCAAGCATCAGCTGGTCGAGCGCGCTGCTCGTGAAGAATTGAACCTCGCTGAAATGAAAAAAGGTTACAGCGGTGGGAAGCCGAAGGTGAACGTCGGTGCATACCTGGCTGGCCAAGAAGCTGGTGACCGTGTCCGCTTCAACCGTGAAGTGCAGGATGGTCCTACTGGAGGAGTGAAATTGATCGCATGAAGAAACGTACAATCGCCATCAACCCCGAGAAGGGAATCTTCTTGGGGTCCGTCGCAGGTTATGCTGTGTTCAGCAAAACGGATCCGTTTGGCATTCCCAAAGCCTTCGGATTCGACTCACCCGAACATGCAAAGGATTTCTTTGCGACGGTCCTCCCTCTGATGTCCAACAACATGATCTTCCCCGTAATCACAACTAACAGTGACGATTACGTTTCGTGTGTTGACATCATCAAACAAGGGTATGAGGAGCATACCTACAAAATGATGGATTATCTGGATATGCCATCAACCACAATGCACTGACAGGAGATTGCAATGGGTGCAACGATTCTTCTTTTCTTGATTCCTCTTTTCGCGTGGGTGCTGATCGCCAAGGTGAAGTATCACCACGAGTTTTCGTGGTTTGAAATGGGAATTCAAGGTGCGCTGACAGCAATTGTGATCACTCTACTGTCGATGGCGGGATACCATTCTCAAACGGCTGATGTGATGCTTGTCAACGGAGTGGTGACCGATACAAACGCACAACGGGAATCGTGCAACCAGTTTTGGCGTGACTGGCCTGATAGTTTCTGTACAAATCAACAAACCCGTCAAGTACGGGATGGTCAAACATGTACAACAGATTCAAAAGGGAAAAGGACGTGCACGCCGCGGTATAAGACTCAATATCGTTCAGTCTATCCGTGGGAGATTCGCTACTTCGTTTCGTCTGATATTCCTTCGTCATATGAGATTCGCCGAGTCGATGCTCAGGGCACAATCACTCCTCCTCGCTTTGCAGAGATTGAACTCGGTGATCCTGTTACGATGGAAGTGTCGTATTCCAACTACATTAAAGGTGCAGCAGATACCCTGTTCAACCAAAAGCTGGAAGACGTCCCACCGATTGCATATCCTAGCACGTACGACTACTATAAGTCTCGCCGTGTGATCTACTTCGGTGTACAAGCCGACTCGGAAACGGTGGAACAATGGAATGAAGATCTGTCCGTGCTGAACTCAGAGATCCGCAACACCCGCGCAAATGTGATCATTAACGTTGTTAGTGGGGATCAGAACTGGGCAGAAGGTCTCGCCCAGGCGTGGGACGCTCACAACATCAACGATGTGGTCGTTTCCATCGGTGTTGAACAAAATCGTATTCAATGGGTCGATGTTCGTAGCTGGAGCGAGAACGAGATGGTCGACATTGTTATTCGCGACGAGATTCTCGCGATCGGTACAATCGATCCCGTTCGCATCAACGATGTAATTAAGAGCGCAGTTACTCAACACTTCGTCATGCAAGACATGAGTGACTTCGAATACCTGGCTGATGATATTCCTCCTCCGACGTGGCTGTATGTGATTGCTGGTATTATTCTGTTGATCATCACTCCTGTCACTACTATCTTTCTGACCAGAAATGACATCAGAGACGGCAAGATGCCGTTTAACCGATACAACCGTTATTGATCATCAAGGAGAAACAAAATGAAGACTGGTCTTATTGCTGCTATCGTTCTCGGAGCCTTCGTGGGTACTGGTGCGGTCAGCTACATCTCAGCCTACAATACCGCAAACCGCATGGAACGGTCGATCGTTGCCACGGATGAAAACAACCGCAACATTCTTGCTCAATATGGTAATCGTGTAGCAGAAGCTGCTCAGGTTCCAGCAATGCAACGTGATGACCTGACCGCTGTTGTCACCGCTGCTTTGGAAGGTCGCTATGGGAAAGATGGATCGCGAGCTGTGTTCCAATTCATCCAAGAGCAAAACCCTCAGATTGATTCGACTGTTTACGTTCAACTGCAACGTATGATTGAAGCTGGTCGCATTGAGTTTGCTGCTGCTCAAACCAAGCTGGTTGACCAGAAGCGTATCTACGAAACCTCCCTCGGTTCGTTCTGGCAAGGTACATGGATGAGCGTTGCTGGGTATCCGCGAATCGATCTTGATGAATACCAAATCGTGTCGACTGCCCGCGCTGATGAAGCGTTTGAAACCGGCATCGAACAACCCATGCAACTCCGTCCGGCAGGTAACTGATATGAGCGTGAAAAATAAATCCTGGAAGGTCGAAGAGATCTTCCAGGAGATCCCTGGAGATCCCGATAACGTTAACATGGTTATTCCCGACGAGATCGTCCAGTATCTCGGTCTACAAGAAGGTGATACCATTCGTGTTCAACTAACAGAATCTGGTCTGATTTTATCAAAAGACTAGTTGTCAAAACGTGCTCTCTGTACTATATCTTCCTCACAAGAAGGAGATCTAACATGTATGACCGTAATGGCCTCGAACTTTCCCCGATCCAAGACTCGCTGAATGCATATAAATTCACTGCTGTCAACCCGAAGATCCGGGCTTACTCGGCCTATGCTCAGGCGACTCGTGGCAAGGGGATCTATTCGATGGTGACAATCGCTCGCTTCGATGATGCACGTGATGCAGCTTTCGTTGGGCAAGAGTTCGCAAAAGCATTCACTATCGATCAGGTGTATCAGATGGTGATCGATAAGACGTTTGACGACGTCGCCAAAGACTTCGTCGCGAACCTGGACATGCCCGTGTGGCAGTATCCTGCCGAAGGTCTCGACTGGGACGACATCACAGGTGAAAACGGCTATACGAAGAACCGCGTCGACAACGCTCGTGAAGCTCTCGTCGAAGCTCTGAAAGTGTGTGGCAAACCTTCGCCTGCGCTTGCAGTTGCGAAGAAGATGATTGCACAAGTCGAAGCTCTGTACAAAAACGGTATGAGCTTCCGCGAAGCTGCAAAAAATGTTGTGAATAGGAGTTGACCTGCTGCTTGTGAGCAGCTATATCAGTCATATCAGAAATCAAACACAGAGGAACACACAAATGGCACACGAACTGGAAATCATCAACGGTCAAGCTCAGATGGCTTATCGCGTTTCGAAGGGCAAGCCGTGGCACGGTCTCGGCACTCCGGTCGGCGACGACATGACTCCCGAACAGATGATGAAAGCTGCTGGGCTTGACTGGGACGTCGTCAAAGTCGACACGTTCCTGGAATGGAACGGTAAGATGGTCGAAACCGGTCGTCAGGCTCTGGTTCGCGAAACCGACGGCAAGGTTCTGACCGAAGTCGGTCCTGGCTGGAATCCGGTGCAGAACAGCGAAGCGTTCGACTTCTTCACCGATTTCGTCAAGGCTGGTGACATGATCATGGACACCGCCGGATCGCTGAAAGACGGTCAGATCGTTTGGGCGCTGGCAGACGTTCGGGATGGGTTCAGCCTGTTCAACGGCGATGAAGTGAAAGGCTATCTGCTGTTCTCCAACCCGCACCAGTACGGTCGTTCGATCGACGTCAAGTTCGTACTGACTCGTGTGGTCTGCAACAACACGATCGCTGTGGCGCTGAACGAAAAGGGTCAGCCTTCGGTCAAGATTAACCACCGCACCAAGTTTGACGCCAATCAGGTCAAGAAGGTGCTCGGTCTGTCGCACAACAAGCTGGAGTCGTTCAAGGAAGCTGCTGAATTCCTCGGCTCGAAGCAGTTCACCAAGCCTGATCTGGAAACCTACTACGGCAACCTGTTTGGTGAGTCGAAGAAGGAAGACAAGAAGCTGACTCGTACGGGCGAGAAAATGCTGGAGCTGATTGAGACTCAGCCTGGTGCAGACTTCCAGAAGGGCAGCTGGTGGCAAGCGTTCAACGCTGTCACGTATGCGGTCGATCACGAACTGGGTCGCTCGAACGACTCGCGTATGACCAGCGCGTGGTTTGGTCAAGGCGCAAAGAAGAAGCTGGACGCTCTGAATCTGGCAGTGGAAATGGCGGAGGCTGCGTAAGCAGCCTCCCATACCTAAGGAGATAGTTGTTGGATAATAGAGACTTGCGTTATGTGATTGCAGCCGTTGCTTTGGCCATTGGCTTTGCCCCGGCTAGCAGTGCTTGGTTTTGGTGGTTAGTCTACATTTCTTTCGCCTACCTGTGGTTCAATGCTTTGATGATGATCGCGGCCGCAGGAGTCTTACTGAATCCAGACAAGTTCCATGGCACCAAAAGGGATACCGAAGCATACCGCAACCACATGCTTCAAGCGCTTGTTAACGCTATTACAGGCGTTTTCTTGTTCAAGATCTACATGGACGGATATGTTTTTCTTGCTGGATTCTTCTCATTCATGTTGATGGTCAGCATTTGGTCGAATATCATGACAGCTCTTGCTAACAAAAAGGAACAACCATGACTCACGTACTTTACATCCTGATGCGTAACGATCTAGCTTCTATGAATGCTGGAAAAGCTATCGCACAGGGATCTCATGCATCAAATGCATTCGTCAAACACTACAACGTGTTTTGCCAGGAGGTTAACGGCAATCCTGTCAACATGGGAGAGTCTGTAACGACCATCAACGCATTCAACGAATGGGAACGTGAAACCTCACAAGGGTTCGGAACCGTTCTCACGCTGGAAGGTCGGATGACGGAATTCTATCCTGTCGTCGACATCTTCAAAGCAATGGGATATATTGCTTCTGTTGTTCACGATCCGACATATCCGATCGTTGATGGTGAAGTCGTTCATCACATTCCTCTCGACACGTGTGCATACATCTTTGTGCCAAACAAAGAACAAGACGTCTACGCCAACGCTCTTCTACGCAAGTTCTCGCTTCACAAATGATGTTATTCCGTATTCCTCATCTATTTCGGGCGTTTGTGTGGTTACACGCGTCTGGATATTGTGAGAATCAATCAGATGCAAGGGAGTGTGATGCGCTAGCAAGGCATCATTGGAATGTGTTTCTCAAAGGAAAAAACTACCACAATGGAACATGAAATCACAGACTACAACTACATTGGCAGTTCAATTGGCAATGCGTTTTTTAGCGGTTTGACGTTTGAACAACTGTGGAGCTGTGTAGCGCTTTCTGAAACTAGGGAACAGCTAGATGCGGCTGTTTCTGCTACGATCGAACTCAATGACATAACTAAAGGAGATGAGAATGAGTGATTCTACCGATGCCTATAATGTGACTGCCGAAGAGCTGGCTCAGTTTATCGAACGCTATGAACAGCTTGCCATGGAAAAAGCAGACATTGCTGAGCAGCAAAAAGATCTGATGGCCGAAGCCAAAGGTCGTGGATACGATACCAAGGTGATGCGTAAGATTGTCGCTCTGCGTAAGAAGAGCCGCGAAGCACGTCAAGAAGAAGAGGCGGTCCTTACCATGTACATGGCTGCTCTTGGGATGGAATAATCCCAACAAAGCTGGTTGACAGTAGACGTCGTAGGCACTATATCTTGTTCACGGAAACAGGAGATCATGATGACCTACGACGTCTACGCCATGTTCAAAGAAGGTTCGTACAAGGTTGCTGAAGGCAACAATGCTGAGCACGCAGCAGACTTTGCTGAGCGTGCTTGCAAATCGATCGGTCAGTGGCCGATGGCGTTCGCCACGTTGATCCGTGGTGAGCATACGATCAACGGTAAGATCTTCACGTTCGAAGATCTCAAGAAGCGCAAGTGAGGGAGACAACTGAAATGTCGTACAATCTGTTTATCGATGATGAGCGCTGGCCGTCGGATGCCACGTGGGCTGATTGGTATGGCGTCCGCGACGATTGGTTCGTCGCTCGTGACTGGCCCGAGGTCATGAACCTGATCGAAACCTACGGTATGCCTGAGTTCATCAGCTTCGATCATGATCTGGGCCCCGAGGAAGTCACTCTGAATGGTTACGAAATCGTTCAGAAGATCGTCGAAGGTGATATGGACGGAAAGTGGAAGATTCCCGAGAATTTCCAGTTCACCGTTCACAGCAAGAACCCGATTGGCAAGCGCAACATTGAGGGCTTGCTGATCAACTATCTCAAGCATACGGGGAATTGAATGCCCCGTACACGCATGTGGATTTTCGAGAATGATCAATATGGGATGACCAATAACAAATTCTGTGTCGACGACCCTCTACACATCCCACGAGTCGGTGAATTCATCGACTCAGATAAAGCAGGTGGCTGGGTCAATCATGTCCAGTACTACTACAATCTATCTGACAAGGCAGAATTCTGTCTTGTCGTCAACGTGAGTTTGAGTAAAAACAAATGAAACTGACAAGACTAATCGGCGACATTCACGGCAAGATTTATGATTATCAGGCCTACAGTATTGCTGATTTCAAAGGTCCCACGATTCAGGTAGGGGACTTTGGAATTGGCTTTGCTGGCGACTACTGGCACGAGAGTGTCACAGATTGGCAAACGGTAAATCCACAGCATCGGTTTATCCGTGGTAATCACGACAATCCAGCTCGATGCAAACAGATGCCTGGGTTTATCAACGACGGTACGATCGAAAACGACGTAATGTTCATTGGTGGTGCGTGGTCTATCGATTGGGCTTATCGCCGTGAGGGGTTCGACTGGTGGCGAGATGAAGAGCTGTCTATTGAGCAGCTTAATCGTCTTTACGACGTCTATGTTACCGTTCAACCTCGTGTCATGATTACACACGACGGTCCCACAGACGTAACGTATGAAATGTTCGTGCAGACAGGTTTGGCAATCGGTGGTCCAAACGCCAAGAAGATCAATACGCGGACTGGTCAAGCGTTTCAGGCTATGTTTGATGCACACCAGCCCGACTTTCATTTTTTTGGTCATTGGCATCACAGCATGGCTTATCAGTTCGGTCGTACTGTGTTTGTGTGTCTCGGAGAACTTGACTACATCGATGTGGATTTAAGCGATTCTGAACAGATCCACGACGCGATTACACGTAAGTTTGGTTGATCAACCCTTTATTTTACCCGCAGACCATCCGTTATATAATTTTTGGTCTGCGGGTATCCGATAATTGCGTATTCCGTCGTTAACCCACTTTGTTTTCGCACGAGGGTGTTTTTGTGTATACTTTCTGCCTAATACCCAACCGTCTTCAATCTTATCCCGGAACACCATCTTTGATTCGCCTAGAGCGTTAGTTACCCATACCTTGTTATTGTTGGGACGTGTTCTGTTTTCACCGAGGTGCCAACCCTCTGGTATGCCATCGTTTGGATGGACAAGTTTGTAGGTATTCCCGTCTGTTATATAAATCTTTCCCTTATTGTTACTTTTTAAGACACCTGAGGAAAATAGTGGATCGGACGACGACACGTAATGCATATTGCCGTTTTCATCATATGCTGCAAACATACCTGTCGTGTGGCCTTTCAAGTCCCCTACATTTGCTCTGAACACATCTACTGGTACACGTCTTTTCGACCCACACTGATCAACAATAGCAACTGTGTCTTTGTTTTGCGAACCGACAGCAGACATATTTTTCTTGCGCTGTTCTCTGTAAAGATCTGGGAAGTTGTTAATGTGATCCCAACCACCGTCGCCTGATTCCTCTTTAAGGTTAGCCCACTGTCTATTTCGAACCACTCCCCACAGTCTACTGAAAAACTCTCCTGTTGCTTTTAATTCGTCTTTGTCATCTGTTGCTAATAAAATTTGAGTTGAAAAGTCTGACCCATACTTTTGGAGATGCCTTCTCCAAAACACACCCGAACCCTTATAGGCGTGAGGATTGGTCGACGATGTTTGCCCCAAATATTTAAGACCAGTGATGTTGTGAGTTTTTACATATAGATAAAACAACAGTTGCCCTCCTTGAGCGTTTAGTATAATGTATTTATACTTTGGGCATTGGCATCATACGATGTAGTACAAGTATGGTCGGACCATCTTTCAATGCATCGGAGAGCTTGATTTTGTAGATGTGGAGTTGTAATATGATGTACAATGCAGAGAGACTGACTCGAATTCTAGGGACTGCCATGAGTGCGGTAATGGTTATGGGGATCGTGGTTCTCATTCTATATACCGCACTCTACGACAAACGTGATCCTGAGATCTGCGTGAAGTTTGGAGGCATTCCCACTGTGATTGAAGGAAAGCCTGGTTGTGATATGGGAGAAGAAGTATGAGCAAAGTGAGAAAACACATCGGAAACCTATCCAACAAAGAGCTCTGGGACATTTTTGATGAAATGGAGCTGTTCGAGAAAACAGGTACTGTGGGTCCAGTCGACCAACTTCGACTAATCGCATCTAAGTATATGGATGACAATGCGTTGGCTATGATGGTCGTCGGTCATGAGGTTTGGCGCGAGTTAGCACAACGCGGTGCTGCTCACACAATGTGAGGTATTATGAGCATAGAGCAGAAAATCCGGGCTTTATCATTGAAGACCGTCCAAAACGGTGCATCAGAAGCCGAAGCTGAGGCTGCAATAAGAATGATTGAGAGGCTTCGAGGCGTCTCAAATTTTGAGCAGTTGCGCACTAAACCCAAACAATACGCAGATGGTCAGTACAACAACATACCAATAGAAGATGTGGATTGGGATGTCGTAGCTCAAGAAAACCTGAATCGCTTCCAGCACGCAGACTACGTTTATGAAACGAGCGAAGCGTGGGAACGCTACAATAAAACCAGGCTAAATCTAGGTCCTGCTAAACCTATGAGTCTGCATGAGTATAGGCATACATGTCACGACGTCTTTCGACGATTGTTTGACCGGATTCAAATCAAATAAAGGAAATACAACATGAGTGTGATTGAGAAACTAAAAGCCGAGTCGCTCCGGCTACGTAAAGAGCGAAATCCTGTTGCAGCTTCGATCACGTTTGCTCTTAGCGAGATTGAGAAGATCGGTAAGAACAACGGCAACCGTGCAACCACTGACGATGAAGCGATCAAGGTCGTTCAAAAGCTGATTGCGACGATCGACGAAAACCTGAAAGTTGCGACAGACGACGGTCGCAAGGTTGCTTTCAACTTCGAAAAGCAGATCCTGCAATCGGTTCTGCCTCAGATGGCTTCCGAGGATGACATCCGTTCGGCTCTTGTATTTGCCTTTAATGGCAAGCAAGTGCAAAACAAGGGTGAGATCATGAAGTGGGCGAAGTCTCATTGGGGTGCGCTGGCAGACATGAAACAAGTTGGTGCAATCGCCACAGAGCTCTACGGGGTCTGAGAAAGGTTGTGATATAACATGCGTTTCACATACGCTGGGATCGGTTCGAGAGAGACGCCTCCGGAGATATGCTCTACCATGACCGAGGTTGCTAGAAAACTAAGCAACCTCAGCTACACTCTTTACTCAGGTGGAGCTGATGGCGCTGACAACGCGTTTGAAATAGGATCCCCCAATAAGAGGATCTTCCTACCTTGGGATGGCTTCAATAATAGGAAGGCTGATGGCGATCAGTACGTCGTTCCTCCATATCGTGAGGATCTTGTCAAGCTCTACCATCCAGCAGGAGATCGTCTTAAACCAGGTGCTTTGAAACTGATGAGTCGTAACTCATATCAGGTGCTGGGTCCAGACTTGAAATCGCCTGTAGATTTTGTCGTGTGTTGGACGAAGGATGGAAAAGCATCGGGTGGAACGGGCCAAGCTATTCGTATTGCAGAATCTTTGAACATTCCAGTATTCAATCTTAAACGCCCCAACGATCTGAATCTGCTAGGGCAGTATATCACCACATCTAACGCATGGAGATAACGATGAGCGACAATGTGTCACGTAAAGCAATCCTTGGGATGATTGACGACATGATCAGCGGCTTAGAACCGCACGGTCACCCTGCTATGGGCGATGATGAAATTCGCATTAAAACAGCAAGTGAGATCGCGAGAAAGATCCTTCAAATGACACCAGCTTCCGAGCAGGTAAAGCCTGTGATTAGCGATCTTTCTCACGGTGCTGGTGGCACACTAGTCGATCGTGAAGGCAACGTAATTTGCACGCTCAACCTGCACGGCAAGATGACGGTGCAGCAGGCATTTGCTTATGCAGAAGCGTTTATCAAAGCAGTCAACCACATGTGAGGTTGTACAATGACGAAAGTAATTCTTCTTACTAACATCATCGAAACCAAGCTGAGAAAAGAGAAGGAGCTGGAGTTCTACCAGCGCGAGCTTGAAAAGCTTCAACAGAAGATGTTTTTTCTCAAGAAGGACATTGAGGTTACTAACCTGTGCATTCAGATCATTGAGCAGGAACGTGTGTTGGATGTTCGGGAACAGATGCAGGCAAAATTATTAGGAAAAACGGATGATACGCAGGGCTGAGGAGTTGACATACTCCTCAGCTTTCCCTATATATCTGTTATCGGAACGCTGATAGGAGCTCTTGAGATGCTGATCGTCACCAACCTGGCCGCTGTCAACCAAGTGTACAACTCGAAAGCTCCGCGTCCGTGGAAGGATGTTGTTCTGGAAGTGTATCCGGAAGCGACGATCGATGCCAACGGCCGTGCTCATGCTCCGTACGATGGATATGAGTGCGAACTGACTGGCCGTACGTTCAAGGCTGGTGAATTCCTGCCGATGACCGAACCCGAGGACAACTACCGTGTGATGGGTAGCTCGCCGATGAATCCTTCGGCCGTCGATCTGGAAGGCAATGTCCACACCTGGGAATGCACTCGTGCTCAGCGGGCTGCAGTCTTCGCTGAGCTGATTGCTCAGACTCGTGCACACGATGCTGTCAAGTCGCAGCACATTGGTAACGTCGGTGATAAGATCACGTTCGCAGGTGTGGTCGAGATGGTTAAGGGGTTTGATGGGCTCTATGGTACCACATGGATTCACGTGATCAAAGATCTGGTCGGCAACGTGATCGTGTATAAAGGCACGAAGCGTCTGGCCAACAAGGGCGAGCAGATCAACGTCTCTGCCAAGATTAAATCGCATGGTGATCGTGAAGGCGTCAAGCAGACGATCATCGAACGTCCGAAGCTGGTGTAAGGAGAACAACAATGAATACCGCAACTGCAGTCCAAACATTTATCGCCCGAAAACAACAACAAATCAGTATGGAATACGATGACACGAGTGCGTATTCACGTATGTTGCAACAATCGTATATGGTGGGCGTGCTTGAGAGCACATTGACTACCGTACTGGATTTTATTGAAATTCGGTACGGTGAAGAAGCTAAGAACGATGCAATGAAGCGTGGTTGTATCATCAAATAAAAAGGGGAGCTAAATGCTCCCCTTTTGTTTTATGTAGACTGCATTGCCACAGTCCCATATGCGATCATACCCGTTCAGTAGCATATTATCGTACTCGCTAAGGTTGTCGTCATACCGACTAAGCACGTTTGGTAATTTATGCTTCTGAAACGCCACACGCGAGTGTTTGATGTGCGGTGCATTCTTGTGGAAATACCAGTAGTTTGGCTTCGTATCTGCAGCTCGTTCAAATCCGCAGTGCAGATATGTATTACCCTCTCCAAAGCGAAGGTCTGCGTATGTGATCAACGTATCGCCAACGTTCATACGTCGATCAAAGTGGTGGAACAATTTGGAAGCTCCGCCCCTCACCCTATAACGACCGTCCGATGCCATTCTCATACACTCGTACGTGTGTTTTCCGTTTCTGGCTTTGCCAAACGACGCCATCATTACAATCTCGTTTGTTTTGTCGTAAACCAATCCTAAATGTGTGGAAGCTCCGACGGAACCCGATAGATGGTGGCGTTGATAGAAAGCTGCAGCGGCTGACGGTTCAACGTCGACAACTCTAGCTTCTCGTGCATTAAGCGGCAAAGAGACACCAAGCAAGGTACGGAGGAGGTCGGTTATTTTCTCCATATCATCGAACTCGAACACGGTGATGAGTTTGACCCCTTTTTCTCTACACATTTGTAGTTTACGTGCGTGGTAGTTGCGGTCTTTCTTTCCATACGTTTCGGAGTGCCAGTAACTCCCACAATATTCAACGGCGAGTCCTTTATCGATATTATATATATCGAGCTCGAAAGGGGCTATTGCAGATCGATCGCCGATTTTCCACTGGTCTTTTGGAGCGATGCTGACGCACTTTTCATAAAGGTCGTTTTCTCGCTTGGACCGTTTAGGGTTTAATACTTCAATCCCATGCTGTTTACAAAGAAACCTCATATATCCGTATGAGACGCCCAACTTTTCAGCAGCAATAGATAGATTGCCCGATTCGTTGTAAGTCGTCTCTACTACTTCTGTGGAATACCTTATGTGCTGAAACTGTTTCGCTTTACCTAAAATACAGCTTTGACTGTGGTTTTTTGGTTCCATCCCAAAAACATCGCACCATTGATATAGTGTTGATTGTCCCGTGACATACTTCTTTTCTAATTCGTCGATGGATAGTGTATAGAAATCTGTTTCAAACGTCTCAAAATCAGGTAGGTTGGGCCGCTTAGCTGCATTGACTTCACGAGAAGCATCTCGTTGTGTTTTCCTAGAAATTTGATAGTCGATAAGCCACTTGCGTACAGTCGGTTGGCTTGTATTATATCTCCGAGCAATTTCAGAAATTGAAATCGCTGGCTGCTGATACAACTCTACTAATTCTTCTCTGGGTGGTATGGGAATTTTGTTTGACATGTGTCGCTCTCACCAAATGGATGTAGTATATAGACTAACGAACAAACAGACAACAAAAAAGGAGGACCTTTCGGTCCTCCTAGTTGGCCTGGTTGGTTCCAGGCTCTTTTATATAGATTACAGGAGGTTCGTAACCTTGATTCTGCGGTAGTACTTGTTGCTGTTTGCATCAAGACCCGAACCCGAACCAGCGAATGCAGTTGCACCCTTGGCGAATGGGTTAGCAACCATACCGTAACGGGTTTTGAAGCCGATCTTCGGTTGGAAGCTGTCTTGACCGATAGCACGGACCATTTGCAGCGGAACGTATGGGCAGTAGAAGAGGCCAGCGTCGAAGGACGAAGCACCCTTATAGCCTACAACCAGGTAGTTGCCGGTAGCATATGGGTCGATGTACACGCGGAAGCGACCATTCAGAACACCAGCGAAGGTGTTGCCGGTGTCGTCAACGTTCAGAGCGTTGGAGTTAAGAGCAGGGGTGTAGTCCAGAACACCAGCCATCTGCAGAGCGGAAGCAACGTCCGAAGAGCAGATAACGATGTTACCCTTGCCTCTACGGGTGTCTTTTGCGATCTGGTTAGCTTCGCGTTCGATCTGGAACATCAGACCCTTGAACTTTTCAACCGACCAACGGCCGTTTGCATCGACGTCGAGGTCGAAGGTTCCCTGAACCGAAGTGTTGTTAGCACCAGCGGTTGCAGTCAGATAGATTGTACGAACCACTTCACGGTTGATCTCGGCCAGGATCTCCGATTGGAGGATGTTGGCGAGTTCCGTCTCAGCATCAAGACCGTGAACAGCTTTCAGGTCCTGTGCGAGTTCAGTGGTGTATTCAGCTTTCAGAGCGCGGCTCTTAGCTTCCACAGCAACTTTCTCGATTGAGAAGGCCATTTCAGCAAAAGCGTTGCCAGTCGAGCCGAGAGCTTCGGCAGCAGCGGTCTGCAGACCTGTACCGTAGGTTACACCAGCGGTGTCACCATTCAGGCCACCAGCGTGAGTACCGGTACCGGAGAAGTCGGTGTCGGCTTCGCCGTAGAAGGCTTCAACCGAGGTGTTGCCCGACATTGCGTTGTACTTCGAACGCATAGCGAAGATCAGGCCGGTTGGGCCAGTCATTGGCTGAACGCCAGCGATGTCGTATGCGATCAGGTTAGGCATTGCACGACGAACCAGGCTGATCAGAACAGGGTCGTAACCAGCGACAGGACCAGCTGCGGATGCAGATGAAGTGAAGCCAAGAGTACCGGCTGCGTTTGTTGGGGTTTCCATCAGAAGCGAGGAAAGCGAAACAGCGGTGCTGTCTTCTCTCAGGTTACGCTCTGTGTTCTCCAGGATCTGAGCAGTGATGGCTCTCTTCTGTTCGTCCTTGATGGGAGCAAAATTGGCATGCTCCAGAATTGGGCCCCACTTTGCTACTAGATCACGAGTAGATTGACTCATTTGTATCTCTCCTTGTTTGGTTGTTGTTCTATGAGATTATTTATCAATTTCTGAATTTCACTTAATCTTAATCGAGCTGATAGCTGCGGCGAGTGCATTTACAGAATCATATTGGGAAACAGTCTTCTTAGGAGCTGTCTCTTCGGTCAGCATCTCTTCGACTTCTTCTTTGACTACAGCCTTAGCCTTGAAGAACGACTCTTTCAAAGTCATCAGGTCTTGCTTGTAGTTGTCGGAGTCATCGAAGTTCAGCTTTTCAGACAGAACGCGAAGACGCTCAGCCTGAGTTGTAGTCAAACCTTCTGCTACTTCGTTGAAGATAGTTTCAGCGCGAAGAGCCTTGACTTCTTCTGCAAGCTCGATGCTCTCATTGATAGCCTGGTTAGCCTTGGCTTCCAGCTCAGCAATTTGCTCTTCGAGGTCTGCAACGACGTCGATTGTTTCTTCGTCGATCTGAACGTTGTGCTCGTAGAACACGGTCTTGAGGCTGTTCAGAAGCGATTCGGCCATTTCAACCTTAATGCCAGCTTCGATAGCGACCTTGTTCTCTTCCATCCATTCTGCAACGACATAGTCAAGATATGCGTCGAGGTTTTCGACAATACCGTTGACAGCTTCATTAACAGCTTCGTCGAGCTGGCCTTGGAACTTGACTTCAAGCTCCTCGGTTAGGGCAGCCGTCTTGGCTTCCATTTCTTCGACAGCTTCTGCGATCTTAGTCTCAGCAGCTTCGTTAACAGCAGCCTCAAAAACAAGCTTTACCTTGCCTTTGAAGTCAGCAGAAACGTCCATACCTTCAAACAGCGATGTGAAAGCAGCGTCAGCATCCTGGTCTTCTTTCACTACCTTGACGGCAGCGTTACCTGGAGCTACAACTTCGACTTCGTCAGCTTCGGGATCGACTGGAGCCATAATGTCTGCAAGGCGCTTCTGGATAGGGCCACCTACTGCATCTGTTGGTTCCATGACTTCTCCACCCTGAACGACGTCACCGCCCTCGTGGTCAGCCTTGAACTCCTGTAGATTTCTCTTTACCATTTTACTCTCCTTTTTAATGGGATTCGTTTGTCATCATTTTATTTATATAAACCGAGATTTTGTCACTTGAGAGATGATATGAAATTCTCGAAAATTCTCAGGGCTTTGGCTTCATCGATCTTACGGATTGTTGCAGGCTTGTACTCTTTCTTCAACTCTTTGACTGTTTCTTCAAGTTTTTCCATCACTCTCCAGTTGCCCGAAGCGATATCATAGTAGTATTCTGTGTTTTCCATGATGCCCTTCACAAAGCAGTTTGGCCCCGAAGGATCAGTAACAATGTCAACGGTAGCAAGATGGAAATCGTCCTGCACTTCCATGATCCCTTCGTTCGTGGGCTTCACAGAACCAAGACCGCGAGTAGAAACGCCAATCTTTACGCCTTCGTCAATAAACGTCTTGACGATTTCACCCATTGGAGTAGAAAGGATCTTTGCCTTACCAACGAAGTTAGAATCGTCCCTTGTCATCTCAGTAATTAGGTGCGAAACGCGATCGCCGTTGATCTGAGGGCCGTTAGGATGTCCGAGTTCACCAAGAGCTCTTTTTGTCTTGATGAAATCTTTGTTATACCGCTGCATCTCCTTCTCCAAGATTGGAGAAGGGTATATTCGTCCATTGCGATTCTTAACATCACCCTGCATGAAGATACCTTCGATGAAGTATCCTTTCTTGCCGCTCTCTGTCGACTCGGTTACGACTGAGCACTCTTCTGTTACTTCTGTGATTAGTTTCATGTTTTGTCCCTTTCTTTCTATTTATACAAATGACAATCTGTCACTTCCATGCGACCGGGGAACACAACACAGCAGTATTCGATTCAACAGTGTCCGACGGATTTTTGTTCATAACCTCCACGAAACCAGCAGGTTGAGTCATCGATCCGATCACGGCACCGTTAGCGCTTCTAACAGTGATTAAAGCATCAGATCCTCCAGAGGGTGTGTAGACTCTGAACAGAGCGCTGTCGTATACAGTGTTGGCTGTGGTGACAGATATCTCTGGCTTTGTCAACTTAATGACTATATCAACCATTACAATACCTCCTTGGCAAACTTCATAATCTCATTAAAACCTTCTTTACCCGAAGTCATGATCACAGCCATTCTGTGAGCATTGCTTTCATCAAGAGCAAATAAGAGGCTGTCGATTGTCTCAGCCTGTTCAGCGGTCAGTCTCATAGACGAGCCGTCAGCAAAATCGATTACCTTGTGCTCAACCATTTCAGAAATTTGAGCCTGTTTTGTCTTACCTGAGTATACACGCATTCCAGTTTTAGGTTTTGCAAGCGACACATCTTCTTTCGTCAGCTTGTCGACAGCCTTGTTAATGCCAGCCTTTCGGTTTGCTGCTTTAAGAACATCACCGCCTGCCTTGTAGAACAATTCTTGTGCTTTCTTTGTATCACCCGTAGACTTGAAGTCGTGACCCAACTGGGAGGTTTGTTGCGCACGCTTCATCAAACGCTCTCTGTCTGGTCCAGCAGACTTGATGTATCTTCCAAGAGTCTTCTTGGAGACTTCGTGTAGATCAGATTCTTCCTTGACCTCGACAGGTTCACCGTGATGCTCGGGATTGGTCTGATTCTTCTTCTTGTAGGCAACATGGGATTTTTCTTCGTCGCCATACTCACCGCCAACTGGTTGCAAAACGTCCATTAGACTTTCTTGCTGGAGTAGACCTTCCTGCTGTAGTTTTTTAGCAATAGCCTTACGACGGGCGCGTAGATATGCGTCCGACTTGGTGATTTTTCCATCGTTGTCGACGTCTTCATCTTCTTTACCAACAGGGTCTAGAGCTTCGGTTAGCGCTGGATGATTCAACCACGCACCGCCTCTCGATCCCCACTTTTCTATCATCTTCGAGATGAACTTTGGATCGTTGGACTTTTTGACTTTCGCAGAATCTGTTTCCCACTCATGGTTGGATTCATTCATCGCTTGCTTGGTAGCAATGGCGTACATGACGCTTTCCCAATCCTTACCATAACGCTTTTTCAAATCAGCAGCGTTTTTCTTCATGGACATGACGATCTCTTCGCGCTTTTTCATCTCAGCGGCAGACATCTTTGCTTCGTCCATATTGGCAAGCTGCTTTCCTTTGACGTTGCCTTTGCGGCTGCCATCAAACAGGAACGAATCAGCGTCGCCCTTTTCATCTTTGACGATTGTCTTATCCAGTCTGCGATTGGCTGCTTTCAGTTTGTCGGCAGCTTCGTCAATGATCTTGCTCTTAATCTGAGCATGTCTACGGTATCTCAGCTGGGCGTCTGCTTTGGTTCTTTGACCGTCGTTATCAATGTCTTCATCTTCCTGGCCTGGAACATCTCTACGTGACAGTGTCACACCTTCATACACGGCCATGTCCTCGCCTTTCTTGTAGTCGGCGCGGTTTGCGAATTTCTTGATCTTGTCAGCAGTAAACTGGTCTTCTTCGGAGTTTGGGTCCAAAATATGATCGATAATGTGCTTCTCTTTGAAGTTAATCTCGTCTCCTGCTGTGGGTTGTGCAACCTCGGAGATTATCTGGCGAAATTTTTTCATCTTCTTGTTGTCCTTTGCTGAGATTTGAACCTATTTGTATTTATAATTGTCAAACCGTCTACTGGATCGGATACAGACTGTCGAAGCTGCTGCTCAGGAGGCATCTGTTGTGGGACTTGATCGGCAGGAATCTGCTCGTAATCACCTTGTCCCTGAGGAACAAAGTCGCCGTAGTATCCAGCCATTCGCTCAGCGTCCATTTCTTTTTGCATCTGACGCATTTCATCATCAGACATAAACAGAACGCGTTTAACGACCCACTCTCTCGAGAAGTATTTGCCCACTAGCGGCTCTACTTCATTCAGTGTGTTGAGCTTTTCACGAAGAATTTCTGTTTCCTTGAGCTCTTCAAAGAAGTTGTCTTTGACGAAATCGTATCGAATTTTGTTCTGTATGGAAGCCCAGTCCTCTGGTGACATAACACCTTTCAACACGAGTTGGCGCTCAAGGCATCTATCGAATAGAATGGAGAATCTCGCACGTAGTCTCTTGATGAACTTACTGAACTTCAGTTCTTCGCGAGTGATTTCCGATCCTCTACCAAAAGAATACATTGTTTCAGGTTGCAAACGAGCGACTGGAACGTTCAACGATTTATACAGTTTGTTTTGGAAGTACGGTAGGTTGCGATCTTCTCCAAGACCGCCACCAGCTTGAAGCTGTTCCACTTCCGTCGAGCGGTTTCCTTCACGGCGTGGGAACCAATAGTCTTCGGTCATTGTCATCATCTTACGGTCGTCACGAATTTCACCTGTAGCAGGGTCGTATGTAACGCGGTTCTTGTGCCGTGCCATCATATCATGAAGATACTGCTCAGCCTTCGCTTTAGGCAAGTTGCCTACGTCAACGTAAAAGATGCGACGTTCAGGAGCTCTTGTGATCGTATAAATCACAGTTGCGTCCTCTAGCATCCTCAATTGGTTGAGCGACTTGATAGCTCTGTGAAGGTGTGAGAGAACGACCGTGTTTGATTCGTTGACGATGCCTGATGTCACTCTGACAATAGAATCTCTTGCAATCTTGAGACCGCTTATCGATGTTGTGTAGTTGGTCACAGAAGACGTGCCAAAGCCACTTTCTGAGTAGATGTAATACTCTTTGCGAATCTGTTTTAGAGTCGCAGCTTGACTACCTTGTCCAGGAATAGGCTTATCATCCATTTCACGGACAAGACGAATCTTACGAGGGTCGAGGTATCTCAGTTCGAGAATACCTCGACGAAGATCCTTCTCATCGATAATCACATGATAGTTGAGTCGCCCATCAACGTAGAATTTAGAGAATATATCATATGCTTGGTTTGAAAAATCGAGAAGCTCAAGTACGTTTTGAAACTCTTCTGTTACACGGTCCTTGACTCTGTCAGGCAATCCAGTATCATCGAGCACGATTTTAATTACTTCATCATGTGAATCGACGTTGATTGCCTCGTTGACTATTTCATCGACTGCTTGTTGGATTTCAGGGTTCAGCATCATGCCGCGATATCTTGTAACAAGCTCGGCTTCTGATTTTGCTGTTCCTTCAATATCCCACAGCATACCATAGGATCCGCCTACAACAGATCCTAAGTTAAGAGCTCCATCGTCATTTTGAGGCTCGGCGAACGACGGCAACTGGTTAGTAACGCCGTCCTCGAGCCTCTTGATTTCAAAACCAAATAATCTCACTTGCAAATCCTTTAAATATTATTCTGTTATTGCGATGGGTGCTGTCGAATCAACCAATTCCCAATAGTCATATGCAAACTGAACAGCAAACTCTTCAATCTGGTCAACTTCACCCCATCCCAGTGGAATATCGGAGATGACAGTTGGATACATACCAATGAATTGATATGTTCTGATTGGAGCGCCACCGAGCTTAGAATACTGTCTTACAACAGCGTTCGCTTTGTACCCAGTTGGACCACCAACAACGCCACGTCCTGGTCTCAGCGAAGCCAGGTTTGGTTCGTGCGAGTTGATCAGTTTGGACCACTCTTCGAAAGCAGCTCTTACGGCAAAGTCTTCATCGTTGATCACAACGACCTGCCAGTCATCGAATGTTCTATCGCCTGCCAGCTTGATTTGACGTCCAAAGTATGGTACAGGGAACGAACCGAGGTTCGAAGCAGGGATGTTTGCTGAGCGAACCATGAATGGAGCTTTTGCAAGACCCTCTGTAATTATGTCGTTTCCTGGGTTGAATGTGAATTGTACCTCAAAGAGGGATGGTCTGGCGCCACCAAGCGCCAGAGCTGATTTGAATTGATCTATGCTAAATGCCATTTTCTGTTACTCCCGTAAGATTAGAACTGTTGTCCAATGAGCTCTTCGAACGAGATACCGGTTCTGGTAGCGATGAAGGTCAGCTCAATGTAGTTGATGGTTCTTGCAGGCTTGATGAAGATGTTAGCTCTGAAAATATTGCGGTCGATGATGTCAGGAGTGTTGACTCTTCCATCACTAATCACGCGGAAATCAGTGATACCTCTTCTGCCCTTGATATCCCTCAGGAGAGGATCAACAAGGTTGTTGAATTCGGTCTGCGTGAACTCATCGTTAAAGTCGAACAGCAGCGAAGCTGAAACAGTCGCGATGGCCTTTTCAATCACGATGAACAGACGACGTACGTTGATTCTATCAAATGCACTAGAACGACCCAGACCTGTCTTGTCTCCAAACAGCAGCGTTCCCTGTCCAGCCTGGCTTATCACAGAGTTGATGTCACGACCGTACAGACGATCTCTTTCAGCCTTGTTAGGATTGAAAGCCAGTTTGGTAACATTTTTGATAATGCCACGCTTGTATCCAGCTGGCGACTCCCACGGATCGATTCTAGCAGCAAGACCTGCCATATCGCCGTTGAGAGGGACCCAACGGAACGTGTTGTTGTACTTATCGAAGCGGTACTTATAGCCCGTGTCCATGAACCAGTAGGACGAAGACTGCAGCCTGCCTCTAAAATTAATGATGTCCGTGACGATTTCATTTCTGCTTGCGCGAATATTGTTACCGGACAGAATCAAGCTCTTGTCTGGCGAGATGAACAAGACAGAGTCTTTACGAGCTTCGATCACGTTGCTGATGATGTAGTTTGCAAGGTTGGTATCGTTGATTGCCTTACCCTGCATGATGAACGCAATGTCAAACTGTTCTGTATCCTTGAACAAGTCATATGCAAGAGCCATGCTACCAAAGTTGACAGTCGACTCGGATGATCCGTCGCTACCACCAGAGAACGATAGGTAACCAATTTGGTTTGCAACAATATCGGCCGAAGTATCAGGAATTGCAATCCAGTTAGAGCTATCGTTGATGATAGTTCTGTAGTAGTTGGGAACACCGTCAATTGTCGTGCCGGTTGGTGAAAGCGAAATGTCGGTGTATCTTTCCAGAATCGTACCAGCGACTCCAGATATTGCACCGTCGCCGTCAACGACGACCAGGTGCATTGCACCAGCCGTTGGAGCTTTTTCGACGATGTAGCTATATGCCCAGCGACGAGACAGCTTGAGATTGGCGATGGACGATTCGGCCAGCGTGTACTTGCTGTTGAATGTCAGCGTATACTCATACGTTGCGTTGGAAGAAGGTTGAATATTCTTAGAAGCGAGAACAAGATTTTGGTAGCCTACAGAGTCGTTTCCAAGGACAATGATGTCACCTTCGTTAATCACGTCGTCATAGTTGACGTCTGCGATGAAGGTGATTGTGCTTTCGTTGAAGATGTCGTTGTTGGATGCGTCATCAAGCTGACCCACAGCGAACAAGTCTTGTGAATACTCAGTAGAACCGGTTACGTATGCTACACGAATCGAGTCGCCGATCGAACCAGGGTACTTGGCTTCAAAGTCATACGAGGCAACGTTAGATGCTACAAGCGTAGCTTCCGACTTAACGGCACCGTTATCTGCACGTACAACAAACAGCTGGTTTGAGTATGCAAGGAAATCGGCTGCTGTGAAAAACGTCTCGTAGTTGTTGTCGTTTGGCTTACCAAAAACTTCGACGAGTTCTGTCTCTGACGTGATAAACGTTACTTCACCAACGGGACCCCAATTGAAAACACCCGCTATCGCGCCTTGGTTGGAAGCAATTGCAGGAATGTTCGAGGTAAGGTCAACCTCACGAACTGTAACTGATGGGCTTACAGAAAAAACCATGTTTTTTTCTCCTTTGTGTTATGCCGTATTGAAAGAGTTGGAGTATATGTTCTTTCTATTTATATCAAACCCACTCTCACACTTCCATCCACACATCCCCTTGGGCATCCACAAACTTCACGGGTTTTTCTTCATTGCCACTCATAATGAAACCAAAAGGAAGCAAATCCTCCTCAATCTGATCGTCGGATAGTTGTCTCAACGTCATCAGCGTATTTATATCGGTCACGTCCTTAAAGTAGTTCTGATCAGTTAGCCATGCAAATAGCACCAACGTCATAACCATATCATCATGCCATCCCGATTCAGCTTCATATGAAGCACCTTTACGGGAAAAGTGCTTGAGCTCTTCGATTGTATCAAAATCATTGACGATTAGCTGCTGTTGTTCAATGAGCAGTTTGAGGATAGAGCAACCGATTGATTTGACACTCTTTGAAGTACGTATGCCTCTGTCGACTCCTTTGCCAAATCCACCGGAAATCCTCTTTCCAGATCTTCCGCCATGCTCTGTAAACAGCATGTTCTCATATCCAAACTCGAAGAAAAGAGTGTCAGCAACCTGACCGCCACTATCGTTTATTTCGATTAGTGTGTGAGCTTCATTATACATCTTACCTAAACGATATATTATGCTCGCATAATCACCGGGTCCGATCGCATTGTCTCGATATACACACACTTGTTTGTAGGGCATTTCTGTCACATCAATTATCGAAAACGTTGAGTAGTCGAGCCCTTTTCCTCTTGATACGTCTGCAATCAATGCGTACACGTGACCTTCAATAGGAGGAACGTATTGTTTGACAGATCCTGATTGAACAGTAGGCTTGAGATCCTTGAGAGTCTTTAGTCTTTCACCAGAGATAAGTGTGCCCGACGATCCGAGGAATTCGCAATTGTGGCTCACAACACCGTTGGTGAAATACACATTTCCATTCTTAACATCAAGAAGGTCGTACACGTCCGTTTTTTCATATGCGTTTTCTATGTGCACGACTCGTTCGAGACCGTCCTCTGTGTGGATAAAATCGCCTGTCTTCATATCTCGAGCAAACACAAAACCAGCGTCACAAGATATTCGATGCCCATCAGTGCACGATAGTTCTTTTCCACTATCAGTAACCAACCGTATAATGTTCGACGAGGTCGTTTTTTTGATTCCATCAAAATCCACCCACCCGCTAGGGGTAAGAACCTCGTATTTAGTTTGAAATTTGTTCATCGTGTCCCATCGCTAGCTTGGTTTTACCCGTTATGATATTTCTTATAGTCGTAGGAGTTACACCATATTTTTTCGAAAAATAATGGCTATACAATACGATTTTACTGAGCGGTTTTCCATTCGATCCTATTAGATCATCGAGAGTGAGTTCATGTATAATAGGAACCTGTGTTTTCTTTACGAGAGTCTTCAAAAATTCACAGTTAAAAACAATTGTGTTCTGGTTGTAGGCATTGAGGATATCTTTTGCTGTGTCAGGATCGATTATTCTTTTTCCCCAACATTTCCCTGACCTCTTCCCCGACCACTGAAGTTTTGTTTGCTCGCTATACACGTTTTGTCTTCCTCGGTTCCACGGTTTTCCACCCCGTTTTGACCAATGACTGTCTCGCATTTTCTGCTTAGACGTGTCCGAATATATGTAACCATAGGTGTTGAACTTATCTGTATCGTTTTTACCTTTGCCTGTGCGCGTTACATTCAAACCCGAGGTAAACGTATCATAACGTCGTATGAAAATCTCTTCGAGTGCTTCTGCCTCAGCATATGTGTTGCATTCAGCCAACACTTCGACACTTGTTATTCCTTGCTCAAATCGTTTTGTCTTTGTGTGTTCTTTAACTCTTCTCTTCAAATTTACGGTGATTCCCACATACTTTAACCCATCTTTACGAGTTAACAAGTAAACATAAGTCGTCATGATACCCCTCCTCGGTATATACTAGCGGAGGTATTTATAAATCCAAGGAATTCACACTATATCATATAGCTCGGAAATTGCCATAGTCATTATTTGTCCGGTGACTTTATCACGTATAGTAACGGTTGTTTCTCCCGCGACACATTCGTATTCTTGTTTGAACTTCTCAAGGTCATGATCAAGAGCTGCAAGGGTTTCTTGTCTCCACCGCTCATCACGACCAGGGACATCGTACCACATGACTTTGACGAATCTATATCCATTTGTTCCCTCTTCCGCGCCAACACACGTCTTGTAAAAGTGATTCAGTCCATTTGGTGTTGATGTCATCAACAGTTTAGTGCTTTCACCCGATGAAATTGTGGGGTAGACCGACGCAAAGAAATCATCATAACCTTCAATAAAGGCCACCTCATCCAAATAGAGGAATGAAATAGATTTACCACGAATTGCAGACGATGAAGTAGTTCCTGCGTATATCTTGCATCCATTCTCAAGCTCAATTGAACCCTTGTTCCATTCCAGGATACCCTGCTGCAACCACTTGGGGAGTGATTCATAGGCCAATTGGACTCTGGATAGAACTTCTCGAGCTGAGTCACCCTTGTTGGCAAGTATGGCCACCGTCTTAAATTCATTGAAAAGGATATAATGCAGGATGATTGCCATTGCAGTTGTGGTCTTTCCGCTCTGACGAGCAGTAAGAACAGCAACACGTCTGTTGTCTGTTATCTCACGTGCAATCTTTTCCTGATAGGGGTACATCTCAAAGGGTACAAGTCCTCTATCCACATGGACAATCTTGATATACTTCTTAGCAAAATAAACAGGATCCGCAGCGCATTTTGCATACTCTCGAATGAGTTCTGGCGTCCACTCAATTGGGACACCGGTCTTCTTGAGGTGCTGGTTACCAAGATAGCCTTCAGTCATTAGGTCACCCTCAGTCTTCTAAATGAATCACCTGTAAACGTTGACGATAGGGCAAACAGTTTAGAATAGGGTATTGCGGCCATACAAGGATATAACGAGGTCAACACATCCTCGAGTTTATCAAACCATTCTGACTCGTCAATATAGATGGTCGAGATGGCTCTACCTCTACCGTAATTAATGTCTGACCCTGCACTGATGATGGAGCACCCGTTGCCAAATTCCACCTTTGACTTGCTGCGGGCGGTCATTTTGGAACACATTGAGAAAAACTCGGGCAGACGTTCATACATTTCGGTGACGATCTCAATAATTGAACTGCTCTGAGACTTGGTGCGTGCAAAGACTAGACTGACTCTCTGCTCTGTGAAAAGAGCTTGGTGTAGTAGTATAATAGCAGCAACAGTCGACTTGCCTTCTTGCCGCCCTGCAGGCATGAAAAAGACCTTGTTGTCTCTATAATTACTGATCACACTGCGTTGAAAATCATTCAATTTGGCCAGGACAACGCCGTTGGGGTTTGAGAATTTGATGTAGTTGTCGGCAAAGTATTCGACGTCTTCACTGCACTTCATCACTTCAGCTATCTGCTCTATACTGTAATTCACTCCATATCTCCCTTTATCATTTTCAACATGTCTGTCGTGGACAGAATCAAGTTGTTATTTGTCACATTAGTTGTGGCCTGACCTGCCGGATGGTCCTCTTTCGCATATTTCTTCTTCTCAGACATGCCCACAAATTCTTTATTGGCATCAATTAGAGTTTTCATCAAAGTTGATACAACTTCATACGCACGAGGATTCTGGGATTGCTTGGCAACAGCCATGAGTTCATCCAGCGATTCAACCCCTTTAGTCATCAGCTCTGATATGTTCTGCTTCGCCAGTTCAATATCATCAATCACCTCTTCCTGGGCCGTGGCCAGTGGAGTGGGCGGGGCGTCAATTATTTCAACCACAGTGGGAACACTGGCTTCTTCTTGAGGCACTTCATCAAGAGGTCTCAGTCCCAATACCTCTGCTATTTTCTTTTCATTCATGGCTCTATTAACTCATCTCTAATAATAGTCACGACACCCCAATCATCATCAATCTCAATTTGCTCCCATGGGATAGAGTTGTTGGCATATGATGTTGGTTGTCCGTTTGCTGTCAATCCAGGGTGAACATTTACCTGGCTCATAAACACTGTGTTTGCTGTCGTGTTGTCAAACATTCTCACGTCAACGAACTTGATAATGCCCTTCTGTCTCACAGGACCGAAATACCAAGCCTTCATCGTGAAGTTTAACGTCCACAAGATGCTACGTCTTGTGGTGAAGTCTCCCTCATATATATCTTCTGTTGTCACATTGTTCAAAACCAATGGAATATCCAAAGGCTCGATGCCATCTATAAGCGAAACCGTCGTTGTCCATTCCGGCTTAAAAAACGGCGCTATTTGCTCGAAGATCTGCACACCGTCTTCTGCATATTTGACCATTATGTATAGCGTGAAATTTATATTGTACGGCGCTGGGGCATATAGGAAGTCCGTTTCACCGTTGTCGTTTCTCAGCTTTTTAATTGAGTTGATTTTACGGCTTCCATCGTATTGCAAGTTGTCAATCTCAAACGCCATTCTCGGCAGTGTAATTGCAGTCTTGCGATCGATGTTGGGATCTTGTAGGATACGCGCCAAATACTTCTGATAAGGACCGTATGATATAGGAACAATCATACGCTGCACTTCCGTATTGGTAGTGTGGTCATATCTTGCAATGGAAATCTTGTTGAAAAGAGTTCCAAATAAAGCTATATACTTTCGCGTTGTCTGATTGTAGAAGTAGTTTGCTATTGACATTAAGACCTCGTGAACAACTTAGCGTTCCAGTAGAAAGAAATTGTTCCGACTCTTCCATTGTCAAAGTCGCAGTAAAGTCTTCCAGCGTCAACAGCCGTGTTGCTGCTCAAACGAATTTCCATATTCATATCGCTGTTTATGGAATTGTTTCCAGAGTAGGTCGTTGACCCTGTTGATACCGATCCTTCGCTTGTGTTGTCGTTATACAACACATTAGAGAATACAAGGTTTGACTTGAACGACGTTGCTTGGAAAACAGTGTTACCAGCTCCGACCATTCTTGGGTTGGCAACAACATCCATGCTGACGGTTATGATTGAGTTGGCGTTTACTGGAGCATCTGCCAAATCAAACCAAGGCGTAGGTAGACTACCTCGATTGAATCTAAGCTGAACGTTTACACCTTGAAGATACGTGAATGTGTATTGTCCCTCGTATGCGTAAGCGACAGAAAAATAAAGGAACGTGCCACCATTGTATCCACTTTGTTCAACAGCAAACCACGTCTGACCGCCGTCAAGCGAAAGCTCATATGCTTCACCGCCTCCGAACGGGTGGTTGTAGCCTTCCCAAACGTTAGTGATGAATTGTTGGTCCCACACAAAGTAAATATATGGCGAATTTGATCTTGCATCGTATGTTGTTAGGGTATAGGTTTCAGTTGGTGTGCTTGTTACTGTGACAGTCTTACCGCTGTTCCACTCAACGACGTTATACGTTTGGTTTGTGGATACATCTTCCCACGACCTGTCTCCGTTTCCTCCAGAAGTCTCGAGTGTGCCAACACGATCATACAATTCAACAAAGTTTGAGTTGGTCTTCTGAAAGGCTGTCCGCAGAGCGTCGCCTGTTCTGTCGTTTGCTGCTGCACCTACGTTGATTGCTTGTCTGGTCATGTCTGTTAGCCCTTATATGGTATCCGCTGTGTAATCGGTCGAATCTGCGGTGTATACCGTCTGATCCGATGTGACAGAATAATTGGTAGGACGCGTGATGTTTTCGCTGAACGGGTCAATCTCGCTAAAGTCAATGAACACATCCCCTTCCGTTTCGTAGACGATGTTCTTGGCGATTGGATCGACATTTTGAAGTTCGGTTAGGTTGCTGACATTTGTGGTCTTGTATGCATTGAACGCTGTATCGACCAAAGCCACGCCAGTCTCAAAGCGCTCATTGGAGTATTCGTACAACTCGCATTTCAGATCAAAAACTTGCAGTGCTCCTGTTTGATAGAACACGGATTCGTGTTCGACGAACGTCACTTTGAAGAACTTCTGGTTCATCGGCATGTAAATTAGATCGCCTTCTTTTGGACGAACCCATGCAGGCTTGTTGCGAGTAACGAATCTTTCGAACGTTCTATTTGCAACAGTGAACGTCACCTGGTCTCGAATCTGCAAACCAAATTTCGACAGGAAATCTCCCTCGCCCTGGAATCCATCTACAGACTTCACATACATGTCGATGTGGTAGGCAGCATCAAATATTGCCAACGGAACTTCGTTCTGTAGCTCATCTATTGGAGATGAGTTCTTGGTGATGTAGTACGTATCGACACCGTAAATCTGGATCGATTCGATCACCAGATCGTCGATCAACTGTTGTTCGTTGAAGAAATCGTAGTTACGAAAGAATACGTTGGTAGCCATGATTATCCTGTAAAGTTGTATATAAGTGGCTGCAACGAACTCTTTGCTTCTTGTTCCATTGATTGTCTTGTATTCATAGCATCTGAAAGGATCTGCTCACCATTAAACTGAACACCACCTACCAATTGCATGCCGACGAACTTGGTCAGGTTGCGTCCCCATTGTTCCTGAATCAGAGCTGTTGCGTAGTTCTGAAAGAACCTATCAGCCCACAGATCTGTGTAAAGCTGGGGATCGATGATGTCATATGCTTCGATAATAATGTAGTTGCCTGGCGTCAGTTTGGATACGTTCATATCCAAATATACCTTGTTGACTAGGCGGTTATATCGAATCATGGGCCAGCCAACAAGCCACTCCTGAATGAACCTCAGGCTCTGCATTGTCATATAATAGTTCTGGATAGAATATCCGGTCAGGTCTTGGAGGTTGTTCAGTACGAATTGATAGGTGACGTTGAACATGCCAGTGCCCGAAGAAATGGACGAACTGAGATCAAAGATACGAGTAACACCTAGTAATCTTGGCGGAGCCTCGATATAACCACGATCAATATCTTGCTGTGTTATGACATGCTTTAAATAAACATGCTCCGAGCCGTTATAGTGATAATCACTGAAAAAGCTAAACGCTTCGTCTATACGATCTTCAATCTGTTCATCAGATACGTTAATCTGGATAACAGGATGCCCTAGTTTACGAAGGCAGTATTCTTTAAATTCTTGTCTATTTGTAGGTTTTGCCATTCTGCCACCTGTTGATTAAATCTGTTTTATTTATATACCACACGAACTTTTGAGTTGACAATCGTGGCTCGTATGGTATAATTGAATTACATTCATAAAAATGTTACTGCCTCTTAATAAAAACTCCGAATATAGAGGCTAAGATCATCTTTATCAAAAAGAGAGGTAATACAAAGGGATATACAAATTTGTATCCCTTCTCTTTTAGTATGCTTTTTTCAACACCTTTTTTCTGGATATTATCATAATAAAGACCATCTATTTTTATAATAGCATGACCTTCGCCATTCGGAGACTTTACGTACCAAATCAAAAATCTGAAAGAAATCAAATTCCATAAAAATTTGAGAATATCCTTATCTGATACTAGCCATGCTAAGGTCAAAGAATAATCTTCACAATCACCTTCCCACTTATCTCCGTCATTTGCCATTATTCGCCAGTAATCTAGCCAACGAAAAGTATCATTCTTGTATTTGAATTTAGCATTGAGGGTTTGAAGTGCTTCATCTATTTGCATGTGTTCGTTCCTTATTTCAAAGATTAGCAGCATCAAGTCGTGCTTTGAGATCAGCAATTTCTTGCATTGCTTCTTGAAGTGCTTTTGTTAGAATTGGAATTAGTGTCTGATATGCCACATTGAGATATTCTGGACCACCCTGAACGACCCCTTCGAGATACGGTTGATCGCTCAATGCTTCCTGCAATTCTTGCGCGATGAAACCTGGTTGTAATGATTGATCGTTAGAAAAGTCTGGTTTATAACGGAAGGTTATTGGGTTTAGCGCATTGACAACATCCTTACATGATCCTATGGGTTCAATGTTGTCTTTTATACGAGCATCAGAACCATTGACATAAGCACCAGCACCCCAAACACCGGTGCCGTTACATTGAAGGTTGTATGCTCCGCGGTCAGTAGTACCAGCAATCCAGACTTCTGCACCAGATGTAATTCTCATACGCTCTGCAAGTGTACCTGTGGTATCTGATGTGAAGAATGAAAGACGGCTTGGTACCCCTGTTGTCGTTGGTGCAGCATCGACATGAGTTACAATACGCGTCGCCTCTGAAAAGGATGTATTCCCACTATCAACACCATAAAATTGTAACTCGCCAATTATATCACCAGAAGTTAGTACTCCGAATGTACCTCTAGTACCTGATCTTGATTTATAAAATTCAATGCCTGCGCCTGTGTTGTTGTCAATCCAGTTGAATGATCCAATACGTGAATCACGTATGAATCCTGCGGTGTGAACTTGAAGCCGAGGTACTCTACCTATGTTGCCATATGCTTCTGTCGAATTTATGAGTACACGACCACCTCCAGTAATCCTCATACTCTCGGATGGTAGAGCACCAGTACCCGGAGTACTGAATGTCATATCGAAAACTTCGGATCCAGGTGTAAGGTCGTTTGCTACTGATGCAATTTGTCCACTTGGTTTTATGTTGCCCGCCGACACTTCCACAGCAAATTCAATTGCGGGGCCTTCGCCAATCTCACGGCCTGATATGTATTTCTGTTCAAGACGGAGTTGTGGCGTCGGAGCTTGAAATTCACCACCAATGGCATTACGGACATGCAAAGTTGCTTGCGGCTGTGCTATACCACCAATGGTAAATCCAGTTGATCTAGATCTAAAGCGCTCATCTTGAACACCTCCTTGCATACCGTAGAATATCAATTCTGAGTCTTCTAAGCCAGGAGATACCGATGTTGTTCTTGCAGCGATTTCGCCTATCACTTCCAGATTTGGAGTACTTGCAGTTTCTACCCCGAATTGCATGCTAACACCAATACCAGATGTTGGTGTACCAGTTGTTTGGTGATCAATTCTAAGTACAGCTGGTGCTGTGCTCGAACCCGCGTCGATGAGAGTTGGGTGTAGTATAGCTGCTGGCGATGCAGTCCCAAGCCCGGCATTGATTGCAGCACCTGTCACAATTTCAGTTCTAACGTTTGCAAGCGTCTTTGGTCTGACGAATCCATCGGTACCGGTTTCAACAAAGTAGTGTGTGGCAGCAGTAGTAGTATCACCAGATCCGGCTAAGTTAATAAACGTTGGGTAGAAATATCCACCATAGTTAAGACGTGTCGTGCCGGTCGGCGTTGTCGTGCTTGTATCAAAATATCCAGCAGTTGCTGCCGATCTAATGATAGACATTGTCCCGTTGATATCGGGGATCGTCACTGTTGTGTTTGATGTTGGAGAGTTGCTTAGTTCTGTGTAGAAAGTGCCTGCGGAATTGAAAAGTCTCAAATTGCCTGTGGACGTAAATTGGGCAGCTGTTGTGCCATTTGTAGCGAATCCAATTGTGTCAGCAGCAGCGAGATACATACCGGTATTAGGATCAGCGACAAAATCGAAAGAAGGAGTAGAGGCAGAGCCGTTTGCTGATGCGAATGATAGTGCACGAGCAGTACCTTCAACGTGAAGTCTTTCGGACGGTGAATCAATACCTACACCTACATTGCCCGCGCTATTAATGCGCACACGCTCTATATTAGTTGTTTTGAATGTCAGGTGACCCGCATCCAGAGCCTCGAAGCTGAAACCCCCTGTACCTCTGTGGATCAGTTGAGTAGATGCATTTGCACCAGTGTTGCCTCGTATTATACGGACCCCGTAGTCTGTGTACGTTGTGTCTCCTATCATATCGATATACGCATATCCGTTAGCACTACGACCTTGTCCAATTGCTACTGCTGCATCTTCAGATCCAACAGGGACAAGCTCAAATGTTGATCTGCCTCGTATATTACCAGACACATCTAATGATACTGCTGGTGTTAGTGTCCCTATACCAACTCTGTTGTTAGTGGAGTCTACATGTAAAGTAGTGCTATCAAAACTAACATTACCGGTAAAGCTCCAGGCCCATCCATTTTCCGCAACAAATGAGGTTCTATTGGAAGTGTTCCATCCAATGTATGAACGTCTTACATTATTTGGTGTATGGAATGAAATGTAACCGGGATTTGTTGTATTTCCTCTGTTTAGCTGTAGGTATCCGTTAGTACCATCATCGCCGAAAATGGCAGTTGATGAGTCTATTTCAGTCGTCGTAGAAGTTACTCTCAAAGACCCTTGCGTTGTAGAACCGTTCCACATTGTGATGTGGACCGTATTTGAGTCTGCCTTTTTGAAGAATAGTCCGGGATTCCCAGATGCTACTGCTCCGCTTCGTATTACAAAAGCGTCTGTATAGTTTGCAGCACCTCTATCAAATGCTATTAGACCCGATGCTGTGTCATCTGCATCGCTTCTGAGGTAGCTTGCACCCTGTACACCATCAAGTAAGTCTGCGTCAAGCCCTGATCCTGCGCCATCATAATTTTCAAGCCAGTTTACAAATCCCGTGCCTGTAACTATGCGCGAATAGTTGTCAGTATTCGCGTTGACTCGCATATGCACGCCTGCCGTCGATGTAATGCCACCATCTTCCGTATACGTTGTTCTGATCAACCTTGCATATATATCACCTGCGCCATCGCGCCCAGCTACAGTATTTACTGTTGAAGCTGTGCTCACAAGATTTTGTCCATCAAGTAAATCCGCATTCAGGTTTGTGACAACTGTTGTACTATCAACTGTGAATGGGGCACTTGTACCACTAACACCACCATTAAAAGCTGGAATACCCGTGAATGTCTTTACGCCGCCAATTGATTGGTCACCAATGGTGTACACGCCATTGGTGACAGTGTTAGCATTACCGGCCAGCGGCCCCACAAACGAGGTTGCTGTGATTGTGTTTCCCGACAACAAATTCCTGTTATCGTCAAGTATTGTTGTGCCTTGAATCTTAATTGCCATCTTCGCGCTCTCCTTTGAGTACTCGGCTTTTCTATTATTTATTGATAAGAGCTTTTAGCTCATCTATTTGTTTTTGTTGATCTTTTATGGCTTCTACAAGCAGACCTATCAAGTTTCCGTAAGCAACGTGTTTAATTCCATCCGACATTTCTTTAACGGCTTCAGGAAGTACCTTTTCTACATCCTGTGCAATAACACCTGCGTGTCTCTGCTTGGTATTATCGGCTTTAAAATTAAATGTCACACCATTTATTTGAGAAACTTTTACAACAGCATCTGGTATAATTTCAATATTTTCTTTGACATTTAGGTCTGATGTTGTATTAAAGTCCGTAGCAGTTATTTCGCCATTTGCGTGAAGAATTGTCGAAGGATTTGTTGTGCCAATACCTACGTTACCGCCGTTCGGATTGAGCAAAAGATCATAAACAGCCGTATTACCATCAAATCTTTGTTGCTGGATATAACCTCTGCCGCTTGATAGGGTACCAATCGACGTCCCATAAGAATTTGTTCCGATGGCTACGTGTGAAGAAGCAGCCCCAGCAGTAGGGATGCTTGCTGGGGGAGTCGCAGTTACATGAAGTGATGTTGTAGGAATTGTAGTGCCAATACCTACTCTACCGGTGTCTGTAATACGTAAACGTTCTGAACCATTTGTTGATGCAGCAATGACGTTTGAACCAGTAGCTGAAAGTGATAGAGTACCAGCATTAGTCAGTAATGGAGAAGTCAAAGATGTTGTAGCTGTTACAGTTGCAAAGGTGACGTTATTGGCCGTTCCAAGTCCAAGTGTAGTGCGCTGGGCTGCAGCATCAGCATCGTCTAGAATTGCTCTACCAGCAGCTGTTAATGTAGTAACAGCATATGTATCTGCTGCAGTTGTATATATCATACGATCTGCCGCGGTGGTTAGACCTGCAATGGATTGCAGACCGGCATCATATGCTTGAACTTCGGAACCTATAGAAGCAGCATCTAATACTCTGTACCAAGACATTGCAGTTGTACCAAGAGTATCAGTGCCCTTAAAATCGGTATCATAAGTTTTACCGCCGTTTGTAGTACCTTGGTCAATACCTACAGTTGCTGCTGCTAATTCTGATGAAATATTAGCATCAGCTGCTCTTGTCCAAGCACCCGCTGCTACGACATAGATACCATTTTCAGCGGCAGCAGTTTGGTTCTTTACAAGAACTCTATCCCCTGCGACTACCGAAACACCGTCGATAGTTTGTGCACCCGATAAAGTAATATTTGCAGTCGTGGCTGCTTTGACACTACGTTTAACCCACGCATCAGGAATATTCTCAAGAGTCAACGTCTGCCATGATGGGGCACTTGAACCCGCAGAAACAAAAACCTGGCCGGCAGTACCTGCGGCTGTTATAGCGGTTGTTCCAACTCCACTTTGATAAGGGACCCCTCCAGCGACTCCACCAGCGATATTATTGGCGGTAGTTGAGGTGGTTGCATTACCACTCAAAGAACCTTCAAATGACGCAGCTACTAAGGTTCCAGCTGTTACAGCTAGGTTACCTGTTGTATTCCCAGTTGCGGTTGTCGTACCTACAACAAATTTATCTGTTGTTTCATTCCAACCAATAAAAGCATTAGCCCCAGTGGATCCTCGATTGATTAGAATACCAGAATCATTGATACTAGTATTTGCTCCACTGTTAAGTTCAATCAGTGTATCTTTTGTGGTAAGATTTGTGGTGTTGATTGTTGTAGTCGTACCGTTAACTGTTAGATCACCAGAAACAATCATATTTGCAAATTGGACATTTGCAGATATACTTACGTCTTGTCCAATAGCAATCGTCGGTGTAGCTGATTCACCCGTATTATTTGTAATAGTTACACCAGTTCCCTGTATAAGGGAAGCAACATAATTACCTGTAGTATCTGCGCCAAGAGCAACTGAATTAGCGGCAATTGTTGCAGTGAGTGTGCCTGATCCTAAATCAGTCAAAGTAACAGAACCAGTAAGATCGCCCGCCAGGGTTATTACAGGATCTGGCTTATTGGTTACATTGGTCCAATCAAGATAATATGAAGCTGATTGCCCGTTGAGATTGGTAGCATTGTTTGCCGTAGAAACGCTAATGTTCCAAGTGCCTGTTGCATTAGTACCGTCTGTCCAAGCTACATCTTTAAAAGTTGAGAAAGGTGAGTTATTGCCATATGGTGCTTGCCACAGTCTTATGCCTAACGTATCTTTACGGAACGATAGCATATTATCATTTCCGCCAGTAGAGTCTGTATAGTTGCGAAGTACTAAATAATCGCTATAGGGGGAGGTATTATTGTTATTCCATGAACCAAATCCAAAAGTAGTATACGCTGTTAAGAAATCCGACGGTGCGACAGTACGATCGTCAGCTGCTCTTACACGCGGTATCGTAATATCAGCAGAACCGTTGAAAAGTGTACCATTGATATTTCTTGAGGTTTGTAATGTGGTTGCAGTTGCCGCATTACCAGTTACTGAGATACCCCACGTTCCAGTCGCGCCAGTACCAGTAGTTGGAACCATCGTTCCCGACACAAGGGTCACGTTGCCTGTGGCCGGTAGTGTCAGAGTGTTATTAGCTGTCGGTTGGTTGGAGATTTCCGTGTAGAAGGTTCCGGCAGTGTTGAACAGACGCAGGTTACCTGTCGATGTAATAGCTGCCGCTATCGTGCCGTTCGTAGAGAACCCAATCGTATCAGCTCCAGCAGAAAACATACCAGTGTTAGGGTCAGCAGCAAAATCAAAGGCTGGGGAAGCAGCAGAACCGTTAGCAGCCATCAACGACGTTGCTCTTACATTTCCTTGCACATGCAATTTTTCTGACGGCGACGCTAATCCAACGCCGACATTCCCGATAATTTCTGCTAATCTTACAGTACCATCGTCAACAACTTCAATCGAAGGCACACCAGAAATATCGTTGACTGTAAAAAGTGAACTATTAGGGTCTAATCCCATTGACAGTATATCGTTGCTATCACCAATAAACGTAACTTCAGTGTTACTAGTTAGTTCAGATGATATTACATCTGAACCTTGCTGAGTCTTGAATGATAGTTTGGAAGTTTTTATGGTTTCAGAAAACAAACTCCCACTAGCTTGGATTTTATCTACACCGTTATCTACAAGATCACCAACAAGAATATTACCGTAATCGGTTACCTGAATAGTAGGTATGCCAGTAGAATCGTTGACTGTGAGGATAGAACCTGGTGTATTTGACACAACCAGTGCTTGCTCATCTGTAGCGACGACTAACTCGTTCGTTGGTTTCATTTCTATCAAAACGGTGTTATTTGCAGACTGGATATTATCTACAAACAAAATATTTTGAGTAGTTAGACCATTCTTGGCTACAAATCTTTTATCGTTTGCCATAGATCACTCTCCCTAATGGCGCCTTTTGTTTATTTATTCCACTCTTGCATTATTTCATTCACAGGAGCATTGTATTGCTCGAGTGTTTTTATCAACTCTTCTGTAGAGATATCTGACGGTACAACTATCTCATCGGCAATCCAAGTCACTCTTTTACCATTATCCATTTCTTCTTGTTCAACTTGTTCGTGGTTCCAATGAACTCGGATGATTGGTCCTAGTATTTGAAATGTTTCTAGCTTGTTGTCTGAATGAACTTTAATCATTTGCAGATCACCTCTCTAAATAGATTTTGTTTATCGAAAAATTTATCTGTCTTATTCATAAATTCTTTATCTATGTGCTGTTTCCAGAGTCTTTTTGAATTAATGTGTTTAAACTGACCCCAGTAGGACATAATAGAGCATACAGCATGAGCCGGTGATATTCGCCTGTGATTCTTCTTTATCATCATAACTTTATTTGTGAATCTACGCGCAGTTCTCTTTCTAAGCCGCACCCGGCTTTTCGAAAATACCCAACCAATAAAATCTACCGCTCTTGTTGAAAACGGGAAAACCTGCCAGTTGCTTTTCACAGTTAACTTTAACCGATCGACTATATTAAATAGTTTTTTCTTATATAAATTACATTGCTCTTTTGTGTCAGCGAGAATAACTATATCATCGCAATATCTAAAATAGTGTTTGATTCCTAGAGTTTCTTTTGCATAGTGATCCATAGCAGATAAGTATAAATTACCTAAAATCTGGCTACTGTAGTTTCCTACAGGGAGACCTTTTGTTGAGTCAATAATATCATCAAGCAACCAAAGTGTATCTTTACATTTGATTTTACGTCTCACTAACACTTTTAGTAGTTGATTGTCGACAGATGGGTAAAACTGCTTAATGTCAAAGTTTAAAACATATGAGTCTTCTTTGATATTTTCTATTGCTTTTTGAAGCCGTTTTCTACAATCGTGTGTACCTCTCTCTTTTATCGACTGGAAAGTATCACGGATTAAAGTCCTTGTGAATATCGGTTCTACAATTTGCATCAGAGCATGTTGAACTATTCTATCTGGCCAGTAAGGTAACTTGTAGATGTATCTCTGTTTAGTTCCACAATCTTTCCAGAATATTTGATACTTACTTGTTGTAAACGTCTTAGATTGTAAAAGATGTCTTAGTTTTTCAGCATAATAACGTGGATTTTTGTCTACCATTTGAACTTCTTTATAGCTAGATTTTCCTAATCTAGCGTTCTGATGTGCAAGTAGAAGATTATCTAAGTCGCAGATTTTTTCAAATAGATTCCCGTATCGTTTCATTTCCTGCATCCCCCAGCCAAGTTCTTCGGTTTCCCTACCAAACTTTTTGTGGCGACAGATTTCACCAAGAGGTGAGGAGTCAGTATCTTTACAGCATTGCTTTGGGGATTGGCGTGTGCACCGATATTCCGATTCCGATTCGACGAATCATTATTCAGATTCCAGTAGAAGACCCCAGCATTCACACCATTATTCGCATTACCACCGAGATGGGTGAATACTGGGCATTGATACTGCACCCCTATTCTAATCATTAGTGTATTCTCCTTTCACATGTTTTATTTATACTGCTTCTATACACGGACAACGATCTTTCAGATCGTTGACTGCATCTGTTTAGAAGCAGGCGCGCGCACCGATCGGCCGATTCCGATACGACGAATCATCATTCAGAGCCCAGCAGAAGACCCCAGCATCCACACCAAGATTCGCACTACCACCGAGACGGGCGACACGGTTACCAGAAGATACAAATAGTTGGTCTGTCAATCGTGTAGTAGATGACCCACCCACGGTACTCGGTAAAAATGTACCACCATAATTGACAATATCTGTTGCAAATCCAGATGTGCTTGCGAGTGTACCGATATTAGTCATATTTGTTGTTACATCATCGACAAAGTTTGTTCTATTGTTAGTGACCCAAGCTACAAAATTAATCAGGTTAAACCCGTCAACCCAATTCCAACAATTACCGTAAAAGTTCTCGATTCCACGATAACTCATATAAGCAATCCCAGGTCTTGCACCAGCGCTTGGTTGCGTTCCGTTGGTAGATCGATTACCTAACGCATTTGATGCACCAGCGATAGTGTGAGGGCTATCCGACTGATTGCTGCTAGACGTCAAATATGATGAACTGACATTACCCAATCCTAACACTTGCTGGCTTTTAAAAGTATCATACTCAATCAGATAGAGGAGCTGAACAGCGCTCGCTAGCCAAAAATCTAACTGCCTCCAACCCGTACCATTGTTATCAGCAAGTGATCTAAATCTTGCTCGAGTCTGACCAACCATTGGATAAACACCGGATACACTTGCCAATCTATCAACAGCAATGTCAATCAATGTATCTGAGTTATCTAAGTTTAGACCGCTGATATATGTATCGGTAGTCGCATCCCATACGCAGGCATCATAGGCACCGATATAACGGTTCTCTACTTCAACCCCATCCTTTATGAATGCCGGGTGAAGTGTGTAGCCATCTCGTTTACCGATCACTACTTCCCAGAAATACTGCCCTGCGGCGTATGTGTATTTGAATGAAAACTTGGGTATTTCCACCATCACATATCCATCAGCACCCGTGAGAACAGAAGGTGTCCCGTCAGCTTTCTTGGTACTATCATTTGGATCAAGATAGTAGTTGACTGTACCATTCAAATTGAGCAAACAACGGCGCATTCTGAGATGAACTGCACTCACTGTATTTCTAGTTGTTGTTGGTGTATAGGTATCGTTTACTTGATTCCAACCTAGATTAAGAAGGGTTCGATTTTCTGGGCCTATTCTTACATTCATAATTTTTCCTCTTGTCTAAACCAACCGTCTGCTAATGTTTCGGCTTGTGATGGATCGATTAGGTTGATTGCGTCTATAATCTGTTCTCTAGTAGCAGTAACAGACAACAGAATCTGATCACAAACCCGCATACTCGATGTTTCTTCCCATTCATTACTTGTTTCAACTAATTGATGGTTGAAATTAATCCTAAGTTCCTTGCCACTTGGGCTGTATGTTGGTTGTTGATGTAGACTGTAGCTTTTCATTTGTTTTCCTTTTATTTATCTGCTTCTATACACGGACAACGATCTTTCAGATCGTTGTCTGCATCTGTTTAGAAGCAGGCGCGTGCACCGAAACACCGAAGCCGAAGCGACGAATCATTAGACAGATCCCAGCAGAAAACCCCAGCATCCACACCAGAATTCGCAAGACCACCGAGATGGGCGACACGGTTTAATGAAGTTGTCAAAAATGCTTGATCAGTTATATAAGTTGTACTTGACGCACCCACAGTGTCAGTCGGTAAGAATCCCAGATTGCCTGTATTAATATTGCGAATAAATCCAGAAGAGGTTGCAATATTGTTTGCTAACAGAATCATATTTGTTGAAACGTCATCAATAAAATCTGCTCTATTGTTGGTATAGAATGCTGTACCGGCTGTCCCTATATTAATGTTTAGACCGTCAACCCAATTCCAACAATTACCGTAAAAGTTCTCGATTCCACGATACTTCATAAAACTTGTACCAGGTTTAGCATTTACACCTGCGCCTGTTGTAATATTGGTACTGCTGTTACCCAACACATTTCCAGCGCCTGCTATAGTGTGTGGACTGTCTGTTTGGTTGCTACTGCTTGCTATATAACTTCCATTAGTGTTACCTGCTCCTAACACATTTTGACTAAAGAATGTTTGATACTCTACGAGATAAAGTAGCTGAATGGCAGATGCTAGTGTAAAATCTAACTGTCTCCATCCTGTCCCGTTATTTGCTGCCATCAACCTTGCTTCGTTTCTTGTTAAGCCAACAATAGGGTAAATACCACTTACGCTTGCTAGTCGATCTTCAGCAGTATTGAATAAACTAGTAGCATTATCTAAGTTTAACCCGCTTTTATAAAGCCCGTCTGTAGCATCCCAAAAACAAGCGTCATATGCTCCGATGTAGCGGTGTGTAACTTCAACGCCACCGCCGATATTATGGAAGTCTACAGAAGATGTTCCGTTTCCGCCAGATCCACCTCCAACTCCTGCGAGCACTTCTTGAGACAAGTTGCTTAGTTTAACTTTTGTAGTCATGTCATACACCTATGCTATAACGGATTGATTTTGCCGTGACGTTTGGAAATGATGGGTTGACAAGCAGTCTGACATTTCCACCTGATATGTCGGCGTCGATTACACCAAGAGACGTTCCTGTTGCCAGTTGAGCATATTCAGTAATGAATACCTGTGAACCATCGTGAATCAACAACACCTCAGCCGCTTGATAGGAAGACGTGTTGGCGATTTGTACCAGGTACTTAGCTGTTCTATACAAAGTTGAGTCAAAGGTATCTAAAACTTGACTAGGCGATGTGTTGGCAAATGTCGCAGACGCATCCGTCATAAATGGGTTGTATGGAACAAACGTTCTTGCCTCGACCACGTCTGTGTTTGCAAGCGGCTCATCGAAAACAAGCGAAGTCCCTGCAACACTATATGCAGCATCTTGCTGAACAATACCGTTTATGGTAACTATAACAAAACGTTCTGCTATTGGTGTAGTAGAAAGAGTGTAGCTCGAAGCAGCAGAGTTGCCAGTAAATATATCGCGAACAATTGATTGTGAAGCTGTAGCAATACCACCGCTACCACCGCCAGTTGGGTCAGCCCAGTATGATTTTGAACCGTCAGATGTGAGGACCTGTCCTAGCGTTCCTTTAGAACCGACATAATCAACAACAGCTCCCGAAAGTCTGATATTACCGTCAACATGAAGTCTTTCAGACGGTGCCGTGTTACCTATTCCAACGAATCCGGTCTGCTCGACTCTCATTCTTTCAGAACCGAACGTACGAATCAATAATCTGTTGCTGGGAGCGTCTATTACTGCACCGGGAACACCAGGATCATAAAATATCGACAACCGTTTGCTTGCATCAGCGCTGTCTGTACCAAGGATGACGTTGGAAAATTTACCGGTAGTCGCTTCAAATTGTTGTGTGGGAGATATAGTTCCAACACCGACTCTATTATTGACCGAATCAATAAACAGCGTTCCACTGTCGAATGTTGTGTTACCGTTAATGACAGGTGTTACTAGCGTGGGTGCATTTGAAAAAACGAGAGATCCAGTACCGATCTCATCGCTGATGATACTAGCAAGCTGTGCAGAGGTGGTGCTTGCAAAATCGCTTAAATTTAGAGACGTTGTTGCGACTTGGAGGATTGTGTTCGACGTCGACGATTGCTTGAAGAACATCTTACCATCATATGTGTTGATGGCGACCTCACCCAGCTGCAGTTGTGCATCTGATGGTATTTTTCCAGGAACTGCGCTTCTACGCAGTTTGATAAGTGTATCCGTCATGTGACCTCACGTTTGTTATATAACTTGAAAAGCGTATATACGCTTTTGTGATTATGTAGGACTTACCAGGGGAGCCCTGATACGGTTGGAGGGTTGTTCAGCGTTTGGATTGTTGCAGCAACAACATTTTCATATTCCTGCTTGTCGATTTTACCGTTCCACAACCATCCTAGAACAATTTCTTCTGTGAGGTTTTCGTATGGGATGAAATCGGGACTTTCAGGATTTGGGGTGAACGATACAGAACCGTACACCCTGTCTGTATTTTCCGTTACTTCGTCTTTACCTAAGCAGCTCCAATGGGCAACGACAACACCGTCGTCAGCTACGTTTCTATCCATTTGAAGTATCTTCCAGGTGTATACTATCGCCATTTGCTTGCTCCTTAGAACGAACCGCCGTCAAGGTTAATTATCGAAACGTCTCCGCCTGTCACAGCGAACTGTCGCACTGTATTTGCGTCGTCAGCATAACCGCCAAACGATGCCACACCCTTGACAGTCAACGTTGCGTTGATACCAGATACAGTGAAGGTTGCACCTTCACCAGCCGTTCCTGTAACCAGAACACCCGAACCAGCTGTGTTGGCAACAAACGCTACATAGTCGCCTGTGGTATCTGTGCCCAGAGCAACTGAGTTTGGCTGAATCGTTGTTGTGATCGAAACGTTGGCCGATCCATCAAACGACACAGAACCTGCAACATCTCCGGCCAGAGCAATCGTACGTGCAGTTTGCAGACGAGATGCTGTTGTAGCGTTGCCACTAAGAGTCCCTGTTATGGTTCCAGATGCAGTAATGTTGTTTGCAGTCAGTGTTGGGCTGCTGATTGCGGTCGTACCGCCAGCGGTCGAACCGATGTTGATGTTGGTCGTGGATCCAGCAGTTCCATTTGTACCGATGTTGACAGTCTTGGTGTTGCCCGTAGACGTTGCACCAACTGCGATGTCAACAGTCTGAGTAACCGTGGAACGTCCAAGCGTGATCGTACCTGTCTGAGAAACGCCACCCATGGTGAACACGCCGGTCGTTTGGCTTGTACCAAGCGACAAGGTTCCTGTCGTGGTCGACATGGTTATGGCGCTGCTGAATGCCTTCTGCCCGGTAAACGTTTCGTTACCTTCAAGCGTAGCAAGTGTGCCAGTTGCAGGCAGTGTTAATGAGGAGCCACCAGCCGCAGCAGTAAATGCGACGTTTGCAGTGTTGATGGTAAGAGTGTTGGAACCGTTGTTTACACCAGTGCCACCATACGTCGGACTGATAATCGAACCGTTCCATGTACCAGAAGTGATCGTACCGACTGTTGTTATCGAAGACGAACCTGCCAAAGGCGATGCGCCAATGGTGTTGTGTGAAATTGTTACGGCTGTGCTACCGTTATACGTAGAACCGGAAGCAGCTCCCGTTCCGCTGTTGTTAAACGTTACAGAGTTCAGGTTGTTGCCAAGGGAGATTCCCGAAATCGTTGAAGCGGCCAGCTTCGTGATCGCAATCGCAGCGTTGGAAGCAATGTCAGCGTTGGTGATCGTGTTGGCGTTTATGGACGCTGTGATCGTAACGTTGGTCGAACCGTCAAACGAGGTCGATCCGCTGAGATCTCCTCCGAGTGAAATGGTTCTAGCTGTTTCCAGCTTCGATGCGCTAGATGCATTACCAGACAGAGCGCCGTAGAACGTGTTTGCTTGCATATCTGCAAGTTTGAACGACGGATCTGCTGTATCAATGAAAACTTCTGGTTCGAGAGTATAACCAGTGAACACCTTGAAACGGTTGTCGGTCGCATCTCTAAAGAAACCGGCATGTGCGTAGGTTCCATCATCGTAACCACCTACAAAACCAAGATCAGGGTTTGCTGCTGTTCTTGCGAATGCAGTACCACCAGACACGTATGTTCCCGTCGCTGTACTTGCAACCGAGAAAGCTGTGGTGTTAGAAAATGCGATGATAGCATTGTTGACGTTATATTGCGAAGGTGAAACGCCCGTGACAGTGACACTTTGTCCAGTTTTGAACGTATTGACACCTGAAACGGTATAAACGACATCATCCCCATCACCTACAGCGTTGATGATAGTTTCAGTGGACGCCTCGTTCAAATAAATCAAGTTGTCTTGGACAGCGAGTGTTTGTGTTGAGACAACGAACGTGTTACCTGAAACAGTCAGGTTTCCGTCAATCAACATTGAACCAGTTACGTTAACACCAGCAAACACGACGTTTGCGGTTGGTGATACGTCTTGCCCAATTGCAATCGTTGGAGTAGAACCTTCGCCAGTACCACCTGTGATGAATACTCCTGTCCCTTGCGTCAGGCTGGCAACATAGTTACCAGTTGTATCGACACCCAGAGCAACGGAGTTGGCTTGGATTGTTGTCGTGATAGTAACGTTACCAAGATTGGTCATTGTCGCAGAACCAGCAACGTCACCCGACAGCGTAATTACTGGATCATTAACGTCAAAGTTCAGTTTACCGGTGTTGTCGTCGTAGGTGACAGAAATACCATTTTGGGTAGATCCGCTAACCATTCCGCCAGCAACGTCTTGCACTGCCTCAGTGAAATCAGTGATCTGCGTCGAAGGAATAGCAATGCTGACGTTAGCGGCTGCAGTCAGACGGCCTTGAGCGTTGACGGTGAATGTTGGAATTGCTGTCGCAGATCCATACGATCCAGCCGCTACACCGGTATTGGTCAGATTGAACGTTACCGTGTTTGCCGTGACAGCAGTAGAGATTCCTGTACCACCGTTAAAGTCTAGCGTTTCAGACAATAGCGATATTGAATCAGAGCCAGTATCGCCCGTTATGTTGAGAGCGCTAGAAAAGGAAGTCGTCAGATATCCTAGTGTGACGGCGTCACCACTATTAACTGGAGCGGCGAGATTTGTCAGTCTCTTTCCCGAGAAGTCAAATACACCCGTTCCGTTGGTATTGAATACCAAGTTACCGTTCAGGTCTGTTGTCGTGATTGTGTTACCGTCGACAGAGATGTTATCGACGAACAGCTGATTAATTTTGCTATTTGCATCGACAATAATTGCCGAGCTTGCTGTTAGCGTACCAGCCGTATGGTCCAGCATGTCAGTGAAGAACTTACCACCGATGACATCGATGTTAGGTGCCTGACCTGCAATGATTTCACTTCCAGTACCTAGGTATAGTTTACCCCCGGCTCCTGCTGCCCAGGAGTATGCAAGTTCGCCCGACGCGAGAGTCGTTGGCGAAACTGTACTTCCCGACCTTTTAATTCTGATTGTTGATGCCATCAGAAATGTCCTCCGTTAATGTTTTGTTTTTCTAGTAATCTTGATGCTTCAAATTTTTCTGATGTTGTGCTATATATCAACAGAGAACCATCTTCTAGACCCGTCAAATCAACGTCAGCCAAATCGCTCAACCTACGGATCACCTGACCCGACTGGTTGACGAGTACAGAATTCTTACCCTGTACAGTAGCCGTCAAGTTGTTCTTGGGATTAACGACAACTTTCATTTACGCACCTGTATCTGTCATCGTGGCTACGATAAACACAAGCCCCTCTAGTATCTTTGTCCTGACGTTGGATGGAGACGTCATGACAATGTCATACTGGTACTTACCAGGATCGATGTCGGCGGATGTATTAGCCCCTAGTGAGATTTCGACTTTGTTTACCGAGTTAGGAACGTATACAACATCGAATGAAAATACAGGTCCAGATGTGGAGAATACCTTCTTCACATCTCCCTGAAACGTGTAATTCGAGATTGGCAAGTCTTCACCGTCGTCTGAGAAGATATCCAAGTCGACGGAAAAGTCTGTTCCTTGATCTATGTAGAGGTTGGCTCTTGCTGTCATGTCCACTCTTCTTGTTTATTGTTATTTATCATGCGTTGAGATTTCCGTTGTCCGTCACCATAACTGGATGTATGATGAGATACCTCTCACAAAATATGATAGAATTCTTCTGTGGTATTTATAAATACCGTCAGCATTACATTCCATTGGATGAGAGACATATGACCATTTCCAGAAAATATAGAAGCTACGGTATCCGAAGACTGAACAACTTTTCGGACGTTGCTGACCCTGATCAGGCGTTGACAAACCTTTTGAACGATCTGCAAATCAGACCGAGCGAGTCGTTCATATCTGCAGACTTGGACGCTATTAGAGGGATTCGTAATACGGAAGTATTCCCTTCAACTCTCGTGGAGTTTGCTTCTGCAGCTCCTACTTTCTCGTTTGCTAACACTTTGGGTCCACAGGAGGATTTCGTCAGACCGTTTGTAAGGCTACAAGACCGAGTCAACACGTATCGTGCCATTACGGGTAATGCAGGTAAGCAGGGTTCTGGTTATGGTCCAAATGCCTGGGCTATTCCGGTTGCATCTTTTGATGCAACCCCATCTAAAGGCGATTTGATAGACAGTCTCATTCCTAATTTTTCCACCAATAAAGCAGCATTTCAAGAGCGAACAGATTTTTGGGCGATAGGTGAATTCTACCTCAACAACAACTTTCATCCGACGTTCGTCGATGGGAAGGGTGGTATAGTGTGGGAAGGGTTCTACATTCCAGACTACTCGACCTCATCAAACCAGATGAGGTTTGTAACGACAGGGATGTTCCACGTTGAGGTTGATAGATTCAATACAGGAAGCTGGGAATCGTACAAATCGATATATACACCAGAAAGAACTATAATCGTTGCCGCTAACAATAACACAAGTGCAACTGTAGAAATTGCTGGAAACGAATACAAGTATGTAGCAATCGGCGACAAGTTGACAACGAACAACGAGATCACAATCATAAGTGTGACTCGTGAAGCATTAACCCTATCTGCCCCGATCACAGCTGTTAAAGATCAACCCTTAACCTTTGAGTTTAACGTTGGAAGTGATACGATAACCGATACATTCGACCTCGAATCGACTTTTGACATTGGCGAACGTCTCAAGATGAGAATAGCCTGGTGGTATCCCGACAGTGTCGGAGATCCTGAGGATAGATATATGTTGCTGACTAGAGCAGATCAATATGTGTTGTTCTCTCAATTCTCAACGACGGAAAGCTATACAACAGGCCCATATGAGATTACAGCGCTGCTTGATAAAGCTGTCACCAGCTATCAGCCAGTGTATGGAGACCGAGGGTCGTACAGAACTTTTCAAACGAATGGTGTATTGAGAAGTACATACACTCCTCCATCAACGTTCTCAGCAATTAACAAATTTGGTAGCAACACAGCCACAACGGTTTCAATCCTTCAAGGAAGATCTTTCATAACTGCCACATCACCAACGTTGATGGCTCAGACCTCTATAGGTAACATTATTATTCACTCGACTCCGTCGTTTAATGTGATTCCAAAAAACACGAGAATCAAACGAATACCTAGCGACAATGTGTTTTCAAACACTCGCGTGTTGACAGCTCCTCTCAACAGCTCCGCTAACGTTTCTATCAAAGTAGTCGATCATAACGGGCTGGTTGATTATTTTGTCACCTCAACATCAAACACAATGATTGTTGTAAATAACACATCGAAGTTGAAGACGGGAATGGTGTGTATCACAAACTTCACAGGACCGACATACAGAAGAATAACAGGCGTTGCAAACACTACAACCTTCTTCGTTGATGGATCTGTTGGTCTTTCGTCCAACAACTATCTGTTTGTATATTCCGATTCAGGATTAGTCGATTCGAGCAAATTGCTATTCTGTCAAGGTGTTGTAGGAAGATTGCTCACAGCACAAGCTGCTGCAGGATCGACAACATTGACATTGAACTCGACAGTGGGTTTGACCAATGGAATGCGCGTCCAATATAGTGGAAGCATCGAACCCGTGTCAGAAGCTGAAATCACGAACATATCCGGAAATCAGGTCACCATAAACGTCCAACTATCAACGACTATTGAGCCAGGTGCTACGATCACCTTTGCTCCTGGTTCATCTACTGGTGATAAGCAACAGTGTGTCATTCCTCTAGACCTATCTCCGCCTTTTATCGGAAAGGATTATGGTCTTGACACAGGAGGTCGTTCTATAAAAGGTGTGCCGAGTGCAAACCTCGACGTGAGTGTACTGACTTTGAGCTCGAATACAACCGTTGTTACCACAGCCAACACATCAGACGTGTTTAACTCATACGTGATTATTAATGGCACCTACAAGATCAAAGCAAGAGCGATCACGTAAATAGACACAATGAATATGTCTCACCGTTGATGGACACATCAACGGTGTGTGTGAAGGCTAGGTTTGCTGAGGGGACTACAGGCTCTACAAGAATTGCCGAGTCTTTCGAGATTAGGTTTATACCATTTGGACCCGTGAACGATAGATCGCCCATAATAATATTTGGCGAATCGACGACGAGATCAGATCCTACCTGTTCCCATACATTCTCACTCGAAGAAAACGCTCTGGCGAACGCGCCCGTTTTAGGATTGAGGATGAACAAACCTGGATTGCTTGATGGGGGTAGGATCGTCGCGTTTGTATTTGCAGTATCGACAACTTCCAGCGAACCATTCAACGTGATAGGAGTCGAAATGAAGAAATCTTCATTTCTAACAATTGCTTTATCTGATACGAGTTCGTAATTGTCGACTAGCGTATTGACGCTTGTAAGATATCCTGAGGTTCTGGAAGGAAAATCGCCGACGTCAGCAGCAGCAACCATGGCTACTAGTGATGTGGAAAGCTGATACAATTCGTCGTTAGACAGACTTGAGTAGTTATCATACAACCTCGATCTTGAGAAGTCTTCGATCGTTCGTGGTCGTTGAACAACGAGATTGTCGAAGTTTTCTAGTGCAATTGCATCAGAACGAATGTAATCACCTGTTGGAGGACTTGCGACCGTTGTTGAAAGGTTGGGTAACGTCGACAGTTTAAAATGTGTTTTGCCGTCTGAGTCTTTTACGTAGTAAACAGTGCTACCAACTGTCACCTTCGTGCCATTTGTGTATACAAACTGCGCATCTTCTTTTGTTATCTGACTGCCAGAAATGTCTGTCGACTCTACGGTTATTACCGAGAAGTTGCGAAGGTTGTTGTAAAGCGTCAGTAAATCATCTGCGATAGTTCCACCACCAAGGTTGTTGATGATATTCCTATCTGAATCAGGTTGATCTGATTCAGATAGGTTGAGAACAATATTGAATCCTTGAAACTGTGAAGCCATTTTACGATACCCTTATGGTCCATCCTGCACTACGCAGTCGTGCAATAACAAAGGTTTGGATTTCATCGCCTGGTGAAGGTGACGCGTTACCTACGAGATTTATTTCTACCCTCGATCTTGGGCTTAAATCGTAGTTTTTTCCGAGGTCGATGAGAATCTGATCAACAGCTGCTCTATTTAAACCACAATTTGATAGGTTTAGGTTTCTTAACGCTGTAAGATTAACAAAAGTGCCCGCAGTATACGGAGTTGTACCCGTCATTGGGTTAGAGTTCATAATAATAGCTTGAAGAGCCTGACAACCACTGAAATCGGGAATAGTCGTTATCGAGTTGACGGATAGATCCAAATCACGCAGAGACTGGCATTGGAGAACACCAACAGAGGTAAACTGATTGTTGTTTAATATCAACGAAACCAATGACGGAAGTCTTAGTCCAGGAACCGCTCCTGACAACTTGTTAGCGCTGATGTTCATTGTCAAGAGGTTTGGATTGGCGTTGAATTGATGAAGCGATCCCGTGAAGTTGTTCAACCTCAAATTAACAGACCTCAATGCAGGAGATTGTCTAAACTCAGGAATGGGACCTGAAATGCCATTCGATGTTGAGTTTATCACAACAGTGACCAAAGCAGTCAACCCATCCATTGCATTTGTCTCAATCTGACCTGTAAGTAAAGGAGACGATAGAGTAAACTCGCGAAGAGTGCTTCTGCAACCACCGTTGATTGCGCCAAAGGTTGCATTGTTGATAGCATATGTGCTATCTGCGGGCTGTATTCTGGTTGATGCAGCGTTAAATATTGCAAGTGATCTGTTCGTATCAAAAGACGGTAAGGCTCCTGTAATGCTTGTAGCATTTACACGAATGTCGGTAAGGTTAGTACAACCAGTAAACAGCGTTGTGATGATTCCAGTAGCTGGTGAATCTACTCTGTGGTAGACTTTCAAAGAGGTCTTTCCGTTTACGTTTATAAACGGACTCCTGTTAGCGTTGTTATAGATCTCTTCTATTACTTGGTTAGTTGGTGACAGTTCCGTATTTGCTGTTGCAGGAAGACTATTGTATGATATGTTCAATATTCGAAGTGTGTCAGATTCTCTTACAGATGGATGAATACTGTCAAACAGATTGGCGTTAATTATATACGTGTCAATTTTTGCGGGGTTAACAGCAGGAGATACGCCTGTCATCCTACGATTTGTTACCGTGCTTCCTGATGCAACAAAGTATGTAAGATCATCCAACACAGCAAGGTTTGCTGACGAAACACCTGCAAAGCAGTTAGTCATCGTCAGTCTTGTTAGAGTAGTAGGGAGTCTTGCAACAACTGAGTCGTTAAACAGTCTCAAATCAGGATTGTCCGACCTCATCAAGTTAGTTGACGAGACATCAAGCGTCGTCAGATTTGGCATGTATTTTCTGAAGTTTGGCATTTCCTTGAAATCGGAATTGAACAGCGTTGCTGTCGTTAGCGATGGAAATACAACCTCAGGTATATCGTACAGTTTGATGTTAGGCAAAGACATTGCCGTTATATTCGCAACCGGATAGTAGAAATCAATCCTTCTCTCCTTAGCTCTTGACCCAAGGATCGTAACAAAGGAACTTCTCGTTGGGTTAGTTGCCGCTCCCGAAATTCTATTTTGGAATGTGATGGAACCGCCTGTATCGAGGTCTGTAACGACCCACGATGGACGTATCCACGTCGTCGTCCCTGCATTCGTCACCGTCATGAACAAGTTGCGAGCTGTTGAAAAATAACCCGTAAAGGATGCAGGTATGTTCTTCATCGCGTATACGTCATAATCTGAACCGTCAATACGCATACGGATTTTGTGTGTTGGTATTTCTGATTCAAAGCGTCTCTGTCTAATAGGACGGTCGATAGTCAACTTGGAAAGCTCGACGCTACCTCCAACAGTAACTTTTGACCCATAGTAGAGAGAATCACCAATCGTTGACCAAGCTGAAACTCTCGACGTTGAAAGTTCTGAGCTGACAACAGTGTTATTAGCAGCAAGAGCGTTAAACTTGAACGACGAAGCGATCACAGAAGCGTTAGCGGTCATGTTACCATTAATAGCAACACGGCCGTCGTTGACGGCAGAGAGAAAGTTCGGATAATTCCGAATTTCATCGTATATACCTATCAGTTCTTTTTCAAGGTCGCTTGTCAGACCACTGATCGTACGTATATCTTCGGGTAGAACACCTGCCTCCGCAATTCCACGGATCCTATCCAGGTCGAGAATATTGATGTTGAGGTTCTTGAGAGCTTCGACAGAATCGGCTATATCTGCAGCTCTTAGGGTGACCCTGAGGCCTTGTATAGGGGTAACCATTACTGCTCCTTAGTGAGAACATTCACACTTAATGTTCCTGTCTGTTGCGCATCCAGTACTCTACTATTTATGTACACACTACGATTATTAAGCGCACCTTTGGTGATCTTATATCTATCGATTCCAAACACGTGGTTAGTATTGACATCAACAGTTTCGTTTGCACCAACAAAGAAAGTGTATTTGATGGATCCTGGTCTCAGCGGTTGAGATAGTTGAGGGTCAGCGACTGCAGCGTTTAGGTAGAATTTTTCAGCAAAGTTTGCAGGAGGATTTCCAGCTGTGCTCTGACCACCCATATAAAACAGACCATCGGTACCAAGGTATTCGTTTGTGCCAACTACATCTGTGATACTTGACGGTGGATTTGCATTTCCAATCTCTTGCATGGTGATGTTGGACTCAGCACCAATCAACCACGTGGGTGAGTATGATAAGGAACTGTTGACGTCATACTCTTTTATCACAATGTTGTTGATACGAGCATTATCGTGCATTGATACGAATACGTACAATGGGAACACGTCAAACTCACGCACGACGCTCTTTTGAACGTGTCGTGCTTTCATACTGACAATTTTAAACGATATCTTCGACTGTGGTATGCTTGTGATTGGATCGGAAATTTCTGCATATACAGTGACAACGCCCTCGGGGTCTGAGTATGTTATAGGGTTGGAGGTAAACACTACATTCACGTTGTTGTACTTTGCTGCAGAGTAAATGTTGCCATTTACATCAAGCACACCAATCTCTCCTCCCAGAACAGATATACCTGGGTCGCCTTGTGTAAATATGATGAAATTACCAGGCGCTCCGTTTGAAGGATTGATAGCACTGTATGAAGCAGGAACTTCATTGTTTGATACAGTAATTGATACAGTTGAGCACTCGCCTGAGTTTGCTCCTTTTGGTCGTGGAAGACGGTAATCATCTTCCATAACATAACCAACACGTGTTTCGTGCTCTCCAATTTCCGCTCCAGCAGGGTTTTTCGACGCTTGGAGTTGTGAAAATTCGAGGAACAATTCAGACGATTGATCAAGAGGCGCATCATCGAAGACGAGGTTACCTTCTACATCAAGCGAAGGCTGTTTAGAAGTCACGCCAATACGAAATTCACGGAAGTGCGAAGTCGTTTCTCTTGATACGGGATTCAGGAATCGGAAATCGATGTTTGCTTTTGTGAAAGGAGTTACGCAAGCTGCGACGTCATCGAACCCATACAACTTACCTGTGAACACTAAACCGTCTTCGGAAGTGTTGTATAGACCAATTGTCTGACCGTTAACAATTGCTGTTGCTGTTACTGCATAATTTTGTGTAATCGGTTCGTTATTGTCAGTTGAAACGCCTACACGTCTCTTAATAGCAGCTTTAGACATATCCTCAGGATCGTTAGGGAATATATAGGTGCTAAAAATACCCGGTGCTATTACCTTCTTCCCGACATCTGCTTCTGTGAACATAATCTCGTTGTTGGCATATTCAATCGTCGAACCATCCCTCAGACGGAATTCAGCAGGTTGAGCTGAACTACCGTTCACCAGGCTCGTACTGTAAAAATGTCCAAAACCACCTTGACATCCCTCACACTCGACGAAGTCCACTCTAACGTTTCTGTTAGATGATGCTGTGATTTTTTCTACGTATACGTTTTTCTGGTTTGGAGTTGCAACACCCTCGCTGTTCAAAATTGCGTCTTTTGTTTGGAAGCCAATGATAGGAACGCTTTGGGTAGATGAAACAGGTTTGGATTCAACGCCGAATGTGTTGTACACATATGAACCCTCATCTGCACCGTCGATGTAATACGATGCACCATATTTGTAGATGTATATCGGAGCTCGAAGACCACTTGTGTCTTGTATTACCATCGTGTAACGGAAATGCATATACGGATTTCTAAGCGATGGATAAGGCAGCGTGTTTTCAATGATCAACGTATGCAATAGCACCCAACGGCATTCACCGTGTCCAACAGGAATGTATGCATAGAATTTAGCACCAATGGCCCCATACCAGGAGTACTCAATCTTGTACATTGTCACTTCTTCAAACGATATAGTGTATCCCGATGGACCTGATCCGTCGAGACTATCGCCGTTGAACTGATCTTGTCGAATCACTGTTTCATAACGAGGTAGTTGGTTTACAGGATTAGATGGTCCACCAAGTTGTTCCGATCCAGGACGTTCAAAAGGATTAGGCGACAGTGTTGGCGTCTGAGGAGAAACGGGTATGTTGTTTTCAACCTGGGCCTCTGCAGTAAACGGTACAGTACTTCTTCTGACAATGTTAAACTGTGAACCAGCAACCTGGAACATATATTGGTCTGTGTCGTTAGCACAGCCCCATTCAATCTTGTTGTTCAAACTTGTTTCATCAAACTGGATCTTGACACCAAACGTAAATCCACTTATCGCACCAGGTTGATATCTAAACGCCTCTCTACTTTGTAGTTGTGCGTATGTGTAGACTGAGGACTGGATTCCTGGTCTTGTATTCGACTGATCATAGTTGACACCTAGGTTAGCCTGTATACGCGAGAATGTAAGAACACGTAGACCTTCGTCGATGTTGCGAGGATCCCGAAGCTTCCCATCTCTGATATCCATCCACGTTAGCGTCCATCTTTCGATATTTGCCATTGAGACTTCGAAAGATTCGTTATATTCGACATCGTCGGGTGGACCTACAAGGACGTTTGCACCGCCGTCAATCGCTCGTGGAAGGAAATACCGCTGCGCGAAGTCAGTGAGACCCAACCCCATGTAATATTGGTAAAGGTCGTTACCCATCTGGATAAAGTTAACGTAGAAGGGGAAGATAGTTGGGTTATATCTGTTTCCTTGATCACCAAACAAAGGTCCAAAGGGGAAGGTCCAAGGAACCGGAAAAGCTTCAATTGCAAGAGCTTGTTGATCGGGTTTTTCGGCTATCCTAGGGTAATACCTGTTTCCATATACACTATTGAATCTGGTTGTCCATTCCGGTGGATTGTATGGAACGGGATTGCGATAGAATTCCCATGTATTAGTGTCGATGCCGTATACAGAAACATCAGCAAGAAGAGACTGCTGCACGTTTTTACGAGGAATACCAAGTAGCGATGTGGACACCTGCGAAATCTCTGGGAACTGTTCTTCAACAGAGATTGAACCGCCAGGAGAAACTGTCACGCCACCCTTGTTGTTGACAACGATCGACGTGGCTTTCCTAGCATACAAGAATCCAGGAAGCTGAACATTGGTCTTCGTGTACAGGAAATTACCAGCATCGTCTCTTAGCAGGTTCCCGCGAATATCCACGAGAACCTGATCTGTTTCAATGGATCTGGTCGCTCCCTTGTCGAATCCTAACTTTATCTGTTTTGGCATAGTTTACTGTTCTTCCCAAGTCATACCCACGTTTATTTCAGCAGCTGGTGTTGAATTTGCTTCACTTATACTTGAAGACATCAAATAGATGCTCGACACCTCATCAGTCAAAGGATACGACAGATAATCTTTATTGTAGTCGAAATACGACAACAGATCAAATTGGTCTGATCCTGGTTTCAAGAAGAACGAAGCATTCACAATTCCTGTCTGAGGAACTGGCGACTGAATAGTGTTATTTATGAACACAGAGCTCAGTCTTTCCTTTTCGACAGACGAATCGGTTAGCGTGCCATTTGGTATGGTATTTCCTTGGAAATCAAATCTTCCGTCTTTTAGGAACGGATAATCAGCGCCAGAGAATAGTGTTACAGGGGCAGAGAATACATCCTTCATTTCGAAGTAGTACAACCCGCCGTTGTCTCTGTATAGTCTTCCGAACACTGTTCCCTGCACTGTTCCAATGCGAGCTCTGAACCAACCATACACAAAGTCTTCATCTTTCGACATGTAGCTTGTTGATGATGTTGGAAGAGGTAGGTTATCGCTAGTTATTGAGTACTGTGCAGTCAGAACGAATGAACCGTTTGTCGTAACGTTGGGTTGGAACAGAGGAGTCTTCACGACATCCATCTTGACAGGAATAGATCCGAAGTTTGCAGTCGAAAGTTTTGTTGGATACACCTGAACTCTGTTGCGAACACCAAATCCAACCGAGTTCAAAATGTTTTGCTTGGCTTTCAGACCGAACGCGACAGAAGGACGCTCGGAAATTATCTTCACGTTGTTTGTCGAAACAAGCGCGTTTTTGTTGATGTACAACTTGTTACCATCAACCCATTCAACTCTGACGTTTTGATCCTGTACAGAACCTGTGACTACCTGAGACTTCATAAAGAACGTTTTATCAGCCGGTCCAACGTTTGATGGAATCGTTATAAACGCTGTTTCAAACGACGTGTTGACTGTTGTTGTAACTGTGCCCACATCGTATATCTTACCATACGTCTTTGTATTGGTGTTATTTGTATGGCTGTACAGTCTGACTGTTCCTCGGTCGCCACCATCGATGTAGTACGAAGCACCGTACTTCACGATGTGATCGGATGTCGAATCGTATCCTTTTGAGATCGTGTCGATGATACCCAGCTTGTTTTCTGAACCACCGCCATATGTCAGGTAAGTGATTGGTAGCGTTGCGTTACCAAGAGATGCAACCTTCAACTGGTTAGATGCTCTCATGTGGTGAACACGAACCCAACGGGCTTCACCATTTCCAACTGGAACGTATGCAAGGAATAGCGCACCCACAGCACCGTACCACGAGAATTCTATCTTCAACATGGCTACGTTTTCTGGATCGAGGCTCCAAACGCTTGTCGATAGTGTCTGGTTACCATCGGAGTATACGTTCAGACCAGGACGCACTGTTGCGATGTTTCCATCTTCCAACTCTCCAAATGCTACGTCACTATACACGACATTGCGGTCAGGAATAGCATCGAGTTTGTCAGCACTGAAACGAGATCTTGGTACACGATACTCATAAACGGCGTAGTACTTAGGATCGACGTTCTGCTTGATCCAGTTGTTATACAGATAGTTGATATAGTCGATTTCTCGCTTTAGATTGTCTGTACCGCCAGAAAGATCGTAGCTAGTGTTGATGTAACCAACTCTGTTAATGAAGTTTGTCGTGTATTCCGAACCCGTGTTTGGATCTGGGTTTGCAGCAGGAAGATCACCTAGAGAACCATCAACAGCATTTCCTTCTGGTTTTGCATACATGTATGGGAACATACCGTCATAGCGTGTGTAGTTGTTGTTGGTTCCGGGCTGTGGTCCTACAAAGTAGTGACGGGGGAATACAAACGGAGTGCCGATCTCAATATAGTTGTTAGCCGATCCGACAGAGGTAATATCAATAACGGTTTTTGTTTGATACATTTCGTTGTTGACAGCTGGATCGTATAGTGTAATCACGTTATTACGTGGACCAGAAACAGACGCAACACCATATATCTTTCCGTCTACTAGACCACCAGCATCGCCTTTAAATGTGATGAACTGGTTGACGACGAATTCACCTGTAGATGCTTCGATCGTGTTTGCAGTGGGATCGACATTGACACGAATTGGCGCGACCTTTTTCAAAAGAGACGGGTCGTACACACCAGCATGAATGTGAATCAAGCCATCACGTAGTGTGATCAGATCCCCAAACTGAGGACCCGAACCAAACTCCATCAATCCATTATATTCTGTTGTGAAGTTATCATAGAGAGGTGTAAACAGATCTTGATCAAATTTGTCTTTAATCGTCTTCGTTGACTTGACAGCTGTGACGTTGGCAAGACCAAACAGAGTGAACACAGAGGTGAAGCCAGAAGCAGAAGCTCCTTTCAAGATTGCTCTCGTCAGGTCCCATGGCGAGCTACCAGCATCTGGATCGTCAGCCGTCGTCACGTTAGTCGATTTTGAGATCAGTTGCTTGAGAAGCGTGTGTGCTCTTTGGTGGAACGCAACAACGCCGTTGCCCGTACCAAAGTTTGTGGTAACTTGACGAACATCGTTGAAGTAGAAGTTCTTCATGTTGTAGACAGTGGCAGAGTTACCACCGTAAGCAAGGTCACGAGCATACCCATCGACAATGTAACCGATGTCTCTGTAGCACTTGTATTTTATAGGTGTCGTGTAGTTCGTTTGCACAAAGCTCTCAGAAACCAGGTAGCCAAGGTATCTTTTGTAGATAGCAAATATGGTCAGGATTTTGTTACGAGCCCATATCGATGTGCTTGTGCTTGTCAATTCGCTAGTCGGTTGAGTTCCACCTACAGCGTTGATGATGTATTGCGTTAGAGTGTCAATACGGGTATTTCTTGCTACGGTGTTCAAGGTGGAGAAGCCAGACAAATATGTCTTGAGAGTTGCTCTCAACTGAGTATGTAGTTGCTGTTCAGCAGCCTGCTTCAACGCGTCTCCTGAACCCAACAAAGCCGTTCTGTACGTGGTTGCGTTAGTCACTGTGTGACCCGTTCCACCATATTGAATATCGAGAACATACGCGTCGATAGCAAACGACGCATCTCGTTTACACTTGTCTGCGTTGGTTGTTAGGTGAATATATTCAGTGCTACTTGTGTTTGCGCTATATACTGCGACAGCAGCATTGTATGCACTATCGATGATAGCAAAGCGGCTGTCTTGGATTACCTGAATTGCGTTTGGTTCCGCGTTCGGCTCGTCCGAAGGGTCGTCAGCTTGCTTTCCGACAATACGATAGTCTTTGATCTGTCCGCCGATATCACTTGTAAACGGAAGAGGGTTGTAACGGTTAAGCGACTGTGTTCTTCTGATGGTTGCAAAGTTATCACCCTTACCATCCCCTCTAGATTCCCAATAATATCCGTCAAAGTTATCAAAGATACCATACTTGCGAATTGCAGGGTTTCTATCGAACTTTTCACCTTCAATTACCGTGTCTTCGGGATCGACAGGTGTAGGGCTAACAGAACTCTTGACACCAAACGTAGCAGCAGAAACACGACCTGGCTGATAGCGGAAGAATCTCTTCGACGACAACACAGCCATTTTATCTTTACCAGCTTGGACAAGCGCGCCAGCCTCTGATGGTCTATGCTGAATGCCATGACCGATAGTGTATTCTGCTGGCGAAGAAGACCATTCTGTAGGGTTGACATCGTACGTGTTAACATCAGAAAAGATACCAAGTGCAACTTCACCGCGAGGAATGCCAAGCAGCGAAAGAGCGACTTCTGACTGAATTTTCTGTTGTTCGATAACAGGTATTGCAGGTTGGTCAGTTGCGATCACGACAGGGATAGATTGCGAAGCTGGTTTGACACCTGGGGTAACTGGCGTTGTTCTACCAACGTTCACCACAGATGCATTGTTGTTTATGTTCGTTAAACTTGACATTACTGTATTCTTCCCTTAACAAGAATAAATTCGTTTTTGACTCGCAGTGTTCCACCACTTCCCGGTGACGTTACAGCAGCCGAATAGTCGATGGTGACAAACGCTTGAGGAGGATTCGATCCTGTGTTTTCAGATACACTGAAAATCACACCCTCGGTATTATTTAGCGTACCTGCTCCAATATCACCGCCGTGATTTTCAAACAAAACGGTTCTTCCAACAGACAGGTTGCTGTAGTTTTCTACTGTTACTCTGTATTTATCGCTACCAATTCCACCAGTGTTTGCCTCACCAGCTCCAATAACTGTCGCTGATGGCACAATTTCTGTTTGAATTGCACGATACACGAGACCAACGTGTGCCGTATTAGCAGCCTTCAATGTTGGATACGAGTATGTAGTCATCAACGTCTCGACATTTGCCTTGGTAATGTTGAATCTGAATTGTCCCTGAGATTTGTCGGGGCCAACCTGATCTGCAATCAGATTATTTGGAAGAGTTCCATACAGAACCTCTTGGTTGTCAAACTTACCGAGTTTGTCGATCTTGTAAGTTAACGAACCGCTATTTGCGAGCAGGTCGAATGTCTGTCCATTTTCTTGGTATGTGAACATCGGGCTTGTAAATGTGGTGTTGGCTTCGAGCGTGATATTGACGCTGTCATATTCAGAATTGAACACATCCGGTGTTGGAATGAATTCGCCAGCAGGACCTTTCAAGATGTTTGGAGACGATATAAAGAACCTCGAACCGAATACCAGCACACCAGAGCCAGTATTTTCAACGAAGTTACCGGCAAACACTCCATTATCAGTCGTGTTGAGGTCTATCGAATCGCTGAAATTACGGAACACGTTGTTGGTGATAATCAAATCATCGCCTTCTGGAGCATACAGTGGCGAGAATGCATGATAGTCCGACATTCCAGAATTTTCAAAACGACACAGGTTGATTGTTAGTGTCGATGGCTGGAACGAGAACAGTCCACCACCAATAATATTGTTGACAAACAGTTTATCCAGGTTGATTCCCGTTCCCATTAATGATACTGTGTAATTCGCATCTGAGTCGTTGCCGCTGTCATACTTTAGCCATTGATTCTGCATGTTGCCGTCAATGTTCATGTTTGTAATTGAAACGTTCTCGGCGGTCACACCAGGAGCGTAAATCATTCTGTTGTGGCTTTCTGTAGACCATGGAAGTTTGTATAGTGTTGTCTGTCTGCCCTTACCAGACAATGTAAATTTGCCTGTGCTTGGCAGCTCCACAGCAGATACCACGTAACGTCTGTCGTTAAGAACCAGCGAGTTCACGCCAGCCGATATTCTTTCGTTAATTGCAGCTTGAATAGCAGCGGTATCGTTTTGACACAATGTGACCTGTGAGCTCATATTGTAGGAGCTTGTGAAAATCACCTTTGGCGGATCAACTGTATCCTGTACTGATGATACGACAGCGTCAACCCATCCCTTCGAGGCGGAGTTAGGTGCTGTCAAAGGCATGTGGATAATTCCTGTACCAGCGACGTATTCACCGTTGGCGTTTTTGCGGGTCCACGGGTTGTTGTTGAAATTACCGAAGTCTTTGTATTTGATATTTGTCGTTGTCGATGGGCCAAGATCTTTAGGTCCAAGTACATCAATCAAGCTGTAAGCACCGCCGTTGTAGCTTCTATAGACAAGAATACCGTAGTTGCCCGACGATTTGTTGAACGTCAACTCAATGTTGTTAGTGTTGTTAAAGCTGTCGAGTGTGTTAGTGCCGATAAGAATTGTTGTAGATGTGGCTGATGCGGGAGATATCTTTCCTGTTGTTGTATCAAACTGAGCCAGTTTGTAAGCAACAGTGTTACCAGACGAACCAGTTAAACCACTCTTTGTTGTTCCGACGATTGTGGGTGTTGCTGTGATTGGCGTATTTTCAACGTTTGCGCCAAAAATTCTATACTGTTGTCCGACAGCAAACTTGGTGATATCCGACAAACTTACTTGAATAGCGTTTGTTGCTGTGAACACAGTCGTCGGCTCAGCACTTATTGCTACTTCCGAGTCGATAACCTGCGCTTCTTCAAATTCATTGGAATACAGTCTGTAAAGCTCGGGGAACCTAGCATCCAGCCTCGCATCAAATCTAGTGTCTGTGAAGTAGAAATTGTTGATACCCTCAGCCAACTGATCGGTAGTGAAAGTGCTCAAACCTGTTATATATGGAGCGCCATTAGCAACGTTACCGTCGTTGGTAAGCTGGCTTGTTTTTGTTGGTATTGTCGGTTTGTTCGTAAGGTTCGTATAATTCAAGTAGAACGACGACAATCTACCGTCGAATGATCGAGTATTCAAACGTGGAAGAGTATTTGCAGTCGTATATGCATTAAGATCGTTTATTAATGCCGTGACGTTTGTATTGCTATAAAGACCAGCGTTGAAGTTGCCTTTTAGTGTCGATAGCTTGATTTTATTTGATTCTTGTGTCTCCGCATCGACAAACAACATAAGATCGTTGTTTGACACTGATGGTGACAGAATCTCACTGAGCTCAGAAACCTTAACCTGTGGTAAAGCGAGATTATACCGCTTCCACAACGAGCCGTTGTATATCAGGCTAATTTGATATCCGTTTTGTGTGAGAGCGAGTGTATTTCCACTCCCTTCAATTGTCGAGCTTCCTGCTGAAACACTTACAAGGTAGCTTGTATTCGCTGAACCATCAGCAAGCTGAACTTGATCTCCAGCAACGGGAGATGTAGGTAACGTAATGTATATCGCCTGATTTGAAGCGTTGACAAGAAGATCGTCACCCGATGCAGCGTTTGTATTGGAGGTTATCAGTGTCCAAATGGTCATTTAACGTGCCTTCTGTTTTGTTGTATTTATGTCAGCTTTTAGCTTTGAGTTCTTCAACTTGCTTGCTAAGCTCCTTGACAGCTTCAATAAGCAGACCGACTAGGTTGGCATACGCTACGGTCTTGTAGTCGCCGCTATTGCTTACGACTTCTGGAATTACAGTTTCGACTTCTTGTGCAATTACACCTATTTGCGATTTGCCTTCCATCTCAAAGTGGACGCCTCTTAGATTCAACACTTTATTAAGAGCGTTGTCAATCGTACGCACGTTGCTTTTCAAGCGTATATCTGATGCGATAGCAGTACTAAATGCAGTAATATCACCAATCACTTCGAGAGTTCGTGACGAGCCGACAAATCTAGCAAACAGGAATTCCTTACCATCATAGATGTCAACGTTTCTAAATGCGTTTGTAGATGTAGTGAAGTTGAGGGCAAGAGCTCTGACGCTACCATCACTTGGAGATGCGTTTATTTGGTTGGACTTGATCTGTGTTTTAAGTACGCCTGGACCAACAAGAATAGAAGACGTTGGACCATCGAATTCAGCAATCAGCTCTGTTTTTCCGTTGAATATATTAAGCGATCTGAAATACTGGTTGCTAGGACTCGTGTAATTGATTCTCATGCTCTCGTTTGATTCGTGATAAGGAGAACATGCTATCTCAATTTCACCATATAGGACTTGCGAGCCGGCTGTATTACCTACGAGGATATCAGACGAGAAAGTTTTTATTCCTCCGATCTCCTGGTTACCCGTTGTTCTGACAACAGTACTATCAACCGCAATAGACGGATTTCCAGAAACACCGCTACCGTTTGATATGGAAATACCAGTACCAGGTTGAAGTGTTCTTGCTTCAACTGAACCTGTACCTACTCGAGCCACGAATCCGTTATCGGTCAGTTGATGCAGAGCAAGTGCGTTACCCGTTAACCCGATTGTCAGATCGTTGGTTAGAGCTCCACCACCAGTGATGCCATTGTTGGTAGTAATTGTTCGACCAGCTCTCAAAACGCTAGATGCGTTGGAGGAATCGCTGTCAACATATATTGTGTTCGCTCTAACAATACCATCGGAGCCAATGCGCAGAGCAAAGTCAGAACCTTCGACACCTATGACGAACTGGGCGTTCGTCCCAGTACCAGACGAACCTCTCAGACCCATTTGCCAAGCAATGTTGTTGTTTTGAATTCTTATGCGAGGACCCAGCGAGTTTCTAATGGTAACCGGAAGCTGGCTTGCTACCGACGTGAAGTCCACCATACCTCGAAATTCGATAGGGTTGGTGTTGCCAACCTTCGTATCGATCAGGTTAGTTCTCACTTGAGTTATAGCTGTTACTGTGTTTGCCGTGAACGATCCAATCAGAGTTGCATTACCGGCTGTCGTATCGCCTAGCGCCGATGCAGTCACAACAGTCGTTCCTAGTTCGGATACCAACTCATTGGTTCTTTGCAGCCACACCTGGAAGGTATCTGTCGTGTTGATCTGGTTAAGGTTCCTGGACATATGTTACTTCTCTTCCGTGATTTTGTCAATGATTTTGCAGATGTTCAGGACTGTTTGCTGCAGATCTGCCACATCTTTCCGCAGTTGTTCGATCTGACGAACACGCTGCTTCTCCATGCGGTATTTATCAAGGGCTGCCCTATCCGTGGATAGGACAGCTTTTGAATTCGTATCTCTTATCATTCAAGAGCAACTCCTCTATAATCAAGAAGTCTTGGAACGACTCCTATGTTAGACGATGTCATTTCAATCTTGATTTGGAAGGTTTTGTATCCGACATATTTACCTGTTGCGTTCGTGTAGTACACAACACCATCGGCGGTTCTTCCGTAGTTCGAACCGTTCGTCTTCGTGATTTCATACACATATTCACGGAAATCGTTGATGTTGGTCGTCGAGCAAAATACACCATTGCCTTCAACCATCGACATTGGAATCCAGGGGTTATCTTCAATGGATTGAGGGTCAGACGAGTTCTGAATACGGATGTATGTTTTAATGTTCGTATCATTTGGACGGTAGCCAGTCACATATAGTCTGAAATCCTCGGCATCAAATCCTTCTGCAAGAGTAACAACCTTTGATATATAAACAGCTGATGCGTTATCACCACTCGTATTGTTGATACGGTATCTATTGATATGAACAAGAGCGTTTTCAACGTCAACAACTGGTGTAGCGGTATCAGCATCGTTATTGAGCGTTAGCACCAGTTGAAGACCCTTAGCTTCACCGACATCATTCGACTTACTGTAAACAATGCTGCCCTTCTGGTTGAACACTGTTTTATCGTTGAACGGTATATTTCTAGTGTATGGCGTATCCTCTGGAGCGTCAGGATTGACAGCCTTGACAGCCATTTTAATGTCATTGCCTCTGCCAGTGATTCGTTCAATCGATGGACGTATGAAACTCAACTCAACATTATCAATTGTTCCAATCGTACCAGTTGCGTTAGAACGCAGGCCAAATATATTATCATTCGCAGCAAATACTCTTCCAGAACGTGCGGACGAGTTTTCGAGGTAGATGGTTTGAGGGCGAGATCTGTTGTAGTATACGACCTTACCAGCAACAGCAGATCTTGCATTAAACGTTCCACTAAACTTAGCAACGTCTTCTGTGGTCAGAGAATCGTTGTTACCAGCAACCGAAGCTACTCTTAGCAGGTCTTTCACACCTGCATTATTTTGGACGTAGATGTAGTCACCCACTTGGAACACAGTTCCGATGTCAGTTGCAGACACGATATTGGAACCTCGGGTAATAGTTACACTGATCGTGTTAGATTTCAGTGCGTAAATCAGTTCACCTTTTCTGAAATTTCCTGACCAGTCATTCAACGTCAGGAATTCAGGAGCATCTGTTTGTAGAGTGATCGTCCCTTGTCCTGTGTTGAACGCATAGCGGTACAGGGTAAACTTAACATCTTCATCCTGGTACGATGTCCACGCTCTATCGTTCGTCGACGTGAACAGAACACCGTCGAACGCGTCTTGAGTTACAGCTATGTTTGAGACGAGATCGTTTCCGCCAACTTTAGACGTGAATACGAGATAGTCTGGATCCAATGCGTCTGGTTGAATAACGAATGAGTATTCCTTTTCTGCATCAAGACGTACAGGGCTCTTGAACACGACTGTTGTTGGAACACTTCCATTTTCCGAAACATTCACTTGAGAAGGCTTCAAATGAACCTTAGAGAAAGGCAGCACTTGTGGTGCTGGATATCCGTTAACGACCTCACGGATCATAACTGTAACACCGTTGACAGTGCTCTTACGTTTAAAGTATAGGTCTATCTTCGATACATAGATGCAGTTTGACTTTGGTGCCATATTGCTCTTGATGAAGAACGTCTGAGCAAGTGGGTCATTGCCACCACCACCATCGTTACCGTCGTTGCGTGGAGGAATCACTACACGGTCTGTTACTGTTCTTTCAGTGCTAGTGGTTGCTATAGAGTATTCTTGCGTTCTCGTTGATATCGTTAGGTCTGTGGATTGAATCGAGAAGTTGTAAGCTCTGTATGTCAGAGAACCTCTGGATATCGATGCGGACGCAACGTTGTCGAGACTATCTACGTCAACAATGTCGAGGTTTGTGTCGCCAACGAAGAACGTCGCTTCTGGTATGAAAAACACAGCAAACAGTTCGCCAGACGAGTTTGTTGAAACGGCACTTCCGTAGTTACCGGAACGCTTAATTGCTCCTGGAACTGCAAGATCCACTCCATTAGGAAGTGTACCAGGGGCAACGTGCTCGTTGACATCGACCCCACCAAAGAAGAAGTAATGTCTCGTGTTTGGTCTTAGACCCGACATGAAGATTGTCACTTCACGCGATCTGATATATGGATTGAGACGTATATCCGTGACAAAATCGCCTACAGGAATCTCGTTAGTAATAACAGAGCTCTGGATGTTTCTCACAGTATCCCGAATTACTTGAGACGTTTCAATTATAGTTGCACCCTGTGCATCCGTCGAAACGTCTGTATCTGTGGATATAACTCTTGAGGACGACGACGTCAGTGGGTAGAACTCTTGCACAACGTCAATTACACTTTCAGCAATACCCGTTAAATCCAGATTGACCGTTTGAGGGTTTGTTGTGGTGTCGTAAGAACCGTCGTATTGAGGAGATAGGAATCCTTCGCCGCTGTACAGATAGAAGTTGCTTGTTGCAGTTCTATATGTCGTTGCATATGGCTGCGAAATAACCGGAACAGAGCTACTTGACGCTGCCATTGTTGCAAGCGTTGATTTATGAATCTGGGTCCCCGACGCAGACGCGACCTTCAGGTTGATTGGGAACGTCTGAACAGCAGGTGCAAGCGATCTTTCTGTAAAATCGACAGAAGCGTTGAACTTTGGATTGTTAACGTCTGCGATTGAAAGGTCATTGAATGGGTCGACAACGATTCCATTCTTGAAACGATCGAGACCGTTTTCATCCCGAATCAACAGATTCTTTGTCTCTGCTTCAAGAGCGGACAAAGTGACATAATAAGATAGACGTTCGATTTGATCATCGATACGCTTAATATCTCTCATTGTGTAGTTCTGCACGCCGATAGGTGTGATTCTCACGCCATATCCTTGCTTACCTCTTTTACGAGCTTCTTCTTGTGTGTATGTGGGGAAGCCAGGAATATACACTTCTGCGATTGTTGTCTTATCTTTATCGACTGGTGCTCTCGAGATCGTTGATTCTTCACCCTTGACAAGGAAGAAATCACCGTAAGAGTCGACTGCAACGGCATCAGTTCTGTTAAGATAAAACTCAACATCTGCAGAGCTGACCGTTTCAAACGATGGATAAATGTATGTGTCGGAGGTGGAGAACATTTCCGTTGTGTAGGTGGGCAATCCTACAAAAACAGCTGACGACACAGTACTTGCACCAGCCTCGTTGGTAGAATATGTAATACCTGTCAGAGGTAGTCTATGAGGTCTCAAGTCGATACAGTCGCGGAGGTTATAATTGCCGGACTTTCCGTTGAAATAAGGAATGTCAGTAGGATCTATTCCTGCATAGCTGTTAACAGTGAACAGGTTGTAGATACCTGACGAATCTGGTCTAAACACTGAAAACTTCACAGTCATAACGGTACCGTTTGCAGGAGCCGGTCTACCGCTCAACAGTTCAATATACGAGTGGTCGTAGAAGTCGTCTTTCTGGTTAGGAACCAAACGGAAGCTGTTTGTGTAATCCACACCACCTGCTGTCACAGACAACAGCTTATACGCATCAGGAAGTCCGAGCGTATATTTCGTTTTCGCGTTTGGACCTGTTGAGTTGAATGTCGTTTTAACAAATACGTCCAAGGACTGTTTTGCTCTTGGTAGAGTTGGCGAAATACGAACGTCGTAATAAACTGTGACAGTTCCGCCAGTTTGATCAGTAACAAACTGGAGCTGACCGAGACCGTTGATGGTTGGGTTATTGACAAACAACCTTTGGTTGTTCAAACCGATTACAAGAATATGGTCCAGAGTATCACTTGTGAACGTTTCTCCAGCAAGTGGTGTGATTGTTACTTGATCGCTACCGCCTGCCAAAGACACAACAGCTTTTTTACGTGTGTGTAGCTTGAGGTCAGTAATACCTTTCACATAATCTTGTCCAATCTGGAACACGAGACGACTTTTGTTAGGCTGCCTGACAACAGGATCGATCTCCAACTTACCCGTACCGACTCCGGTTCCGAGTTTAACGTATCTCACATCAGAGAATGCTCTGGTGTCACTATCCATACGGATACCAAACAGATACAACCTGCTATCAATATCATCATTGTTTGTAGATGTAATTCTTGACGTGTCAAAGGTGTAGTTTTTAGCGATTGCTGAACCGATGATAGTTGTACCATCGCCAGCTAGCAAGTTGATGGTCTGGAATCCTTCAAGATCGACAACACCCGTTGAGTTGTGAGAATTGGCGACGTTGACATAACCACCGTAACTAAACGAAATTGGTTGATCTTGTTGAGTCGTCGTTGAAGTAATATCGTCGATTGGAAGGAATATAGTTGATTCGTTGCTAACGCGATAGCCCTTAATGTATGCTGTTCCAGGACCGACAGTGACGTTAACCACATCGTTTTTACGAGATGTGTTGAACTTGAACGGTCTGGTTATATAGTCGCCAGACTCCTCGTATGTTCTACGAGCCATCTCTGTGTTGATGACATTATATTGTGACACGTCACGGATCTGAGTAGCAAAACCGTTTTCGTAACGTCTTAGAGTAAAGAACGACGGGTCGTTAGAAGCAGTTGGGGTAGGGATCGACACCAGAATAGGAGAAAGTTTCAGTCTATCTGCACCGGGAGCGTTCTCGTTCTCAGAACCGTTAGCATTATCCAACAGAGAAGTGTCCTGTTGTGATGTGATGATGTCCTCGTTGACGCGGAAGCCAACAGAAATATTGTGAGGCTGAGCGAAATCACCCTGACCAACGACAGTAGGCATGTACTTGGTTAGAACGATTGTCTGATCGTCAGCATACAGGAAGTGACCCTTCTGGAAAATGATACCTTCCGATACGTTCAAACCAAAAGACAGGCCAACAGGGTTGGAGAAAGTTGCGACTGTCGTAGTCTTGACTATTTCACCGCCTTGAAGAGATTCGGTAACTGTTTCTTCTTGAGTGAGAGGATTGATCGTCACCTGCTTGATGATGCGATATTCTTTGATGTTCAGCGTCTGACCCTCAGCAAACGTTTTCTGTTGAGTGCTGCTGACAGTGTTAAGGTAGTTGATAAAGAACGTGTTCAGATCAGGAGCCTTGGACTGATAACCATCAGCTGCAGCAACAATGTATGCCTTAAGACCAGCCGTGTTTTCAATTTCGTAGTAGTACTCAATAATCGATCCGTCTTCTGCAAGACCAGTTTTATCGACGTATAGTGAAGGGGTGATACCATCGGCCACCTTGACATACGATAGGTTTCGCAGCTCAGTGAAAACGCAGCCTTTGACGATAGAACCTTCTTTGAAGATGTTGTCACCAAACTGTTCAATCTGATTCTGCAGAGTTGTCTGCAGTTGAGTCAGTTCACGAGCTTGAAGACTGTATCCTGGCTTAAACAGAACACGATAATACTTCTTCGAAATATCGAAATCATCATAATACGGTGCTACGTTAAGATCTTTATTGATAGGCATTTCGGTTCCTTAGAATGATATGATGAATTTGAATTGCTCAGCTAGATTTTCACTTCTTTCAATCGGCTCAAACTCTGATACATACAGTAGCTCTCCTGTCCCCATTTGATAGGATGGGTAGATTACACCGTTTGTCAGTATCTCAATACGACCAGCTGGAGTAGTGAGCGGTTGACTATCATCTAGCGGTACAATATTACTCAAGTAGAATTGGGCAGTTGTTTGAGTGTAAGGTCCATAGAATTCGGTCACATAGATGATGTTATTTATGTCATCAATCGAGTGTATGACTCCTCTAAAATTGGAAGATGATTGCGTAACAACATCCCCAACTTTCAATTGATCAACCGAAGATAGCAAAACCTTAAGACGATTATCAAATACGCTCGGTGCAGTGACGTTGAATGATGGATCTCTCACGATACCAGCTTTGGAGTATGTGTTTGTCGTAGGGATGATCTGATCGTCTTCACGGTCAAGCTGTGAAACAATAGCTACATGTCGAGCTCTTAGCTCGAATGCTGGATTTCCTCCATGCCCTGCTGTAGAGTTGTACACACCTGCTGGGCCTAGGATGGCTCTCAGACTACAAACCACATCTCCTGATGCTGCAGCACCTGGGTCAAAGCCAATTGACGGCGGTGTTATTCTCGCAATTGCTCTTGTATATCCTTGTCCACCATTTAGCACCGTGATTGCCGTTATCCTCGATCCGACGACCGTGGCGATAGCGGATGCCCCCGTTCCATCTCCTACGATTTCAACGGAAGGTGTTATTGAGTAGTTCCAAACAACTGCTAATTGGGTGTCGGGATTCAAACCGACGGTTATATCATCAGCGACATATCCTTCAACAGCGACATATGGTCTCTGTGTTGAAGTGTTGATTCCCGAGTCGCGTATTATATACTTTCTCGAAGAAACACCGTCTGATGATGTCGTATAGAATGTGTATCCATTGTAATAGCCTCTGATCGGATTGAAGTTGTTGCCGCTGAGGAAAATAATGCGATAACCTTCCGCAGTGTTTGTTGTACGGACTGACGAAATGAATCCCGTTTGCGTCTCGTATCCGAAGTTTGTCGTAGGGTTGACTATAACAATACTGTCAATCCCGAGCTTTGCGCTTGCGACCACGTTGGGATTTGAAACGACGGGGAACAGTGTTCTTGTGCTGTACGTCAATGCTTGACTGTTTGTCACGCTGCACAAATACTTCCACACATAACCGTCCGCTGTACGTAGAATGTAGTTTTGCGATGCGAGGGATTCAGAGTAGATAGGTTTGTCTGTAGATGCTGCGCCGTTATTATTTGACAGACACTTGAATATTACAAAATCTCCTGATTCAGAATCAGGCTCAGATATTGCGTAAAAGTTACTCTGTGACAAATCAACAGTGTCGTCATAAGGCACATATACTGTCCCAGGCGTCCATATCAATTTACGGACCATTAGTATTACTTCACTAGGGTCGATCTTCTTACCAAATATGGTCTTCTCGAAGAACAATTTCGTGGAGTTCTCATTGTTTCCAGATACGTCAATGTCCGTCAGCGAAGATGCAAACAGATAGTAGTTTCTTGTCGTGAAACTGTCTGCAAAATCCTTGATCACGCTGTAGCGCAGGCTATCTAGTATTATCCCCATCTTACACCTTCAATATGGTTTTTCGATATTGTATGCCGCTGATCATACGTTCGTCTTCGGTTATGATAGTGTTTTGATCCTCACTGGTGATTTCCACTGCGGTCGAAACATACAATACAAGTTCTGTGTCAACACTTATCCCTGTATTTATTTCTTCTTCCAAACCAAATTTGTAAAACGCCTTCGTTCCTGCGACGTGTGCGAGGTCTCGCAGAGTGGTAGCATATGACGTAGGATTTAGCTTGGTAGCAATTTGATACGAGAAATCTTGGTAGAAGTCGCTGTCTTGTAGCACTTGTTTAGAGTTTAGATGCGAAGTCTTGCTTTCCCACACGCCTGCTGAACGTCCTTGTACTAAGGCGTTCGCAGTTCCCTGAGCCACGATGGTATTCTCCAGAATACTAAGCACGTTTTCCAGCTGTTGGATTTGTTGTTGTGTGGATGCAGGGTTGCGAAGGGCTGATTCGAGATTTGCTCGCGCAGCTTGAATTTTTGTGTCGTTAGTCATAGTCACACGTGTACCATCAACAAAACCAAACCCACTATCGAATACATCAACGGTTTGGATCTTACCGATCGCCGAAACAACAAACCCGTCAATAGAGGCGTTTAATCCGAGAGGAAGAGTGGTGTAGTCTCTTTGAACATTGTACACCTCAATTGGAGCATCTTGACCTTCAATGTAAATGTCGTTGATAGTAAACCCTTTGAATGACAGCTGCATCACCTCAATAAAGTCACCAGTACGTGCCCTTACTATCCCTCGAATATCTCTATTCGTTCCGTTGATCGTTGGATCGTTCTGAACAATTATATCTCCAACTTCAATTCCGGTTGTACTCAACGGGTTGAAGTTGATCACTTGGTTTGAAAGATTAAATCTTGATATAATATTGTCTTTTGCGAGTACAAAAACGTCGTTAACATAGTCAACCCCCGGATCGACGTTTTTCAGACCTGTTATTGTTCCAATCTGCAGTACCTGAGGAACAAACGCGTCTTTAAGAGCAGTGTTGATCGTAATTGGTGGATTTCCAAATGGAGCGTTACCGCTCATTCTCGTTTTCGCAGGTGGCATGTTTGAGTAGTTGCTAGAGTTTAGCGGAACGTCTAGGAAGTCGCCGATGATATCAACGATTACTGAAATGGTTTGAACGTTAACGAGGTCATCCCCGATTTGAGCGTTGGCTGACGTGTTACGGGGACTAGCAAATTGTAGTGTTCTTGATATATTTACAGGTCGATCAACTGTGGTAATAGTACCTCCAGTCGTGAACGTGTTTGAGCTTGAAAGCAGCACTCCAACAGCAACTGTATCCGATGAAACAGATTTTTGACCAACGATTGTCCCCAAAGCACCGTTACTGTTTTGTCGAACTCTTTCTTGAATCACAAACTCCACACTGGAGTCGTTAATAAACAAAGACTGATCTGACAAAATGATGGCAGTGTTTGTGGTTGTGTAACCAAAACCGCCGTCGTTAATCACAAAAGAAATCTCGCCGGAAATTTCCGAGCTTACATCCACAACTCGGCCTTTGGCAGAATACCCTGTCGCACTAGATATATTAACGACATCGCCAATAAAATTGTTCGATGTTCCTACCTGCACGTCGGTGTTAGATATCGTAACACCTCCAAGTGATCCTCTCACAATCCCCAACGACTGGCCATTGCTTACAATATCGTCGTATGCAACAAAGTTGCCTTTGACGTTTGAAAGATATATCACAGGGACGAACGTATTGCCTACGATAGCGTATGACACTCTATCGATCACGGCGGTCGCACCGGATACAGAACCGTATATCGATAGTCTTTTGACGTCTCTGAGAATCTCAACGTTCTGAGGTTGTAGCTCAAGGTATTGCGAAGACTTCCATATTGACGACGATGGTTTTATTATATTCTGACTGGGATAGTATACAGAGCTGTTCTCGTTGTAGAACAAACGAAAGAATAGCTCAAGCCCTTCACGCGAACCTTTTCTGCGGTAGAAGTCTAGGATATGCTTGACAATGAAACGAATGTCTGTATCTTTGAAAGGCAGACTATCGAGGTACTTATTTTTGTAAAACCTCAACATACTTTCGAGCGTGTTATCAATATCACCATAGTCAAACAACCTACGATTGTGATACGTTGTCTGCGGAGCTACATTTGTGATTTTTAGGTCTTTGTAATCGGTGTTGAGCTGCAGTGTTTGCAGGGCCTGTAGAGCTTCACTGTAAGTATTGTATCGCGTAGAAAAATACGATTTCTCTGAATTGGAGTCGTATACGTATCCTGTCAGATAATATCCTGTCACATCCTTTTCAAGGAACTCGTAATACCTTCTGACAAAATCAACCAGTTCGGGACCGTCCTGCTGATAGATTGCAGGAAATTGACTTTGAATCTGGTGTGAGATGTACTTTGTTACGTCCATTACAACTTCTCAATCATGTTGATGGTGACGTCTGAATCGCGTATCGCAAAAACGCGGCTCTTGGGTGACGTGATGTTTTTATCTTGTGTATTTGCATAAATCTTGATTGCTGGTCCCGTATAACCCTCAGTTGTAAAGTTTACAAGTTTCAGAAGACCGGTATTGTAATCGACCGTGCCGATAACAGGGTTCAGTACTTGTAGGGCTTGTAGGTTGTTGCTGAGAGTGATGATGTTACCGCGACCATCGTCCTGGAAGAACACGTCAATTCCATTGAACACATACGGTGAACTCTTGATTGCAGGGATATACGTTGTAATATCCTCATTAGCATCAAAAGGATATGGAACGATCAACGGCGTCTCAAACTTGAACTGTGGGTTTTGTTTCAAAATTGTGGGAGGCGAGTAATCGATAATTGGATTGGCTTCAATTGTGTTGCTCATGATGCCGGTATCAACATCGTCGATCATTTTGGATAGACGGGATAGTTGGAGAACCGACCCGAAATCTTCCAGGTATGTCGAGCTATACGTCTGTACAGCTTCACGTACAAGACTTTCAATTTCAGCTGGAGACTTTGCAGTTAGCTTTCTCGTATAATATACGTTGACGTCGACTTTTGCGTAAAGGAATCCAGGGTCGACAAACACAGGCTGAATTGGTAACGGGGTTTTGTCAGCGAGGAAAGAAACGACAGATGTTTTGAATCCATCGGAAATCGTCGTTCCTTCAAATGGGTTAATCGATATTGCAACTTTACCATATCGAGGAGGATCCATTTCGTCTCCACCATATACACTTACAGACTTGATCACGCTGCTACCAAACTCCTTGCGGAGAAGAGTTTCGTAATCACGTGCAGTAACAGCACGCTCTTGCGTTTGTATAGACTTAGGAGCAAAATACTTAACGCTGCTGATTGTTTCTTTATCACCGCCACCAGACGCGGAACTAAACGTCGTGACGTAGGTTGGGTATGTGAACAATGTTGTAAACTTCGATGCACCGTTAGGAGCATCGCCAGAGCAAACACGGTATGTTACTCTGATGTCTTCATTAAACGAAGGTTGCTTTCCAAACGCATTGCGTCCAAACGTTATACCATAACCACCTGTCAGTGTCGGCTCAATGTAGAATACATTTTCATCTGGTTGAACACCGAATATATTTGACCTGAACTGGTATTCCTCAGATCGGTTATTGACAAATACGCGTATGCTGCTAATGTCAACGTTTTCGTTTGATATAGCCAGCGTCGAATTAGTGTCTGTCAAGTAAAACACCTCCTCAACCAATTCACCTTCGTACACAGGAATACACAAAGCCTCGTACAACTCAGAAGACCCAGCTTTAAGGTTTGCAATGTGTGTTTGACTTGTGTAGAAGTTGTAAACGCTGCCATTGTACGTTGTTGTGAACTTCTGTCCTGCAGGAATTGAAATGTTGGCTACGTTGTTTAGATTGGCAGTAATTCTAAGATTGACTTCTGCTCTCGCGGACGTCGCAGATTTAGGAAGGTAGTTCAACTCCTTGGCGTGAGACATTACAGAGCTGGTCAGCTGAGCCGAGTCGAGGAACATCTCGCTGATAGCCATGTTAGTGTAGAAGTTGTTTTGATATGTGTTATACGCCAACACGTCCAGCAATACGGACATGTTGGATCCTTCAAAATCATAGTCTTTGAACTGGCTCTGTCCTTTCAGATAAGCCTTCAACTGATCCTTGATTCGAAAGAAATCTAACTCAACGATAGGGGTCTGTGCCATGTATTATCCTCGAAATCCCGTGTTTAACGATTCACCTTACGCGTTCCAGGAATATGGAGACTGTGACAGGCTCCTGAACGTTGCGAACGTAGAATGATATGTTGATTTGCACTTTGTAGTTGTCTGGGTCTGCAATCACCTGCACATCAATCAGTGTGACCCTTGGTTCAAAGTTATTTATAGTCGATCTAACATTCTGCTCAATCATCTTGACTGTAGCAGGGGTCATATTATCAAACAGCGACTTTTGCACATCACTGCCCAGGTATGGTTGAAACAGCCTTTCCCCTTTATTTGTTAGAATCAAATTCTTTAGAGCTTCTTTGACGGCATCTTCGTTGAGACGTGCCACAACGTCTTTCGTCAACGGATTCATCATCAGATCCTTGCGGAAATCCGAGTATACCGTCAGCTTCTTGGTGTTGGGGGTGAGAAGGTCTATCGCCATTTGTTTTATTCCTATTTATGTTTTCCAGCTACGAATTGGACCAGTATCTATATGAACAAACCCTTCACTGTAATAAGGTTGCACAGCACCAAAACCTTCAGATCTTGCATACTGTGTAAAAGCATTCATGTCCATTCCAACAGATGATATTGTGATGTCAAACGCCTGTCCTGATTTGTGCCAGCTGGCATCAGCGCCAGTCGTTCTAAAAGCGCTATTGATTGCTATTTGACTATTGATTTTCTTACCTAGTCGATACAACATAATCTTCTCAACGTCGCGCACGTACGTCCAAATTCTGGACTTCGGTTCGGGGAATCCGTTGAATGAATTTGTGTCTGTTCGAAGTTTGATATACGTAGTTCCTGCTTTGACTTGCTCGAACGTCAACTGGTTCAATAGTATATCCATTTCTTCTGGCGTTATTGGATTGATCTTATACGTTCTTCTTCTGACAGCAATACCACCAGGAACCACAAACCCTTCATCACCAAACAAAGCACCATCGCCACCGACAATCGTAGCGGGCATCGTTTGTAACTGTTGAGCAGCCGCCGCTCGCTGCTCTGACGGTAGTCTGAAAGCGCCAGCGTGTGATGCACGAGCTGCTGCTGAATAGTTTGCAGCCTGCAGGAAATTGAACGAGCTTCTAAAGCTGTCAGGCAGCTCTTGTATAGGACGGATTAGGTCGTCGAAGAAATTCTCAATACCGCTGATAAGTTCGCAGAATCTCAAAATAATGAACTGAATCTCCTCGATATTAAGAGCTTCGAACAGAGATGACGCAAAAGCAATTGCACCTTCAATAGCACCCTTGAGATTATCGATCGAAGGATCGGAAACGAGCTCATCTATTTTTTGCTTCTCAGCGTTCATCTTGGAGTATACGTTATCTGTGTTGAATCTAAAATTGGAGATTCTCGTAAACAGTCCTGTGATCTGTGCAATTTTGGCTTTGATTTTTCCAACAATTTGATCAACCACCTGCAGAGCCTGCTGCTTAAGCGATTCAATCAGCCCCGCGAGTGAAAAATCTTGAATGGCTGAAAGAATGCTTGTTATTTTCCCAGCAAACGCCTTGATGTCGTTAAACGCATTCATCAGATCGGTATAAGCTGCAAATATGTTTGGAACGAGGTCGCAAAACGATTTCATTCCTGAACCACTGAATTGGCCAGGACTGTAATAGTCGTTAAACAGGGTAGGTAATGTTGGGTTGTATGGTATCACATAATCGCCTGCTGTATCGAGAGTCAGAAACGATGTGTCAATTACAGTTTGCACCTCTGCCGGTGTGATAAAGGTTGTCGTGTTGATCCGCTCAACAAGGTTTGGGTATAGTGTACCAAAGTTCGTGTTACTTGTAATTTCATTAGCAAAGAATTCGTTTATCTTCGCTGTATTCGACACAAGCAACTGGTTGTCCAATTCTCTGTTCGAATCGCCAGACACCGATTGTTGATACTTCTTGAACAGAGGCTCGATCTTATCGTAGAAGGGTGAGTTAATATATGGATCGCCAGTGACGTTCTGTCCCAAGAAGTCATCGAATGCGTTTTGCTGTTTGATTTCGCAACTTGTTGTCATCTATATTCCTCACACTAACGTGGTTGTAGTGGATATTGATCTTGGTGGTGGTGGTGGCGCTTCGACAGGACGTGCTGCTTCTGCATCTGCTGCCTCTTCTGATCCTTCTGGATCACCAGCCATTCCTTGCGACAGCTTCACTTCTTGGTCGATGGCAACGGTGGACGCGTTGATACTAACAAGCTGTCCGCCACCAACAAGAGCGTGGTCAGCCTTGATACTGAAATTCCCAGAAGCCTCAAATATTCCCGTTTCTGCTTTCACGCTTGTTGTCGCTGAGGATGAGAAAATCAGATTCTCGCCTTTGATATTGACACCTTCTGCGCCTTGCATGAACAGGTTCTTTGATTTAAAGTGGATCGCTTCACCCGATTCAAACCTGATGGTTTTACCAGTCTTTATGTTGAGATTTTCGACATTAGACTCAAGCACAAGGTTTGCAGCTCGTATCTGACCTTGCTCACCGCCGTTCATATTCATTTGACCTGCAACACCAACGTAGTGGTTTCCGTGAACAATCTGAACATAGTCACCCATGATTTCTTCGATCTTGTTACCCTTGACCAACACATGACAATCTTTTTCGATAGTCACGATATTAGTTCCACCGACATACATGTGATAATTTTTCTCGTTGACATTATACATGTCATGAGGCGACTTGATTGTTGTCGTCGTCGGTGACATTTGAATATACGATCCGTTTTTGTGGTAGATCATAATCCGTTCAACGCCTGGCGTATCGTCGAGCTCAATTACGTGACCGCTACCCGTTTCAATCACACGGTTGTAAGGATACTCAGCGTTATATGCTACAGACGGTTCATCCCAAGTTGCATAAGGACGTGATCCCGCAGTGCCTGGCGCACCTGCCGATACTGGCGTTGCTGTCGGTGTTACAGGAGCACCTGCGCCAGGATCGACCGTCGATCCAACAACTCCAGCATACCTTGATGAGAGACCATCAGTTGGAGCACCCGCTTCTAACCACCCTCCGTGAATGGTTGCAACGTAGTTTTGCGTTTCGGCGTTGTTTGGAACACCGCCAGCATTATCGACGCTTCCAGGACCAGCATTGTAGGCTGCTAGCGCAAGGTCCCAGCTTCCGTATTTGTCATACATCACACTCAGGTACTGTGCACCAAAATTCAATTGTGCCTGTGGGTCGCTTTCCCATCCACTTGGCATTGGTGCAATGCCATAGCCAGGGTCGAGAGCTGTGTTTGGCATGACTTGCGTGAGACCTTGTGCTCCTACCGGCGATACGGCTGAGGGGTTCCATGTGCTCTCCTGGCTAATCATGCGGAAGAACAGGTCTGGTGGAACACCGTATGTAGCAGCAGCACTCAACGCCTGTTGACCGTAAGCGCTGATACCTTCTGCTTCGTTCGCAGGCGAGTAAGCAACGGGAACAACACTATCGTTTACTGCGGTATCGCCTTGCGCAACACCCATATTGTCGACAGACGCTGCATAAGTTCCTCCACCCGCAATTGGTATGTTGCGCACGCGAGTTGACTCAAGAGGAAGCAAGTACGTCTCTTCGAGATCTTCGCCCCTTGCGAGACGTGAAAGAGTAGGTTGTCCAAAATCTTGTGCTCGGCTGCCTTGTGCATTGACGTCGACAGTATTACCTATTGAAACGCCCCATCCAGAAACAGTTGGGTCGTTGATCTGTGTAAATTGTGTAGGTATTAGACCGAGTATAAACGGTTGTTGTGCAGCTCGACCGTCAAGAAAGAACCCAAACACCCACGCGTTCAGAGGAGGAACAGTAAAGTTCACATCATGACTACCAATAATCAGCGTAGCCCATGGTAGATCAGCGGTTGGAATGTCTTGATTGGTTCCGTGGATACCAAATGCACGGACCTGCACACGACCTTCGAGTCGTTCATCAATATTGTTCTCTACCACCCCTATGAAGAACAAAGGGTTTGGAAATCCTACACCTGTCTCAATCATTTATTCAGCTACTCCAAGCAAAAATGTCTCTTCTCCTGTGGGTCGACGAGCCCACTTACGTTTAACCAAAGTGTATTGGTTTGAATACACATCCTTGTCGAAAATTCTGGTCAACGACTCGACCATATACACACCAGACAACTGCGGGTTCAGTTGTGGACTCTGACTGACGTTCATCACCTCAGGAACCACTATTCGAACGAAATCACCGCAAGTAATATCAAGACGACCAGCACTGGCCGAGGCTACTTTTATAGCATTTAAATTGTTGAAGTAAGAAAGCCTGTTTGAAGTAATCTGAGGAAGGAACTGTTCTCCTCTGAGCTGTCCTGCATCCTCTTCCACATAGTCTCTGACCATCAGAAACCTTCGAGCATTCTCCTCGTTAAAAGCTGAATTGACGAATTCATCGGTGTGCTTATCAACAGTATCGAGTACGCCACCGCCACGTTGGAAGTATGCTCCTTCGCTAGTTCTGTAATCGAAAGCTGGTTCGACGACATTAGCAACTCTATTTACGATATCGAGAACGACTACTTTGTTTTTGTAAGCTCCGCTGTGCATATCTTCGAACGTATCGACTCTCGAAACGTTGGTCATCGACGTGAAGTTTGCCATTCTCTGCAGTATATATTCAGCGCTCTGGTTAAGGTTTGCAGCGTACGAGAACTCAAATATCTTATCCTCAGACGCAGCCTTGTTAACAAGATATTCATCAGTGACGAAGTAGAAAGAATCGGCGCTTTCAAAGAAACGAAATGAGCTTGTCGGGCTTGTAGAACTGTAAGCACGGCTTTCAAGAAACTTGAACGCTTGCATAGGCGTCAAGCGTGGAATAATCAGCTTAATATTACCCTCTGTATCTTCAACCGTAAGCAGCTTATTGCCATCCGTCGCATTTGTTCTGCTTCGAGGACCGGAATTTGACACATCTCGACAGTATGCGTCAAATATCTCCTGCACGATGTCGCTGACAGGTTTGTTGTATGATGCGGTGACACGTCTCAAGTCGGAAATAAATCGTTGACGTGAAACGAAATGTAGAGTGTACGTTAGCAAGTCGTTATTGTCCGACATCCTGACATTATCAACACGGTACACAAACATGTTGTATCTTCGCACATTACCGAGCGAATCTTCTATTTCGAGGTAGAGGTTTTCTTCACCGCGGATCGGATACTTCTCAAGCAAACCGCTCGCATCAGATACACTGAGACTGCCACGAATGCTGTCAGCACCCATTGATTCGATTATAGTGAACGATGGGATGAGGTTACGCATTTCGACCGCAACTCTGGTATCGCCAGCGACGGATGGAAAAATCTTCACAGTCTTGAGTTTATATGACCCAGCATAAGTAACGCTATTTTCCGTCATTTAACGATCAACTCCTTGAATTCTTCATTGATCTGTTCGTAATAACGTTTTTCCACCACCAGGATTTCTCTTCTATTCTCATTGCGATTGTTTTCGTAATCGTATATTCTCATTGGTATCCATTCCGTTGATACATCACGTCCTACAGCCTGATTCTGCTCGTTGTATAAAATGGGAAACGTATCTGGCGATACTTTTAGCTCGATACCTGAATCGGAAACCTTGTAATAGTAAAGGATGTTGTCGATGGAGGTAGTATCTTGAAGCCACGCTATTACATCATACCCCGTTTTATTTGATTGAGCACTATACTTTTCAATCAGAAATTCGACAAATCTATCATAGCTCATAGGCCAATCAGTGTATGGGTCAATCATATTATTAGCGATTAGTATTAGCCACGTAGCGTCAACTGTTCCATAATAATTAAATGCAATGTCCTCTGGCTTCTCACCCTCTTTAACAGTATAAGGAAGAAACACATAAGGGTTTGAAAGCACCGTTTCGATAAACTTCGTTCGTCGTGCAATATCACGGACAGACGTGCCGTTGTAGCTAATGATTGGAAAGTTGCTGAAATACGATGACATCTGTTATAACCTTAACCTATACTTTCGATTGTATCGAGAACGTCGACACCAATCTGGTCATCCGCAGTATGGACATCCATTTCCTGCAAGTTGATTGACAGTTCTACTGCTGCAGGCTTCCCACCTTTAAGCACCGAAAGACCGTTTGGCGTGTAGTTGACTGAAACGCTTTCAATCATGGCGGTCTTGAATCTAACAAAGTGGTTTGGATCAACACCAAGCAAAAAGATGTCAACAGTTGATGGATATTTGAACAGCACTCTTGTAGCGATTGTTTCTGAGCTATATGATGGCAGGGCATTTTCTCTCAGACGACGTACTATTCGACGCAGAAGTTCAGACTCGGCTTGTTCTGTCGGAGCAAGGGTCCATTGGAATGAGTAGTCTTTAAGATCGACACCGCTAAACAACAGCGACGCTTTAGGGTTCAAAGTAGCACCCACGCCTTGAGAGATAGGGCCAAGCAAGAAGTTGTCCCCAAACAGTCTTCTTGCCAAGAAAAGAGCATCGTCAGCGCTTACAAGCGACGAGAGGTTGCCCGTCTGTATAGCATTAGCAATTGTGTTAACTCCATTTTGGGCGTCCATAAATAGCGCAGCACCAGCGCCACTTACCCCTTGTGCTTTTACAGCTGCGGCAGCAGCAGCGGCTGTTTCACCACCAAAAATGTTCATCAGATCTGACTGTGTCAAACGGACACGATACTTATCGATCAGTGTATTTGGTATGGGGAGCAATACTGCTCCTCTCGATTGGTTGATGGTAGATACAGTTTCGCGTGGTAGTCTCAATAGAGGTCGAGAGCCAGGACGCTCAAACGCATATTCATTGAAAATCATCAACATGCCATGCGTGCCGATGTTTGCAGGGAACTGATCTATTTTTGTGCTATTTGTAGCAGCAAGCTGGGATGCTAGCATTGCTCTGCCTACAGGTACGGTCATCGTTTCCTCGTATAAATAGAAGTGTTATTCGTATTTATACCGAGAGAGGAACACATTGGCATATAAGGGTAGGTTCAAGCCCGCGAATCCCGAAAAATACAAAGGCGATCCTACAAACATCGTATACAGATCGTCATGGGAATTCAGGTTCTTTAGATTCATTGATTCACATCCAGACGTTGTCTGGTGGCAATCGGAAGAGATTGCTATTCCGTACTTATCGCCAATAGACAACAAGATCCATCGTTATTTTCCTGACGTGATTATGAAAAAGAGAGTCGCCCTCGATAAATATGAGACAATAATGATCGAGATAAAGCCTAAGAAGCAAACCAGGCCGCCCGACATTAACAAGAAGAACAACACACCAACCGGACGCATCTCAACCCGATATCTGAGAGAGGTTAAGACGTATGGTATTAACGAAGCTAAATGGAACGCAGCAAAAAAGTATTGCGATGATCGTGGGTGGAAGTTCACAGTTATCACAGAAGACGAATTAGGAGTTTAGAGCCTTATGGCTACAGTTTTTCAAAACATAATGGCTAATGCGGCTCGGAAGGGTATTACCAACCAGTATACCCAAGATTCGATCAAGTGGTTTCGTGTTAACATACGAAAAACAGCTGTTAGCCCTCTTCGGGTGATACGTGAAGAAAAAGACAACTACGTCAGCTCGTGGTCAAACGTTGCTATTGGTAAAATGTATCTCGCGTACTATGATCCCAAGCACAAAGAGACGCTTCCGTACTATGATACCTTTCCATTGATCATACCTATAAAGAGATATCCAGACGGTTTCTTAGGTCTCAACCTACACTACTTACCGCCAACGCTGAGAGCACAATTATTGGATTCTCTTTACGATCTGTTGAACAATACAAAAATAGATGAGCGTAAGCGATTCGTCATTAGTTACAATATTCTCAACTCAGCCTCAAAACACCGGTACTTCCAGCCTTGTGTCAAGCGTTACCTAGGCAGACACTTTAGATCACGATTCGTGATGATTCCTCATCAGAACTGGACCGCTGCAGTATTTCTACCTGTGGAGAGCTTCGAAAAGGCTTCGAAGACCGAGGTGTGGGCGGACTCGAGACAAATGCTCAGCAGGAGATAACATGGCCTTCAATATCAACGATTTTAAGACGGCTATTGAAAAGAGGGGTGGGCTCGCTCGCCCCAACCTATTCACCGTGGAATTTTTCAGTCCTCGTGCAGACAACTTGATATGGAACAATTCTGATTTTGGCAATCAGGACATCAAGTTCTTCTGTCAGAACGTCACGTTTCCAGGACTGAACGTCAACGTGTTCGAATATCGACCCAACAACATCGACGTTCCCCAGTCGATTCCAATTGCAATCGATAAACAGCAACTTGAATGTGTGTTTATGGTAGACGATTCGTTCAAAATAATGAACTACTTTCATGCGTGGTTTAGACAAGTTGTCAACTTCACGACAAACGGATCGGCTGGCGCTCCTATAGCTTTACCAGGAACTGCAACGTCCACGAGTCAACAGTTTTCCTACGAACTCGGATACAAAAAAGAATACTCGCAAATGATGCAGATAACAATGTATTCGCGTAGTCCTAGTTCTGTGAACTTTGAAACATCACCGGGCACGATCACATACGATAACAAATATGTATGTCGCTTGTATGATGTGTATCCTGTTCAAGTTGGATCAATTAATCTTGAATGGGCTGCGAATGATAGTTACACGACTTTGCCAGTCGCCTTTTCGTACAGCGCTTATGACATGACGTCATTATCAGCTGGGGTCGAAGTAATAGGACCTGGTATTCCAATTTAACATGGAGATGAAATAACATGAAACTACCCGTAATTGACCTGCCTGTATATGAAGTGGTTCTCCCATCGACAGGTGAGAAGATCAAATATAGAGCTTTCACAGTCAAGGAAGAAAAAATAATGTTGATTGCAAAGGAATCGAGGGATCCTGAGCAAATCATTACATCAATCAAGCAGATCCTCAATAACTGTATCATTGGTAAAAACGTTGATGATCTTGCAATATTTGACATTGAATATGTTCTAGCTATGATTAGAGGCAAGTCAGTCAACAACGTCGTTGATTTTGTGATCACCGATCCAGAGACACAAGAAGAAGTCAAGCTAACGTTGAAAGTAGACGATATAAAGATTGCACGGAATGAAAAGCACACCAATAAAATACGTGTGAATGATGAATACGTGTTGTTCTTGAAGTACCCAAGTTACGACGTGTATACATCAGCCCTCAAGCCAAACGCTGCGACAGATCCACTAACGTATTACGATGCTATGATCAGATGCTTTGATAAACTTGTATCTGAACAAACCGTATACGAGTTTTCAAATTTCTCTCGAGAAGAGGTTGACAATTTCATCGAGAGTCTCAGTGCAGACGTGATTGAACGAATCGAGACGTTTTTCTCGACAATGCCTAAACTGAGACATGAGATAACATACGTCAATAAAAACGGTAACAAGAAGACATTTGTAATTGAGGGAACGGAAAGTTTTTTTATGTGATGCTGTGTCACACCAACCTCGTTATATATTATCAGACAGTATTTGCGTTGGCACAGCACCATAAGTATCAGATATCGGAAATCGAGTCTTTAATGCCTTATGAACGTGACATCTATCTGACCATGTTGGTCGAGCATATGAAGAAACTAGAACAGCAAAGTAGGTAACACAAATGGCCGATCAAGCAGCACCAGCCAATAAAAAGCAGCCAGGGAAGGCTCGTAGAATTGCCACAAAACTTGCTCAAGTGGCAGGTGAAAGCATATATCTACGTTCCCCAATACTTGGTCAAGCGTTTGAAATGACTCAAATGTTCAGACGACCGGAAGCTGGTGAAGACGGCAAGCAACCCAGCCGTCTTGGTAATGCTCTAAGTCTTATCAGACAATCGGCTGTTCAGAATTCGACCTTGCTTCGCAAGTTTGAAATGTTTATGGATAACTTCGACACCTTCCGCGAGGATGAGCAGAAGGAAAATCAGGAACAGAAGAAGGAAAAGGACGAAGCCAAGAAGGAAGAAGGCGACGGCGTTAAAAAAGGAACCACAGAGGTAAGTGGTGGTCCTTCAATAACCGAGTACCTGGACAATAAAGAAAATCCATACTATCTGATGATGGAGAGTAGCAATAAACATCTCGAACGAATTGTCGAGTTGCTTGCTGAACAGAGAGCACTGCTGACCCGCTCGCTACAAATTGATATGGAAGACCGTGAAAGACAGCGCTCTATATCTGATCTCGGAGCTGTTAGTAGAGAGCCAGATGCTCTGACACAGATTCGAACACCTATGACAATGCCGCCTTCAATCACGGAAGGGCTTGGACCAACTCCCCAACAACAAAATCAAGAAGAAGATGAAGAAGATAGTTGGATCGGCGAAATATTTGATGAGATCTTCGACTTTTTGAAGAAGAATAAAGCAAAGATTGCTATTAAAAATTGGGTTGGACGAACCTTTTCAGGTATATGGAGCGTAATTAAGAATCTTGGAAAAGGAATTATGTCGAGAGGTAGAGCACCGGGTGGGAGACCTTCTGGACGTCCAGCGCCATCTCCTCGTCCTTCGACTCCTCCGACAGCCCCTTCAACACCTGAAACACCACGAGGCAATTCTCCGCGGGTCGGTGCACCTCCTCGCGGGGCACCTCCTCCTGGCGCACCGCCTGTAGAGACTCCTCCAGCCAGACCTGGCGCTCCAGGTGCTGGTGCAGCAGCACCAGAATCGTGGATGACAAAACTATTCCCGTGGGCGGGTAGATTCATCGCGTTTGCAAATGGTATTGCAACTGCATGGGCAGCAAGTCAGATTCTCGGTGGTGGCGCAGAAATACCTGGTTCTGATGATAGAGACCAGTATATGGAAGATCGCAATGCTATGATGGCCGAAGCAGAGAAAAAAGCTCAGGAAGGTGACTATCAAGGGGCGGCTGATTTAGTAAAGGGGTTTGAAGAGAAGTATCCAGGATCGTTTGGTCCTGGTGGTTTGATCGCGTCTCCTATGGAACCAGAGTACTGGGAAGAAAGAGAACAGGAACGCAGAGAAAGTCAAATGGAGCCAACTACCGTAAGGTATGGCGATACAAATGCTTTGATCAATAGAATGATCAAAGAGTACACAACAGACGCCGAAGGGTTTGCTCTCAGCCCCGACACGGTGAGAAATAAACTGTCGATGGACGCCGAAAGAATTATGACTAGTCCAGCTGTAGCAAGAACTCAGAGTAACGTCAACGTGATTAGTAGGCCATCCGTTCCTCTTTCATATGGCCCAATGGGCGGTGGATCTGCACCTGTGATTGTCAACAATCAAGGTGGACCAACGAGCGTCAACAACGGTGGCAACATCACGAACATCATAACAGGTGGTTCGTCCCTTACGTTACCGCAGCTAGCTTTCAACCTTCCGTCAGTGATGAATTAAAAAGGGGCTCTTTCGAGCCCCTTTCCTTTACTCGGTCAGATACAACCGCTCACCCTTGTTGATTGGAATCGTGTTGGGCTTCTTTTCTTCTGGTACAAGGTACTCCACGAAGATCGAAAGAATGCCGTCGGCATATTCTGCTTTAACGACACGAGCGTCTGGCGATAGAGTGAACTTACGTTCAAATGCACGAGCGCCGATCCCTTTGTAGATATACTCTACATTATCGACGTCTTGTTTACGTCCTACAATCTTCAACTCACCATCTTCAACAACGACGTTCAGCTCAGCTTCTTTGAAGCCAGCAACGGCAATCTCCAACACTACGTGTTGTTCGTTAAGACGGATGATGTTGTATGGAGGATAAGAGGCGCCGCTGTTGACAAACGACTTTGCGTAGCGGGCAGGGAACAGTAGGCTGTGGACAATGCTGTCCAGTTCTTTTTCTAGTGTAGTCATGTCATTCTCCTTTTGTTAAGCGAGATTAAAGTCAGCGTTCTCACGACACGCTGTTTGAGGAGACCCGTGAAGCATCTCCTGAAACTATTTATACAGCCAACTCATCAGCCATTTGATGATTTCTGTCTCTGTGACCAGCTTCATCGTCTCTGACGACAATCACAACGTCTCTGAGCGTAGCATCTGAGGGGAGTTTCCAATAGTCGATGGCAATCTTTGGTGCTGGGACGTTTGGAATCTTTCCGTTGTCGATTTCCGCGAGAAACTCAGTGTATGATCTGACAGCTTCCTCTTCAAAGTATCCTATGATACGGTGAGCTGTTTTAGGGAAGAAGAAATACACAAGCGCATAAAACACGACAAATATCGCTTGAGCAAATAGTATGATCAGTCTTTCAAGAAACGTAGGCTTGGATAGTTCTACGAATGTCATCAGATGCATTCGTTCGTTGTCCGCTTCATCGAGAAGCTCTTTGATCCATCCTTTATCGTCTTGCATTTTACGCAGCGATTTGAGATGTAGACCAGCCCCTGCAACCATGCCTGGTACGGCTGCTACAGTCTCGAGTACAACGGCTCTATGACCGTATCGTTTTCTGAAAAAAGTGTCAGCAACAAAGCGTAGCGCTTTGGTAAAACCAAGCGCTACGCGATCTGAAAAATCTGATGGAATGCGATGTGTTTCCATTAATCAATCTTTCTTGGAGACAAACCCGTAGAGTTCCTGAGCCTTGGCCATCATCTCTGCTGGTGTGTACATTTCTGGCTTCATGCTTTGGGTTTGTTCGACAAGGCTTTCAATGGATTTATTCCACTTTTCAGCCATCGTGTGTATCGATGTCCAATATGCATTGGATGCCTCGTCATACTGACGATCCATCATCTCTTTGGCCATCTTGAGCACTTCGAGTCTGATTTCGAATCCGTTTTTGTTAGTCATGGTAGTTTCCTTTCTCTGTCTGTGTCTGAGTGAAGATCAGGTCCCAGTGGACCCTAGCCCACCGTCTCTATCGGTCTTCTTGCTGGGCTTCTCTGTTGTTTCCTCCAGAGTATACTTGTAGGTCTTTTCGAGTAGACCTTGTGCGATACGGTCCCCGTGGTAAATGAGGATGGGAGTATCGCCAGTGTTGATCACCATCATGTAAGTGGGATCAACGTAGTCGCTGTCAATGATCCCTGTTCCGTTTGCGAGAGCAAGACTATACTTGAGAGCCATGCTCGAACGGATGAATAGCTTGAGCACGTGCTTTTCGGGAATGTCAAAGATCAATCCCGTAGGAACGAGCGTACGAAATTGTGGGTGGAGCGTGACAGCCAGACGACCATCAGCAGCTGGTTTTACGGGAATTTCCATCTCTCTGTTGTGAGGATTGAATGCACGCAGCTTTGTCCCAGCATCAAGACATGCTTTAAGATCAAACGCGGCAGATCCTTCCGTAGCGAATGCAGGAATCTCAGCATTCGGACTGAACTTAAATACCTTCATGATATAGTCAACCTTTCTTTTTACCTATGTTGTACTTGCTTTCAAGCTCCCACTGACCCTTTTCTTTGTGGGACAAGATTTTTATTTGACTAAGAGGCGCAACAGGCTCTTCGGTCTTCGAGGGTTGAAGAACGGTTAGCAAACCCCATTCTTCGAGCAAATTAACGATCGTGTTTCTACGTGCCTTATCTTCTTCTGTAAATGTGTCTTCCTTGCCATCAAGGATAAATAGTTCTTTGAAGTGAAGAATCGCGTATCTACCTTGCTTGTGTAGAATATGACACGATTGATACAGCTTTTTGTCTCTACGAGATGCGATGCCTACGCGTGTCAGAGTCTCTTTAATTTTCAGAAAATCATCGGGGTTTGGTAACGAGATCTCAACACCCACCCCTCGAAATATGTCTGTCATAATGATCACCTTTATTGTTATAGTTATGGATCATGAACCACCTTTGTTCATCTTCATATTTATTTCCTTGAGATTTTCGGGGGTGAGAATCTTGAGATATCCCTTTGCTACAGTGCGATTGCATTGGTAATACTGCTGAATTACATCAAGATCTGTGTTCTTATCTACCTTGTGCCATTTGGAGAATCGCTTGCGAGTTCTAAGAGCATTCAGGTAGTATCTATACTGAGCATCCTTGAACAGATGATGCATACGGTTCATTTCATTGGCATGAAGCACAGTGTCCTCAAAGTATGAGAACCCTTTGTTCGCAAGAAACGGGTTGTACTGCTTCTCAATGTCTTCTGGTCGATCGGCCGTTTTCACCAGATCTACCTTTGTATGTGATGCAGAATTGATGAAGTCGAAAGGAGTATATTCAGTCATTATGCATTTTCCTCAAAGCATTAGGCATATCGTTCATTAGTCCGGCGCACATAGGACACATGTTGACCTTGCCACTGCCGTCCCTTGCTTTGTATTCTAGCTCAAAGGCATCGTCTTTTGCTACTTCCACTTTGCAGAAGAAGCAAAACACTTTCACTGGGGGCTTACGAAGGAACCACATCATTCACTCCTCTTTAACGCCTCTGCGATCAGGTCAATGTGTTTTTCCTGCACTTCTGGATTGAGAAGGTTCACGTCAAAATGCGATGCAAATTCGGCAAGCAATTCAGGATGCCGACCTTCAATGATATCCACCATCTTGACCTTGTGCATATACTCGAATAGCTCCATTCTAATTTCCTGAATGGCCACTTCGACCAGCTCGTCTTCTGCGTCGATCCCATGCGAACGCATAAGGGCATCCACCATGTCTGTTTCGTATTTGACTCTAAGAGTCTTTTGCTGTCCGTCGCCTAGATCGACTTGATACGATATCTCTTTCACACCTTTCCCAACATCTCGTTCGATTTGCGTGATCGGGAACACTCGACCGCTGACTGTTACCTGCTCGATTTTCCTCATTTGAAAGAGCACTCCATCATCAAAAATTTATAAATAAAGTTGTAGGTCACGATGACTGCCGAGAAATCCACCTACTCTAGAAACCACTAACAAGGAGCTTTCCAGCATGGATATTTATGCTATACTATCGTTAAAAGACCATAATAGACACTACCTCATAAAGTATGTCAGCTTTATCCAAAAATGTCAAGAGAAGAACGCATCCTCCCCCAATAAAGCTTGGGAGCGTCATCATATATGCCCAAAAGCACGGGACATGTTCCCACAATTTTCTTCTCTTAAAGACAATCCGTGGAATTGCGTATATCTTACGCCGAGACAACATTTCATTGCACATACGTTGATATGGAGGACTTTTCCGACCTCGCGGTCACAGAGAAGTGCGCTATGGGCGATGAAACATAAAAATGGAATGACGATCAACTCAAAACTATACGAAAAGCTTAGGACCGAGATGATCCAAAATATAAGCACCATGAATTCAAACACGATGTGGATCAATAACGGGATCGAGTCCAAGATTGTTAGAGCTGATGCGCTTAGCGAATATATGGAACGGGGTTGGATATTGGGTAGAGTTTTTACACAGGCACACCGCAAAAAAATATCCGAAAACGCCTCCCAAAGATACATCGATCCTTCTAAGAACCCAAATTATGGTAAAAAAAGACGTATGATCGTAAAAATGGGCGTTAGAAAGTGCGTTGAAGAATCCCAATTACAATCCTTCATCGAAGATGGATGGGTTGAGGGGATCGCTCCCCTCAAATATAAAAACGGCGTTCCACACACAGCAAAACCTATACAATATGAGGGAAGGGTATACAGCTCGACAAAAGAATGCATGGAAAAAACCGGCAAGTCTAGGTTTATAATAAAACAATCATCCATCGAGCTGTGATCCATCATCACTTAAAGGTGCATTCAAGCATAATCTCGGTCAGGAAAGCAACCATATTAACCTCAGGATCCGCAACAAATGAATGCTTATACATGTAGTCAGCCAGTGTGACTACAAACCCTGGAAGGCTCTTCATCTCGATCTTGTCCGTTGCCATGTCATAGATCTGTCTAAACAAAGCATTAGCATCCTGATCGCTGTTCTCTGCCACCCACTTGCGCATCTCGCTGAATTGCTTGTTTTTCAGCATGGTGAACACAGCTTCAAGAGACTCTTTAGACAGGTCGACGAAGATTCCTTCATCAATCTTACCAGAAGCTGCGTACTTCTGCAGGTTGCCCAGCACACGACGGAAGTCAGGAAAGAACTTCTCAACTACTTTCGCAACTGCTTTCGGCTCATAGGGGACCTGCTCCAGGTCTAGGATCGCACGAACGCGTTTGAAGAACTCAGCGGCCAGACGAGGTTTTTCGCTATTCTCGAATACGAAGTCGATCTCCGAGAAGCGAGACTCAACAAGGGCTGGAATAATGCGGTTTTTGTAGTTGCATGTGAAGATGAATCCACAGTTCTTCGAGAACTCCTCAATGAATCCGCGGAATGCAGTCTGTGTGTTAATCGTGAGGTAATCAGCCTCATCAATGATCACATACTTGCGACCACCAGCGAACGAAACAGCAGAAGCAAAGTTCTGAATTTCATAGCGCAGCGTGTCGATTCCACCTTTCAGCGAACCGTTGATCACGATGTAATCGGCACCGATCTCGTTGAGCATTGCTTTCGCAACAGTCGTTTTCCCTGTTCCAGGGGGACCAGCGAGAATCAGGTTTGGAACGTTTCCATCTTCGACAAATTTTGCGAAGATCTTTTTCATACGATCAGGAAGAATCGTATCAGCCACCTTCATAGGACGGTACTTCTGAACCCACAGAAATTCGTCTTCTTTGACGTCAATTGCCATAATATAGTTGATCCTCTTTATAGATCTGTTTCAGTGGTAGGTGGAAAAGGCTGGAGATTACTCTCCAGCCGTAGGTTCGAACGTTTCAACGCCGCCTTCTTGCTCTGCAGCCTTTTGAGCAGCGATTACGATCGATGCCAGTTTCTCACGCAGTTGGCCAACGTTGTAGATCTCATTGCCCTTGAAAGACCCGCGCTCGACACACGCATCGATCAGGTTGACAACAATGGCGAGGTCCTGAATGGTCAGTTGGTTCATAGTTTATTCTCCTTTTCTGTAGGTAGACTTAGATTCAATTGCTAAGTAGTAGCGAATGTCGGGAGCTTCGAATAGTGAAATTCCCTTGGAACTCAAGGTTACTTGATAATCGTTCGGAATCAACTTGAAGTATTCCGTCTTGATGATCATTTGGAATGTGTCGGACGTTGCGCCCAATTCAATCCCAAAAGTATCAGCAGTAGGGTTGCTGCTGTCAACAGCACGAAGAGTGCAGACACCATTTGCACCTTGAAATGCAATCTCAGGCAGTTGAAGAACACCAGACGCCTTGATGACAGTTTGCAGATCGTTCCACTGCACCTTCACTCTAACATCTTCGGATGCGAGCTTGATGTCTTTGTCAGGCGGTGCAATCACCATCGACGGATCTGCAAATACGTATTTAGTACGTTGCTTGCCTTGCGCAATGATGAAGTTCTTGTCTTCGAATGCAATATCTGGATCGGAATACAGACCGTATACAGACAAGAAACGAGATATGTCGTATACACACGCTTGAGCAGGAATGACATCATCGATAGTTGCTATCGCAACGACTGTCTTTTGAGGACTGATGGTCCTTAGCTGTTGTCCAGGTTTGAACAGCAGCGAGGGGTTAATCGAAGCAAAGTTCTTGAGAACAGTCAACGTCTTGTCAGAAAATTTCATAATAACTCCTTATGGGTTGTTCTCAGGGTCGGAAGCCGCGGATTGTCTTTTTCTTTGGAAGATCATTCTTCACAGGAACGGGAATGCTCTTGTACGCCTTTGCGTTAGACTTGACATCAGCTGTTGGTGTAACACCCAGCGATGCCATCGCAGGCATCGACCCACGGTACACATATGATCCAACGTGAACGAGATTCATCCAAGGACACATATGTGTTTTGATCCCAATCTTACCCGCGTTTCTGCAGAAGAAGTAGTCTTCGGACAGGTATCGCTTAGATTCTGGATCTATCTGGCAATCGAAGTAAGCCATGATTTCACGTGAGCCGTCAAAGTTTGCAGTTCTAACATGATCAGGCTTGTACTTATATTGAGGATATGCTTGCTCGTACTTCTCAAAAGCAGATCGAGGAATCAGCATGAATCCTGTTCCAGCTTCCGATACCCCAACCGGTTCGTCAAGTCTAAATTCGAGAATTCCGGGAAGCGGATTGAACACATAGTCGGCAGCAAATTCTGCAAGATCGAATGGATTCTCGCCAAACCCTCTTTCGACAGCTTGCTTGATCTTTTCCCACGCAATAGTCTTTTTCGGATATGGAGCCGTCAGAATGTCATACTTGTCAGGATATGACGTTTGGATTGCGAGCAACGACAACACGTCAGAAGCGCGAAAACCAATGTCTGCGTCGATGAACATCAAATGTGTTGCATCTGATCTGAGAAATTCATCAACGACGTAGTTCCGAGCTCGTTGGATCAAGCTCTCATTGAAAAGATAGTAGAATCTCAGCGAGATTCCGTGTTGTGTGCAAAGAGTCGCCAGCTCGTTGGTTGATTTGCAGAACAGACCATCGCACGATCCGCCATACATTGGGGTGCCGACAAATATCGAGTACTTTCGAAGCTCTTCGGTTGTCACTTCTAGTTTCATCTTGTAACTTGCTCCATTTCATTTTCTGCTCGAGTTATTGCTTGAAGACGTAAGACATCAGCAACAACATCATGTTGACTGTTGTGGGGTTTGAAAGTGTTGTTCCAATACTGCTCATCAGCAATTGGAATGAACCCATTCACGGTCTCGAAGTCAAACTTTGCGTCGATGTATGTTCTTACATCTCGAAGTCTGTGGAACATCACGTACTGATTGAAATCGTGATAACGCTTAGACTGTCTCATCAGACGCCAGATGATCGGCGGGTCAAAGTTGTTTGATCGAGACCACCAGTAGTCAACCTTTTTGTTGTTGGCCAGCATTTCAATAAACTGCGAGGTAAACTGATCGACTGTCAAATCATCCTTCTGTGGCACAATCCTTGCTCTTGTTTCAGGATCAGTGGTTTGCCAAAACTGAACAGTTTCGGGTTCAACAACCGAGCCGTGATCAACGACCTGATGTTTGACGTTGAGTTTGAACCGACGAGTCATCGACAGTAGCTGCTCAAACGAGTAAGGTTTGTTACTGGTGAATTTCTTCCAATCGAAGAACAGGGCTGCGCAATCAACGACCGCGCAGTTACTTTCATTCTGACCCATCGTCTCAAAATCGATGATAAGGTCGTTGTTCTGTCTCTTGTCTGCCATTATTTATACTTCTCGTCGTGGGCTTTGCCTTTACCGTAATCACCATCGTACGAATAAAGAGCTTCTGCCTTGAACAGAAGGAATTGAGCAACGCGAGTCCCAACTTGAACTCTCATCTGACCAACGTTGACGTGCATCACACCAGCCACAACACCGTTGTAACCACTGTCGTAGAGGCCAGAAGTAATGAACACACCGTTGCGATTGAGAGTGGATCGAGTGATTACCCATCCTGCTTCGCCAGCGCCGATATTGACTTCATTCTCCATCACCACTTCATAGTGCCCAGGTGAGAGATTGAAGTAACCATTTTCGTCGGGCTGGAGTTCAATTGTTGCGCGGTGCTTCTTGTGTTTCTCGTCGATCGAAAAAACATCGTCCGAGCTAATTTGAAATACTTTCTTCAAACGAAGATCGATTGCGTTTGGTTGAACATCTTGCGACTGAATAGCTGTCGCGGTGCTGTTTGTGTGGCTGGATGCTATGTGTATCATGCTCATTGCTTATCATCTCCCTTTTGCGTGAAGTGCCACCACAGAATCGTATAGTGCATGATCTTGAGAAGATCCTTCTTGTTCATCCCGTCTTTCTTGCCATATCTCATTGCATACTTGATGACGTTTGATTGGCAGCTTTCTTTCTCAATCCCTAGAGACTTCCACACATCAACAGTCTGAATATCTTCTTCCTCAGAAGCGTAATGAGCCTTGTAAGTGGACTCGATATACTTGGACAACTCGTCAAGTATCTTATCCTCACGGTATTTGTACTTAATGTCGTCACGCATCAATTGTTACCTTTCATACTTTCGCGAATACACATATCAATATACCGGCAGTTTTTATGTGCCAGCTTGATCAGGTTATTGTCCTCGACGTGCAGGTCAAACTCAACTTCTTTCTCGAACTTGCCGTTGATCAGACCCGAAGGCGAGTTATCGAACGCAATCCCATTCAACCCAGCCCACACAGCTGCAGAGCTATCCCAGGTGTTGATATATGGGAGGAAATCCTTAACGAGAATCACTTCATTGGGGCCATCAACCATACCGAGAAAGTGGATCTTCTTGCCGTTGTGTTTGATCGTCTCAAGGATTCCCTCATGCTGCAGTCGGTGCATAAAAGCCCAACGCGACAGGAATCTCTGCAGCTTGTTACCCTTCTCGACTCCATATGCATTTGGAATCGCGAGGATAGACACACCAATGTAATCAACCTCTTTGGCAGTGCTTGCCCAACGAAATCCCTCAATCAGATCATCCAAATCACCGATAACGGATTGAGGAACGAAGAACGTCCCGAATCCTGCTGCGCGCAGTTCAGGAGCCATTTCGATTGCTTTGTCGATTGTTTTTTGCCCAGGTTCTGCTGGATAGTCAGACATGACGATGTAGTCTGCTTTGACTCGAGTGCCCATCTCGATCAGGTTTTCCGATGGATACATCGGACGGCCTTGCTTGTACATTTCAAACGCTGAGTTATCCATGATCAACGTGGTCAAAGGGTTGGTCAACTTTTCGTGTTGATACCACTGCGTGTAGTTATCATCCTCTTCGATCAGGTGAGCGAGAACAAGATGAGATTTACGTTGGGAGGCAAAGTCGTTGAGGTGAGGGGTTGGGCTGATATGACAAAATTCAGTCATCAAATACTCCATGATTAAAAAAGTGGTTGGTAGGAACTACCCTACCAACCACTGTATACTAACTTATTGAAAAGTCAAGCTTTTACAGATTGTGTTGCTTGATATATGCGTGTAGATTATTGACGTGATTGTCAAGAGCGGCATGGTCTTTCATGTCAATAGCATCCAACATATCTTCGTGAAAATCTTCGCCAGCGCGGTTATGTGCCAGGTCTGTATGTTGCGTCAGTTTCCCAAGATGAGTATCTTCAATTCGATCGATACCAGTGCGCTGTTTCATTGTGTTGTTCAGTTCTTCCATGTCACCAAGAGCACCGTACATTTGATCATCGTCATCCTGTTGATAACCATCGTCAAATGCCTCCTGAGCGCTGTGCAGGTGATTAATGAACTTTGCACGACTGGAAGGACCAATATGAGAAATCAAGTGGGTAAAATCGCTACGTGCTTGAGAATGGTCGTCTTCTACATTCTCGACAATCATATTAGCAGACTCGTGGATGTCACGGAACGGAACGTATGTAGCTCCGCCCTTGTGCTCAACATGAGCGTAGGAACGACCACCCATGCGCTTGATTCCTTGGTACGTACCAGAAATCTTCTTGCCGGAAGTCGCGTGTGTGAAAGATACTTTTGAACCTTTTGCGATCTTTTGTACACGTTTCTTATGAACATCGGCTGTTGCTTCGCCGATCAGCTGTGTCGATTCGTGAATCTGGTGTACGGGAACATAAGTTGCTCCGTCACCATGCTCAACGTGAGCATATGAACGACCGCCCATCTGCTTGAGACCTTTGTAGGTTCCAGTTACTTTCTTGCCAGTCTTGGCGCTTGTAAAAGAAACTTCCGACCCCTTCTGGATCTTTTGCACGCGCTTCTTATGCTGATCGTACGAGGATGTTTCTTCACGAAGTTGTGCGAAGGTTTTCATTACAGACTCCCTATGGTGTGTTAATTGCTGTAATGCTATTTATATAGAATAAGGGCGCTGCTTTTGCAACGCCCTTGTCCATCGATTAAGCAGGAATGTACACTGCTACAGATCCGTTTTCACCATCTTCGGAAACTTGGATGTGAATTTTCCGTCCTGGGTACCTATCGTTGATCTTTTCAGCGAGTTCATCCGAGATCATTTCACAGCTGCGGTAGTCGAGCTGTAAAGTGCCATCGTTGTAAAGATTCTCCAGCCAACGCTTGAACTGAATGAACTCAATGTCACGGTCTTCGTGAAACACTTCAATCTCTACACGGAACTTGAACACATGACGGTGAGGATAGCCGAGGAAGCTAACATCATCCCAACCACCAGTTGCCAGCTTGGGATCGGTAAGTGCAGCAGGGTACTTGTGTACACCTTCTTTCTCGAATTGAACAAAGATGCGGTTGACGACCTTTTTAAACTTGGGAGCAATCACAGCTTCCTTGTCACGTTCATTTGTGTCGTTAACGATAATCGTTTCGACGACAGCCGGCTTACTATCGTTATTGTGGACCGTTTGTCTCCACCCATCACCCTTCGACATGAACTTGGGCAAGTTCCCCAAGGTGTCGATAACACTTTTTCCCTTCGCCAGGAATTTTTGCAGGTCACTTCGATTGCACCAGAACAACTTGCTACGCTTGATGTCAGCGAAGAAGACGCGATCTGTTTTTGCTCGATACAAACGTTCAGAATCAATATAGATCATACCATTGTCAGCAACAGCATGAGCAATGCCGGAATATGTTTTATTCCAACCTTGTTTGGTGAATCTGATATAATCGCGCAAAGGTTCGGCCGCCCAGCCTTTCCATGCGCATATGGATTTGACGATATATTCTTGGGTGGTAATAGCATTGCTCATTGTGTGACTCCTTTCACAACATTTTTGTTAACATTTTTACACGTCGAGATACCATATGTTCATCTTGGCACTCGACGCAGAATTTGACTCCTGGAACGACACGACGACGTGCCTCAGGAATCTCCTCACCACAATCTTTGCAGTGAGTACAACTGACAACCCCATAGCTATGCGCCATTGCATAGCGAGCAGCATACACTCCATTACCTACATAATCATCTACAATCTGTTGAGCGGCGTCAGCAGCGTTTCCGATATAACCAGTCATGTATGTATTCCTTGTGGTGTCGATAGTATCTTCGTTCAGACCGCGTTATTTGACAACGCGGTCTGTCGGAAAAAGTGCAAGCTGCGCAGCAATTTTATCAAGGTCACGAGTTGACCGAGCTTCATTGATTGCAGTGCGGAAATTTTTCAGGTTCTTATCGTTCTTGCCTTTCGAGGCAAAACCAGCAACCATCTGCAACAGCAGTTGGCGCTTTTCTTCGGCGGTTTGAGCAGTCCACACTTGCTTAGCTTCTTCGCTCATGTCACGTAGTTTCATCATATACTCCTAAAATGTAAGCCTGGTGAGCTTTACACTACACCAGGCTTACATTTTTGTCAACAATTAAGTGCGGTTGCCAGCAAACTGCTGTTGCATCTTGATGTAGTCGAGGAACTCATTCTTAACCGAAGGGTTGAAGAACTGTCCACGCAGCTCGCAAGTCTGCGTCAGAGAGCTGTGAGCCATGATGCCACGATTTTCACAGCAGCCGTGCGTTGCTTGGATATACACGGCGAGATCTTTCGTTGCCGTGGCTTTAGCGATCTCATTGGCGATCGTTTGAGTCAGCTCCTCTTGCAAAGTACCACGACGAGCACAGTGCTGAGCAATACGAGCATACTTGCTAAGACCGATCACCTTGACGGACGGCAGCAAGCCGATATAGCATACACCTTTGACAGGCTGGTGATGGTGTGAGCACATCGATAGGATCTCTGCGCGAACGGTAATCATGCCACCATATCGTGTTTCTGCATCATCGTTCGGGAATGCAGTTACTTCCGGCGACGGTTCGTAACGTCCACTCATAATCTCGTTAATGTACATTTTTGCGAGGCGTTTCGGGGTGCCCTTGGAATTGGGATCCGTCTCACGGTCGATGATCAGCGAATCGAGCACGTCTTCAAATTTGACAGTCAACTCCTTGATCAGATCATCACGATCCTGATCGGTGATATAGTCTGCAATATTGTCGTTTGCCCAAAAGCGGACTCCTTCGCTCTTCAAACGCGAACGGATACGTGCTGATGCTGATTGTTGGTTAGCCATTTGTTTCTCCTTCAGATTTTAGCTTTACGTCGGTGGAGGGAGAGCGAGGACCGACATTCTCTCGGCTGCCAAAAACCTTACGGACAACTGGCAGAACACTCGTTGTTTATTCGAAGAACGCCTCAAGCGAAGCTGGCGACGACTTCGCTTGAGGCTTGTATTTATGCTTGATCTTAGATGAAACGTCAATCACCTCAACGAGATCAACGCAATCCTTGATGATTGAAAGTATATCATCTAGTCTATCATTGTCGCATTCACGCGCAGGGCATTTCATCACAGTTTGAATCACCTGGTAGATATGAGCCATTGGAATCCGACCTTTTGGATGAGAGTCGAGTTCAGGTAGACGGCCATCTATTTCCTCTGCTGCTCGTTGCACAGCTTTATGAACCATATCGCGGTGATATTTGTCCATCAGTCTTTTTCCCAAGGATAAGTGATCCACCGAGCATCATCTATTCTCAGTGCACTGACGTTTGATTTGTAGCTGCTTGACACCTTCTCAACGAGACTAACGAAGAACACGTTGCTGTGCTGACCATATGCCTCATTGAGTTGTGTAAATGTAGTTCCACTATCGTTGATATCATCAACAAAGACAACATTTCTTCCGGATTGGATCATCTCAACTACTTGTGGATCGACAACCCTCTTCGAACCATCACGAGTCTGCCACTGAATCGTGACAAGAGGTCGATCAAGAGCGTGGGAGAAGTGGAGGGCTGGTAACAGCCCTCCACGAACGATTCCAACTATCACATCTGGCTTGAAACGTGCTATTTCGTCTTCGAGATAACGGCACATCGACTGAACGTCGTCATAAGTCAGGTGAATCTTGCTATCAAACTTCATTATCAAGTACCAATAGCATTACCAAACAGATAAACGTGCATACGTCCTGAGACGTTATAGCCACGCTGGAATGCTTTCTTAGCGACATCCCCAGCAGTTGCAAACTGCTCTTCTTCACGTGCACCGACGGGCATAATCCACACGGGATACTTGACACCTGCTTTGCGGAACAGCTCGATAACTTCATCCAGCTCGTCCCACTCTTCGTCCGTTTGACCGACGACAAACTTCAACTGACCTTTGTTGGAAAGCTGGTAGTATTCCGCGACGATCTCAGGACGAATAGCCTTTTCACGCTTTTCACCAGCAACAGTCCACAACTTAGGCGAAACGGAAAAAAACGCTTCGGGTTGGAACAACTCAGATCCAACAAGTTGTTTGAAGTCGTTTGTCAACTTCTGTGTCCCGTTTGTTTCCCACGTGATCGATGCAGGAAGATTGGAAGATGCGTTGAAGTTGGTTTCAGGAATCGGACCACCAGGCATTTCTTTAAAAGCCTTGTAGATGTCTATGAATGCCTGTTGAGCATGTGGCATCAACGGTTCGCCGCCAGTGATACAGAAATGCTGATGCTGCATGCTCTTCGGATGTCTAAACCAACCTTCTGGATTGGTGTCATTCTTCATACTATCAACGATTCGTTGTGCAATCACTGCACCCGTCTCTTTATGCATTAGATGTCTGAACTTCTTAGACCAAGTATAGGAGCTGTCACAGCCCTTTGACCACACAGGAAGATCTTCGACACGAGTCACACTGTGAGCATCGAAGTCAGTGTACGGCAGTTCATACGTCTCGGGCTTGGTAGGGAATTTCTGTCCAAAACCATCACATTGCAAATTGCACAGATAGAAGCGAACCCACGCTGTTGGTACGCCCGTGTAGTGGGCTTCACCCTGAATAGAGTAAAATATTTCGCTGTAGACGTATTCTTTATCAGCCATTCAAAAGGTCCTCATTCCATTCGCGGTGTCCTTCACGGAACGCCATATTTGCTAAGGTTTCTCTCACTTCCACACGGAAGCACCACAGACGTTCGGCTTCACCAGGTCCCCAGTAGTCGGGGATGTAGACACCATTAACAAATCTGTAAAGTTGATCTGCAAGACTTTCACAGCCGAGCTTCGGCAGGATAGTCAGTCGTGCTAGCTTGCGCTTTTCCATCTCTTTATAGAAGGCAAGCTCAGGATCATCTTCTGCAACCAGCAGCGTGTGATCAAATTGATCCTCGAGTATCTTTTTCAGCTCTTTCAGCCCGCCATAGTCGGCAGCCCAGTTGCGAGCGTCGAGGTCGTTGGTTCCAAAGTAAAACTTCATGCTAAACGAATAGCCATGAATCAAATTGCAGTGGCTGTTGGCTTTCCACTGACGGTATGCGCAAGGAAATGCGTCGTGGTATTCTTTCGTTGAAACGTACTTGTAAGTTATCGGTTGGGTTGTCATAGTTTCTCCTTTATCTGACACGTAAAAGAGAGCGGAATGTTTATAGAGGGACGATCTACTAGACCTCTTGCAGGACAAGATACCTGCTATACATCGTATCGACAAATGAATTATCGATAGGTGTTCCTTGATACCGATACCACGACGGCTTCTGTCGAATACGCTCGACAATACGCTCGACGTTAGTTCTATGATTGACAAAAGACGGATTCCAGTCGTTCCACAGGTTGGGAGCGGCCTTGAAAACATCCCAGTCGATCACACGACTGCTGGGATCGATGTTGTAGTGTCTGCTATTTAGCTCTTCAACGATTGCGGTGAATCGTTTGAACAGATACAGACCTTTGTTGTAGTGGAACATCACATGCCCACTATTCAACGTATAGTGTGGAGGAATCCGATTAATCTGCAACCCTCGCTTAGACCTGAGAGTCCGAGCGAGGGAAGCGTTAACCATCGGCATTTCGCGGTATTCAGCCATCAGATGCTGGTCAGTCAGCAGTGATGGAGGGATCGTGTTGATCCTTGTCATTAGTAGCACCACCCGTGAACTACACCAGGGTCTTTCGATTCTTCTTCACGAGTGAAATCGACCAGACCGATCAGGATATCAAGCTCTTCGGCATCCTCTTCTTCGAGGCGTTGATCGATGCTGTTCAGATCGCGCAGAGCTTTCATCGCTCGTTCGATCAGAGCCATCTGCTGTTCGTTGATTTCGATCGTGTAGGTGGCCATCAGTGTTCTCCTGTTTCTGATAGTCATCATATAACATGGAATTATATGATTATCAACAGAAGAACTGTTCCAGTGTGTCGATTTTTGTAGCCTTCCAGCCGACTGCATCAAGGATGTGTTGCAGAGGATCCAAGAACACCTTATCGAACTGCTTATCACGATCAATGTATGGTGCAAGCCCCATCTCTTCCGGAAGAACGTCGACAAACGACACAATATTCTCCATCAAGGGGTTAGGTGTCATCAAGTAGACAAACTTGATCTTGTCGCCAGATTGAATTGGCTTGTACTTATGCTCGAGCTTCATCTTCTTCAATCTGTGGTTGAATAACAGACATCCCCTGACATGAATAGGACAGCCCTTCTTATAGATTGTAGTAGGATCAGTGTAACGCTCGATGTCGTCTGTCCCCGAGACTTTACCAATCTCTTCGGGTGGAAGGGTATCAAACTGCTCTCTGAACTGTTTGATGAACTGCTGAACCTCAGCCTCACCCTGGTTAACAATAACACTGAACGCTTCGACGAATTTCGTGCGGCACACTTCTGGAGTTGAAGAGCGAACTGCTTCGATCCCAGTAACCGAAACCTTCGGCTTTTCGTAGTGGACGCCTTCGCTGTTCAGCGTGTTCATGATGTAGCGCTTCTTCGCAATGAAGATCGTCTTATCTGAGATCTTCTCGCGCTTCATCGTCATCGCATTACGGTAAGCACCCATTACTTCTGCCAGCTCATCGTAACCAGCAGCGATTACCTTTTCGATCTTCGATTTGCAGACATCGTCGAGGAACTTCTCGCCAGTCGCACGATCGATATCTACCGTTCCGAACGTCTTGAGAATGATTCCGCTCATATCCACATACATCGAGTCGGTGTCAGTGTATGCAACGTAATCAACGTCAGTGGTTTTCAACAGCTTGTTCATGTAGTTGTTGATCGTCTTGCCAGCCCACTTGATCGACAGCTGACCAGATGTCGTAATTGCTTCTGCCATTTCGTTAATGTAGTAGATAAAGTGCAGGTTTGCTGTTGCACCGTACAAACTGTTCATAGCAATCTTCAAAGCCATCTGAGCGTTGTGGAACTGAACGATGTCACGTTTCAGCTTGTTCTTCTCTTGCTCTGACGTCGCCCGTTGCAAAAGATCCTCAGCGTGAAGCATCTGCTTCTTGATCTCTGCACGTTCTGCGTAGTAACCTTCAATGATCTCAGAGATGATTCCCTTTTTATCCTTACGGAAGCAGACGCCGTTTGCACAGACGGAATACTTCGTGTCGTTGCGATAACGACCCTCGAGAATCATATCCTGTGATACACTTTCACGATAATCAGGAACATACGTCTCTGGAGACATGTTATACTGTAGCATCAAGTGAGGATACAGTGAGTTCAAGTCAAATGATACGATCCACTTACGCATACCAACTTGAGGATCTTTGACGAATCCACCCTGCAGACCAATTCGTTCCGTAGGCGGAGAACCCTTGACTTTTGGAACAATGTTCTTCTTCATCAGAGCTCTGTAGATAGTAGTATCCCAGATACCAACCGTACCGAATGCCTCGTTGTAGTTGACGCCGCCCTTATACGCGACAGTGAACACCAGAGACAGCAATCCTGTCTGATCCTCAAGACGTTGGATCAGGTGGGTGTCTTTTAGGTTATAGTCCAAGTACAGCTGCGGATTCTTCTCATACAGGGTCGAAAGGTTACCATACTCAGCGTAAGACAGCTTCTTTTCACCAAGAACGGTGTGAGCAATGTGATCTAGCTTATACGACTGCTGAGTGCCATACTTGTACCCAAACTTCTTGAACGCATCCATGTAGTCGATTACCGCAACCCCAGCAATCACATACGTCGATTGCGGCTTGCCATACACTTCGATTGTCTTTTTGCGGAAACTCTTCCAAGGAGACAGCTCCTTTGCAGTCTCCTCACCGAACAGTCGAATGATCCGGTTGATGGTATAGGCAATATCGAAGAACTCGACGTTCCACCCAGTGACAACATCAGGATCAGCGTTCTTCCATATCTGGATAAAACGCTTCAACAGAGCTTCTTCTGTGTCAAACTTCATGAATTGAATATCATCAGGATCAATTCCCGTAATCGTCTTGCTCTTATCATAATCCTTGAGGCCGAGCAGGTGATATGTGTCGCTCTTGGAGCACTTACATGCAATGGAAGTGATAGGCTTGTCAGCCTCATCAACGTTTGCGTAACCTGTGCTGATATCGACCTCGATGTCGTACGAGAAGATCGCGATTAGAGATGGATCGAAGTTGATAACGTTGGGATATTGTTCTTGGATAAATTGCGCTGCAAAGTTGATGTTCCCGTAGACATCGAACCCAGCAACATCCTTGTATCGTTCGATGAAGTCTTTTGCTTCCGACATTGTATCGAACTTCCGCGGTTCGAGCGGAATATCTCCAACTAGACTTACGTACTTCGTCGGTTGCTTGGTTTGTAGATAAAGTGTAGGTGCGAACTTTATCTTACGGTTGAACTTCTTACCGTTTTCGTATCCACGCCATAGGATACTATTACCTAGGCGGTCGATAGACGTATAAAATGACTTGCTCAAATGTAAACCTCTTTGCGTTAAATTATGTGCGTGATGAGGTCGATCATACGATCGGACCCACATCCCGTTCAAGCAGTTTAGCTGGCTAGCTGACTGAAATTCTTTACTTTCTCAAAACGAAGATGAGCTTCAAACTTATCACCGAACAGATCGCCTCTGTGTGAGATCACGAAGATGTTATCGTTTGAGTTCATACTGTGAAGTGTCTCGATCAGGTTCTCAATTCCAAAACCGTCAAGAGCGCCATCAAGCGTCTCGTCCATGATCAGTAAGTTGGTTGACACAGAGTTGCGTAGCTTAGCAACAGCTCGCCACGTCAGCATGATTGCTAGATTGATCCTTAGCTTTTCACCTTCCGAGAAAGAAGCGTAGGAGAACGTGTCTCTGAACCGAGACTTGATCACCTCATTGAAGTTCTCGTCAAGCTGAAAGTCAACAAAAAGATCGAACGCAGACAGATATTTGTTGATCAGCTTGTTCATCACAGGAATGTACTGACGGATGATCCTCGTTTTGATTCCGCCGTCCTTCAACATAGCACCGACAACACCAAGAGTTTCACGTTCTAGGAACAACTCTGTCTGTTCCTCCTGGACGCCTTTCAGCTCTTTCTTATATTCTTCGATCTTAGATGTGTCGATCTGACGGACTTCTTTCTGTGCTTCTTCCAATTCAGTCTTACACGATACGAGGGCACCTTTACATATTTTGATTTGGGCTCTGTGCTCGCCAGCTTGTAGGTGCTGTTTTTGTATCTGATCTTCAACGTCTGATATCTCTGTTAGACGTTGCTCCACTTCCGCAATTCTCGTTCCAATTTTTTCGAATGCTTCGTCAATCTCAACACGATGTCCTTGGTGCTGTTCAATCACTTGTTGCTTAAACGATCCGTCAATCCCTTGTTTACACGTAGGGCAGTTGTCGTGATCGTGATAGAAGCTCAGCTCCGTGGTGATGCTGCGTTTCTTAACCTCAAGTTCCGCTTTCAGACCTTTCAATTTATCAATTTTCTTCCGAACAGATGGCTTGTCAGCAATCGTTTCCATCAGTTGAGAGATTGCATTTTCAACTTGCTCTACCGCATCCGTCTCGGCTTGAATCTGTTCAAGATAACCACGCATCTTCTCTTTAATCTTGTCAACTTCATCTTCACGAATCTTGCGGATTGATTTGCTACTTTCTTCGGCCGACTCAATCTTTGCAGCGATCAGATCGATCTTGTATTTGTTTTCATCGATCTTCTCTTTGCTGACTGTCAGCTTGTCTTTCAACAGCAGGTTCATCGTACTGAAAATTTGGATATCGAGTAGATCTTCGATAATTTCCCTTCGATCCTTTGCTTGCAGTTCCATGAACGGTACGTACGTAGCACTTCCGAGAATCACGATCTGCGTGAACGACTTGTAGTTCATCTTGAGGATGTTCTTTTCCAGCTCGTCTTGAAGATCGTTCGCTTTATCTTTCAATTGACCATCACAATATACTTCAAACACCGTCGGCTTGATACCACGACGTATCTTGTATTCGTGCTTGCCAATCGAGAACTCGATCTCAACAAGCATATCTTTCTGATTGATAGTGTTCAGCAGTTGAGGTTTGTTGATTTTTCTGAAAGGCTTGTTGTACAAAGCAAATATCACAGCATCGAGAATGGTGCTTTTACCAGCACCGTTCGTTCCGCTTATTAGTGTAGTCTTGTTGCTGTTCAACACAACTTCTGTAAACACGTTGCCAGTCGACAGAAGGTTCTTCCAACGTATTTTCTTGAAAATAATGTTCATTGGACGTTCAAAGCCTCACTATACAACATGTTGACAACATTTTTTATTCTATTCTTGTCGATCTCGGTGACGATTGAGTCAACGTATTCGTGCAGGATCTCTTGGGTGTTCTTTGTCTCGTCAAGGATATCGTTGATACCAGCAGCCTCAAGGTTAAGTGAATCCTCAACAGATTTGACATCTGCAGCACCTGCATCTGCGAGCTTAGACATAAACATGTCAAACAGAAATGGGTTGGTTCTGTTCTGAACGATCACCTTGACGTATGTACCCTTCAATGCCGTCACATCTAGCTCAGCGACATCGTCTGCGGTCATGTCAACGTCATCGTAATTGATCTTGAAGAACATACGATTTGGATTCTCGATGAAAGTTAGCTCTCTCGTTTCAGTATCAAATACATGGAATCCACGACGTCCACCGTGATCAGACCACGTCATCTCATACTGTGCACCGAGATACGTGATGTTACCTATCTTCGACGGGTGGTGAAAGTGACCTGAAAACACAGACTCGTAGTGCGAGAACATGTCTTTACTCATGCCATGCTCACACAACATCCCTTTCTGCATTTCGAATCCTTGGATCTCTAGATGACCCATAAGCACGTGGGCAGATGAATTCCGGATGGCTTCGATACAGACATCTCGATTGTCTTTAGCGACCCATGGTACCAACAGTACCTTTGTTGATCCAAACTTTATCTCGTGAGGGTTGTGTGGATATATGTGGTAGTTGTCATACCCTTTGAGCAACAGCGTGAGACTGTTGACTTCGTTGGTGTTGGTAAAGTAGCACGAATGGTTGCCTACAATACCATGATATGCGATCCCTCTTTCAATCAACGGTTTGAAGAAGAACTTAGTCACACGATCGAGAGTTAGAAAGTTGACATACTTTCGACGGTCAAACGTATCACCAAGATCGATAATGGTATCGATCCCCATCTGGTCGATTGTAGGGAAAAACACTTCGGAGAAGAACCGTTCCTGGTTGTCTAAAAATACAGAACTGTCACCACGCACACCGAAGTGCGTATCATTAATCAAGGCTATTTTCATCAGTCGTCCTTCTTTGACGTCTTTTTCATTTTCTCTTCATAGTCGCTAATAAAATCATTAATGTATTCGAGATTCGGCATCCCTGACATGTCAAGCACTTCATCGCTTTCGTATGTCAGCCCCATCGACAACAGCTCGCTGGACGATTTATACCTTATGTACATCTGCTTCTTCTCTTTTGCGATCCTACGAAGAAAAGCGTACCATATGATCTTTGTGAAGTAACCAAAAGGATTGGGGTTGTTGGATTTTGTTGGGTCAAAGTTGTGCATGTACATCAAGCAGTTCTCAACGCCATCCATGATCATATCGTCACGGAACGGGTAATTGGAGAAGTTTCCTCTTGTTGCAATACCCTTCGCTATTGCCCACAAACATTCACCTATATATCTTGGGACAGCTGGGCGCTCGTCGCCAGCCTCCTCAGCTTCGCGACATTGACGAGCATACGCCTTCAACGCTTCAAGGAACTCAGCCTTGTCAACATAATTCTTCTTGGGTTCTTTTGTTTTCATGTGATAGATTGCTCCTTGGATAATATACGAGGATACTCGCTAACCGCGCGAATTTCAACAGGAAAACAGGTGTTGACTTTCACTCAAACCGGGCGATACTAAGAGATGCCTCTTCCGAAAATTAAAGGTTCACTAGAGTTCAATATTGAATATTTTGTAATCAAATTGTTCGGATGCGTACACACGAATCCTCTTTTTGAAATGATCTAGTGTGTAGTTGTCTTCGCTACTTGGTGTTTTGCGAAGGTCGTCTGCAATGTCGAACAGACATGCTTTGTCTGAACCATTGCCTTTACGGAGAGTTCTACCAATCGACTGTAGAACTTTGATCTCTGATTTATAGCCAGATGCAAATATTGCATTGTCGATTCGTTTGATACTGATACCAGTCGAGAATGTGCCATAAGAGGCAAGGATGTCATGCCTCTTATTCTCTGTCTTTGTTATCTCAACTTTGTCTGGTTTCATGTTTTGGCTCTCAGTTTTTCTTGTATCCAGAATTCAGCTATATCGTGATCTTGCGTCACGTTCTTGCCTTTTATAATTGATCCATTTGTCAGTGGAATTTCTTCTTCACCATCAGCAGTAATCTGTCTGCCGTTGAAGTGAAGGGTGATGGTGTACGTGTTGTCGTTTTCAATCACATCGCGAACACGATCACGTTCAATACCAGCTACACCACCATGTATAAAGTGAAGGACACGTCCTTCCTTGCGAAGCAAGGGCTCTAGTACTTTACCATGCTTTTCGACTCTATCAAACAAAATAAGGTTGTTTTGGTCCTTTAGTGACCACACAAGATTGCGAATGAATAGGTTTCGCTTTTCGAGGTTAATCAAGAACTCCTTCTCGAGATTGAAGGGGTTGATCTTCTTGGCACGATTTTTATTCTTGTTCCTGACTTCCTTCATCGCATCGTTGAAGGTCTTGGTGACTTCCAGAGAATGGTTAAGCACGATACCTTTTATCTTGAAGTCGGCGACTGATCCTTCTTCCATCAGCTCCTTAGTAGTGACGAATCTCTTGATTGAACCAAACAGACCTTCAAGTACCATTCTATGTACTTTGGATTCTGATGATATAGTGCCTGTGAATCCATGACGATAGGGTGTATCGACCATCTTTTCCATAATTGACGTCAATGACTTAGCTTGGAAGTTGTGAGCCTCATCCCCAAGCACGACGCCAAACTGACTGAACCAGTCAGCAGGCATCTTAACAATTGATTGCCACGTTGATATCACGATTGGACGCTTTGAATTTTTCTCTGCCCCGCTAAGGATTTTATGTATAAATGCAGGATCACATCCGTACGATACAAAATCAGACGCAAGTTGGTACACAAGTGATACTGTTGGAACAATGATTAGCGTACGAAGCTGGTGCTGTCTCATATAGTGTTGTTGAATCAGGTATATGATGAAAGACTTGCCAGATGAAGTTGGAGAGAGGGACAATGAACGGCCAGAGTTCAGGGCGTTTACAACATACTCAATTTGGTAGTCACGTGGCTCGAAGGGGGTGTTCAGAGTCTTTGCTAGTTGCACGACGTAATCACCGTCTACTTGTTCGCCTAGATCAAACTGCTCTGCGAGCTTTATCTGATATCCTCTATCTTCACAAAACTTGACCAAATAATCCAACAACCCGATATACAATACAGGCTTCATAGGATTGTATAGACGAATGTACCCATCCCACACTTTATTCTTGTAGGATGGAACAAACTGGTATCCATTGGGGCGGAATGAGAAGTACTGCATGATCTCCTGTCGAACACCGGGATCAGTAGTTACCTTAAGGTGCACCTCATTAACTTTATCGACTACAATCAGTTCACTCATCAATTTCCACCAGCTCTAAATCTTTCCCAATTCACTATGTTTGTTAACAAGAAGTTTCGGTTGTTGATTTGTCTTACGATATCTTCAAGGTAGTTTGCCATCGAAAGGTGATAATCGATGTTCAGACTCAGATCGATGATGTCTTTATCGCTTTCGATGTACTTGTCAATATCTTGACGAAGAATCTTTAGAGCATTCGGCTTCCATCCTCTCTGCTGTAGTTCGGCTTGATCCATCGAACCAGAGTAGTATTCTGCTTTAGCCTTTTGAAGCATAGCAAGGTCAGATTTCAACTTCTTGACCTTGAGAGCAGCTTTAACATACATCATGTAATACTTGTTGTGTAACTCAGGTATTCGACGAGCCTCGCCTGTGACGTTTGCTTCGTCGATCTTACAATCTTTCGACCACATCTTGTTGATTTCTTCGAGATCCATCATAAACTCCATCATGTACAATTCGACTTCCACCATAGCACAATTGTGTCAAAAGATCAATTATTATATGGGGTTACGTCGAAATAATCGTATGAAAACACCACAGTTGCCATAGGATAGTTCACATCAGACGCAGTTGTGTCGAGAACAACCTCAGAAAGAGAAATTGGAGCACAGTTGATGAAGTTTATCTTGATCGAGGGATTCTTATGGCTGTTAAGAACGACGATGGTGATATCAGACTCGATACCATCTTCTGATCTCGCGAGGTTACGGTATTGTGAGTATCGTTCGGGGAATGTCGTTCCTTTGATCCAGTTGAGCACTTCTATGTAGTTGCTCATCGACTCGTCGACAATGAACGAGAGTTCGAGGTACGAATACTGCAGCTTGTCAGGAGTCATATTCAGTTTGTTGAATGGTGTCGGCATGATGGCAGGGTTGCCAGACACGGACGGGATAGAGGTTCTCTGAACAAAGAACTCGACGTTCGGTAAACGCTTGATATTTACCTGAAACTCTAACGGTGAAAAATAATTTGTGATCATTTGATACTCCTGTTGCATGATGTATCATATTCGTGTATCCCATATTTATCATAAATGACAGGATGTCGGAAATGCAGACCCTCTCCAGCGATTTGTTCTCGTACAGTGCAGCGTCTCGGTTTCTCGGTGCAGATGTTTCTGATCTTCATGAACAACTCGGTTCCATTATGCCCAAGCAAATTGCTATTCGGTCGCAACGGACGGGCGATGTCAAGCAGTTCGTTCTGAGAGACACGATTCGGAATATTGAGAACGAAACTCTATTCTGGGTGTACCACAACCAAGATCTCGGTCTCAGTGTGAGAATTTATAACGATTGAGAATTTTTGTGTTGACGTGCTCGCACAAAAACGTTATGAAGTACGTATAGAAACGGAGAACACGACATGACCAAGTTCGACAAATCCAAGTTCACGACCTCGGGCGACTATGTTCACTATGAAGGCAAGTTCGTCGCTCGGTTCAAGCACAAGGGTCCGATCACTAAAGCCAAGTTCCTCAAGGAGTTGATCGCCAACCACACCGTCGAAGGCTATTTTGCAGAGATGGCAAATAACAAGGCTCCGTTGGCGATTCTGCGTGACGCCAACCCTGACTGGTTCTACGGTATTCTGGAAGCGTTTTCCGGCCGTTCCTTCGCTCGTGTGTGAAACAATCCTCAACAGACAGGAAAGATACAAAGATGATGATCGATACGCAAATCAACTACAATGTGATCAAGGACGTCGGAACGGTGACCGTCACCGTCGAAAACGTCTCGATGGATATGATCAAGGCTATTCTTGAAAGCATCCGTCACTCCACCACGGGCAATATTGAAAACCTCAAGAACGAGGTGATCAAAATGGCTCGTGAATCCGGCGCGTATAAGTCGTCGATGAAGATCGATTTGATCAAGGCCTATCGCTCTCTGTCCGGAGAAGGTCTCCGTGAATCCAAAGAGTGGGTGGAAGCCAACTTCACTGAGGAGCAGATGAAATGAAGTATCTTTCCATCATCACAACGATCGCTCTGCTGTCAGGCTGTGTGTCAGCAGCAAATCCTGAAATGGATCCTGAACTGGCTGCTCACTTGGAAGCAGAGCGCGACTTTGCATATCATCAGTACTACCTCAAGCAAGTACATGAACGCAAAGCATTCCGACCCGAGGTTTACGCGGACCCCGAATTTCTGTCTGATTGTGAAGTGTATGAGATGGAGGAGTGTTACGAATGAAGGTGAATGCTAATCTATCCAGTGACGATGTCAAAGAGGCCATCGTCGACTTCTTGAGGAAAAAAGGTTTCAATACAACCGTTGATAAAGTTGGGTTCTTTTTTCCTGTCCCTGATCATCCTGATGGTCGTGAAGCGTTCTCAGCTTTCGCCGAATGTGACTCGAAACCGCAAACATTGTACCGCGGCATTCAAGATGAAAGTGCATCATAATGGGAATGTTTTCTGGTCGATGGTCTCACGCCGTGAGCAACAATCCTAACCCGAACAACTTCAAGGTTAAGACTACAGTCAAAGTAGGAAAGCATTGGGTGTTCATCATCCATTATCCCAATGCAACCAATTTCGAGGGAGATAAGATTCTCCTAACAACGTGGGACCCACGAGAGAAACAAACTATCGATCCGCATTTTGCGCAGGGGTCAGGGATTCTCGCTCGATTTGAACCAACGGAGCTGGGCTGGGAACTCGCTCTGAAAACAGCAAAACTTCTGTGAACGGATGAGGCTGTTGACTACAGCCTCTTTCTGCGTTATATGTTAAGAGACAAATAAGAGGTGAGTGACATGAAATTTTTTCTGGTAGGTGGATTCGTCCGCGATCACGTGATGGGCGTTCAGGCTCAGGATCGTGATTACGTTGTCACTGGAGCTACCGAAGATCAATTCCTGAACGCTCGCCCGTTTGGACATACGTTCGAAAAGGTCGGAGCAGCGTTTCCTGTCTATATCGACGATCGAGGAAATGAGTGGGCTCTGGCTCGTAAAGAGCGCAAGAACGGAACAGGATACCACGGTTTCGAAGTTGAGTTTGGACCCGAAGTGACAATCGAAGAGGATCTGTCACGTCGTGATCTGACTATCAACGCAATGGCGATGGAAGTGCATGATGATATGAAAACACGTTTGATCGAGGTCATCGACCCATTCAACGGCCGTGAAGACATCTATGACAAGGTCCTGCGTCACACGTCCGATGCGTTTCAGGACGATCCTGTTCGTGTTCTGCGTCTGGCTCGCTTCCGCGCTCGTCTCGGTCCTCAGTGGGTTGTTGCACCTGAAACTGTCTCCCTGGTTTCCCAGATGGCAAAGAAAGGTGTTCTCAACGAACTGACTGCTGAGCGTGTTTGGAAAGAGCTCAGCCGCGCTCTGATGGAACCTCATCCTCGTTTGTTCTTTGATACACTGCTGGAATGCGATGCTCTTCATGTGCTGTTTCCAGAAGTGTATCGTTTGAAGACTGCTCTGGAAGCCCGTCGCTGGCATCCAGAGGGGGACGCATACGAGCACACAATGTTGGTTCTGACTCAGGCCGCTCTGCAAAAGGGCGATCTGGAAGATCGTATGGCTGCACTCGTTCACGACTTCGGGAAGGGTCTTACTCCTCGTGATCAGTTGCCCAAGCACTATGGGCATGAGGTGTCTGGCGTGAAAGTTGCACAGGAGTTCTGCAATCGTCTCACTACTCCTAGCAAGATGCGTGATAGGGTGATGAAGACCACTCGATATCATATGCATATGCATAGACTTGAACATCTAAATACTAAGACATGGGTTCAGATGTTTGAAGATATGGATGCATTCCGCGATCCCCATGTCGTGCATGTATTGCATCGCCTGGGCGTATGTGATGAAAGAGGTCGGCTTGGTCACGAAAACGCTGACGTTTCACATCTGCACATGCTGCGTGAAGTGTACGATCGAGTTTCCGCTGTGAAGTTTGCGGACGTCTTTCCAAATGGTGAGACTAATCCTGCAAAGATCAAGCAAGGGATGTTCAAAGCACGGGTTCGGGCAGTGAAGGCTGCTTGAACCCATCTATCATGGGAGTGACAATGAAACTTGAATGGCAACATCATAATAAACTACGAATGTATCTTGCCAAGTCGCCTGCTGCAAAGGCAGGCGACTTCCGTATCTTCTACGATGACGTGATGTACTGGGATTCTTTCTCGAATATTTCACCAACCCAGGACATTGAAGCAATCAAGAAGGTCGCTCAAGAGATTCACGATAAATATATGTCTCCATCCAACGACTGAGAGGTATATCGTGTTAACACCATGCATACGTATCTGTAAACTTGATGATGACGGACGTTGTGTTGGTTGCAAACGAACAACAGAGGAACTTTCAAAATGGTTCTGGATGTCGGACGAAGAACGCCAGGTCATAATGGAACAACTAAAACACCGATAGCTTTTGCTTATGATGACCCATGTGACGATTGTACGCACTGGGCGGGATGTATGAACAGTGAAAAGAATAGGAATAACCGCGTCAACGTTTGATTTGTTGCACGCTGGTCACATAATGATGTTGAGAGAAGCCAAGCAGCAGTGCGATCATTTGATTTGCGCTTTGCAGGTCGATCCATCTGTCGATAGAACAGATAAGAATGCACCGGTACAGACGTTGGTTGAGAGATATGTCCAGCTTGCAGCAGTCAAGTATGTGGATGAAATCATCGTCTACCAAACCGAACAAGATCTTGAAGACATCTTGTCGATGTATCCTATTGAGGTTCGCATCCTTGGTGAGGAATATAAAGATAAGGATTTCACTGGTCGAGAGATCTGTAAAAAGCGCAACATACGATTGTACTTCAACAAAAGAGATCACAGATTCAGTTCTAGTGGTCTGAGAAAGAGAGTCAACCAAAAAGAATCACAAAAAAGCAGTTGACATTTTTCTCTGGTTGGTATAGGTTCACTCTATAACTTCCAAGGAGACAAGAAAATGGAACCTTGCTTCGTGATTTTTGTTGAGACTGTCACTGGTGAAATTATCAAAGCATTTACTTGGTGCCGTGATGCCGCTTCTGGTATCACTCGAGCTGAACGTGACGCCAAGGACTTTGGTGTGAATGCTGCCCGTATCTGGGCCGAACCTGTCAAATCGTAAGGAACTATATTATGGACATGACTCTGCAAGAATACTTGGACTTCATCCAGCATCTGCTGGAACAAGCCGAAGAAGATGGGTTTGAAATTGATTCTTATCCAGGGTAAACTTCCAAGAGAAGTCTATGTTGCCTGCTCTGGTGGTGTTGATTCGATGGCAGTAGTTGACTTTTTGATGAATAATCATAAGGTCAACCTGCTTTTCTTTGACCACGGAACAGAAACATCTGCTTCGGCCAAACAATTCCTTAAAGATTATTTCGAGTTCAAAGACGTTGTGTTACATATTGGTAACATTTCACGAGAACGAGAGAAAAATGAATCGCTCGAGGAATATTGGCGTAATGAGCGATATAAATACTTCAATCAGTTTACGGATGCTCCAGTAATTACATGCCATCATTTAGATGATTGTGTTGAGACTTGGATCTTTTCCTCTCTTCATGGTGAAGGCAAACTGATCCCCTACTCAAATATGAATATTCTTCGGCCATTTCGTCTCAATCGTAAGATGGAGTTTGAAAACTGGTGCCGGATTAAGCGTGTCCCTTGGATCGAAGATGAGTCCAACACAGACACTAAGTATATGCGCAATTTTATTAGACATGAAATAATGCCAAAAGCACTTGTGGTCAATCCTGGACTGCATAAAGTAATTGGCAGAAAGTTGAGGGAAGATGGACCTACGAAGTCATAAAGGCATTGTTGAGATTTCAAGAAAACTTCTGGACGAATATCTGGAAAAGTTTGATGAAGGAAATCCTTTATTTAAAGATTTCATTCCCGCAAAGATTGACTATGATTACCTGACTGATACTATGAAGATTTATGGATATTCAAAACATTTCCGTCCTATTTTTAACGGAGAGATTATCCCAACCTATGAAGCATATATGACGACAAAATCAAATATGGTTCATACAACCGCAGCAAAATTCCACGAAATCAAAAAATTTGGTTGACTTTTGAGAAGAATCGGTATAGATTAACATTATCAACTTACATGATGGAAAACAAATGAAAAAGATCATCCTGACTTCGGTTTTTGTCCTTGCTGCAACTGTGGTCAATGCAAAGACTATTTACTATCCGAAGGATGCCTGTGCCGAAATTACCAGTGCTGAATATTCCACTGCAGGTGGTGACAGCTCAATTCAACTGTATCAAATCCTTTGCAAAGATGCAAACGGCAAATATACTACGTTTGTGACTGGTTGGTCTTCGGCCTCAAGTTTCTTCGGTCTTGGTCGTGTTTTCTATGAAGAACAAATTGACCTTGTACCGTATGACGGCAATCTGCTCCAAGCAGAATGAAACTTCTAGGTCTTTTAATTGTAGTTTCCTTTTGGTCCATTACATATGCAATAAAAGGAATACAAGAATTTCTCAAATGGCGGAAATCTGGTTACTGTAATCACGATTTCCATATCTATAGAACTAATTCGTTCGGGCAACTGCATTGGTATAAATGCTCAAAGTGTTCAGAAGAACGTCTTAGATAAAAATAATCTCGCCTTGGTGTAACAGTAGCACAAACAGCAAAAACGTGAAACTGCCAAGGTTCATTTCAGCAACAAATCTGCTTTCTTTTTTACTCAAAGGAGGTCCAGGTGCAAGTCCTGGGGGCGAGACCAAGAATATCCCCGTGGTGGAACAGATAACACGCGTAGCAAAAAGTCGATCCAGACATGGATTGTTTCCGCAACAAATCTGCATATCATTGGAAGATCGAGATCCAGGTGCAAATCCTGGCGGGGATACCAACTAATAGGAGTGATAATGAATTTATCATTAGAAGAATGTGATTTCATATTGAAGTTGATTCATGCTGATATAGCAAAATCAAAACAGGAAGATCCTTTATTCTATCAGAAAAAAGAAAGTAAGCTAGCTGCTGAACTCTATGATAAGTTCTTAATTCACAAGACTGTAGGTTATATAACTTTATTGGATAACCTACCAAATAAACCGTTGACAAATGCTAGAAAAAGGCATATGATCCTCTAACAAAGATCCAAAGGTTAGGTTCAGCAGAACCTAATGTTTATTGTAAAACAAACCAAAAACTAACCTGAAAGGAATATATTATGGCTAAATTCTCTCAAGCTGTCGCTACTGCTAAGTCCGCTGAAGTTTCTCGTACTGAGAACGGCATGAAGGCATGGGCTACTTCGGACTCGAAGGTCCTTGACCTGTTCGGCAAAATCGGTTCCGGCCGTGGCCGTGACATGAGCCGTGAGTTCACCGCAGCTCTGGCTGAAGATCAAAATCTGGCAATGCGCGTCCTTCTGTGGGCTCGTGACGTTCGTGGTGGTGCTGGTGAACGCCAGACGTTCCGCAACCTGCTGGGCGCTCTGGAAACCATCAACCCTGCACTGGCAGGTAAGATCATGCACAAGATCCCTGAGCTGGGTCGCTGGGACGACCTGTTCGCCTACAAGGATCCGATCAACCGTAAGAACGCACTGCGCATGTTCGCAGACGCTCTGATGAACGGTGACGGTCTGGCTGCGAAGTGGGCACCTCGCCTGACTTCCAGCAAGAAGGCAATCACTCCTGGCAAGCAAGCGAAGCTGCGTCATGCCAATGAGCTGCGCAAGTTCATGATGCTGTCGCCTAAAGAGTATCGTCAGATCCTTGTTGGTTCGACTCGCGTCGTCGAGCAGCTGATGTGCGCAAAGCGCTGGGACGAGATCAACTTCTCGCACGTTCCTTCGCTGGCTTCGGCTCGCTACCAGAAGGCGTTTGGTAAGAACGCTGCAGAGGCATACTCGGCTTACATCCGTGAGCTGCAGAAGCCTCAGGAGGAGCGTGATCCCAAGGTCAAGATCAACGCGGGTGCTGTCTACCCTTACGACGTCGTTAAGTCGCTGCGTAAGGGCAACGCTGCTGTTGCTGACGCTCAGTTCCAGGCTCTGCCCAACTACGTCGGTGACACCAAGATCCTGCCCATGGTCGACGTTTCAGGCTCGATGGAACAGCCTCTGGCTGGTAACACTTCCGCTATGGAAGTCGCCATCTCGCTGGGTCTCTACCTGTCGGATCGCACTTCCTCGGACTTCAAGGACATGTTCCTGACGTTCTCTGGTAACTCGAAGATCAATGTGCTCAAGGGCACTCTGTCTCAGAAGTATGCTCAGCTGAGCCGTGCCGAGTGGGGCATGAACACCAACCTGCATTCGGCTTTCGAAGCTGTGCTGCAGGTAGCAAAGAAGGGCAACGTCTCGCAAGAGGATATGCCCGACTATGTGATCGTGCTTTCTGACATGCAGTTTGACGCGTGTGTTCGCTACGATGACAATGCCATGGGAATGATCAAGCGTAAGTACAGCGAGGCTGGTTATAAGATGCCTGCAATCATCTTCTGGAACTTGACTGCTCGTTCTAGCGCTGACCAGTCGCCAATCAAGATGAACGACAAGGGGGTAGCCATCGTCTCCGGATTCAGCCCAGCTATTATGGCTGCAGTTCTTGGAGCCAACCCTGACGACTACACCCCGTATGCAATGATGTTGAAAGTGATCAACAATTCACGCTACGATTTTTGATCGACAGTTGTCTCCGTGCCATCTCGTGTAATTTGAACCAGAACAGATCACACCACAATGAGGGCATGGAGACATCACACGATTCTTAGCGCGGGCTGACATTTTGGCCCGCGATTCTTCCGACAACACACGCCCTTTACTATTCTGATTTCCTTTCATACGTTCAGAGTGAGTCCGTTTGACTTCGTCTGAATGGGTCTTACCGAACATAGGATTTTTGGAACCCGCTTGAACACCTTTGTTGGATTTACTAAGGTTCTCGCGGTGTATTAAAGACTTCGACCTCCCGCGCAACGAGGCGCTAATTTTCTGATTTCTTTCTGGTGTATGTATAACACCCGAGGTACCCTCACCACCATCTGTACGGTTATGAAGAATACCAGTAGCGTTATCTTTTCTACCCCACCATCGTATCAATCTCCGTTCGATAGCTATTGCACCTACTTCCGTGAGTTTTGTTTCGATAAAGATAATCCGGTTGCGATCTTTTGGAACAGCTACTTTATGCTTCGCGTAAGCGCGGTTACCCCTACCTTTACCAATATAGTAAGGTGTACCGTCTGTATGACGAATGTAGGCGTAGACGTAATAAATATTCATGCTGGAACTCCTTGTGTTTCTAGAGTAGTTGGGAAGATCACCACAAATTCCGCGAACTACACGCTTATTTATACTTGACGTCACCAAAAACGTAGTATATTATGTGTAATAATTTATCGTGATGGAGTGAGTATGGATAATATTCAAAAATACGTGCAGCATTTCGATGCTCAGTATAAACGAAGCATTGGAAACGACAGTGCATTTACAGAAATTAAATCAGATGGGTATGGTGGGTCAGTTATCGAAATTGAAACGTCATGCTACACTAGAAAAGATTACGACGACGGATCTTTTGTCATTCAACAACTGAACATTGGATTGAATGATAGAACCATCAAGTTTGGGCCTCTAACGACAAAGTTGAGTGATCTGTTTGCTATGGGGTTCATTCTTAAAATTCAGGGGTGGAAACATAGCCGTAATCAGAAACTTGTGTTGATTCGTGGCAATGAACGATATAAACTCGCCAAGATCCCTACATCGCAACTTAACCAGTACCAAGATTTGACCATGTGGGTCAAAGACTATACTAAGCCTCATTTCGATCCTTATACAGTCGAACCAAAACTAAAGCAAATCATTAAAGAGGTTCGGATTGAAACCGACCCATTTGAACAGCTGACGCTTCGCTATCCTGTCCGAAGAAAGACGGTGGAGTTCGTCGGCAATCAAACACTCGAACAGTACGTGAAACAGCAACTACGTGAACAAAGGAGACTAGAGAATGTCGTCTGAAAATCAATCCCCCAAGTCGCTTCTTTCGCAAGTCCGCGAAGAGGCAGCCAAAGCAAAGCGTGAAGCTGCCAAGGCCAAACTGAAAACCCTGTATACTGACTACAACAAGGCCGTTGATGTGGTCACCGGCATTGAGCAGCAAATCGTCGAGCTTCTGAAAGATGTCGGCGAAGATGAAGCTGCCATCAAGGCAATGCTCGGTTCCGAGTGATCTCAAACGAGGGGAGTCTTAGGGCTCCCCTCATATCAACTACGAGGGAAAAATGCAGAACACATACGCAGATATCGACGTAGACCTTTCTTCCATGCTCCATGGTGCAGTTCGTCTTCACGTATCGCTTGGTCGGATGGATGAGACAGGAATTTCAACTCGTGGTTGGACATATAACGAAATGATCGATGGTATCCTTGCTATTAACAGCACAGAGGATCCAGCTGTGAAGATGCATCGCAGTATCAGCTGTTTGTTTGACACGCTTGACGGGCTTGTTGAAATTGGTCCAAGAGCTGTGTATCATCTGACAGATCTCACAAGGATGGCTATGCTATGATCACCCTGACCAAAGACTCGACAACATACTCTACAAAGATCGACGAAGACGATTTCGAAGCGATTCTGGAATACGAAGAGCAGCTATCCGATCTCGATCAAACCATCAACGTCCAGCTTCGACAGATGGGAGTTGAGAACAAATACAGAAGTGAGTATCCAGGGTATTTTTCTGTTGACATTCCTGTCGAGTATGATGACCCTGAGATGCACAAGGACATTAGCGACATCATCACAGAACAGATTGAAAAAGCTACTACCTTCAAGAAAAAAGTTGCTGAATAACGAAAAAACTTGTTGACGTCAGCGACAAACTAGTATAAATAGAATACATGGATGGTTCCAGCAAACCTTTATGCATTTGACTTGTAAATCAAAACCGCAAAAAGCCCATCCAGACTAAAACAAACAGAGGAACGAGATGACCTACTTTATTTGCAAATTTAAGGAATATATGACTTGGGAGGGTTCCCGAGGCTGACTCTATATGCAAATATAGCAGTTCATCTCAGAACCCTCTAGGAGAAATCTTAGAGGGTTTTTCTTTTGCTCTTTGATAATCTAAATGGCGTCTAGGCGGAGTGGTAACGCACCGGATTGCAAATCCGAGGTCCAAAAGGCGTGAGTTCGAATCTCACAGACGCCTCCAAAATTTCTGTCCCTTAGCTCAGTTGGTTTAGAGCGTAGTCCTGATAAGACTAAGGTCCCCAGTTCGATCCTGGGAGGGACAACCAAAAATTGGGAGGTGTGCTCGAGTGGACGAGCACCGGTCTGTAAAACCGGCAGTGAAAACTACGGCAGGTTCGAACCCTGCACCTCCCACCATATAACATCCCCAGGTAGCTCAGTTGGTAGAGCACGTGCCTGAAGAGCATGGTGTCGGCGGTTCGATCCCGTCCCTGGGGGCCATAAAATATCTGTTCTTTCGGAGACCTATTGACCGAGCGATTTAGGTGCTAGTCTGCAAAACTAGTTAGACGGGTTTGACTCCCGTATAGGTCTCCCAAGGAACAGAATGCGCCGGTAGCTCAGAGGCAGAGTAGGGGACTCTTAATCCCAAGGTCGAGATTTCGAAATTCTCCCGGCACACCAAAACACAATGGCCCCATCGTCTACGGTAGGTTAGGATACTAGACTTTCAATCTGGAGAAACGGGTTCGATTCCCGTTGGGGCTGCCAAAATAACATAGATCCGTAGCTGAGGTGGTTTTAGCACCCGACTTTTAATCGGAGTACGTGGGTTCGAGTCCCACCGGATCTACCAAAAATGCAGCTCTGGTATAACTGGTGTGTACGCTAGTCTGAAAAGCTAGAGGACGCGGTTCGATCCCGCGGGGCTGCACCAAAACATTGTTTAGATGATACGCTGGCTTCTGTCAGATGGAAGCACGTTCGAAAGGATACAAAGCTGACGCAAGTAGTTGCAACCCAGCGTATCATCTAAACAATGGTGCTGTAACTCAGTCGGTAGAGTGCCTGGCTCATAACTAGGTTGTCGGTGGTTCGATTCCACCCAGCACCACCAAACAATACGGGAGTGCGGCGAAGTAGGAGAGTCGCGGCAGGTTGTAACCCTGTTCCTGCAAAGGTGAGTTGGTTCAAATCCATCCACTCCCACCAAAACGAGGAATTTTTATTTGGAAAAAGACTACTACGCACCTTGGGAATGGCAACCTATTGCTTTCATGCCTGACGGTTGTAACGAAGTGGTTGTAAGAGATGACCAAGGTAGCACCAGAGAGCTGTGCTCATGTGACTACTGGTGGTTGTCAACAGAAAACAAAGAACAATATACATCGTTTAGGTTTGCATAAAATTACGGCCCCATCGTCTACACTGGTATTAGGATCCCGGCCTCTCAAGCTGGAGAAGTGGGTTCAATTCCCACTGGGGCTGCCAAAGTCACGCTTCTGACTGTCTAATGGAAAGGCCGGCGGCCGATAACCGTCTACAATGAGGTTCGATTCCTCACAGAAGCACCAATACAACTCGAAATGTTGCTAAACCTGCCGTCATGGGACTACGCATCATCTAAGGAGTGGGTATCAAACGGCTACGGAGGAAGGATAAGACATCGCCTCTAAAAGGACGGGGCCGGCCCTTTGCCAGAATGGACATCGAGTAGTTTGATAAAAGGATCAGTTCTGCAAAACGACAATCGCAGCATTTTGCGAGGCAGCTCAGTAGGGAGCAGTGTTGATGGGTTCGACTCCCGCCTCTTGTGACACATCATCCTGTCAACATATCGTGGATCATAAATACTCTCATTTAAAGAGGGTTTCCAAATGAGAGCATGGATACGTAAATCTGATCTTCATACGTACACATATCTTTGCACTAAAGAGGGATACGAACCAGCAATTCTCGAGTGGAAGAATGACATCGTTCATGTAGACATGTCTGCCAATACCGCTCAGACATGGAATATGATGGGTTATTGGTATCAAATGGGTTAAACCATGCTGAGGTTTCGTGAGTTTATATTCGAAGCGTGGGATTCAAAAGGATATCGTGACAACCCTATTCCTGTAGGCGATTACGACCAAGACCGTATTAGCGGGCCTGTCTATAAAATAGAGAAACAGCTCGAAGCTGGTAAAAAATCAAGAGCTGTGGGAATCAACGTCCCTGAAATGGTTAAGAAGGGGACGTTAAAAGCAACTCAATACTACCTACACAAATTTGGTGGAGGTGATCCTGTATTTGAAGACTTAAAACACCCTGTTTTATTCAAGGATGAAAAAGGTATTCATCACATCATTGACGGCCACCACCGTATATCACGAGCTTTTGAACATAAACATGATAGGACGCTCGTACACATTTTCGAAGTATAATGGAGCGATTTTATTATGGATCAAAAAACAGTCGATGCATGGAAGCATATCTCCGAACAGTTGGATCAAATCTGGCCGTACAAAAGAGTAGTTGCTCCATCTCACCTAATCGAGAAATACAATGACACAATCGGCAAGGAGTCTGGAATGCAAATGACGCAGTTTGCTGTCACTGTCGATAAAGGCACAGAAGTCAGTGACGATCTAATTTGGGAAGCAATGACAATGAAGGTTGGTGTAGAGCCGACTGTTTTCGATGATTCCAGTCGTTTTGGTAACCCTCCTGTTGCAGGGAAATCAGCGGAGATCGACTAATGTATGTCATTGGGTGGCGCGCTGGTGCAAAAACAATCCAAGCAATAACGGCTGTACAAAAACACACAGGCTTGTCGTTAGTTGAAAGTAAGCGGTTGATCGAAGATGTGCTTGCTGGTAATTCACGCAAATTACCAAACGATTTTGTTCTTCGAGAAGATCTTGAAGACTGTAACTTCATAGTGCAGTGAAAAGATCCATCGTGTCATAAATAGAGCAGCAAGCTAATCAACACGAGGCTCTAACAATGGCAATACCTACAACAGGAATATCAATGTCTGATATTCAAAAGGAAATGGGTGGATCGAGACCGATTTCTTTAAGCGAGTATCATTCAATAGCTGGGGCTCCCGCAAAAGGACAACCAATATCATTTGGTGATTTTGCAGGTAAGCAATTTGATGTTGTTGATATTATCACGTCTACGAGGACTTGGACACCAAGAAAGAACAACGCTAGTTTCATCCATATCTTCGTCGTAGGAGCGGGTGGGTCTGGCGGACACGGATTTCCTGACGGAAGTGGTTGGACAGAAGGTGTAGCAGGCGCTGCCGGTGGTGGCGGTGGCGGAGTGGCTTACAGTCGAATTGCTGCTTCAAGTGCACGATCGTCTGATATCATTATAGGAAGTGGCGGCGCTGGTGTTGTCAGAGGTGGCGACGGGGCCACTAGCGGAAATCCTGGTGGAAATACCAGATTTGAGGGTAGTGGACTCGATATGATTGGCAGAGGCGGCGAAGGAGGTCCTGCAAGCGCCAGATCAGATGGACAGACTACAACAACTAGCGGTCCAGGAGCTTCTGGAGGGACAGCAAGTGGCGGTAATATGGGGAACTATAGAGGTGGAGATAGCGGCTCGTTCTACGTGAGTGCAAGAGGTTCTGCTTCTGCAGCTACAGGTGGCGGTGCTCCGAGATTCAGTGGTAACGACCCCACAAGTTCAGATAACGCGTCTACCAATCAAACGACAGCAGGTATGAAAGTATCCAACTACCAATCGTGGCCAATCATTCTTTCATCGTATATAAGAAGTAGAGGGCAAACCGCTGTTCTCAGTGGATCGAATGAAGATTTTGATGCCTCAAACGGTTCAAGAGGGGGAGACGTCCCACCTAAACCCAAATATGGTGCAGGCTCGGGCGGTTCAGGCCATGAAAGCGCAAATGGGTCGAGAGATGGTGGTGATGGCGTAGTCATCATTATATACGAAATCTAATAACATGGATCTTGATTATGGTAACGTGGGTAGTGCAAAGACAAACGGAAGATCGCCGCGAGCAGTGGAATCAAAAGATTCGCACGGCATGCCTCTCCAAACATCATAACTATATTGAAATCGATATCGTCCCGTTTGAGAGGTCCGTCGTTGGTGGAGATCCCATCATTGACGGACCTATCGTTGTTCACGGATCGACTGCAATTTTTGACGTGGTTGAACGGAACAACTGGAACCCTGGCGTGTTTCGCATCTACAAAGAGTCGGATACGCTCGCTGCAATCGGCGACCATTATCTCAACCACGATATGAAGGTTCTTGATGTAGAAGAAGTAGTCTCTTACGTTCAATCACAAGGGATGGAGTTCTTCTTTGCCAAACCTGACCGCGACCTCAAGAGCTTCGACGGAACCGTCTTTGATGCAGAGAAGTTTCCATTTTTTATGGAAAGGGTAAAACAATATGCCAACTACCACCCAGATACTAAAGTTTGTGTCAGCTCAATCAAGCATCCAGAAGTTGAGTGGCGGTTTGTGATTGTCGAAGGTAAGGTGGTAGCATTCTCACAGTATCGAGTGAATCGTAGACTCGATATCAGAAACCAGACAGAAAAATTTGCTGTCGATTTTGCTGAATATATTGCTAGCTTCGCAAGTCCCTCTGATGTTTTTGTGATGGATGTCTGTAAAATTGGTAGAGAATACAAAGTAATCGAGTACAATACGTTCAACTGCTCAGGTCTCTATGCGTGCAACGTGTATGAGACTGTAGATGCCATTAATCATTATGTGGAGAAGAAATATGACACTCAAGGAAATGCTGTATAACGACGATGGAAGCAAGAAGACTGTGAGATTCTCTCACTACTTCGACGGCAACCTCTGGTATGAAACGCAAGATCACTTTGCATTTCCTGTTCCGATCTCTGATATTGGGAACGCTACGTTCAAGGCCGAAGATTACGCTCCTCTGTTTATGCGTTACGTTCGCAAGCATTTGGAGATGTTAGAAGGAGCGAAGTAAATGGATACAGAAACAACTCTATGGGCGATCTTTGCAGGAGTTATGGTCAGCATCATTGGTACAATGGTGAGTTATGCTTTTTTTGTTGCTGTGCCCGAACACAATCGAAAAGTAGCATTGTGCGAACAAGCTGGAGGGATAGCTGTTACAGATGATGGAAGATACCGCCTCTGCGTGGACGCCAACACAGTAATCCAAATTGATATGCCGGAGGACCTCGAAAATGCAAATTGAATATGTCAAAGGCGATCTGTTCCAGACCCCAATCAAAGTGATTGTACATGGGTGCAATGCTCAAGGTGTTATGGGATCTGGCGTTGCGAAGATTATTCGCGAGAAGTATCCGAAGGCGTATGACCGCTATCGTTCTGCTTACGAACAGCACCATCACTTAAAGCTGGGAGACGTCATTACGGTTCCTTGTGGCGATCGTGTGAACGACCCCGACAACTACAAAGTTATTGTTAACGCAATCACGCAAAACCTTTATGGTCGTGATGGACAGCGCTATGTTAGCTATGATGCAGTTGCTGAGTCGATGAGTAAAATCAACAGCTTCTTTGAAATCTACGGTATTTCAGCAGTTGCAATGCCCCAAATTGGCGCAGGTCTTGGAGGCGGTGATTGGAACGTGATTGCTGCTATCATCGAATCAGAGTTGAAGAACGTCAAACCGTATGTATACATCTTGGAGTGATAAATATGTGGTATCAGTGTCATATCGAATGTGTCGATGGATCGTGGAGTATCCGTTGGCCTGACTGCACTGTAGCCTATCCACAAAGGTTTAAAACCAAAGGCTGGGCAACACGGACCTTGAATTCACTTACTAGAGAGGAACGCATTAGGTGCCAATAAGCTACGTCGGCTCTGAAAACTTCAAACAATCGCTGAACACTTGGCTCAGCAGTCAAACCTCTCGAGCTGCAGGACAGCTCGAGTCAAACAAAACGCAAATTCCAAACCAATTGCGCAATTATACAAAGCTGTTGCACCTTGCTATCGTCGTAGATGATACATTCATTGATAATGCTTACCGTTCCCGTGCACAACTCAGTGACTATACAACGTGGACAAAAGATCTGAACATCGCTCGTATGACTTCACGAGGTCAGAAGTTACAAGAAGGGCAATACAAAATACTCATAACTAAGACCGTTCCAATCCGCGACCAGATCATCGACATCGACGAGTTTGTACGGTTTATGGGGCTGCCACAGCTTGCAATGCTTGGGTTTGATAGTAACGGACTCAAGAAGATCATCGAACACAAAAGCGTGCTCATTTCCAATCAAATAACGATCACACGCAACGATTACACTATCGTTGAGCAATTTTCCAACAAGACAACTCCATAAAGAGTATATATCATGCTTCTCGTTAACTTTACAGGACCGCCTAGTGCAGGTAAATCAACACTCGCAGCAGGAGTGTTCAGAGAGCTCAAAGCGCTGTCGATGGATGTTGAATTGGTTATCGAGTATACAAAAGAGCTCCATCGTCGCCAGGATTACTGGACACTGTCTGATGAGCTTCTTGTATTCTCAGAGAAATATCGGCGGATCAAGCAATTTGAGAATGTCGATGTTGTTGTAACTGATAGTCCTCTATACTGCTCTCTGTTTTATGGACAAAACCAGTTTGACAATCACGGCGTCGATCTATTCAAGCACATTGCAGACACTAAGTTCGAATCCATCTTTTTCGTTCTACCAGGTCGTGACAACTATGACCCTCGAGGCAGAACACCGGATCAACAGTATGCACAAGAAGCTGGAGATGCAATCACCAATTTCATTCGCCAATCTCCTTGGCCTGTGTGGGATGTACCTGTTGACAGCCAAGAGCAATTTGTAGTATCACGCGTACTCGAAACCATTGAAGGAAAGATCTGATGATCCATTATAGAAAGTTTTACGACGACTTCTGAGCTATCATAGCTAGAAGGAGAAGTAAATGTCTAGAACCTATCGCAAGAGCTCCATCACCGAACAGGAGAGCCTTGTCAAATACATTAATGACCACATTAACGTGGTCAAAAAGCGTCGCCGTTGGGAATACTACATGACCGAAGGTGGTCGCAAGGCCTACGAAAAGGCCATGGAAGAGTGGGAAACCGCTTACGGCCATTGGCTGTATGGTCGTCCTTGCACCAGCTGGTTTCCTCCAAGCCAACCAACTGAATACGAGTTCAAAAATGTTCGTATCACCTACGTGGAATACGATCACGACGAAGAAGTGAAGTATGCGACCGAAGAATATAAAAAGTTCAAACGTGACGGTCGTTTCTATGACGGCGATCTGAATCGTTCCTACAAGAAGCACTGTGCCAGCGATCTGCGCCGTCTGAACCGCGAGCTTGCTCGTAAAATCATTAAGGACGATGATAGCTGGGAGCAAAAACCTTACCCCGATACCTATCTCGGTAAGCAGTATGTTTGGGATTATTGGTGAAAAGAGGGCTTCGGCCCTTTTTTTGTTGACTGCGTCCGTCGAACCTTCTATATGTTGTTTATCAAATGAGGAGCAAGATCATGGAAACGACCACCAAAATGAATGAAGCATTCGTCAAGATGATCCTGGATAACGAATCCAAGGAAGATGCAATCAAGAAGATTGCCGCTGCCATCACCAACCGTGACATCGTCATCCGCAAACTCAGCCAGAAAGGTCAGTAATATGGATAAAGTTCTGATGCCAAAACACTTCAATGATGAGTTTGTCGTGGAGGTGACCTGCCAAGGTGGATCCCAACTATCGACTCGTAACGATAAGCTCAAGGATGCAATCGACGAGATCGACAATATGGTGACGTTCATTGGCGTCAAGGTAGATGCTCAGCGGGTGCTTCGTAAAACAAAACAATGGGCGAATCAAGACGGTGAATATCACCGTGTGTACGAGGTCATCGCATGATCAGAACCATCGTCTACAATAACACCTACGTCCAGGGTCTCCTTGTGGGTTACGCCAACAATCAAATTGCAACCGTTGATGTATTCGGTAAGCAGTATACTGGCCGACTCGTCCCTTCCATTCGCAAGAATTAAGAGTAATGTTATGCTACTATCAAGAGACGATTTCAGAAATTTGGTATTCGAACGAGACCGGCACCGTTGTGTTGTCTGTGGAAATGGGCTTCACAACGGGCACAAGATTGATGCTCATCACGTCATCGAACGTCGTCTCTGGACAGATGGCGGATATTACCTAGACAATGGAGCAACGCTCTGCGACGACGGTAAAGATGGGTGTCACTATAAAGCCGAAACGACTTGGCTGAGCGTCGAGGATGTTCGTCGGGCGGCAAAGATCGAGAAGATTGCGCTGCCGGAAGACATGTATCCTGATCACGTCTACGATAAGTGGGGTAATGTGATCCTAACAGATGGTCGACGTACAAAAGGACCTCTTTACAACGACGAATCCGTTCGTAAGGTTCTGGCCGACTACAATCGGTTTGAATATCTGTCGATGGGTGAAGAGCTCGTTGGTGATCTGGAGCCGATTCGTTTTGTCGAATACGTCAAATATCCTCGCACCTATCACCTTCCGTGGTCTCCAGGCAAAACCGAAGACGATCGGACGATGAGCGATCTCTCGGTGTTCGAGGGGAAGCGAGTGATTGTTACTCGCAAGATGGATGGTGAAAACTTCTCGGGGTATCGGGACTACTGCCACGCACGGTCCGTTGATGGTCGTAGTCACTACACTCGAGATTGGGCAAAGAATTTCTGGATGCGGCGCTCATATGAGCTGCCAGAAGGATGGCGTGTTTGCGCTGAGAACCTTTATGCAGTCCATTCGATCAAATATGAAGATCTGCCTGGATATCTACTTGGCTTTTCGATTTGGAACGAGTATAATCAATGTCTAAGCTGGGACGATACCATTGAATGGTTCTCTTTGCTTGATATGCCGATGGTGCCAGTCTTGTTTGACGGGATCTGGGACGAAGCGGCAATCAAGAAGCTCTACAATGAAAAGACCGACCGTGACATCCACGAAGGTTACGTAGTAAGGCTGGCTGATAGTTTTGAATACAAAGACTTCAAGACATCAGTTGCAAAATTCGTTCGAGCGAACCACGTAGCGACGCAAAAGCACTGGTTCTATGGAAGCAACAACCATGACGTGAATGGTATCAAGCACAATGAGGATACAGTATGAGACGAATTAAGATTGTCAAAGTCTATAGTGACGAGCAATACGACTACGAAAGCACCGAAACTGTTCGGACTATCACAGACGGTATTGATTGGCACGAGGTGGACGATAAACGAGTGGCTGAGCTAGAAAAGTTGATCAGTTTTGCTAACCAATATCGGTACGAACTAAAAGCAAATTACCTTCTACGATTGGTTGAGGAGATTACTCCATCGACTGTCGAGCAGCATTTGGAAAAGGCTAAAGAGCTTTACGAAGCGCGGCAGGAGAAACTGCGTAAGCAGCAAGAAAAGGAAGAGAAGGCTCGAATTGCACGCGAAGAAAAGCGTAAGGCTACAGAGCTGGAACGCAAGCGGAAGCAACTCGAAAAGCTGCAAAAAGAGTTGGACGGCATCGAATGAAGTTCGAAGAAAATCAAAACTACGTCGATCGCAAGGGTAGACAATACACCTTTGTCCGTAAGTCAAGCGGCGTCACAGTATTTGCTGACACGACTGGAAAGCAAACATGCCGAAACGATAAAGGATGGTATCGCTGGGACGACAAAGAAACTGACGAAGACATCATTGGAGTAGCTGAATGACACTTGTTTCTGAAATCCTCGAAACGTCACGTCAGGTCGACAACGGACGTACCATCCAAGACGTGTTGACCCATGCGATGACGGAGCTCGGCGAATTGGCCCAAGAGGTTCAGATTGCTGAGGGCAAGTCATATAAGCAGCAAGGTGTCGACGGTGTAGTTGGCGAAGCTCTGGATGTGATCAACTGTATGATCGACATCATCTACATTCATTACGGTGTGCTGGCCGACGAACATTACCTAAAAGCTCTCAACAGCCGGAAACTTGCCAAGTGGAAAGAGAAAGCTGGGGTGTGAGCAGGATTCAACAATTGCTAGACGAATCTGTTGTTCAGGAACGTCTAGGAAACAAACAAAAACAACAAGAACTCTTCGAGCAGATCAGGAAGCTCAGACAGCAACCTCCACCTCCGTGTTTTGGTGAAGATGATTGCTCCACTCTGATGCTTTCGATGTGCCCGTGGAGAATGGATTGTGGAGAATAGCAAAATGACTACATGGTTTACGTCCGATACCCATTTTGGGCACGCCAACATTATCAAATACAGTAATCGACCTTTCAAATCCAAGGAAGAAATGGATTCAAAAATGATCGAGAACTGGAACAGCAGGATTGGTGTCGACGATGATGTGTTTCACGTCGGCGACTTCTGTTTCATGGATCAAGAAAAGGGCCAGTCGATTCTCGATCGTCTCAATGGTCGTAAGCACCTTGTGCTTGGCAATCACGACAAGGTAGGACGTCGCCTGAAAGGGTGGCAGTGGATTAAGGACTACCACGAAATGACTATCGATGGCCAGTTCATCGTTCTGTGCCACTACTCAATGCGCGTGTGGAATAAGTCTCACCATGGTGCCTGGATGCTATATGGCCATAGCCATGGATCTCTACCTGACGATCCTAACGCTCTGAGCTTCGACGTCGGCGTCGACTGTCACAACTACATGCCGCTGAATATGGACGATGTTCGTCGAATCATGAAAAAGAAGACGTGGAAGCCGATCGATCATCACGGGAGAGAGTGATGAGACTTTCTCTGAAAATAGATAACCTGTTTTATAGTCCGCCTATCAAAGAAAAATCACAAGTGGACTACTTCTATAAGCACTGGACACTAACCAAAAATAAGAGTGCAGAAATCCAGATCACAAACTTCAAGTCGTTCCAAACTGTATTTGACTTTCTCATCGATCTGCATTGGTGGGGGTCGGATCATCAGGGTCCCGACTTCCGAGTAGAAACGCTTGGGGTTATGTTCAATATCAAGGTGTATGACCATCGACACTGGGATTATGAAACCCATCGTTGGGAAGAGTGATTGCTGTTGCCACTCATACAGGAGTCGCCTATATTGATTTCAACAAAGGAGATCGACCAATGCTGATGAATCTGCGCAACGTTTATGACTTCTGCCTGGCGATGATGCACGCTGCTGTCGCTTCGGGTAACGAAGCTGCGATTGCTCTGTGGAGTAAACGCGCTGAGGATGCATATATGGTGTACGGTTACGAAGCTGGTTTCTTTGGGGAGTGAGATGTCTAAATACGCAATCTTCCTCGACATCGATGGTGTATTCTGTAGTGCACGTGTGCAATTAGGTCACACGTGCACTAACCACATGATGTGGGATCGCTTTGATCCTATCGCCATCGATTTCATGAACAAGATCGACGATCTTTACAACGTCGACTTTGTTCTGATTTCTACGTGGAAAAACCACATTAAACACGACGATCCGGTATACTACCACTGGATCAACTCTTCGTTCAGGAACGCGGGATTTCGGGGAAAATTCCCATGGCCCAACTGGAAAACCAACCCGTTGAACGAGCTTGATAAATACAACCGTCTGAATGGTCGTGCCGTCGAGGTTGCAGACTATCTGAAAGAGTTTGGACCCTATAACGACTTCTTGCTGTTTGACGACAGCAACTACGATTTCAACACCACTCTTGGAATCAAACGTTGGATTCGGTGTGACTCCGAAAACGGTATCCTTATGAAACAAATGAAGCATGCCATGTCTATCATGGGGCAGTGGGAGAAGAAATGTGTAAGCTAACGTTCATATTTTCGAGCATGAATTCGGGTAAGAGCTTGAGTCTACTGACCAAAAACTACATGCTTAAGCAAAAGGGTTTTAAGACTCTTCTGATGAAACCCGAGATTGACGACCGGACGACCACGATTTCAAGTCGTCTTGGGATTGAAGAAGAATGCGTGATCGTATCTAAAGACATTCTTCCTAGCGTTCGTGTCTTCCGGTTGTTTCAATCCAACCAACCCAAGCCCGACTTCATACTAATCGACGAAGCCCAGTTCCTGACGAAGGAACAGGTGTGGGATCTTGCTATGTTGGTCGACTACTGGGAGATCGACGTGATCTGCTATGGCCTCAAGCTAAACTGGCAGGGCGAGTTCTTCGAAGGTTCGCACGAGTTGATGAAGATAGCAGACAATCTCGAGCAAGCCGAAACATTCTGCAAACAAAATCATGGAGCTCCAGCTATGTTTCACGTGAAGCTGGGCGGTTCTGACGAGGCGGTTGAAACAGGGTATGAAGATCTGTATGATACAGTCTCTCGTAAAGTATGGAAGCAATGGTTTGATAACCGTAAAAATAAGGAGTGAATAATGGTTGAAATGATCTTCGCAAGCGTGGCTGGTTTTTGGCTTGGTTTGTATCTGTTAATTGTGCTGGGAGGCCTCGTTTGGGCCAGTGAAACTGACAGCTTCTTCATCGGCCTTGGTGTGATTGCGCTTGCATGGGCGGTTGGTGAGTGGGTGTTCAACATTCCGATTCTTGCTTCAATTGCAGCAAATCCGTTGATGTTGATTGTCTATTTGGTTCTGTATGTGGCTGTCGGTGCAGTCTACACCAGAATGTGGAAGCTACCGAACTACATCAACAAAAATAAAGAGAACATCCAGATTTCGTATGCCGCCTGGGCAGACCGGAAAACTCGTGAAGAACTTGACTGGAAGCGCAAAGCTCGTGATGTCGTGATGTCGCCGAGTGAAAAAGATGAAAAATCGACAGCTGATGTATCCTTCGATACCTTCCTGAATTCAGACAGCTATCCCTACTCTGTTCGTAAGAACAAAGATCGTGTATCGTCCTGGGTTCTTCTGTGGCCTGCAAGCATTGTGTGGGAGCTGTCTCACAAACCGTTTATTTGGGTTTGGGAACAGGTTTACTACGGTCTGGGTCGTGTTTTTGAAAGAGCAAACCATGACATGGCTCGTAAAGTGCTTGAGGAGAAGCAAAAGTGACATATCGTTGCCGCGTTGATGAACATACCACCATCGCTTACGATGGCGGCGAAGAAGTCACCATCACGCACACCGATAATTATTGGGGACGGGAGGAAACTTCTTCCGTCTCCATTAAGAACATCGGTATGCTGATTCAAGCTCTCCAAGACATTCAAAAGATGAAGTATGGTGGGTGGTGAATTGACATTACTTGGAAAGGTTAGAGCAATCAAAAAGATCTGCCCCAACAATTTTTGTATTGTAGGAAAACCGTGCGGAACAAAGTGCACCTGTTTTCCCAAGAAAGCAACGAAATGACCCAAGAAGAGATCCGTAAGAAGCTAGCAGGTATTGACCGTCGCAGTGAAAAGCTCGATGGAGAATTGGCCAAACTACAGGCAACCTGTCAACACCCTGGACTTACAAAGAAACACGGGAGCAACACAGGAAACTACGATCCGACTGCAGACAGCTACTGGATTGATTTTCATTGCCCCGACTGCAGAGCAAGATGGAGAGAAGAACAATGATGCAAATTGAAAGTGTGCAGGTAATCCCCTCTCGTAAGGACAGCCTGTTCGAAGATACACCACTGAACGGCTTTGAGTGCACCATCACAACGTCGTATGACGAGTGGAAGTCTGTGATGGATCGACACCTCGCTGTTGAAACCCCTTCCACCCCAAACGCTTGGTCTGTAACTCGAAAGCCTCCGGAATTCGATGATGTGTGTGAGCGCTTTGCGAAAGCTCAAAAGGCTTTCATGACAGGACCCACTGCAATTTTCCACGATAATTTGTACATGGCTAGAACGGTAGCCATGCCTACAGAAGACCATTTGTTTGCAATGTCGAACACAGGTCCTCTGTACATGGTTCTCAAGGAATATGTGGATAATCTGGAAGCTGAACGGACCGTCGAACGGTTCTATACCGACCCAACGACGTTCAAACCGATGCATGGCATGTGGTATCCATACAAAACCCAATACCGTTTGCGATACGGTGTAAGAGAGGCAAAATGAAACAGATTATTGTGATGCGTAAAGATCTTAAGATGCCTAGAGGCAAAGAGATCGCACAAGGTGCACATGCATCAATGAAAGCAACTCTACTTCATATGGATGATCCTCGTGTGAAAGAATGGCTCAGTGGACTTTTCACAAAAATTGCTGTAGGAGTCAATAGTGAAGAAGAATTGCTGGAGGTCTATAACAAAGCGCGCGAAGCTGGTCTGATAGCTGAATTGATCACCGACTCGGGACTAACCGTATTCAACGGCGTTCCGACCAATACGTGCATTGCTGTTGGGCCAGACACGCACGAAAACCTTCAACCAATCACCGGCAATCTGAAACTACTCTAGGCCCTGTTGAAAGATACATATGCTTGCTGTATGTGGTGTACAACAGCAAGCATTTCTATGTGGAGGCACAAGATGAAGACCAAGAAGAAACAAGCGCCGAAGGAACGCAACCCGTTCGTTCAGCATCTGATCAACCGTAACGGTGGCGGCGTTCACCAGAAGTCCAAGAAGGCGATTCGCCGTCAGGACAAGGTTCAGTTGAAGAAAGACTACCTTAATAAGGCCATCACTTTGGTGGCTTGATCAAGGTAGTCTTGTTATACATGCCGAGATGAACAAAAATATAAATAGTGGTAGAGTTCAATAGGAGGTCTACTATGAAACCATATTTTTACATAATCCGGCACAAGAGCTCAGGCGTGTACTACGCTGGAAGCAAGAGATCAAAACATTCAAATCCCGATAATCTCCTAAAAGAGAATGGCTACACGACTTCATCTAAGGTCGTAAATCAGATAATAGCCGATGAAGGTATCACTTCATTTGAAATAGTGAAGATAAGAGTGTTTGATACACCCGAACAAGCATACCAGTACGAGACAAGGTTTTTGAAAAGGGTGAATGCGGCCAACAATCCATCATTTTTGAACATGCATAACAATAACCTCACCTTGGGGTATGAAACAGACGGTACCCTTATCACATACAACTCCATTGGAGGAAAAATGCAAGGGGCCCGAAATGTTGAGAGCGGTCACATGGAAAGAATCCGCTCAATGATAGATCACGAGAAGCGCGTCGAAGCGTTGAAGAAATCAATGTACGAAAATAAAACAGGGTGGCTTTCCCTAACGGAAGAACAACAGAAGATGTATGCGTCAATGGGGGGTTCTGTCCAGGGTAGACGAAATGCAGAGAACGGCCACATGGACCGCATTCGTGCAATGGTTGATGAAGAAAAGCGAATAAAAAACGTTAAAAAGGCATTGCACGAAAAGAGAACGGGGTGCTTTCTTGACGATGAGCTACGTCGAAAGTCATCGTCGCTTGGTGGTAAAGTACAAGGCAAGCGAAATGCTGAATCAGGTCACCTATCTCGAATAGCAACGTCTTACTGGGATGATGTTAGATCTGGTAAAATTGTGAGACTCAAGAGATCGTGGTACAATAACGGAGACACTGAGACCCAGTTCAAAGAGGGTGAAATCATTCCCGACGGGTTTGTTAAAGGAAGGATCAAGCGATGAAGCAAGAAATGAAAGATGCTTATATGCAAGTGGCTCATGTTTTTGCCTCTCTGTCAAAGGCACAGAGGCTTAAAGTAGGCGCGATAGCTGTTAAAGATGGAAGAATCCTTTCGATAGGGTACAATGGAACCCCTCCAGGGTTTGACAATACATGTGAGGACGAAAACGGTAAGACAAAAATCGAAGTATTGCATGCCGAGGCCAACTGCATTGCTAAGCTAGCAAAGTGCACTGAAAGTTCGGAAGGGGCGGTGTTTTTCGTTACGCATTCCCCATGTGTTGAGTGTGCCAAGCAGATGTACACAGCTGGAATTAAAGAGGTGTACTACGATGAAATGTACCGTGACGCTGCAGGGATAACATTATTGCAAAAACTTGGTGTGAACGTCCAGCGCTACCGGTAGTGTTTTCTTCTGGTAGGCTTTGTTGTAGTTATATAAGTAGGTGCGCGACATGGTAGAAGAGTTGAAATGGGAAAAAATTTCGCAAGCTGATAAAGACCTTTTCATTGAAAAGGCTAAGTATCTCATCGAGCGTAAATATTTTCTGATGCACGATAACGTCGAGATACTCGCAAAACACATATGGACAAAACAACATACGAATACATATAACGATAAGGTGTAAATATATGACGGAAAAATTTCAGATTCTATCTCCAAGAGATCACGTGAGGCTGCGTGTGGGGATGTACATGGGATCTTCCTCGAAAGAAGAAGTAGAGAGATTCGTACTCGGAAAGTGGAAGAAAGCGACATACGTTCCCGCACTTTCCAAAATGATCGATGAGATTCTCGACAACTCCATCGACGAAGCAATCAGAACAAATTTCAAGCATGCAAACCGTATCGACGTCTCGGTCGATGAGGATGCTGTCACTATCACAGACAACGGACGTGGGATTCCTCAGGATGAGATTCTCGATGCTGCGTCTGGCGAAAAGATCCTTCGTCCGGTTGCAGCTTGGACTCGTGTCAATGCTGGAACGTCTTTCGACAGCGAGCGAGTGACGATCGGAACCAACGGGGTCGGATCGTCTGCTACCAACTTCCTTTCTACGTCCTTCAAAGGTCACACCTGGAGAGAAGGGAAGATCGTCGAGGTCAATTGCACCGACGGTGGGTTAAACATCGATGTAAAGCGTAAGTCACGTCACGCAGGAAGCGGCACGTCTGTGACATTCATTCCAGACTTCTCTCTGTTTGAGTGCAAGTCTCTGGCTGATTTCGACACCGTGGAATTGATCCACGATCGTCTGACTAGCCTTCAAATGGCCTTTCCTGAGATCACCTTTTCGTTCAATAAGAACAAGATCGAGGTCAACGATCTCAAGAAGTACGCTGCTCTCTACGCTGATGAGCAGGCTTCCGTGATCATCGAAAAGACAGACAACCTGTCGTTCTTCTTCACTGCATCGGACGATGGATTCCGGACGACCAGCTTCGTCAATGGGGTCAACACTCGTCAGGGTGGCGCATATGTCGACTTTATTGTTAACGGCGTCGTGGACGAGCTTCTCGCAATGATTAAGAAGAAGCATAAGATTGAAGTCGCAAAATCAGTAGTGAAGAATGGCCTCACGTTTGTTATGTTTGCTCGCAACTTCGTCAATCCCAAGTTTGACAGCCAAACTAAAGAGCGCTTGACCAACTCGGCAGGGAATGTCAAAGAGCACTTTGAAGGATCTACGGCTCACGACTTCAAGTACATCGCCAAGAAGCTAATGGCTGCTGATGATATTGTCGAGCCTGTCATTGCCGCTCAGATTGCCAAGAAGGAAGCAGATGAATATCGCGATGCTAAGAAAGAGCAGAAAAAGCTGAAAAAGGTCAAGGTTGCAAAACACATTGCAGCAAACAACGACAAAGCTACTCTGTGCTTGGTCGAGGGGGATTCAGCTATGGGCTTCTTGCTCAAGGTTCGCGATCCTTCTAAGATCGGTGCATATCCTCTTCGTGGTGTGATCCTCAACACGTGGGATATGAAGCCCGCCGAGGTGTTGAAGAACAAGGAGCTGAGCGAGCTTGTTGCTGTGCTTGGCTTGGATATCAGTGATCCAGACAGTGTCGATAGCATGACGTATCAAAGCATTGCGACATTGACTGACTCCGACCATGATGGTAGCGGTCACATCTCGCCGCTGATTGTCGCATTCTTGTACAAGTTCTGGCCGAGACTTCTCGAAGAGAAGCGTGTTAAAATCACTCGCTCCCCGATCATGATCTCTTCCAACGGCAAGGACACCAAGTGGTTCTACACATATGAAGAAGCAAACACGTTCAAGCAGAACAGCAAGGGATACACGCACCGCTACATCAAAGGGCTTGGATCTTTGACCGAACAGGAGTATAGTCGGATTCTCAACGAGCCTGTGTTCGATACTGTTGTTGTCGACAAGTCTGAATACTTCCAGATGATGTTTGGTAACGACTCGAACCTACGCAAGGAGTTTATGACAAAATGAGCAATCTTACACAATTCTTCCAAGACGACGATGTTCGTCTCTATCCTGTATCTTCGATTGCCAACAACGAGTGGCGTTCGTTTGCTATGTATACCGTCGAATCTCGTGCAATCCCGAATATGATTGACGGATTGAAGCCTGTTCAACGATTCTACCTATACAGCTCGATTGTCAATTCGAAGCGCGAGTTCAAGAAGGTCAGTGCAATCGCTGGCGTTGTTTCTGACTATGGATACAACCACGGCGAGTCTGCCGCTGCAGGTGCTGGTCAATTGATGGCGGCTGAATGGTCGAACAACATCTGCCTCGTTGAAGGACGTGGTAGCTTTGGCACGAGGCTAGTTCAGTCCGCTGCTGCTCCGCGTTACACATACTCGAAGCTGCATAGCAACTTTGACAAGTATATCAAGGACGTTAAGCTGTCACCTGTTCACCCTGATCCGGAACATGAGCCGCCTGCATTCTACGTTCCAGTGATTCCTTTGGTTCTCGCAAATGGGATCAAAGGGATTGCAACAGGTTTCGCAACCAACATCCTTCCTCGTGACCCTGTCGATCTTATCAAAGCGTGTAAGGAATACGTCACGACAGGCAAGATCAAGAAGCGGACGAAAGTCAAATATCCTCATTTCAACGGTGAGGTGATCTATAATGAGCAAGAGCAGAAGTACTACTGCAACGGCAAGTTTGAACGCAAGAGCAAGACGGTTCTTCTGATCACTGAGATCCCATACGGTTTCGACCGTGAGGGTTATGTCGAAGTGCTCGACAAGCTCGAAGAGAAGGGAGACATCGTCAGCTACGATGATATGTGCGATAAAGATGGATTCCGCTTTGAGGTTAAACTAAAGCAGCAGATCTCTGCTCTTTGGGACGATGATAAGATCATCAAAGAGTTCAAGCTGTCTAAGCCGCTTTCTGAGAACCTGACTGTCATCGATCACAACGGACGTCTGAAAGAATATGTTGATGAGCGGGATTTGATCGTCGACTTTTGCGACTACCGTTCAACGATTCTGCAGAAGCGTATCGACAATCAACTGCAATTGAACACCGAGGAAGCACGTTGGCTCGATGTCAAGATGCAGTTCATCCAGGCTGTGTTGGATGAAAAAATCCAGTTCAAGAACAAGAAGAAGGCTGACGTTGAAAAACAAATCCTTTCTACGACAAGCGCTCTGGCGAGTGACGTCGATCGGCTGCTGACCATCAACCTGCTCAGCCTGACTGACGAGATGGTCAAGGAGCTGGCAAAGCAGATCAAAGACGTTGAGAAGCAGATCAAATACTGGAAGACGACTACTCCGAAAGAGCAGTTCATCGACGACCTCGAAGAGATTAGCTGATGATATATTTCGCTGATAACTTACCAACTCGAAAGTTATCATATGAGCAGCTCGATACAGTGATCAACCATGCGTGCGATGTCCTCGGGATTCCCGAGGACATTTCTATTGAGATACTGTTTACATATGATATCGTATTTCCACAGTACGGGGATGCTGACGTTGAACAGGATGATGACACACAAGCAACTATACGTGTCAATCGTCGCGCATCGAAAGAGGACATCATCGCAACGTTATTTCACGAAATGGTTCACGTTAATCAGATCATAAGTGGTATGTTGACATTAGGTGAAGGATCGCGTAAGTCCACATGGAATGGTAATGTTCATGAGGTTGACTATTTTGAGTTGCCTTGGGAAAGGCAAGCCTTCGAACTCGAGCAATATATGATGGCTACATACAAGGAGAAATACAATGGAATATACCGTAACGGTCGATAGTGACTCTGTCTCTGAGCTCGTCCGGCAAAGTCTTGCTGATTCGCTTTGCGTTGTTGCAAGTACCCATGAAGTCGACTACGAAGGCAAAGCACTCATCAACAGCTTGTTGATTGTCCACGAGTATTACTCGACTGCAGCACAACACGCTGAGCTACTTGATGAACTGCAAGACGATCTGCAAGAGTTTGACGTAGGCCTGGATTTTGATACCACTGACGGCGACGACTTCGAGATTATTGAGGACGAGGACAGTGTAACGATCACTCTCGATGGAGACAGCAAGACCCTCGAGCATCTTGCATCAAAAGGCATGGAGTATTTGATTCTCCGTCAAATGTTTAACAACCCTTCAACTGACGATCTTTTTCGTTGGATTGAATCGGGTAAAGCTCTCGATCAAAAGGAATGACACATGGCATCTCGTGTTCAACTAATGAAGCAAAAGGGGCTCATCGCTCCTCCTAAGTGGCTGCCTCAGAATGTTCACTATGAGGTGATCATGGGTTCTGTTGCCTATGGCGTGTCTAGCGATACGTCTGATATGGACGTGTATGGTTTCTGTATTCCGCCTAAGGAAGATGTCTTCCCTCATCTAAGAGGAGAAATCCTTGGGTTCGGTCGACAGATCCAGCGATTCGAACAATATCAGGAACACCACATCATGGATGCTGAGGCTCGTCAGGAATACGATTTCAGTATCTATTCGATCGTGAAGTACTTCCACCTGTGTATGGAAAACAACCCGAACATGTGCGACAGTTTGTTTGTCCCACAACGGTGCGTTCTGTATGCATCGAAGATTGGGCAAATGGTTCGAGACAATCGCAAGTTGTTCCTCCATAAGGGTAGCTACCACAAGTTCCGTGGATACGCGTACGCTCAGCTTCACAAGATCGGCACGAAAGCTAATGCCTCGAACCCAAAGCGTCAGGCTTCAATCGACGAGTTTGGCTATGATGTGAAGTTTGCGTATCACGTTGTTCGACTTGCTCTTGAAGCTCAGCAGATCCTTGTCGAGCATGATCTTGATATCGAAGCGAATCGTGAGATCCTGAAATCGATCCGTCGTGGGGAATGGACTGAGGAGAAGCTACGCAATTGGTTCAACGAAGCTGAAAGGCATCTTGAAGAGCTGTACGTCAAGTCGACCTTGCAGCACGCCCCTGACGAGGAAGCAGTCAAAGAGCTTCTCATGAATTGCCTAGAGCATCATTACGGTTCTCTGGACAATGCTGTCAAACGCGAGGTTCCAGTCGACCGAATGATTGCAGAGCTGAAAGCAGTATTAGAGAAATATGAAGGGCGCTAGTTTAGCGCCCTTTTTCTTGTTGTACACAATTTCTGTTTGTGGTATGTGATTCCTGCCACAGAGGAGATGTAACATGGCTTATGCACCGGTCGACGTTCAGATTTCTGACATTACTGGTTCGTTCATTGAGCGTCAGTATGGTAAGACGTTCGAATATACGGACAATCCCGAGTTTGTTCTTCACGTTCCTGCGCACGGCGGCAAACTGGTTCACTTTCCTCATCTGGTGTATGTTGGTCCGCCCGGCGCGACTCAGACGCGTCGCGCTCTTGTCAAGGGCATTGTCGCTCATGTTGTGACGGACGAAACTGAGTTTGGCTTCGTCACCGAGAAGTGGCATATCGCTAAGCATCGGATTTACAAAAAGGGCGCCTAACCAGCGCCCTTATCTTATTTGATGAATACGTCTGCTCTCATCGAGGCCCTGTCAGCAGCGTCCGATGCTTTCTTGTATCCTTCTGGATCTTGGTGATGGAATTGAAGGGCTTTAGCAGCACGGCTATGAGCCTCAGCGGCTGCTGTATGGAAGTCACCAGCTTCGCGGTTTCCTGCATTGTCGAAATCATCGGCGAGCTCAGTATGCTTGACGGTCATGTTTCTATGATGGCGCTCTCTCATTGAGACATCATTTGCAGACATTCCTTGAGGTTCTTCGCGACGTCTGTTGAAAATTCCAAAAGCTTCATCGACTTGTTCAGTTAGAGCAGCCTTGAATGCTTCGTTGACAATTGTACGAATATCAGACTTGGACATTGTGTTCTCCTAATAGAGGGATTGAATCAGATGTATTTATCTGAATTCAACTCGCCCATCTAATCGCTGCATGCTCGATGCACATCTTAGCTTGATCAGGAGTCATTTTGAACCACTCACCCTTGATTCTCAAGTAGTTGTATTCGTGATGGATTGTCTTTTCGACGTATCGCGCTTGTTCGTCTGGAACTTGCACAGAATGGTGAATTACTAGTTTTTCGCTATTGCCTGTTTGCAACGCACGTAGTCGGCGTCCAACATCCTTGCTGAACCCGATCTTCTGCTTTTCAACTGTCCCTATAACATAAATAAACATAAACCTATTTATGAAGAGGGGACACGATAGTGTTTGGATTCAAGACATTTCTTCTTGAGTATTTGACTGACGAACAGCGTGATCAATACGCTAAGACAAAGATGACACCGAAAGCTCGTGAAGCAACCGATCACTTCTTTGGCAAGGACATCGATAAGGTCCATGGTGAGATCAAGAACGACGATAAGTCTGAAATCCATCGTCAAATCGAACGACATCTCGGACATGACATATCTCATGATGACTACATTCGTGGCTCCATTAAAGACAAATATGGTCGTGACGTTCGGATAGGTAGAGCTGTCAAAGACAACAGCCTACGTCTGCAATTTGACAAGGACCCTGTTCGTCAAACAGGCTACACTAATCACAAGACGACGACTGTTCGTGGAACCGAAGTTGCTGGACAAACAAACCCCACACCTAACGCCGAGCATCCGAGAGGACATTCATGGAAAGACATTAGCTGCAAGAATGTTGTCAATGGGATCAATCGTCGTTACCTCAAGCATGAGATCAAGCACGGTACGGTCGTTCACTTTGTCCACGATCAAAACGGCCAAGAAATATACCGTGCTACTCTTCATCCGCACCATAACGAACAAGGGCACACGATGTACAGCGTCGATGCTGAATATGGAGTTAGTCACCCAAAATTTACGGAAGATTCTCATCGTATAGCGAAAGAACTAAGTGGGCCATACTCGTCGGGCATTTTCACAAAACACCCTGATGTTTACAATGATAATCATGTGACACGTACCGTTCATCCCGCCATCACTAAACAACACATTGTTCAGATGGTGAAGAACTTTGACTCTCAACATCCTGATGTCAAAAGATTTGTAGCAAGACATCCAGATTTCACATCGGCGCATATTACACACATTCTTAAAACGGGTAATGATGAGAGTCGCATTGCCGCTCTCACAGATGTAAATAAGATAATCCCTCAACATATTACTATGGCGCTTCGCGACAAACATAATTTGGTTAGACAAGCTGCCATGAAGAGCCCTCAAGCAACAGAGCGCCACCTGATGGACGCTGTGAACAACCAAACAGATCCTCAATCTGCATACATGGCTATTAACCATCCAAATGCAACACCAAGAGTAATTCGAGCTGGAATGTCTCATTCTAATCTAATGACAGCAGCAGCGGCACTACGTAAAAACCAAAATGCTACTTCAAAAGATATTGACGATATTCTATCGCGTCCAGAGGCAGCTGATAACGTTAGTATTACAGCAGCAGTTGCTGACCATCCCAACACACGATCGCACCACATTGATAAAATTGTTGACACATCCACATCTGGAAACGCTGTCGCTTACGTTTTGAAACATCCATCGACATCGCCAGAGACTCTAACTCGGGTCTTGAACAAGAAATCCAACGATCGTGCAATAGCTCGTGTTGCGGTCGTCACACATCCAAAGGCAACAGCCGAGCACATAAAGATGGCGAAGTCCGATCCTGCGTGGACTGTACGTGAGGCTGCATACGCACATCCTGAAAACACAGCATCGGATCTGCACGCAGGATTTGAAGATCCTTCTGCTTACGTTAAGAAGACAGTCGTTTCACACAAGAATGCTGATAAAGAGCTACTAACAAAAGCTCTCAACCACACTGACCAATCGTGGATAGACGAGACACACATCCACCAGGCCGCATTGAAGCACAGAAAAGCAGATGAATCTCATGTTGCTCAAGCACTGCAGAGCCCCAACTGGCTTACACGCGAACACGCAGTCAAGCATCGCAAGGCAACTATAGAACAGCTCGAGAATGCTTACAAAAACGACGACTCATATCGCGTGCAGGACGCAGCTCTAACTGCTCTAGCAAAGAAGCGAGGTGAGCCACGCCATGTAACTCACCGATACTACAGAGACAAAGGTTGATTTTTTGGTCAACCGACGTATACTAGAGATACGCTCTATGAAATATTAAAGGTTGTTTTGAAATCCAGTTTGTTTCAAAAGCCTGTTGACGTCTGCATTTATTTCAAATATATGAGAAGCATCAAGGAGGAAATCAGATGCTTCTCAAAACTGAAATCACCAACGCAACGCTCGTTCAGAAGTTTGTTTTGTGGCTCTGCAAGGAACTGCAGATTCAGCCTGATAGCATTTCAATTCACGGAGAAGACGATCTCGATGGTGTCTATGGTCTCTGCATGGATGTCACAGAATCCGAATTTGTGATTCTTGTCAAAACCGGTAAACGTAACATCGGTGAGATCTTCACGACGATTGCTCACGAGATGATTCATGTCAAGCAGTATATGAAAGAAAACCTCGGCCACTGGATGGATAACTGCCACGACATTCCGTATATGCAACGGTGGTGGGAAGTGGAAGCGTTTTCTAAGAGCGTTCATCTCGTTGAGAAGTTTGCGAAGGAATTGTGATGAAGTATAAGATCATTGCAGGCCCCACACAGATGCGGGTTGAGCGTTATAACTTCAAGTCCGAACCAATCGATATTGGTGATGAATATATCACTAGTGATAACGAGCAAGCTCGGCAGTTCTATTACGAACACATGCACGTTGCTTGCCAGCGATACATCCAGCTTCGGTGGTATGTGAGGTGCATTGAATGGTCAATGATCAAAGAAGTAGTAAATGAGATCGTAGATCGTTTTCCGACGATGTACTTTGATGGGCCTTCGTGGATCGCATCGACTGTTCCTTGGAAGCAGGCGAAACACAAGGAGTGGTTCATGGTTGATAAAAATACTAGATGGCTGTTGAAGAAGGAGTACAAAGATGGTATTCGTATGCGACAGAAAGAGACATCTGGTGTGCCTGCCTTACAGTCTGGAGAATCTCCATCTGATGGCTAACCAGCTAGGGATTGATAGGTGTTGGTTTCATTCCACACCGTATCCACATTACGACATCCCCAAACGACGAATTCAGGAGATCGAAGCGATCTGCAAGATCGTCTCACCAAAGCACATTGTTAGAATCTGTAGAGGAGAATATGATGAACATTCTGATTGCTAAGAGCGACCGTGAGTTCCGTGAAGCGCATGGTTGGCGTTTATTTCACGCTCACTTTGCAGGTCACTGGGAAGGCGATAAGTTTCTTGTCCGTAAGGACCGGCCTGGAAATGCTGTCGGTCAGCTTCTCACGGCAGAACAACTGAGCGAACATCTTACGAAGATTACCGAGGACGCATAATGTATGTGATCGCAAACCCTTCAAACCTCTATATTTACAGCACACATGATCATATGTTAGAAGCTCTTGCTCTCGAGCGTCGCGAATCGCACCTTCAAAAGATGCAATATGCCGCATTTGTTCTCTTCCTTATGGAAGATGGTAAAACATGCCAGGTCCTAAAAGACAGATCTGGGACTTTTAGCCAGAACGTAACGCATTCAACGAAGAAGATGTTAAGCATGATCGACGTGCTCACTCAACCAGAATAAACGCTCAGATCCCCTTTCCAATAAATAACACAACGAAAGGGGATCCACTGATATGAAAACGTTCAAGCAATTTATCACGGAAGACAATGATCATTACGAACGAGAGTTTCACGATCGTATACGTAAGCATTGGCCCAACGGTATAATCGCCTACCATGAATCGCCCGGACATGTAGCTGATTCGTTTCGGAAACATGGTATAAACGGAGACTATGGAATCTTTGCTACTATAGGACAGCCATCAAATTTTGTCACGAGTGTTAAAAAGACCATCGTCAAGTTTAGAATACCTCCACACGATAATCACCCCCATCACATCACACCAGATATGGCATACGATCCCGACAATCCACACGAAGACTTGCTCAACAAACATCCAGGCGATTTGACGGGCGCGGATATATCCCTACACACTGAAAATGTGCCACCACATCGAATCATATCAATCGAAGAAAAATAACAAAAAAAGTTGCAAATCCCGTTGATCATAGCTGCAAAAAGGTATAAATACCTCTAACACAAACCAAGAGAGACCAATGACTTCTTCACCTTCCATATCCTCACTAGATAGAAATCAGGGACGCGGCGTAGCCCGTGCACTCCCTATGTTTAGGGTCACTTCGACGTAAAGATAAACCGACATCTCTACTTCAAAGTGACCCAGGATCAAAAATCCTGGGTTTCTTAATTTTCGGGTTGACGTTACGAAGAAGCTAAGCTAATCTAACGACACAAACGAAACGCTCTTTGACAATTTGGCACGAATGTTTCTAGGAGAAATCCGATCATGAAACTGAGACAGAAGAACAAACTGACGAATGTGTCCGTGAGTTCCTTTGTTGGAGGTGTTCCTTTGGAACACTGAAAATTCTGTTTTCACATGTACTTTATCTCCGATCGGGGAATGAGCTCACCTTTGCGCAAGGGAGTCGCCGTTCGATACGGCTAGGTTAAAACGGTCGCTCCGTTGTAAAGTGCAGCTGAAAACAGAATTCTACTTTTACATGTGCGTGATGGTGTAGTGGGAGCACAGGAAGACCGAGACGTAGGGATACGGGGTAGGCAGCAAGATGCCAGGCAGAGGTTCGATTCCTCCCACGCACAGTTGAAAGTAGAATAATAGTTGACGATATCACTTAAATAGTGTAAGTATCAATTCTGTTTTGATTGATACACATAGCGTGCGCCATCTGGAGTAGACATGAAAGTGTTGCTTGAAACACAGCAGAGAACATCATGGCATTGTGTATCATTCTAAACAGAGTGGGGGATTAGCTCAATTGGTTAGAGCGTCGGACTCATAATCCGCAGGTTATCGGTTCAAGTCCGGTATCCCCTACCATATATATCGGTACTGCTTGGCGGTTAAAGCAGCTAAGTCGCCTTTGTTCCTAGAGGTAGAGCCAAACACATAGCGACTCCGTAGCTCAATGGATAGAGCAACTGACTTGGCCTGAGGGTATGGAAGCCCAGTGAAGTGCGAATCTTCTAAGGCACGATCTAATCAGTAGGTTGTAGGTTCGAGTCCTACCGGGGTCGCCATTTGGATAGAACGAGAGCCTTCGTTTTATAAATAGTCTCAAAAGGAGGCTATAATGAAGCAAGGGTCTTGCAAACACTGCAACACAACATATGATCTAGACGATAAACCAAAAGGTTGGATGGCTAATCACAGTAGATGGTGTGACTCAAATCCTAAAAGAAACGCCTACGTTAATAATATGGAAAAAGCAAGAAATGCTAAAACCATAGAGGGTAGAAAAAGAGCTGCTGAAAAAGTGTCTGAACACCATAAAAACGGTGTGTATGATCACGTCGATCATAGAACATTTCTCGGTAGAAAACATACAGATGAATCGAAACAAAAAACCAGAGTAAAAGCTCTCGCATCAAAGCACAGAAGACTGCGAAAAGGGGTTGTCGAATATAAGGGTGTTATGTTAGACTCATCGTGGGAACTAGCACTTGCTCAAAGGCTCGATGAACTGAATATCGAATGGGTTAGGCCAGACCCTATACCTTGGATAGATACAGCAGGAGTGACTCACAATTATTTTCCTGATTTTTATCTGCCAAAATATGACGTGTATCTCGACCCTAAAAATCCCGCTGCTTTCAAAGCGCAGACAGAGAAAGTTCATATTCTGATGAATACCTACAAAAATATTGTATTCATACAGTCATTATCAGAGTGTCGTAATTACACACCTTAGATAATTTTCTGGTACAGAGAGGGGAAGGTATAGATTCTCTCTGCTAAGTCGCCCACGCATTCCGGGCCAGAGCCAATGACTATTATGGTACTACAGAGAGACGCTTTACAAAACTGTAGTTAAATCGCTAGTTGCGTCCGCTAGTAGAGCCGAACACATATGGAAGCGTGATCGAGTGGTTTAAGATTCTAGTCTTGAAAACTAGCGAACGAGAAATCGTTCCGTGGGTTCGAATCCCACCGCTTCCGCCATTATTACTATGGAGCTGTGGCAGAGTGGTCTATCGCGCTGCCTTGGAAAGGCAGTGGGCGTCTTTTTCGTCCCCAGGGTTCGAATCCCTGCGGCTCCGCCATAACAACAACGATAATGGAGTGAATGCCATGACTGATGAAGAAGTAGATATCCACATCGAAAAACCTTCGCGAGCTGAACGTTGGAAGCGATCCATCGCAGCACGACTTCGACGCCAAGTAGCAAAGTTCGCGAGAACGGCACACTCACAAAAAGAAGATCAGGAAGCACAAGATCGGCTGCAAGCCAAACGGCTTCTGGAAAAACAAAAGAAGCAAAAGCGTAAAAAAGTGGTTGACACGGAAACGCAAGTAGCGTAAAAGAATCAAACAAAGATCAAGCGGGTTGATGAAACCATAAGACTTGATTGCCCTATAAATAGAATAGTACAGTAACGAGTATTGACCTGAGCATGTCTTGAAAAGGCTCGTTCTTGTTCTAACTAGTTTGACTAACGGCGGACGTGGTTAAATAAAGTCCGGAGATGGTGCCACCGTAAAGCCTCCTGAACCCTGTCAAACCAGCTACAACTAGAATACAGCTAGCCGAAGCCCGCCGGCAGAGTAGAAAGCGCATAAGGTTAAGTCCGATTCGCGTGGACAGCACGGGCAGAATGTTCCCAGTTAGCTCAGTTGGTAGAGCAGATGACTGTTAATCATCGGGTCGCAGGTTCGAGCCCTGCACTGGGAGCCAAATAAATGGCCCATTGATGAAGTGGTATCATACCGGATTGTCTATCCGAGGTTAGGGGTTCGATTCCCCTATGGGTCGCCAGAATAGATAGTGATGTAATCACCCCTTGTGAGGGTGTCCCATGTCGCTGAGCATAGTCTCCTTCATGGTCAAAGCTGCAAACAGCCCTGTCTATACTCGTTTGATTTAGCTACCTAGGCGCTGCAACAAGCAAAGCAGGGGTCGTAATGCTAGACGACATTCGGTTCGATACGTGAGAACCAGTATGATGTGGACGTAGGGTGTGCGCCACGTTAAAAACAGAAATACCCAATGAATTCGGGGCCAGGGACTGCTATGGGGTGGTCACCGCACTTGCAATGCGGAAATCAGCCGGGATCGTACCCTCGGTGGCTCCACCAATAATAAACAGGCGAAACTGAGCCCTGAACATGCCGTTTGAAGTACCGCGGATTTAGGCAGTAGGGGAGCTTCGATGGAGTGCCGCGGTCGAACCTGTTTATACTATTTGGGGCCTTAGCTCAGTTGGGAGAGCGTCTGACTTGCACTCAGAAGGTCATCGGTTCGATCCCGATAGGCTCCACCAAAGTTAACTATGGGGCATGCGCAGAGTGTATAACTGCGGGGCCAATATGGGCCGCCTGGGAGCGACTACACGACTTCCCTGTTCCACCAAATTATGGGTCTGTTAGTGTACGTGAGGAATCACACTGCCACCTTAATTCGTTAGGGGTACACAAGGCAGAGTTACGCGGGTTCGAGTCCCGTCAGATCCACCAAGATAAAGTCCTATGTTCGTCTTGCTGACTTTAGCATGTACGACTTAGGCACCAATGGGCTGTTGACTAGTAAACAACGGTAACCGTGGGGCCTGTGTAAATCCATGTCGGTAACGACCATCTGGTGTCAGATAACCTTACAATGTCGGTTCAAATCCGATACAGTCCACCAAACAGAGGCGATCCGGCGTCCGACTAAAGAATTTCCGGCTGAAATAACATGCCCTGGTATCCCCCGACGCTACGAACGTCGAGAAAGGTAACTGGAATGAGCTGTAAAAGGCAAATGTAGGTTCGAATCCTATTCAGGGCTCCATTGAGAAACGTATCGAGTTCGCGCGATAGGATACGTCGGTAGGACCTTTTGTTTGAGACTGGTCGATGTGCAATCGCAGGTAGGGGATGTGCATATAAATGCGGGTGTAACTCAGGGGTAGAGTGTTTCCTTGCCAAGGAAAATGTCGTGGGTTCGAATCCCATCTCCCGCTCCAAATTCAATTGGCAATGTTGCCAAGCCACCCTGTAAAGGAGATATACATGTCGTACCGTAAGATTGAAGTTGATGGAAAGACCTATGAGTATTCCATCGGAAAGACACACACTAAGATTCGGCACGTTGGAGCTTGGAAGAACGATGAAGTCGGTTCTATTCGAGCTGGTAGCTACTGTTCGTGTGGTTTCCATGCAGGAGATTGTGACTTTGATGTCCCTATGTCTTTACAAGTGACGCCAAAAGACTTGACTTGGTTCATCAGAAGTGGTAAGTTTAGGTACGAAGAGAAGATGAAGTCTAAGAAGAAATAACATTCTGATGGATCATTACAGCAACTAATTAGCATATCTTTGGGAGATCGAGACGTAGGTGCAAATCCTACACCCCTGACCATATTACTGACAGGGGTTAGTTTAGTAGATAGAACGCGTAGCAAAAAGTTGATCCAGAGAATATAGCCGAGTAGCTCAGTGGTAGTAGCGTTTCGTTTACACCGAAAATGTCGGGGGTTCGAATCCCTCCTCGGCTACCAATTATATAATGGAGCGTGGGCAGGACGGTAATGCAGCAGATTGCTAATCTGTAGGACCTGTAAGGGTCCACTGGGTTCAACTCCCAGACGCTCCGCCAAATAGCCGTGTTACGGGGCTAATAAAAGCAAACTGTAACCTGAATTTTTTGCGGGGTAGAGCAGTCTGGTAGCTCGCCTGGCTCATAACCAGGAGGTCGTAGGTTCAAATCCTACCCCCGCAACCAATATTGGCCTCTTACACCGTTGCATTTTCACTGTGCCACGTCTATATGGACAACAAAGGAGAATGCTATGGTAGACCCCGTTCAGCTAGCTATTCGTGTAGCACGCCGTTATGGCAAACGTTCTCGTTTTGGTAAATGGGAAAAGGTTGTCAAAGGCATGCACATTCCGCTGACAGCATTTGACTCTCGTAAGGTTGAGTCCGTTGCTGTTCGTGAAATGCGTGTAGAAGCAAAACTGACGCGTTCGGTCTATAGAGGTATGTTTACAAAGGCAAACATGCGTGTTGAAGAGTTGCTTCCGACACAGCCGTTCGTCAGAACGGAGAATGTCGAAACGCTGAGAATGAAGATCGGTGAGACAAAACCGACTCATATCAGAGTTGTGACACATAAAGGAAAGCACTACATCGACGATGGCCATCATGCTGTGATGGCCGCAAAGCTAAGAGGAGATGAAACGGTCGAAGTCAGCTATCTGAACCTAGATCAGTTTCCAAAGAGATGATTGGGGATTAGCTCAATTGGCAGAGCAACGGTTTTTGGTACCGCAGGTTCCAGGTTCGAATCCTGGATCCCCAGCCAAACAATACAGAGTGTCAGTAAGTGAAAGGTGCTACGGTTTAGCGGCTGTAGTAAAAGGAACACGCGGTTCTTCGAGTAACTGTAATGATGTACCCTAAGGACGCAAGTCTATAACTACACGGCCGAAAATATGTAGATAATGCTGTCGATGTTGTGGCGACGGGCTCTGTATAACACTTAATAAATACCTCAACGCACGGTGCGTTATGGAGGTATTGAAAAATGGAATTGTACATCAGTACGATATTAGAAATGGCAGTTACATGGACACCTATGTACACACTACCATGTGATGGTAGAAAGCTGCCAATCAAAAACAACGAAGCACTTTTCTCGCTATTGGGAATCACATACGGTGGCGATGCTGTACACGATTTTGCTTTACCAGATCTGAGACCGCTAGACGAACATGGTGTCAAGCGTGATTGGCGTCAAGGAGAAGTGAAGAAGTTTATCGTGACCGAAGGCATCTATCCTATGAGAGATTGATAGCTTAGCCCGTGTGGTGGAATTGGCAGACACACTTGGTTTAGGTCCAAGCGCTGTAAAGCATGGGGGTTCGAGTCCCTCCACGGGCACCAATTATTTTCAAGAAACTGGTTGACAAGCGTTCAGCAATCTCGTATATATGCTTTAACACAAGCACAGGAGAATCTCAAATGCTGACGATGACCACCAAGCAGTTCCGTTCGATGCTTCGCGAAGCCGGTATTGGAGTGTGGCAGTGCTACACCAACCCGTGTGCAAAGGAAGGCGCTCGGAACGTCGGTGCGATGTTGACCGAAGCAGACGTACAAGGTGAGCTGCAGAAGCTGATCGACGTCATGAAGAAGCATGGTCACAATCCGGAAGATCACAACATCCGTATTACTGATTCGCGTGTTGGTCGCCATTGGTATGGCTGGCAATACATTCGCGGAGTGGCCAAGTACGAAGAATAAGAAGGAATAGCGCACTGATCCGAGGCTATAGTCTGTAGAGCCTTTGACGATTATCCCTTTCCTTCTCTGCTGTAGGATTCAGACCCCTACAGTTAGAATATGGTGAGATTCGGGTTTATATAAATACCCCAAAACGGGGGTTCGTATGAAAACGTGTCTACAGTGCCAACAAACTAAACCGTTGGGTAACTTCTACAAACAAGCGAAGTCGCCTGATGGCTATCAACGGTATTGTAAGAAGTGCTCAAACGCATTTAGTGCTTTATCTGAGGCTAAAAAGAAACAGAAGTATGACGTAATACGTAAAAAGGCACGAGATAAATTTGCCGATGAGGTGAGAGAGTATAAGGTATCGAGAGGATGTGCTCACTGTGGTGAGAATCACCCTGCGGTACTTGATCTGCACCATCTCGATCCTACCGTTAAAGACTTGCATCCGAGCGATGCAAGAGGACGGCGCCTCTTTTACGAGGAAGCACAGAAGTGTATAGTCTTGTGTTCCAACTGTCATAGAAAAGTACATTACGGGGTGTAGCTCAGGTGGTAGAGCGTTAGTTTTGGGTACTAAAAGTCGTCAGTTCGAGTCTGGCCACCCCGACCAAAACAAAAAATGCGGGTAGACAAGGTCAAGGGGCGACCAGCGGCCTTCCAAGCCGTAGAACGCGGAGTTCAACTCTCCCTGCCCGCTCCAATCAATAATGGATCATTCCAGCAACAAATTAGCTTTTCGTATCATAAACGACTAGTCTAGGTGCAAATCCTAGGTCCGCCACCAAATCTAACTATGGCGGATTAGTGTAATAGCAGCACAGTATACAGCAAAAAGTTGATCCAGAAAAATATATGCTGACGTCCCATAGCGGCGATTGGAACGGTTTTGTAATCCGTCGGGAAACCCACCGTGAGTTCGAGTCTCACCGTCAGCACCAAGTTTCACAAGAGCATCTAGGACCGCCGTCATTCCGATATTGGGCTGTCCTTGTTGGGTGACGGTTTGCGGATAAGACCGACTTGCAGGATGTCTAATGACAGCTTTCGACCCCGTCGTGCTAAGCGAGCGCTGCTACTGCAATTTTTCAAAAATATCTGTTTTGTGCGTTGACGTGGCTGTTCAAATCAGCTAAAAGGAACGCAACAAAGGAGATCGACAGATGAACAGCTTCATGAACGCTCTGTGGAATGCAAATGGTTCGGTTGTCACGGGTGTTTACAACGACCAGCCGTTCTACGGTCACATTGAGAGTGTTCGTACCAAGGCTGGTACTGACCTTTCTGTTACCGTCAAGACGGAACAGGGTGAAACGATCCTCCTGACTGGTTCGGAGCTGTTTCAAGGTGAAGGCAAAGTAAGCAAAAACCTTCATGTGTACTTCTGATAGGAAAGATCACACGATGTTCGAGATTCTCGTGAATAATGGGTTCAGATTTGAATATTATTCAACGATTGAGGCAACATCGGTGTTCGATGTCAGAATGAAGTGGAAGAAAAGAGGCGATTGGACAACTGAGAGCTTCAAAGTTCGTAGAGTAAAATAAACAGGGTGTAGCTTAGTTTGGTAAAGTGCCGGACCTGGACTCCGGAGACCGTCGGTTCGAATCCGACTACCCTGACCAATTCATCAGTCTGTAGCTCAGCGGGAGAGTGCTGGGTCGGGAGCCTAGAGGTCGCGGGTTCGATCCCCGCCAGACTGACCAAAATATGTTCATGAAAGGAATCTGTCGTGAGTATTCTCGAACAAGCATTACATCGTAGGATCATTGAAGTACGAGGAACCACGATCAACACTGGATATGTAACCGTTTCAGATCTACTCGATAAGATCGAAGAGTTCACGAAAGATGCTAACCCCGATAATGAAATCGTGTTGGAGGGGAGTAACGGCATCGGCATTCTCGAGCTTCGACTGGAAACAGAAGAGGAGTATGATCGACGGGTAGCAGAACACAAGGCTTATGTGTTTGCTGAACAGGCAAAAGCTGATCGTTCATGGAAGCGACAACAAGCACGTTTTGCAAAAGCAAGACAAAAATGAAATACTGGTACTTCGTGTTAACCTTTACGAAGCTAAGTCGCCAATTAGGTGGTAGAGCCAAACACATACTCCTGCCTGTGCAGTTCGCTACACAGGGAAATGCAGAGTTGAAACATACTCGGTAGGTCGAACGAGCTGGTGAGCCAGTGAGAGAAGTTAACTTCTAGACCGAAGTGGGTTCAATTCCCACCAGGAGCATATTTGGGGCTATAGCTCAGTTGGGAGAGCGCTTGAATGGCATTCAAGAGGTCAGGGGTTCGACTCCCCTTAGCTCCACCAGAATAACGCAGCTTTAACTCAGTGGTAGAGTGCTGTCCTGACTCGACAGATGTCAGAGGTTCGAATCCTCTAAGCTGCACCAATAAAGGGATCAGTTCCGCAACAAATACAAACTTTCATTTTGGTTGAAAAGCAAGATGATCCCGCAAAAACACGTTGACTGCGAATCGAAAAGGACGTATGTCCTGCTTACAAGATTAGGAGTTCGACGTGGACCGCGATAGTTTAATCAAGCAGTGGGTTGAGATCTCTCGTCAAATGTCTATCAAGCACGAAGAAACGAGAAATCCCGATTACACTGCTGCAGAACGGCTTGATGCTCGGGTCGAGTATCATAGGCTGCAAGAAGTGTTACTGCAAATTCAATGGAAACTCGAAGCGGCATAAAGAATATGGCCTGTGGATGTGTGATGAACATCCCTTGCAATACCCTAGGAATCTGCGGGTTATCAGGATTCGATTGCCAACCGATCGTGAAGGCGTTGGGCAGTAGGCTATACTGGGAAATGGCTAGGTTGGTAACACACCGAATTTGTAGAAGCTCATCACTTCGATTGTTACTCCGGGAGGGTTGCTCCTCCCAACGGAATCACGGAGGGTCCTATTTTTGACTGGGTAAATCCAGGGTAAAATGGTAGGATCGGTTTGACGGCGAGATAGGTGGGGCCAGTCATTCGAATTAGCATGGAGTGTGAAATGGATTATCTGTTTGGAAAGTCGGAAGCTGCTTTGTTGCTGCAAAGGATCGTAAGCAATGATCCGGCACTACAATCCAAGGTTATGAGACACGTTAGCGACTACTTTCATTATGTGGATGTTGTGTCTACCATTTCCGATCGTGAGGTTAGAGTAAAAGCGCTCTCTGCTTGCATGGAATGCAATCTCAAAGCTCCAACAGAAGTAAAAACGTTGATCCGTAACCTCAAGGTCGCGAGACGTAGAGAAGCTCTTCTGAAACAATCACAACAATAAATATCCGATATCAAACAATCGGAGAAAGTGATGGATAGTTTCATCCAATTTATTACCAAGCTACACGAGCAAACGACTCACAGTATCGATACAAGCTACCACGTGTCGCTGGCTGACAGACATAATACCATCAAGCAAAAAGGTCTTGACACTAGATCTGGAAAGGTGTATGTGTGGAAAGACTTAAATAATGCCAAGTGGTTTGCTAATCTCCATGCAGATGATGGCAAGTCCATGGATATATGGAAAGTTGATTCGAGTAACCTACCACTTCATAAAGATCATGAAACAGATGATATGAGTGATTGGTCGAGCAAGTTTGCACCTGGAACAGACGGACATGGATATATTCATCACGGAAAAATTGAACCGTCTCGGTTGACTCATATCGACACGGTGGGATGAGATCGTACTCAATTGTCAGTCTGACGTACGATCTTTTTAATGACTGACAATAGGACTGGTGTATTAAAGACCTTTCGGTGAGGAAACCAGTAATAACCGACTCTTCTTTGGACTGCATCGACGGGTACGCTGCTGCATGCCAGAACGCCTCGGCCAAGGATCCGAATGCAGCCGGTGCAGTTCAAAGAAGAGCGATGGGAGGTAGTTTAATGGTAAAATCTCCAAAATCATAAATATGTGCTGGAGGTATTAGCACATGGATTACACCATTTACAAAGTTACTAATTTGGCTAATGGTAAAATATACATTGGACTTCATAAAACCGACGATGTTGATGACGGATATATGGGTTCCGGAAAACTATTAAAAAGGGCTATTGTAAAGTATGGTAGAGACACCTTTTCTAAGGAAGTAATGTACCGCTTCGATACTCTTGACGCTGCAATTCAAAAAGAACGAGAAATAGTTAACGAAGATTTTGTCGCGCGTTCTGATACATATAACATTTGCGTTGGGGGTGGTCTGGGCGGTAAACAGATCAATGGGTTGACGTTCGAGGGTAGAACACATAACGAATCAACAAAAAAACTTATTTCACGCGCCATGAAAGGGAATAAGCACGGTGTTGGGCGCAAGTTGACGGTTGATCACAAAAAGCGTATAGCTGAACACAATAGCAAACTCCACAAAGGTGTGGCAAAAACCGAAGAACATAAACAGAAAATATCAGAAAGTATTTCTCAGAAATGGAAAGATTCAAATTACCGCTCTAAAGAGCGGAATAAAGGAAAGAGACAACCGTTTATGTGGATAACCGACGGTAAAACGAATAAACGTCTAACTAACGATTCCGATATACCAGAAGGTTGGGTGCGTGGAAAAACAGAGAACTCTGTTTGGATAACAGACGGTCACAACAATAGGAAAATGGCTAAAGGAGACACTCTCCCTGACGGGTGGAACTTCGGCCGCACCATATAATCTTTGCCCCGTCGTCTATGCCGGTAGGACGTCGCGTTCTGAGCGCGAAAACCTTGGTTCGAGTCCAAGCGGGGCATCCAATAACGCTGATGTGATGCAATTTCAGGTAGACATCTCATTTTCAGAAAGTGAGTTTTTGAGGGTTCGAGTCCCTCCATCAGCACCAATTATGGTCTCGGAGTTCGTTGAGGGTAGTAGCGCTGCAGAGTGAAACCTCGGGTGAACACCGGAATGTGCTTCCGGCGCGGTGCAGGTTCGAATCCTGCTGAGACCACCATTATCCAAAGGCTCTGTAAACATCGAAGCATCCTTTACGGTTGTAGAGACCGCTCTGCAAAGGTGTGACATCAGGGAGAGACCGACCAATATTCTGCCCATGTGGTGTAACTTCTGGTAGCCACAGCGCCCTGAGATGGCGCCGCCTTGTAAAAGGGGCATGCAGGTTCGAATCCTGTCATGGGCACCAAAATAAGCCAAAGTGGATAAATTCTAGAACAAACCGTGAGGCTAGGGTAGAAGCCGGCAGGTGATTATCCTAGAGCAGCTTAGAGACCTGGCGGTGGATCGTGGACGAGCCAGGGAACGTGCAACATGTGGTTGTGGCAGTATGATGATCATCGAGGACTGCGGCTGTTCTGAAATAAATATCAAGGCATAGCATCTGCACGCCCTGAGTACAAACGTGCTCTTGCTTAGAGTTGTATTCAAAAGGAGATGTGTCTATGTTTAAGGCAATGGTTCTTGTATGCTTGATGGTGACCCCTACATCCGAACGATGTGCTGTGGTTGAAGATGAATGGGGACCTTACAACACCATCGAAAACTGTAACATTCGAGTGAATCAAATGAGCCAGGATTTGTTTGTCATTCTGTCATCAATGTACACGGTCACGTCTATTGATGGTGCTTGCGTCGCTGAAAAAGGTGAACTAGCCTAGTAGTATAAATACTGTTGTGTCAGTATACTACAAGGGGAACACAATGACCAATATCAAGCTGCTTGTCGAGCAGGCTATTCGTGCTAACTTGTCGGAGGCGGATGTCGGATACAATGATGATATTCCTCCACTGAACCAACATCCAGAAGTACGTGATCTTCGTTCCAAAGGATACTCTGTTTACGTTTCTAAGATTCACAGAGAAGATCCTCACGTTGTTCATGAGGTTGAAAAGGATGGGGATGAAGTTGTTGTAATCAGACAGGAGGGTGATGGAAAGTATTACCTACGTACTGGTGCATATGGTGCTCTTGGAAAAGAGCCACATGACACGCTACAAGGTGCTGTCGACCGCGGATTCCATCTTGCTAAGACTGGCAACTATCCTTCAATCAACAGATATCCGTAATTCGAGAGGGCCCTAACATGGACAAACAACAACTCATAGAACAGATGAAGAAAGTTCTCGCATCTGTATTTGCTTTCTACCTGAAAGCACATAACTATCACTGGAACGTTACAGGTCCAAACTTTGACCAGTATCACACGTTCTTCGGAACAGTATATACAGACACGTGGAACTCTGTAGATCTCTACGCTGAGCATATCCGTGCAATGGGAGCATTCACCCCAGGATCGTTGAAAAGATTCTCGGAGCTAAGCGCAATCTCCGACGAGATTGCTATCCCAAGCGCTAAGTTCATGTTTATTCGTCTTGCATCTGATAACGAAGTAGTTCTTGATGAGCTGCGTACGGCTGCAAAAATGGCGGAAGAATTGAATGAACGTGGTGTGCTTAACTTCCTTGAAGGTCAAATTGATATCCACGAAACTCTCCAGTGGAAACTAAAGGCTTTTGAAGAGGTATAATTCAATTAATGGATCAGTACAGCAACTCTGCATTGTAAAATCGTATTGCACAAGCAATTGTAGGTTCGAGTCCTACCACGAGCCAATGTTCGTGTGGCGGAATGGTAAACGCAACGACGCATCAAAGATGATCCAGAAACAAAACAAAGGATAATGAAAATGGACTGTGGATGTGGACGATCGCCGACTGGCAAATGTGTTGGTTGGCACTCGCTAACAGAAGAAGAGTTTCTTGCGAAGCTCAAGGCTTACAACGATAAGAAAGCCAGCTCGTAAGTATGAAATGCCCGTCCTGTAGTGAGGCTTGCCTCGAGGGGGTAATAGGTTCACCGTACGGGGACCCGGGACATGACTCACATAGGTGGTTTAACCTCTGAAAGCAACGGGATGGTCCGTCTAAGACGAGTTGAAGTCTAACTTCAAACGTGATCCGAGCAGAGTATAAGCGGGGATCTTAAAATGCATATCAGACTCAACCTATGTAAGAAAGACCCATCATCAGCCCATGGGTCTATAAATATGGAGAGCACTAGTGGCTTGGGTCCGCGCGAGCACCGGGTACCGGTCTAGGACGTAAGGTCAAAGTAGGTACATCGCCCAGGAAGCGGCTGGGCAAATTAATTATTGACTTCCATGAGGAACTGTTTGATAGTATGTAAAGACAAATAAAGGATCAGTTCCGCAACATCTTCGGATAAAACGAGTCTTGAAAAACTTGTCGAAGTGGTTCGATTCCACAAACATTGATCCTGAATAAATTATAAGATGGTTTCAGCCAATATCTCAGAAAGCAACAAACCTCCAATTTGTAGTAGCTTACAGAAGGCCATCCTGAATAAAAATGGGCGTGTGGGCAAATTTGGTAAAGTCGGCTCTCTCAAAAAGAGCGTCATTCTGTCGGTTCGAGTCCGACCACGCCTACCATTTTACGCTTTCTAGTCATACCTCTCCTAAACCCCTCTGGTATTGGGTCTGTCTTCAATATCCTGATATTACAAGTGCCATCTGTAACACACATGTATGTGGAAAGGGTTTTAGAAATTTTTGTCTTGTGTTCGACGGTTTTAGATAGCATATGTGTAGTTTTTACCAGGGGATCAAAACTAGCACTTGCTATTCTTTCGTACAGCATATTTGGTGTAATCGAGCATGCTGTACTCTTTTTGACATTGTCGTGATGCAACAGAAATTCACAATTGTACACACTTGAAATCACATTAGGTGGTATGTGGTTCCTCCAACCATACTCTTTCGATACCATATGGTCTCTACACACCCCGGTTGGGTTACTCTTGGGGTGATATATACCACGGTCGAGTAATAGTTGATACCCCGGAACATCCGGATAAGAATATGGATCGAAAGAAAACTCACACGATTTCATGTAACGTTGCTTTTCGTCTGATGTGTTTCTACCCATCCTAACAGCAGATGCGATGTTAGCGTCGCGTATATGTTTAAGCTTGATGCCGAGACAGCGCTTAATAAACATACCAAAATCAGAATATTCGACCCCCAAGAGGTTCTGTATCTGACTAGGACTGTAACCAGTGACATGAATCATATCATGAACCTTATCACGAAATTGTTGAAGATCATGATATGTGGGAGTATGCTTCCCAAGCAGTTTGATCAAGGCACGATACTTACGGGGTATGATATCTTCGGGGTTCTTTCCCTCGACGCAGTCAAATAACAAGTGCATTTCTACATCCTTTTGGGGTATTTATATTAGTAGAGATTTCACTCAAAATGAAGCGCCTTCGGGCTTGCCGGTTCGAGTCCGGCCGGGGGTACCAACGAATTCCGAAACATCCTGTAGCTCAGTCGGTAGAGCAGTGCTCCCTCATGGTGAAGGACCCAAACGCTGGGAATAAAGCGCAGGCCGTTGGTTCGAGTCCAACCAGGATATTTTTCTTCGTAGGTGCTGTATCGTATGCGTAACCGTGTATAAATAGTGTTGTGAACGCATTACTACATCGTGCCTACACATTGTTCATACAAAAATATACGCACATATACAAAACATACGGAGAATACACATGAATACGCAAGATAAGCTCGAAATCGTTTTCAATTTTGACACTACCGGGTCGATGTACCCCTGCCTAGACCAAGTCAGGCGAAACCTGGAGAACACTGTAGGTTCTCTTTTTAAAGAAATCCCCAATCTCAGAATCGGCCTTGGTGCAAACGGCGACTACTGCGATCTCCATCGCTATGGGTACATTACCAAGCAAGTCGATCTGACTACGGATCTCTACACTCTTACACAATTCGTGCGAAATGTCAATCCAACTGGTGGTGGCGGTAACGGCGGTGAAGCCTATGAACTAGTGCTTCGTCAAGCACAGACTGCTTTCAACTGGTCATTGAACGCTCGTAAAATTCTTGTAATGATTGGCGATGAGATTGCTCACACGCCAAACTATCGCGACAACAGAGATCGTATCGACTGGAGACAAGAAGCTCGCAAGTTGGCTGACATGGGAATCCAGATTTATACCATTCAATGCTTGTCCAGGCCAGAAGCTCCTCCTTACTACTCAGAGTTGGCTCGTATCGGTAATGGATACCATCTGTATTTGGATCAGTTCACTGACATCTTGAGCCTCGTGAACGCTATCGTATATCGTCAGGTATCCGAAGAGCGCGTTCGTGAGTATGAAGAAGTTGTAGCTAATAGCGGTCGCATGAACCGTACTTTGGACAAGTCGTTTGGTGTTCTCACCAACCGTCCTCGCGATGCAAAGGGACGTTATGTTAAGATCGACCAGAATATGTCGGCTGATCTCAAGCCGGTCGATCCAGGCAGATTCCAGGTGATGGATGTCGGTTCAGCTCCTCGCGTCATTAAAGAGTTTGTGCAGGATCATAACCTGATCTTCCAAACTGGTCGTGGGTTCTACGAATTCACCAAGCGTGAAGAAATCCAACCAAACAAAGAAGTCGTGCTGCGAGACAAGCTGACTGGTGATATGTACACTGGTGCTCGCGCCCGAGAAATGATCGGAATTCCTTATGGTATGCGTGGCAACGTTAGTCCTAATGGTCTTCCGTATGACGTGTTCGTTCAATCGACTTCCTACAATCGCAAGCTGATGCCGAACACAAGATTCCTTTATGAAGTAGATATGGCCGCTTGATGCGGCCATTGATGCGGGTGTAGCTCAATGGCAGAGCCACTGACTTCCACTCAGAAGATGAGGGTTCGATTCCCTTCACCCGCTCCAATAATCGGAGAACAATATGAAACTACAGACAATGTCAGCTTTTCCCAATCCAATCGCATACATGTCGCTTGGAGAGAAATCTAAAGAACTGAACAAACAACTGATCCACGATCTACTGCACGTTGCGAACATCGACCCTTTACAAATGCGTTCAGGTGTCGATATCGATCAAACAGTCGCGGGACTTCAAGATCGGTATGACAGCTTTAAGTCTTTGAAGCAGATCATTGACAATATTGTTCTCAGCTCACAATCGTTCTTTGGAATTAGCGGAACTCCCAACTCTAGAACGTACTGGGGTAACATTAACAATGACGGATACGCATATCACATGCCCCACTCTCATAATGCTAAAGACATGCTTGCTGGCGTGTATTTTCCAACCAGCGGCATTGATAAAGACAACCTAGATGTGGACGTTCCCTTAGATGAAGAGGTGTTGATCAAGTCTGCAAGCCGTCCAGATCCTGGCGATCTTGTGTTTCTTGATCCTATCCACTTCGCAAAAACTCCAGTTATCATGAAAGATAACGTTCAGCGGTATCCATTTTTTGGTAACCCAATCTGTATCACGCCAAAGGAAGGCACCCTCGTATTGTTTCCTTGCTGGATGCCTCACATGGTTAGTCCAACCAAGAAAACTAACTTTACAAGAATCAGTATCGCGTTTGGTGTAGACTTCACATGATCAAAATACTTTCCATATGTGCGTTGTTGTTTGCAACATCTGCTCATGCACAACAAGCCACTCGAAACTATATCTACGAGGTAGAGGTTGTTTCCGTATACGACGGCGACACGCTAACAGTAGACATCGACCTCGGATTTTCCATCTGGATCAAAGACAAGAGTCTTAGGTTGTATGGTCTTGACGCTCCAGAAGTTAGAGGAGCCACAAGGGAAAGAGGTCTTGCTGTTCGAGATTGGCTTCGCGCTAAAATCTCTCAGGGTCGTACGATCGTGATTGAATCGATCAAGGATGAGCCCGACAAGTATGGACGTTATCTTGCTGTGCTGTACGTCGATGGTGTGAATATCAACCAACTGATGTTAGACGAAAGGCTGGCAATCCCTTACAATCCATGAAAACAAACGAAGAAAAGAAGAAGTTCTACGAAACCTGCGGAGAAATCCTCAACGTCGATTATGCTTTTGTAGAACCAGTGCCGAGAAGAACACGCTGGAATGCTAGACGTCTCGGTAACGGAAGATATCCAGGTTTTGGTCTGGTTCAGTGTTTCGGGTCAAAAGTCCGAGTGATGAGCAAGCATGGAACGAGGATGTTTGACGATTATGATGAAGTTTATGAATATCTGAAAAAAGTTGTTGACTCGTCCAAGCATATCAGCTAAGTTACTCACATGACGAACGAAAGGAACTGAGTCATGGCAACTTTGACACTAGACATTGAAGAGAAAGCGATGCTGGCGGCTAAGGAAGCATTCGACGCTGAATACAAAAAGAGTATCAGCGAAGGAATGACCAAGTTCGAAGCCACTACCAAAGCGAAGGCAGCAGGCTCGAAAGCCTACAACGCAAATCTCAAGTGAAGGTGAAACAGATGAAAAACATTGGAATCTCCCTTGGTCTGCCCACTCTGGTCAGAATCAACGACAAAACCGAACTGGTCAGCTCGATGGTTCTTTCTACGTTTGTTGCATGTGTGCTGACCACATTCGTTCCTCAGCTGATGCCTCTTTGGATGGCTATGGCAACGGGTTTGCGACTGTAACCTTTCATTCCCTCTGAGTCGTCCAGGTGATGGCGCTTGACTGTTAATCAAGAATGAGGCTGGTTCGAGTCCAGCAGAGGGAGCCAATTAAGGGTGTTGGAACGTCTACACTGACACGCCTGTAGTTAGATGCTTGTAGACGGTGGCTGCGATGGAATTTGTTCCATCCCGTGGAGGGGAGTGACTCACCGAGAGCCCCATTGAAGCGAATGCCAGGCTGGCAGGGAGGAAAAGACTCCCATCTTGAATCCCAATTAGGGAACAATACAGCAAATATTGATATACCAACCAGCGGGTCGTGGGTTCGAATCCCTCCAAGGTCCCCACAAGGATCTTGTAGCTCAGTGGTAGAGCAGCCGGCAAAAATCAGATGTTCCCGTTAAAATCTGTTGACTGTCTGGAAAGAATAGTTTATACAGATCTCTACCGAAGATGAAAGTCTTCACGCTCTTTGACAATTTAGAAAACAGTGACATACACTGTTTTTATCTAACACGATGCTAGATGCTGTACATTAACGTACCGACGGTTGATGACCGAGCATTAGTAGGCTGAACAGCGCTAGGTGCGCACCTATCATTAAAAAGATAGGAGTACAGGTTCGATTCCTGCAGTTGTGACTGAAATGTGCACGAGTAAGTTGCTCATTGTGTTAGATATAAACAGTGTAATGGCGGTATGACGTCGTCAGGGTAAGTGTGGTAACACACCCAAAGCAGGGATTCCTACATACCTGCGCCAGTAAAATGGTCCATTCATACAAGCCTGGGATAGACTTGACTCGGATTAAACCGAAAGCAAGTCCCTTCTAGCCTTAGAAGCTAGGAGGTATCCAGTAAGTTAGGAAGACTGTCCGAAAGGATAGCACCAGAGCCGATCGGTGAGGTGTAAGAGGGTTGGCGCCCAAACAGTTTTCAGCCAAACTAACGAATGGAAAAGTCCAACAGGTGTCTACATAGTCCGACTATTCGCGTAGAAGGGCGGTGTAGGATCATCAACGAGGAAGGGTCACACCGGATTCGTGAAGTGACGTTGAGTATCCCGCAAGGAGAAAGACAGGAGGAGTGTGGTATTCTGCATCTAACAAGGTGTGGAGCAACTGGAGCAGCACTTCTCAGTAGGTTCGCAGCTATTAAATTAGCGTTTGATTTTGGTTCAAAGCAACATAGATTCAAAAAGCGAAAGTCTGCTCCGGTGTGTTACGAAAGGTGCTTAATGCCTGAGTCGAAAGATAATCAGGCCTACGAAGGCTCGCAAGGCTAGAGTAGTTGTTCAGAATGATCACGTAGGAGGTTAGCGCCTCTGAGCTGCTCGCAAGGCAGGCGTAGGAAAGACGGACGAGTAGTAACATGCGACAGGTCAACAGCCAGACCTCAAAAACGGCAGCACTGAGCGATACAAGATGATCGAAAGACTCTTGTGGATAACCCGACAACACTCCTCGCAAGGGATGTGGTACATCGGAAAGGCGCTCACAATACGGGGTAATCTCACCCGCAACAATATTCTACTTCCAGAGCGGAGTAAGCAAGGTGCAGAAGTAGGCTCCTTCCCTGAGGAGCTGAAAAGAGGAGAAGGTTCAGGGGCCTGGTGCAAATCCCCTCGTACTCCCCGTTGCAAGTAGAATGGAGAACGTGATGATCAACAAATACATTAAAAGACCTGTTGTGATCGAAGCGATACAATACACAGGAGACAACCTTAGAGAAGTACTCGACTTCACGGGTAAGCATCCTGATTGGTTCAAGTGGTTCAACTCCTTCGAACAGTATCAGGATCACGTGAAGAACGACGGTAAAATCTTCAAAATAATTACTCTGGAAGGTACGATGAACGCGCTTCCTGGCGATTATATTATTCGAGGTGTCAATGGTGAGCATTATCCTTGCAAGCCAGATATTTTTGAGAAGACATACGATCTTTTTCACAATTATTGATGTTGCCTGTACAACCAACTTCCCCTATATAGACGGCACAAGAGAGGAAAAACTCAAATGTGCTTCAAGAAAACAGCCCTGCAGAATGCTTTCGAAAGCGGACTTCGTCGTTGCCCTTGCTGCAACGTTCAGTTGGTCTGGAAAGCAAATCCTGATAAAGTGCAACGCAACATGGCGACTGTTGACCACATGGTAGCAAAGTCGTACGGTGGTCCAGATACTACGGACAACATGTTCGTGATGTGCCGGAAGTGCAATGAAGAACGTGGTAATCGTTGCTTCGTCAATTATGTTGTCGAACGTGGTTACTCCAAGGTTGAAGCAGAGAGGCTGTACAAACAGGCTCACATTGCTTCGGTTCGTCATCTGCTCGGCAACCTGATGAACAGTATTCGCAACGTTGAAGAGCGTCGCAAGGTCAAGGGTAAGATCAAGTCAGTCGTCGGAAGCTACCGTCGTTATTTCAACGATTATCTTCCTGAATTCGACCTGCTGCCTCGTGAGCTTTGCAATAAATAGAGATAATGGTCCCTTAGCTCAATTGGTTAGAGCCCCCCGCTCATAACGGGTCGGTTGTAGGTTCGAGTCCTACAGGGACTACCAGATATGCCCCCTTGGCGAAACAGGTCAGACGCCGTAGACTTAAAATCTACTGTCCGGAAGGGCGTGCCGGTTCGAGTCCGGCAGGGGGTACCACTTTCAACAACATGATGGAGAAGTGAATATGACCAACCCAATCCAGCGTTACATCGACACTCCGAAGGCAGGGCATCTTCCGCCTCAGCCGAACAACGAGATGGCGATGACCAAGTTTGTTAAGTGGTTGCTTCGTTTGAAGTGAGTGTTTTTGCTCCTGTAGTATAAAGGTATTACACGCCCTTGGTACGGGTGAGACCGCGGATCGTTACCGCGCTGGAGCACCAGATTAAAAGGTTCGGTTCAGCATACAATTATGCATGTCAAGCCGTAGATGCAGGTGCAAGTCCTGCTCACCCCGCCAACTTCACTACGGGGTGATCGACTAAGTAGTTAGGTCAACGTAAAAGGCGAACCTGAAATAATTTCAAAAGGATCAATTCAGCAATCTTTTTGCTCCGATAAAGCCGTGGTCGGTGGTGCAAATCCACCCTCTCCCACCACAGATACATCGACAGAGGTGCGTTACTCGAAAGAGGGAAATCTGTAAAAACGGTGTATCTTTGATGGGAGAGTAGCTCAGTTAGTAGAGCACGTAAAATGATCCTGTTGTTTCTCACTAAAGAGTATAGTATAACGTATTCAAGATTGAGTGTTCCGCAACTAAGAAACATAGCACGACCACCAGAGCTCCGGCTCACCGGTCACCCCAGTCTTCGATTTCCTGGTCTATCAAAGAAGTAGAAATCTCAATCTGTTTTTAAGAATCTGATTGCTTGCTTTACCCTGTCCGCTCAGGGGAGCCCGTGAAAGCAACAGTCGACCTTAACCGGTGAAAGGTCGAAGAATTTGGGTGGATACTGCAACCAAGAATGATAAAATCAGCGTTTGGTTGGTATGACACTAAAGTAGCCACAAGCCACCCTGCTTTCAAACGTGGTGAAATTATGTCAAAGCCCAACCAGCCTAGAGGCTCGCTTTTAGGTCTTGTTCGACCAGAATATATGGCGGGTGTTCATCGCCCATGATTTGTAGGTAATAACTACAATGGCCACATCGCAATGTCTGGCGACTCGGAATCAATGCGTGCGATTCTGCTATTAGTGAGGTTGCTGGATCCTCCTCAAAACCAGCATACGGCCTTGTAGCTCAGATGGTAGAGCTAGAGCCTCTAAAACTCATGGTCGTGGGTTCGAGTCCCACCAGGGCCGCCATAGATTTCAGTGCTGAATGTGACAGCCTAAACCGACTCTGCTGGATGAGCCCAAGGCTAAGTGGAGAAGGTTACTGAAACGCGAACGGAGAGCGTTCACATATCCGACAAACGTAACAAACGAAAGGGTAAAACTATGACTTTCTAGGTTGATATGAGGTGTGATGATATTGTATTCCACTTCAACAAAAAACACCTCGAAGACTCTAGCATTCCGATGTGGGTGCTCAAAGCCAAGGGACAGTCGTTCTATTGCAATAGCGTAGAATGTAACAAGCCTTGGACAACCAAGCAGACGCCAGATAACCCGCACACGAAAGGCGCGATCAAGGTTAAAAAGTGTCGGTTGACGATCGATGAGGATAACCATGCCATCATCGAAGACTGGGTACCTCCTTAGCGACCTTCTGAATTGAACCAGACTACCAATCAAATTCAAATCAGAAAAGGAAGCTAAGATGAGCATCGAACTTAAAGTGAAGTCCAAACACCTGAGCGTGGAAGCAAAGATCATTCGTCACGAAGAGCACAAGCTCAAGCGACAGATCGAATGGGCAAAGACGAACGAACAAGACTGGGCCGGTATGGCAAACCAGTGGTTTTCGTTGAACGAACACCGTAGATGGGATGTGCGCAACGAAAATCGATCGACGTTCCTCGCCAGAGCTTACATTGCAGGTAAGCCGTATAAGAGCGTAGAGGCTAAGAGAGAAGAGAGTAAAGAAGCAACCTTCTATAACAAAATTCTCCCTAGAGTTCTTGCACTCGTCAAAAAGTACGACAACCCGAACATCGACCTCAAGCATATTCAAGCATGGGTCGATCAACAATAAGCAGCGATTAATTCTCCTACTAAAACTTCCTGGGCATGAAGCGAAACTGCCCGTTGTCGCCTAACACCAAATCAGCTATACCTATCCTCATACAGAAAGAGGTATTGGAATGCTTCCGAAGATCACGTCGCTGCGTCAAGCTCAAGCAATTGTTGAACGCGCTGCACTTTACCCTGTTGCGGGATTTGACGAGCACGGCAACGTCTGCATCAACGGAGATCGTTATGGTGCATATCACGCCTACTGTCTGAATGGTAACGCTAACGATTGGTGCATTGCTCACTACATTTACGGTGGTAACTATGGTCGCGGGACCTCGAAAAAAGAGGCTCTTCTGAAATTCATCGAAAACAATCCGAGCATCAAAGAGCGCGTGATTGAGCTGAAAAAGTGGCGGAAGAAAGCTGCCGCGATTGTTGATAAATATAAATAACACATATAGGGGTGTGCGTGTGGCAGTGCGCGGCTCGTCTCCAAAACGATGCAAACCTGGTTCGAATCCGGGCACCCCTGCGCCGTCATAGCTCAGCTGGTAGAGCGCCTGATTTGTAATCAGGATGTCCGGGGTTCAAGTCCTCGTGGCGGCACCATATACAAACAGATACTTGACGTTTAGCCGTTCTGGGCGGAACTTAGATAGAACAACGGATTAGAAGGCATTCTCGTTCGCTATCACCAGACACATAACGCCTCGTCAGCGTATAGTGGGTATCTGTTTCTATATGGTTAGTTACGAGCACGTCTGACTAGACAGAGCTTGGGAGAGTTCTACAACAGAACAAAGATCTTCGCCTACGATGCTCCCACATCTAAAACACATCTGGTTTGATCACCAGAAGAACCAGTTGGCGACCTGGCTTTGGCTTAGAACCATTGTGGTGTAATTGATCTCGATGTGCTCTTAACTAATCATATGCTGGTGTAGCTCAGAGGCCAGAGCAGCGCTCTCGTAAAGCGAAGGTCGTGGGTTCAAATCCCACCTCCAGCACCAGAACCGAGGTAAGGAAAGTCCAACTGTATCTAGTGATCATAAATACAGCTGGAGGGATTAGGGCCCTAATCTCAAAAGGAGCATGGGACTAGCGAGCCTGTTTTTGGCTTTAAAGATGCTGGGGATACCGCACCTGCCTCATAGACACACAGAGAGACAAAAATGATACCAGCAAAATCGCAGGCCATAATATGGCTGCTAAGGATAACGATGAACGAATACTACAAGGGCGAGTGTAAGCGCTGCCTCAATCAGATGTACGAATACTATTGATAAATACACCCAAAAGGGTGGACCATGTTTTCGTTCAAACAATACATTCTTGAAAGTAACGATATCGATCAGCTTCGCCAGGCTCTGGATGAGCTTGGTGTTGACCACTCCGTCCATCACAGTCGTCCTGGCTATTTGCACGTTGGCAAGATCATCGTGCCGAAGGATCGTCGGAATGAAGGTCTTGGAACAGAAGCCATGAAGCGTATCACGGCATACGCTGATGATAAACAAAAGCGTGTGACGTTGACTCCCTCATCAGACTTTGGTGGTTCAAAGTCTCGGTTGATCAAGTTCTACAAGCGTCATGGGTTTGTCGAGAACAAAGGACGTAACAAGGATTACAGTACTCGAGAAGCGATGTACCGCGATCCTAAACAATAAGGTCGATTAGCAAAATTGGTTAATGTACAGCTCTTGCAAGAGCTGGGGTCGTGGTTCAAGTCCATGGTCGACCTCCAAAAAATATCCTAGTGGTGGAAGTGGGTAAACACCGGGGCCATAAAAAGCTAGGGCCTACCGCTGGTTATCAGTCGACGTAGGTGCAGGTTCGAATCCTGTCTGGGATACCAATTTCATAAATATACAGAACGACTGAATGTTTATGGAGAATACAATTGCTTTCCTTCAAAACCTTTATGCTTGCAGAAGCTGGCGATAAACCTTACGACTTCCACCTCCGCGACGAAGATGAAGTTGAAACACGTTATCATTTCAATGCTGACGGAACACCTTATACAGCAACGATAACGCATTTTGGTAAAGACGCAGACGTTACTTTTCATACACATCATGGCGAAGATGAATATGGCGAGGAGATGCCTACGTTTCACATGACAGGCGAACAAGGGATGAAGGCTGGAAGAATTCTTTCAACTGTTCATCATATCGTTAAAAGACATGTTGCCAAACATCCAGAATTGAGGACGATAGGGTTTACGTCCGATACTACGGAACCGTCAAGAGCTTCCCTGTATCACCGTTACACAATGAGGATGGGAGGAACAACCCATCGGTCGAACATGGTATATGATACTAACGTCCATACAGTACCTGCAGACGCATACAGAAAATAAAGCGGTCGTGGTGGAATGGTAGACACGCAGCGTTGAGGTCGCTGTGCTGCAAAGCGTGAGAGTTCGAATCTCTCCGACCGCACCATAAAAGCAACAACGAAGAAAGATAAACAATTGCTGACATTTCATCAATTTGTTGTAATGGAATCCCGTGATAACCCTTACTCCTTTAAGGAAGTTGAAAAGTCCCCAGAATTGGGGCACGGTGATTCAGCTTCGTATGCGTTTGATGCAGATGGCCACAAACTACTTGTAGACGTGAGACATTATACACAAGGTGAGGCGGAAGTATCATTCGAACCTTTCCACGATGATAGAAAAAGCCACGTATATAAAATGACTGGTGATAAGGGAACAAAAGCTGCCCGTATAATGTCCACCGTCCATCACATAATCAAACATCATGTTGGAAATCGACCCCACGTTCAAACAATAGACTTTACCTCGGATAAAACGGAGCCCTCAAGAGCTTCGGTGTATACAAGGTACACAAAACAAATGGGCGGCCGTACAATTGACCTTGGCCATGAACATCGGCACGTGATACAAGCAGACGCTTACAGATGATAGGAAACGTACATTATGCATATAGTGATTTTGACTGGAGCCGGAATCTCCGCAGAAAGCGGTATACCGACATTTAGAGATTCTGACGGTCTGTGGAGTGGCTACTCTATTGAAGAAGTTGCCACCCTTCAAGGGTATCGTCGCAATCCTCAGATGGTATTGGACTTCTACAATCAGCGTCGTAAAGACGCGGCACCTGCTCAGCCGAATGCGGCACATTTTGCTTTGACTAAATTGCAGCAAAGTGGACATAAGGTCACAATCGTAACTCAGAACGTCGATGACCTGCACGAGAAAGCTGGGTCAAAAGTTCTCCATATGCACGGATCCCTCGCTCAAGCTGTCTGCGAATGTTGTGGCCATAAGCAACTAGCAACAGATCATATGTCAGTCAACGATCCTTGCTACGAGTGTGGAGAGTTGACCGTCCGTCCCGACATCGTGTGGTTTGGTGAAGAGCCATTCTATATGCTGGACATCGATCACGAGCTGCGTCGTTGTGACATCTTCATGGCAATAGGCACGTCGGGTAACGTCTATCCTGCTGCAGGTTTTGTTTATGTGGCTAAGAAGAAAGCTCAGACGATTGAGTTCAATCTGAAAGAATCAGAAAACTACAAAGACTTTGATGAACATTACATTGGTCTTGCAACACAGACTGTTCCGTTTTGGGTTGACGAATTCCTGGAGAAGAATCGTGTATAAGATGCGAAACATCATCCTTGTTGTTAAGGATCAGATGCCGTTGAAACGATTTATTCGCAACTTCTTTATTACTCGAAATGCGTGGGGGTTGTTTCACATCAATTCCCACATTTCGCAGGGTAGCGGAAAGCCAAAAGTGATGTATAATACTAAAGCATCTGCCACGAGAGCCGCGGAATCGATGACGAAAAAGCACGGTGTGTGGTTTTCCAACTACAAGTGCCTACATTGCGATGGATATCATGTAGGTAAGAACCGCGATAACAAATATCCAGCTAAGGGTGATACATGACTACCATCTATATGATTCGACGTAAAAGCGATGGCCTTTTCAGCACAGGTGGAACGTCTCCAACGTTCAATGGAAAGGGCAAGCAGTGGAAAGCGCGCAATCATGTAACATCTCACATGAAGCAAGTTGGATCCAGCTACTCAAGAAAAACAAAGGCTGATTACTACCACGACTGTGAAGTGGTGACGTTTGAAGTTGTGATGAGTGAAGTCGAAGCAATTCCTGCTCTCGAGTGGAAAGAGTCTGATAAAACGATTCGATCAAAAGAGCTTCAAGAAATCAGACGGAAAGCGTACGATCTTGAATATGCTATTAGGCAAAAACAAAGGCTCGAGGCAGAGCTCGCCGAATTGACCAAAAGAATCGGTTGACACGTCCGACCAGATATAGTATAAATAGAATAACAATGCCGCGACAGGTGTAATTGAATTTGCATTCCTCACTGTGACTGAGGCGGACAGGGTTTGAATCCCGGCGCGGTGCCAAAAATCAACCTGACTTAGTGATAGCGGTAGCACACCGGTCTGTGGAACCGGTAGGGATGGTTCGAGCCCATCAGTCAGGACCAAAATTGCCCTTGTCGTCTAATGGGAGGACACTACGTTCACATCGTAGAGGAAAAGGCTCGAATCCTTTCGAGGGCACCATAATAACGGATGGACAAGCCAATAGGTGGTGGCCGCGCATTCGAAATGCGTTAGGAGATAACGACTCGTGGGGGTTCGACTCCCTCTCCATCCGCCATGTATAAATACAGCATAAAGGAGATCCCATTATGTTGTCATTTTCACAATTCCTCAAAGAAGCAGGCGATGGTGCGCTGCCATTCAAGTTTGATGGCGAGCACGACGAGTATGATCAACGGTATCACCGCTATTCATTCCAACATAACGGAAAGCCGTTTCGTGTAAACATCGCGCACCACGATGCGCCGTTCCCAACAGCCTTTGTCAATTTTGCTGACTACTCCCAAAGACCAGAATTGGGAGACATGAACGTAACAGGTAGAGCAAGACATGGGGCTGTCAAAGTCTTATCAACGGTACACAATATTGTCAAGCACCACCTAGGTAAGCACCCTGAAATCGAAGAAGTACGGTTCACGTCATCTCCTGATGAACCTTCTCGTGAAAAGCTCTACGCGCGGTATGCCGAAAAGCACGGTGGAATATCCGATCCAACGGGCTATGATACAATCCACGTGGTCCCTGCAAGTGCCTACAAATCTTCCATAAACGAGGCTGGAGATAGTCCCCTATTATTCACTACTACGGCAATTAATCAGCGTGGTGGTGCTAATTACGAATTTGAGCATAATGGCACGCCGTACATTGCCTTTGTCAACCACGACAAAGCCAATTCAAACACAGCGCATGTGTATTTCATGACTAAACATGGTAACGTTGGCGTTACCGGCAATGCTGGTGCAAGTTCGGGTAAAGTGATGAGTACTATGCATAACATCATCGCTCACCATCTAAAAAGAAACCCGCAAATACATACTGTACTTTTCACATCAGATAGCACCGAACCATCTCGGGGAAAGTTATATCGCAGATACACAAACAAATTGGGCGGACATACGGAAGCAGGGTCTGGCTATGCTTTTTATCGCATACCAGCATCTGCGTACAAGACCTCTATAAACGAATCCGAAGAGCCTGTTCGTATCAAGCTAGGTAAAGGTGCAACGGGTGAGCGTGCTAAGCAATTTATGGCAGAATACGGGAATGACTCTACTGAGCATCCGTTTCACCGCTCAGCCAGAATTCTACACGGCGCAACCGTCGATCTGTCGAGAGATGGCAACGACGTTCATATGCACGATATCGTATCTCTTGCGCCAAAGAGCGGGGCAGGCACAAAGGCTTTGAAACATCTGACTGGGCTTGCAGATAAACACGGTGTTAAGATCAACTTGTTCGCAAAGGCGTACTCAAACCGTCCTGAGCATATTAAATCGACCAAAAGACTAATCAAGTGGTATGAGAAGCACGGCTTCAAACACGACGAGCCAGACTACGATGTTGACTACGGCTCAGAAATGACATACTATCCAAAATAATCCTTCCTCCGCTGGGTCGGGGCCAGGTTTCCTAAACCAGGGAAGGCGTGTTCAATTCACGCAGGAAGGGCCACATACAAAGGAACGTTTCAGCAAACACGAAATAGCAGGTTCGACTCCTGTCAATCGAGTAACTTCGACTGATCGCCATGGTGGCAAACGCGTTCCTGAGAAATCTCTATAACATGAAAGGATGAGAAAGATGTTTGCATTCATTATCGGTGGTATCGTTGGTCTGGTCGTTGGGTGGAATCTCCCTCAGCCGAAGTGGGCCCGTGATCTGCAAGATAAGGTTACCAACAAAACGCGTCTGTAATGGAACAACCTCTAGCGTTACTATTCCTTATTGCACTTGCTGTCCTGCTATTCTGGGTCAGCAAGTGCCTGTTTATTGGAGTAGTCAAGGCTTTTGGACGTTGTTGGTGGTTAGCTTTGTTCACATTGATCGTAGCTCCAGCTCTGCTTTTCGTATGGGCGTTTTACGAAGCTCTGATCGACGATGAACCAATAAATACCGACAGACGAAAGGAGTAAGCCATGGAACAACAAGAGTGTAACTGCGGTAAGTCGCCAACCGGTAAGTGTGATGAATGGCACAATCTCGAAGGTGCCGAGTACTTCAAGAAATTGGCCGAGTATCGAGAGCAGCAGAAGAAAAAGTAAGGCTGGTCTAAGTTTTTTTGAAAAAAATGTGTTGCGGTGTGTTTTTCCTGTTGAGCGACCCAGTGTCATGGGTTATATGAGGGTCATCGAAAGAAACAAACCACACTCACACAGAAGGAACAAACAGATGACCGCAACCGTTGAAAAGATCTACTCCTCGATGTCGAGCGCCAAGCGCGGTGCTGTTCGCGCAAAGATCGCGAATCCGGTGTTCACCAAACGTGCTGATGGCAAGGTCGTTGTCAGCGAAGCCATCGTCAAAGCTGTTGTGAAGCGCCGCACGACTGCTTCCAACATCGAATCGCCCGTGTCGATCTTCCGCACCCTGTTTGCTGAGAAGTTCGGCAAGGTCAAGCGCAGCGAGCTGATCGCCGAAGCTGTGGCCCGTGGTGTTGGCAAGAACACTGCCGCTACCTACTACCAGAAGCTGTCGAAGGCCTGATAGTAGAAAAAAATGTAATAAATAGGTGAACGGAGTTGTCCGTTCACCTTTTTCTTTTTGGAGGGTTTCATGGAAAGTAAACTACATCGTTTCATACGAGACAACTCGTTTGACTATCCCACCTTGGTTCTTGATCTCGAACCGCTTAAACAGAACTATGATAGTTTCACTGAAAACTTTACCAACTGCAATGTGCATTATGCGGTTAAAGCAAACCCTCACCCTTCTATTTTAAAGGCAATCAGCTCGTATGGAGGCAAGTTTGATGCAGCAAGCGCTGGTGAAATTCAAAAGTGTCTAGATGCAGGAGCAAAGCCTGCCGATATCAGCTTTGGTAACACGATTAAGAGCGTTTCCGATATACGGTTTGCACATCGTGTAGGTATTGATCTCTTTGCCGTCGATTCGTCTGATGAAATTGATAAAGTAGCAGAACACGCTCCTGGTTCGAGAGTGTTTATCCGTGTGATCATTCTCGATACGGAAGCAGATTGGCCACTCAGCCGTAAGTTTGGATGCCATCGTGACATGGTAATTCCGCTCGCCGAGCGTGCTAAATCAAAAGGACTGAATCCTGTTGGATTGAGCTTCCATATCGGCAGTCAAACAAAACACCCACAAATGTGGACATCGACGTTGGACTACATTTCCGAGATATGGAAAGAATGTCGTGAGCAGGGATTCGACTTTCATGTGCTGAATATAGGAGGTGGTTTTCCAAGCTATTACGGTGTTGACATTACACCAGCTTCGAAGTATAATAAATTACTCAATACGATGATTAAAAAGAGATTCAAAGGAGTCGACTATCTGATTGTTGAACCTGGTCGAGGTATGGTTGCAAACCTCGGTGCAATTGCTGCAGACGTTCTCCTAGTGTCGCAAAAGTCAAACAACGATTCGACAAAATGGGTGTATTTGAACATTGGTAGATTCTCTGGTTTGGCAGAAACAGAGCAGGAAGCTATTAAGTATCAGATCGCCGTGATTGGTAAGGAAAATGAACCTGTGGAGGGTTTCATACTCGCTGGTCCAACATGCGACAGTGCTGACGTGCTTTATGAAAAACACAAGATTCTGTTGCCTGCAACGATAAAAACAGGCGATAAGGTGATCATAAATAACACTGGAGCGTACACTACTACATATAGCAGCGTTGCTTTCAATGGGTTTCCTCCACTAAGGGTGGTTGAGATCTGAGCGAATAAAGGTTCGTAGTAGCGAGTGGCAAACCAGGAACCTCCAGGCTTATGCCAATGCCCATTAAGATCGTCTGTTAGGCCACTCATTTAGCCTCTGTAGCTCAACTGGATAGAGTATCGGATTTCGACTCCGAGGGTTGCGGGTTCGACTCCTGCCGGGGGCGCCATTTTAGAGATTAGGAGTATATTGATGGGGTTGTTTGGTCTCAATATGAAGGGGACGATAGAGGACGATATACAGTCTGCTATTGTTAACTTAAAACTGTTCCTTGAAGATGATTGTCGTGACAGGAGTAACTACCTACTCGATTTTGCGGAAAAGCAGATACAAGATGCAAGACAAAGACTTAACGCATTACCTGAATGAACATTACGGAGTTTGCAGTAAACAAAAATGTCATTGCATCACGTTAGGTTGGCTCGGTAGAAAGTGTTTGAACTGGAAACCATGTGGTTGTAGCACATACAAGGAACTCTCTGTATGGCAGAAAGAATTGAAAAATGGATGAACAAAGATATTACGTATTTCCCGATATTCATGGGTGTGACGATCTACTTGATCAAGCTCTGGATTTTGTGTACAAGAACAACCCTAACGGTGGGAAGATCATCTTCCTTGGCGACTACATCGACCGTGGTCCAGACAACAAGAAAGTCGTTGAGACCGTAATGTATACTCCCAAGAACTGGGAGTTCATTTGCCTGATGGGCAACCACGAAGACATGTTTCTGGATGCGTATGACCGCAAAGATCGCCTTTATGACTTCAACGTGTTTGTTCACTTTTGCCCCCCTTCAATTCAACCTGTCAACTACGACAGAGCTCACGCTGCGTTTCCTAAAGAAGTGATCGAGTGGATGAGGGGACTGAAAAAGTTCCACTTCGAGGATAATAACGTTTTTGCACATGCGTTCTACGATGACACGTATCCTCCTGGGCTACAAAGTAGCGGCAGTCTGTTGTGGACTCGAATGGACGACTGGATGAGTTTCCCGAGTAAAGACAATCGTCTGTTTCTCACTCATGGTCATACACCAAGAAAGCACGGTCCGATCAAATCACCCAATCGCGTCAATCTTGACTGCGGTGCTGTGTATCACGGAAGATATGTGATCGGAGAATATTACAAAGGTGTAAACGGTCCTGTTGACTTTCATGAGTTTACAAACGATCGTTGGACGTCATAAATACTACAGGTTTTCGTAATTGTACCTACTGATGTGAAACAATTACGTTTACATCAGAAAGGAGATAATGAGGTGTTATAATGTTCACACAAGCACAAGTAGAAGAGTTGGTCGACTTACTGTACTCGCTCAACAAGGATACAAAAGTCTATATCGGTACAGACTCCGTTCGTTTTCGTAAGGATGGTCGCTGGTTCGCAAAATATGCAACAGTATGCGTTGTCCACATGAACGGTAATAGAGGATGTAGAGTCTTCAAGCACCGCTCTGTCGAACCCGACTTCGACGTTAAGAAGAATCGTCCTTCAACGCGCCTCATGAATGAGGTTATGAAGTCTTGTGAACTGTATATTCAGCTCGCTCCGTTCATTGACGAATTTGATGTTGAGATCCACTGCGATGTCAACACCGACCCAAAACACGGTTCTAACTGTGTTGCTACGCAAGCAGCAGGATACGTGCTTGGTGTCACAGGCGTAGAACCCAAGATGAAGCCACAAGCATTTGCTGCGAGCTTCGCTGGCGACCACTACGCTCACAACACTATTTAAAAGGGATGGCATAACACCATCCCACAATCAACCTCAAGGAGAAAATAATGATGAAGTCTGTTCTTTTGGCTACTGCCGCTGTTGCTGTTCTCGGTACTGCTGCTATGGCCGATGATTTTGACAACAACACCGCGACGCTGGAACTGTATCGTGACAACGTTGCATTTAGCCTGGGCACTGTTGCTGGTGAAGCAACATCGCTTGGCGTCGACGTCGCTGTTCTGCCCCACGAAGTGCTCGGTGCCACTGCCGACTTGACCCTGGGTGCTGAATATGGTGTCGTCACCGAAGATCTAACGGTCAGCGCTACCTATGGCGTGTCCAAGGAGTTCAATGCCGTGACTGCATATGGTCAGCTGGAAGCTGCGTATACCGTCGCATCGGGTTCGACCGATGGCGTGTGGCTGGCTACTCCGCTGGTCGGCGCATCGTACCGCTTCAACGACAAGCTGAGCGCATTTGGTGAAGTGTCGTATTCGTGGGACGCTACCAACGACTGGGCTCAGCAAGGTGGTCTGGTTGAAGTCGGTGCTACCTACAACATCCAAGACGGTCTCTATGTTCGTCCGAGCGTGACCCGTTCGTTCGACACCGCTGCCGACGAGACCAACGTCGCCATCAAGCTCGGCATGGCATTCTGATCAACAAGGGGAGGCTCTTTCGGGCCTCCCCTTTCTTTTTGACCTGGAGATATCATGAATCAGAACATAGCAAGAACTCTTGCTTTTGGTATGGCTGAAATGGCTTCTACATACCCAAACCATGAGATAGCAAATGCGCTTTCAAGGGTGTCTCAAAAGCTTGAAAGTTTTGGAGCACCGTTTGCTCAACCCCTCACCGCTCTCGATAAACAAGTGATCGCCTTCTATAACAGCAAGGTGAACGCATAAATACGTCTGGTCGCGTAATAGACTCGTGAGGGGCCAATGGTTAGCCCCTCTTTTCATAGGAGGAGTTGATGGGAAGCGAGACCGAAAGATACGACACCTACGAAGAAAAGCAAAGAAGATACGATCGCGGTTGACTTGTTCAGCATGATCTAGTATAAATACAATTGTAGTGATGATATTCACTGAACACGTTCTGGACCTGGGGGCGGTACCCAGCGGGTCCACCATAGATACACTTGCCAAAGGAAACAGGTTAACTACCTACCGGACTGATAACGGAAGCGGTGTTAGATACTTTGATCTGTAGTGGGTCAAGTTGAAATCTAACAGGATATCAGCAAGTGTATCTTTGATGGGCTCGAAATAGGATCGACAGGCGGACTAGGCAGGATGGAGCTACCGGGATCTAAGCGCCGTTACCGCGAAGACAATAATAACTGCAACAAACATTGCAAACGATAATTTCAAGCCACAGGTTCGCCTAGCTGCTTGATTGAGTCTGCGGTATGGGCTCCACCGTATAACCCAACGGGCCTTCTAGCTAACTGCGCAGCATCTTGGTTAGACTTGTTCTGAAATCCAAATTTTCCCTGAGCTGATAATTTTTGTGCGTTGTGTTTCGCTCTACACGAATTGCTACAGAAAGTTTGATTTGGCTTAACTTTTATTTCCTTACAGCAAGGGCATTCTGAAAATATAATGACTTTTGACTTGATCTTAGCCATCCGCATTTTTTCTTTTGTTTCGCTCGAATGACTCTGTAGGCCAGTTTTGCCAGCGTTCCACGGTTTATAGTCGCGTTTAGCAGCACGGAGCTTCTCTTTATGTTCATCTGTCAATTGTTTTCCCTTTAACGGACTAGGGACTGATTTTGGTTTTCTGAGCTTCGCTTTCTGTTCCTCCGTCCAATATCTGCCTCTGAGTTTACTCGGTCTTCCTTTTGCGTGATCAAGATTCTTCACGATTGCGCCTGCAACGTTCGCATTAAGCATCTTTTCGTTGTGCTTGATATCTAGTTTTCGGAGCACTCTCTCCTCCCACAAAATTGCCGAGTGTTTATCTGTGAATGTTTTTCGAACCTCAATCACGTCAGGCTCACCGTAAAGTTTACGGTATTCAGCTACGGTTTTGGAAGAGGTGAAGTACTTCACCCACAAATCACTTGGGTGGCAGTTTTTCGCAAAACGGACGCCATAATAATATTTACTTATTGAAGACCATCCTATAAGATAGGTATAAGGTGTATAAATAGACATGCTGGGACTCCTATTGTTTCTAGAATGGTTGGGATGACTACCACGAAATCCGCGAACCATACTTATTTATAATATCATGGCTCTCGCAGCCTGATTCTCTTGGGTGGGTCACCTACCTCGAAACAGAAACGGTGACGTTTATTATGATTCTGTGAAAAATACAACACACAACACAACACAGAAAGGTTATGGTCTAAATGACATATATAAACTACCCCTACCACAATTTGATCAACCCGTCAATTGTACAAACTCCTCATATAACTACTACGATTCTCCCGCACACAGTTGTGCAACAAGCTCCTCAGACGGTTCAAGCGAAGCCGACTCTCGGGGAAGCGTTCAAGCCCAAGAAGGCTGGCAAGAAAACCTCCCACATCATCTTTGTTCTTGATGACTCGAGCTCAATGCAGAGCTGCCGAGACAACACCATTTCCGGATTCAACGAATTCCTCGATGGTCAAAAAGTCGACGCTGAAAAGAGTGGAATCGAAACGTTTGTCTCGCTATATAAGTTTGATGGTTCATCCGTCAAATGCACGATTGACCATGTCAATGTCAAAGACGTGAATCCGCTCGATCACAACAGCTACAATCCTCGCGGTGGCACCAATCTGCTTGATGCAATGGGCGGTGTGATGATGAAAATCAACGAGCAACTTTCAAAGGTTAAGAAAGCGGATCGTGAATCGGTGATCGTCACCGTTCTCACGGACGGAGAAGAGAATTCATCTCGCACTTTCCGTAATGATGACATCAAAACGATGGTCGAAAAGGCGGAAGCCAAGAACTGGGGCTTCATATTCCTCGGAGCTAACATCAATGCGTTCCACGCTGGCTCCGCGCTTGGGTTCAACGTCAACAACACAATGCAGTATGATACACACGGAACAGCAAACACGATCCGTGCAGCTTCGGCTATGACGACTCGTATGAAGTCGGCTTATGCATCGGGAATGGAAACATCTGCAACATATGCTTCCATGGGCTTCACTGACCTAGAGCGTCAATCGGCGGTAACGAAAGATGACCAATAAGAACCCTTTCGAGATTCGGCTTGACGTTCTCAAGATGGCTCAAGAGATGATGGACAAAGAGCTTGAGCTCAACGCTCAGAAGTACTACCATCAGATCGAAGCTGCTAAACAAGTCGACATTGGAGCACTTAATGGTGCGGTCGATAACGCACCTAAGATGTATACTCCAGAAGATCTTGTAGCCAAGGCATCTGCTCTATACAACTTCGTATCAGATAGCAGTTCCGCCACAAACGCCACGCGTTATGTGAGAAACGATAAATCTTCAAGGTAACATAAATATAGGGCGAGTAGCATAGTGTTACTCGCCCTGCTAGGAGTTAACACCATGTTAAACGTTAACTGGACAATCGACTATATTCAGCAGTCGAAAAAACAATTCGTGGATGCAACAGTCACCAACGATGTGATCCGTAAAGGCCTTCACGAATTTGTCGATAAACAAACCGAGCTTTGCAAAGTGATAACCAACAACGCTGTTGTGTTCACGAAAGAGCTCACGTCTTTGGTATTACCGAGCACAAACATATGCAAACCATGAATAATTTGAAAGAACTGACGCTTGAAAATCACAAGAGAGCCGAGCGATCAAATTTTGTCAGACGTATGATCAAAAAGGAGATAACTCCTTACCAGTACTACGTCTATCTATCTAACCAACTGTTGTGCTATTACGTTCTTGAATCAGCAGCCACAAACAAAGGTTTGTTGAATGGGATTGAGGTCATCAAGAGATCGAATCAGATATCCAAAGATCTAACTGAGCTTGAAAGAGAACATGGGTTCTCTATCCCTAAACATCTCAAGTCCATTGATAGATACATTGACTATGTAGGGTCAATTTCGTCAGAACCTGACAGATTGATGGCTCATATCTACGTCAGACATATGGGCGATCTTTCTGGAGGTCAAATCCTTCGTAAGTTAGTGCCTGGTTCAGGACTCCACTACCAGTTTGACGAAGACGTGGACGTTCTCAAACAGAAAATCCGCGATAAACTGCACGACGGGATGGCAGATGAGGCTAACCGCTGTTTCGACATGATATACGAGTTTTTTGAAGAATTGGAGCAAGAATTCAATGATGTGGGATCCTCTAATAAAGCTCCAAAGGGAGATTGAAACTATTTTTGATCGATCCCTTGAAAGGTATCAAGAGGATCAGATGGATAGGTTCAATCGTCCTGGGTGGGTCAATCTGACATGGAAGTCGGACAAGTTTCGACGCGCTCACATTGACGTTGTCGACGCTCGCGAAAGTAAGAAGCTGTGGATGATGCACGTGTGTATATTCCCAAACCTGCAGTCAGGAGCTCCTATATACGGGTTTGATGTGATATCTGGCCCGACAAAAGTAACAGGAGCGTTTCACGACTTCTCTCCTGTCAATTTGAATGACCCTGCGTTAAAATACTTTTCCGATGTTGCGTCAAAATACAACTGGTCGAAAAACCGCGAGTTGCCTGATTGGGCTCGTGCGATTTTTTCTGGTAGTATGATTGCCGCTGGCAACATTCAAACAGAAAAGGAAATTGAGGATGTGGTCTCGCTAGTGACGGCCAACACCCGTTGGTATGTAAACATTATGAACGTGGAGGACGACATGCCTTCTTCGTATGCGCACAACCGCTACGCTTATTTTCAGAAGCAGAATCCCCACACGCCTAGAACAATGAAAGCGTTGGGTCTTGACGAGCAAGACGTCGATTACTTCGTAAGCAAATGTTTATTCCCAGAGGTTGAGTGATGGCTACAACGGACATCGAAGCGTATCAAAAGTATCCTGGTTTGAGACATTGGTTCAACAAACTGTGGCTAGCTGAGGAGCTCGGCTACTATTGTGGACCTGCTGGAATAGCTCCAAAAACATCAGCTGCCTACGTGATCCGACCAGTGATGAACATTGTTGGGATGTCAGCCGGTGCTCGTATCAAGTGGATTCATGCTGACGATGCAACGGTTGTCCCACCCGGATATTTTTGGTGTGAAGAGTTTCAAGGACGTCAGATTTCTGTTGACTATCAATGGGAAGGTAAATGGGTTCCTGTTTCGGGTTGGGAAGCGTCTGTTGATGCTGACAACCTCTACAAGTTCAAGAAATGGACGAGGATTCACGATCTTCCACCTTTGACCAGCTTGTTTTTCGAAGAACCAGCCGATCACAACATCACCCGTATCAACGTTGAGTTTATAGGCGATAAAGTGATCGAGGTTCATTTGAGACATTCACCCGACCCTCAATACGACGAGTTGATTCCAATTTGGCAGAACGAGCAGGAAATTGTTGAACATTTCAAGGAGTTAGGGTATATCTATATAGAGAGCTTTGACGACGCTGATGGGTTTATCGAGCGTCCTCGGCTTGGGTTCATGGCCAAAAACAACACAGGAGAATAGAGTGTTTCTAACGTCATATTTCAAAGAGACCCCAGAGGGTCAATACAAAGCAGAGATACACCAGAACCAATCTGGATATATCGTTGAGTACTATAAACCTACCGGCGAGAAGTTCAAGACCGAAGACTTTTCAGCTAGGTCAATCCATTACGTCAAAGACGCTGTTGAGAATTGGATTGATGGCATCAAAACGTTGAACGGATGATGCCAATGATAGAACCCCGCACACCAGAGAAAATACATCACGAAATTGCAGAATACCTATCACGTGGGGTTTCGTATATCGATGCGCTTGTTGAATATGCAAGCAAGCACAACCTTGAGATCGAAACCGTTGCAGAGATAGTCAAGCGGTCGCAGATCATGAAAGAAAAGATCAAGTCCGAAGCTATCAAGATGAGATTGGTAAAACCAGATGACAACGCTCCCCGTCAACTTTGCGACTAAAGAGTCGTTTGACGTATACCTGAAATATCTAGCTTTGAAAAGGCACTTCACCACTGAATCGTATGATTTTCACAAATACCATGGTAAGGTGAAAGCATCGTTCGACTCGTTCCAAACAAGAAGCGACGCATACTTCTTTTTCAAGCTATCGAAGAACAGGAATTGGAACGACCTCATTCTCGCAAATCTGATCAAGGATCCGAACATATGGGTCCGCGATCTCTGCGAAGAGTCAGCCGAACAGGTGTACGTGGAATGGAAGAGAAAAATTGATGGTTTGACTCACCATTTCACGAGCGAGCTAAACAAGCTCAAACCCACATTGGAAGACAACTTCACCGTGGCTAATGGATCACATCCGTATGTAATTACGTTGCTGTTTAGAAACCAGATATCACTGGAGTTCTTTACGATCCTGACTCACATTACCAATGTTTTTCCATATTGGAAGCAACAGTTGGAGTATGACGTTGTTGCACAGGATGCAATCAAGCTAGCAACGAAGTATCTTCCCTTCATCAAGGTGGACAAAAAAAAGTTTGCTACATTGCTCAAAACCTATGTGGGACAGCATAAATACGAAGCCGAACATTAGAAGTCGGTAATACAACGAACATACATCGAAACATACACCGTCTATACATAAGGAGACACATAATGACATCATCTTTCGCATCGCTTAAGAAGAACCGCAACAAAGCCTTTGAAAAGCTGACCGAGCAGCTTCAAAAGATAGGCAATAAGGGCTACACCAATCCAGAAGCGGACAAGTACTGGAAGCCCACTCGAGATCAAGCTGGCAACGCCTTCGCGATTATCCGATTCCTTCCTGAACCTGATGGAGAAGATTTCCCCTTCGTTCGTCTGTGGGATCATGCTTTCCAAGGTCCCACTGGCCAATGGTATATCGAGAACTCTCGCAAAACTATCAGCATGGACGAGCCCGATCCCGTTGCTGAGCTGAACGCAAAGCTGTGGAACTCTACAACTGACGACGAATCGCCCCAGCGCAAGCAAGTCCGCAAGCAGAAGCGTCGTCTGCACTACATTTCCAACATCTACGTGATCAAAGACACCGGTAATCCTGAAAATGAGGGTAAAGTGTTCTTGTTCAAGTACGGTAAGAAGGTGTACGATAAGTTGAACGAGCTGATGAACCCTTCGTTCGAAGACGAGGAAAAGGTCAATCCGTTCGATCTGTGGGAAGGTGCAAACTTCCGCCTCAAGATCCGTGTTGTTGACGGATATCCTAACTACGATAAGTCTGAATTCGACTCGCCTGGCGCTCTGTTCGAGGACGACGACCGTATGGAAGCTATTTGGAAGCAATGCCATCCGTTGAAGGATGTTATCGCTCCTCACAACTTCAAGCCTTACGATGAACTGCAGGCTCGTCTGCATCGAGTACTCGGTGTATCGTCCGATGCTGGTGCTTCTCAGTCGGCTCCTGCCACGACCTTTGAAGACGACGTCGATGACGAAATTGATATGAGCAAACTGAGCAAGCCTCAAATGAAGTCGGCTCCTGCTCCTAAGATCAAGGAGGACGAAGGTCCGTCGATCACTTCGAGCGGTGAAGACGATGACGACCTTGAATACTTCAAGACTCTGGCAGCTCGCACCTAAGTAGGGATTATGGGTGGGGTACATAGTGCTCCACCCATAAACATTCAAACATGGTAAAACATATTGATAGAATCGAAGACTTCGATTTCGGATTCAGCTTTGCTGATGACACATCGCAGATACGCGTCGAGGTAGATAGACTCGAAGCTGAGCAACAAACAAGCCAACAGAAAATTGAAGATCTGACAAATAGACTGCATAAATTGCATGCAGCTATTCTTCCACTGTTGGATAACCTCAGCCGCGACGCTGATAAGCCAAGCATTCATTGGCCCGACCGAGCTGCGAAAATCGAAGCATACAAAAAGAAACTTCAAGCGATCGTAGAGGGGAAATGAGATGAGTCTTATAGAAAAGATGCTTAAAACGGGAAGCACAAAGTCGGCTTCTGTGTTGTCAAAGTCAAAATTTTTCGGGGCAAAGGACAGCACCCCCACCGATCTTCCAATCCTGAACATCGCTTTTAGTGGCACTCTCGATGGTGGTTTACTGCCAGGTCTAACTGTTGTTGCAGGTGAATCGAAGAGCTTCAAGACGATGCTCTCCCTTTATTGCATGAAGGCATTTCTGGATAAACATGAGACCGGAATCGCGTTGTTCTACGACTCGGAGTTTGGTGTGACGCCTGAGTATCTTGCTGGTTTTGGCATTGATACAGATCGCGTACTTCACATTCCGATTACCGACGTTGAGCAGTTGAAGTTCGACTTGTTGCAAAAGCTGCAAGCGGTCGAAACCAATGAAAAGGTGTTCATCATGATCGACTCGATCGGTAACCTGGCTTCAAAGAAAGAAGTTGAAGATGCAGAAAATGAGAAGTCCGTTGCTGACATGTCTCGTGCTAAGAGCTTGAAGTCTCTGTTCCGCATTGTCACTCCATACCTGACAACCAAGTCGATTCCCTGCTTGGCAATCAACCACGTCTACAAAGAAATCGGCATGTATCCTAAGTCGATCGTTAGCGGTGGTACGGGTATCTACTACTCTGCTAACCAAATCTTTATTATCACGCGCTCGCAAGAGAAAGATAACGAGGGTCTGGCTGGATTCAAGTTCACCATTAACATTGAAAAGTCGCGCTACGTTAAGGAGAAATCCAAGCTACCGTTCACGGTGTTGATGAACAAGGGTATCCAGAAGTGGTCTGGTCTGTTCGACCTTGCTATGGAGTCTGGTCACATTACCAGTGCCAAGAAGGGCTGGTATCAATTGGTGGATATGACTACAGGTGAAGTCGAAGAAAAGAGCTACAGATCCAAAGAATTGGAGAACAATACTGAGTTGTTCACAAAGCTGATCAAGGATCCGACGTTCAAAGAGTTCATCGAGAATCGGTTCAAACTGACAGCTAATGGATCCGACACCGAACAGGACGACGAAGACATTGATCTTGACGACGATGAGTGATATACTAGGTGGGATGAATAGTCCCACCTGATTACCCATCAGTAAGGAGAGAAAATGTTAGAACAAACCATTATATCAAACCTGATATACAACGACGATTACTGTCGCAAAGTCTTCCCTTATATCAAGGAAGAATATTTCGATCGAGACGATCTGAAAAAGATCTTTACAACATATGCTTCGTACGTCAACACATACAAGCAATCTCCCTCAATCGAAGCCCTGAAAATCTCACTCGATAAACGTAAAGACTTGAATGAAGAAGGCTTCAAGCAAGTCATGCAGTCCGTCGACGAGTTGAAGGTTGACCCCAATACAAATCTGGATTGGCTCGTAGCTGAGACGGAGAAGTTCTGTCAAGACAAGGACCTGTATAACTCGATCCGTCGAGCAATTCTGATCCTTGATGGTCAAGACAAAGAGTATGACAAAGGGTCAATTCCGAAGCTACTTTCTGATTCACTCGGAATCAGCTTTGACACGAGTATTGGTCACGACTTCCTTGAGGAGTACGAAGCTCGTTATGACTACTACCATCGCAAAGACGAACGTCTTGATTTTGACGTTGATATGCTTAACAAGATCACGAAAGGCGGTCTGCCAAGAAAGTCGATGACAGTTCTGTTGGCAACGACTGGTGGTGGTAAATCTCTTGTGAAATGTCACATTGCAGCTCAGCAGCTGTTGTATGGTCGTAATGTGCTGTACATCACAATGGAACTTGCAGAAGAAGAGGTTGCAAGACGTATTGATGCAAACATCATGGACATTACGCTCGACCAGGTGAAGGATCTTCCTTTGCATGTGTTGGAGAAGAAGATGTCTAGATTTAAGGACAAGACGCCAGGCAAGCTGATCATCAAGGAATATCCGACGGGATCTGCTCATGCGGGTCACTTCCGTCACCTGTTGAACGAACTGCGTTTGAAGAAAAACTTCACGCCAGACGTGATTTTAGTTGACTATTTGAATATATGCGCTTCTTCTAGAGTGAAGGGTGCAGGCACCGCTAACTCGTATACTCTTGTTAAGTCAATCGCAGAAGAGATTCGTGGTCTTGCAATGGAGTTCAATGTGGCTATCGTCACATCCTCACAGTTTAACCGTTCTGGCTATGACAACTCAGACGTCGATCTAACCAACACGTCCGAATCAATGGGTATCACCCATACCGCTGACGCAATCTTCGCTCTTATCACATCAGAGGAACTGGACAATCTTGGCCAGGTGATGATTAAACAATTGAAGAATCGATGGGGTGACATTAACTACTACAGACGGTTTGTTGTTGGGATTGACCGTTCGAAGATGAAGCTGTACAATCTAGAAG